CTTCCTTCTCCTCCGCCTCCCCGCCCTCCTCGCCCTCCTCCTCGCCCTCCCCCTCTTCCGCACGCTTGATTGGAGTATTACTTAATAATAGTTCTGTATAACTACTAGCTAAAATATATGTTTTTAATATATCATTTAAATTATTATCATCTATAATATCTTGAGATATTTTACCATTATTTCCAAATAAAAATCCTGCGGTTTTTGTATTATTATAATTATCATAACTACCTGATGCTTGTCCTTTTTCAATATTATTAAAAATTTTTTGTGTTAAATTATTATTTAATAATTTTTTAACATCATCTAATAAACCATCTGTTTTATATAAAGATTCTGTTTTTGAAAAAAATCCTCCTCCAGATATTTCTTTATTATCCATATATTATTTAATAATATTTAATAATATAATTTATAATTTATAATAAATATTATATATATATATGCGTAAATATTCAAAAAAAAATATTTTGAAAAATAATAAAAAGAATATAAAATCTAGAGATAGAAAAAAAAGGCAATTTGGTGGTAATAATTTAGAAGGTGTAATAAAAGATATGCATCAAACAAATAATGTTTTAGGTGGAATGTTAAATAAATTTCAACAACATATTATAGAATTAAATAAACATATGCAAAATGGAGGAGGGGGAGAGACAACATCAAGTGGAGAGACAACATCAAGTGAAGAAACAACATCAAATGAAGAAACAACATCAAATGAAGAAACAACATCAAGTGGAGAAACAACATCAAGTGGAGAAACAACATCAAGTGGACAAACAACATCAAGTGGAGATAGTAAAGTATCATCAAAAAAAAAATGTAGTTTTTTTGAAAGATTATGGGGATGTGAAAGTGATGATGAAAAAGAATTAAAACAATGTTTAAAAACATGTACAGAAAATTGCAAAAATCCAAAAACAAGTAAAGATCAAGAAGGAGGTAAAAAGAAAAAATTTAATAAAAAAACTAATAAAAAAAGAAAAAAAAAAGGTAGTAAAAAAACTTATAAAAGGTGATTAAAAAATAAATATTAATATATTATTTTCTTTTTAAATAATATATGAAAGTTAAAAAATATACAAAAAAAAAAAAAAAATATGGGGGGGATGGGGATGAAGGTCCTAGTTTAGGTGATTGTTTTAATGCTCATATTGGTAAACATTTATCAAATGCTTATAATTATTTAAAGGGGGCAGTACAAGATAGTGCTAAAAGTAGTGAAGAATCTTTAAATAAAATAAGAAATTCTGTTCCTGATATTAGTGATGAGGTATCTCAACATTTAGATCAAATAAGTAAAAATATATCAGAAACAACAGAAAATGTTGGTAATTTTTCACAAAAAATAAAATCTATTCCTCAATCTAAAAAATCAGAAGAAATCTCAACAGGAACTTCAGATAATAGTTCACCTGAAAGAATTAGCACATTATTTCATAATTCAGAACCGGAATCTAAATCAGTATCTGAAAGTAAAATTGGAAATAATGAATTAGAACAAGGAAAACAAGAAGAACAAGAAGAACAAGAAGAACAAGAAGAACAAGAAGAACAAGGAGAACAAGGAGAACAAGGAGAACAAGGAGAACAAGGAGAACAAGGAGAACAAGGAGAACAAGGAGAAAGAGGAGGTTCTAAAAGACGATCAAAAAAAAGACGATCAAAAAAAAGACGATCAAAAAAAAGACGATCAAAAAAAAGACGATCAAGAAAAAAAAATTAATTTAAATAATTTTGTAAAATCAAAGATACTGAACATGTAGATGTTAAACCATTAATTAATGCCATTAAACCAAATAATAATAAAATAATTAATGGTATTTTGTTTATTTTGTTATTTTTAATTTTAGTATAGGTATAACCACCAAGAGTTAATATTAAAGTTCCTAGAATAATTTGTGTAATACGCATTATATTATATAAATTAAATGAGTTACTTCCTATAACATTAATGCTTAAATTTTTACCATTTTCAAATGAAACATTATTTTGTCCATATTTTAAATTGTTAAATTGAAGATTTGGATTTATTTTTATAAGTGGTTCATTTGAAAAATATTTATCTTTTATAAATTTAGATCTTGTTGCCGAATTACATATTATATATATTTCATCAAAATATTGTAAATGATTAATAATTTCATCACGATTAAATTGAACCATATTCATAGGAAAATAATATACACTATATTTTTTTGATTTATCTAAACGTTTTGAGTAAACTTCATCACTTTTACGAATATCTATAAATAAATAATTATTCTTAATCATTTATAATATGATAATATAAAATATTAATTTTTTATATTTGTCTAGATGTAGAAATTTTTGTTTTAATATAATCTATATTTTCAGGATAAATAATATCAATATCAGTTCTATTTATATTCTCTAATAATTGAATAAATGTATCATAGGATAATAATTCTGCTCCATTTTTAATTAATATATCATTATATTGTTCAACTAAATAACTTAAATTAGTTGGTAATGGACCAATCCAAGGATTAAGTAAATATAAATTATAAAACAAATCTAAAAAAATAGTAGTAGTTCTTTTAACTTGATCTTTTCCTATACGTTTTTTAATAGTTTTTTTTTGTGTTAATAATATATTATTAAGTAAAATCATGTTATCAATAAATGAATAAAATTGTGATGTAATTATAAAATTTATTTTAACTAAAAGATCATATATTTTTGACCAGTTTACATGTGAAATTAAATTTAAATCTGTTAAAATAGTTAATATTTTATTTTCAAAATTTTTTTTAAAATAATCTTCTATAATATTAAAATCATGTATTTTTTGTTCTTCTGATATAAATAATTTATTAATACTAGTTTTTATGTTTCTAATAATACCTAATAATCTATAATTAATTTCACGTTTAATATTTTGAAGATCTGTATTTAACTCAGTTGGTTCAGCACGACAAGAAGGACATTTTTTTACTCCATGTTCAATTAAATGATCTACACATTTTTTATGAAAACTATGTCTATGAGAAGTAGTAGGGGAACATGATAATGTTAATGTATTATCTTTATTAATTAAACGATCTAAACATATACCACATGTTTTAAATTTTTTATCAAGTTTTGAAGTATAATTTTTCTGTATAAGAGAACTTGCAGCTTCAGCAATTGATTTACTTGGTATACTAGTTCTAGAAGGTGATAAAGTTTGTAACCATTCTTCATAACCACGAGCTAAATTTTTATAAGATTTTTTTTTTCGTGTTAATTTTTTAGTATTTTTTTTTTGATTTTTTGTATATTTCATATATATTATTATAATAAAATAAGTTATTCAATTATATTATTATTATATTAATAATATAATGAGTGATAAAAAAATTAAAATTGGAACATGGAATATATTTAATGGTAATCCATTGGGCATTTCATTAACAGCTGATTTATCAAGAATAGATAAAATAATTAATCATATTAAAAATAGTAATTTAGATATAATAGCACTTCAAGAAGTAAATAATTTACAATTATTAAATAGTTTTAAAAAAGGTGTAAATAAAGAATATAAAATATATTATAGTGAAAAAAATATAATTATTCAATATAGTTTTTTATTTTTAATATTATTTACATTATATTATTTTGTTCAAAATATAATAGGTCTTTGTATAATGTTTTTATTTGTTAATTTTATTATAAAAAATTCTACTATATATAATTTTATATTAAGTGAAATATCTGGTGGATTAGCAATATTAGTTAATAAAAATATAAGTGATAAATATAATTTATTTTTAACATATAAAGATTTTAATGAGCAAAATGGCGATTTATTAAATATATTTAATAAACGAGGATATCAAAAACTTATATTAGAACCTAAATATAAAAGTAAAGATAAAAGTAAGGATAAAAGTAAAGATAAAATTAAAGATAAAAGTAAAGATAAAAATATATATATAATAAATTGTCATATGAATATTAGTAGAGAATATTCATTATATAGAGAAAAACAAATAGAAGAAGTTGAAGAATTAACGAATAATGATGAAAAATATGTTTTACTAGGTGATTTTAATTCACCGATTGAATATAATGAATTTCATTTATCAAAATATAATTTAAAAGATACATTAGAAGATAATAATTTATATACTTGGAGTTCTGAAAATTATTTAACAAATAGTCATTTTTTTAATAAAAAAAATAGTAGAATAGATTACATATTTGTTAAAAATATTAATTTTAATTCTTCTAAAATTATATTTAAAGAACCTATTGCATCAGATCATTATGGTATAGAAACAACATTATTATTATAAATTTTTATTATAAATTTATATTTTTAATATTTTTAAAAATTGAAAAAAATGTTAAAAAAAATAATAAAAATAAAAATGTTTTCGTTTCTTAACAGATCTTCCAGTAAAACTGATGTATCTCAATCATCAAATAATACAAGTAATGTAGTTCAATTACAAACAGAAGATGTTTTAGCAGAAACATTAACTTGTCCAATTACTCAACAAGTAATGGTGACACCAGTAATTACACCAGAAGGACATACTTATGAAAAAAATGCAATTTTAGAATGGCTTAAACATAATTCTAGTGATCCTCAAACAAGAAATCCATTAAATGCAACAATGTTAAAACCTAATACAAATTTACAATATTTATGTGATCAATATCATCAAGGAAAATTTAATATTAATTCTAAACAAAAATCTCCAGTAAAAATTTCTTTAAATAATATTGAAATTACACATAATTGTTTTACAAATAATGAAAAAAATCAATTAATGTTATCATTTAATATTAATGAAAGTACATTTCCAAAAGAAATTGAACATTTATCGCAAGATGTTATTATTGTTATTGATAGATCTGGATCAATGGGAACATCTGTTGGAACAAAAAATGCAAGTGGTGAAACAATTGAAGATGGATTTTCCATTCAAGATATTGTTAATCATGCAGCAAAAGTGGTAGCAAAAACATTAGATAATAATTCTAGACTTGGAATTATTGTTTTTGATAATGAAATTGAAACAATTTTTGATCTTAAATTAATGAGTGAAATGAATAAATCACTTGCTCTTAGTTCTATTGAACAAATTAAACCAAGAGGTCAAACAAATATTTATGGTGCAATTGAAAGAGCAATTAATATTTTAGATGAAAGAGATGATAAAAGTAATAATGGAGCAATTTTAGTATTTACGGATGGTGCTCCTAATATTTCACCAGCGCGTGGTGAAGTTGAAACATTAAAAAAATTAAGAGTAAAAAAAAATTTTACTGCACCAATTTATACATTTGGTTTTGGTTATAGTTTACAACGTGAACTTTTATATGATATTGCAAAATGTGCAAATGGAGGGAATGGTCATATTCCAGATGGAGGAATGATTGCTACAGTATTTTGTAATTTTATAGCAACAATTTTAACAACTATTGCTATTAATCTTCAACTTCATATTTTAACACCTAATGTATCACTAATGGGTGATTATATTTCTAATAAGAATCCAGAAAATAATTCTGTTATTTATGACCTAGGAACAATTCAATATCAACAAACGCGTGATATTGTCTTTAATAAAAATAATGAAGATAAAATCGAATATTTCTTTACTTATAAAATTGGTGGTAATTCTTATAAATCGGAAACATATAGTGTAAATAATATTGAAACTATTTCTACATCTACTAACTTTGATGAACAATATTTAAGATGTAAATATGTAGAAAATATTCGTTGTATTATTAATTATTGTAAATGTAATGATTTTACATCATCTAAAAAATTAATTGATGAAATGGAAACAATGTTAAAATCTTATTCTACAACGCCACTAATTACTGGTATGTTAAATAATTTAGTTGGAAATGAAGGATCAGAAGGTCAAATTACTTTAGCATCAAATAAAGAATTCTTTAAACGTTGGGGTGAATTTTATTTAGATCAACTTTCACGCGCATGTCTTTTACAGATTAAACCTAATTTTAAAGATAATGCATGTTTATTTGGAGGTAAAGTATTTAATAATATTGTAGATAAATCAAGTGATATTTTTGATACTCTTCCTCCACCTAAACCATCTAATTCTAGAATATCTTATTCTAATAATTCTGGATATTCTTCTGGATATTCTTCTGTAACTCCTTCACTTTCAGTATATAATGATCCAAATGGTGGTTGTTTTACTGGTAATTGTAAAATTAAAATGGCTGATTCAACATATAAATATGTAAAGGATATTAAAAAGGGAGATAAAGTATTATCTGTTAATAGTATTAATTATGAAGAAAGTGATTTTGTAGAAGCATATGTTATTTGTGTAGTTAAAACTATTTATAAACAGGGTGTTCCTTTAGTTAATATTAAAAATTATACAGAAAATGGTATTTATATTACACCATGGCATCCTATTAATTTTAATAATAAATGGGAATATCCAAACAATATTAATAAATCTGAAATTTCAACTTTTACTGAATTATATACATTTGTATTAAATAATCATCATATTGTTATTATTGAAAATATTCCTTGTATTTGTCTTGGACATAATTATACTAGTAATCCAGTTCTTGATCATCCTTATTTTGGAAGTCATCAAATTATTTATGATTTACAAAAATTAGATAATTGGAGTAATGGTGAAGTAATAGTAGATTCTAATAAATATATTAGAGATAATGAAAGTGGATTAATTTGTGGAATGAATATTTAAATTTATAATTAATATTAAATTTATTATTATTAAATTTTTTTTTATACTAAATTGAAATTAATAATAATAATTTTTAAAATAATAATAATGGGAGGTGGTGTATTACCTGTTGCTATTTATAAAAGCACTATATTTCTTTTATTGGGTCAAGAACGTTGTAATAATTTATGGTCAGATTTTGGCGGAAGTTCAAAAAAAGGTGAAGATACATTTACTACAGCAATTAGAGAAGGTTCAGAAGAATTAAATGGATATTTTGGATCGGATGAAGAATTTGAATATAATGTTAAAAAAAATTTTCTATATGGAATTCAAAAACAACGTTATATTAGTTATCTTTTTAAAACAACATATACAACAAATTTACCAAAATATTTTAATAATAATAATAGATTTATTGAAAAAAATATTAATTATGATATTTTACAAGATAAAAATGGTTTATTTGAAAAAAAATCTATTAAATGGTTTTCAATTGATGAATTAAAAAATGATAATCAAAAAAATATTATTAGGCCACATTATTATAGTATAATAAAATCTATTTGTGAAAATGAAGATAAAATAATTAATAAAATTTATAATATTTATGAATAAATATTATAATGTTTACAATTAAAGATAAATTTTATAATTACTTAGATATAGATGTGTCATAAACGTATAGAAAATGAATATAGATGTTTTTTAAATCATCCTTTAAATAAAGAATATTGTTTTTTATTAGATAGCACAAATAAAATTAATGATAATAATATTATTATATATATTAATAAAAATACTAATAATAATAATAGTAATAATAATAGTAATAATAATAGTAATAATAGTAATAATACTAAACCAGTAATATTATTAAAAATTACAAATCAATATCCATTTAAACCTCCAAAATTATATATATATAATTTTAAATATAATAATTATGATATAGATTATCATAAATGGTCTTATGATAATGGAGAAAAATTTAATAATATAATTAAAAATTTAAATTTATCTAGCTATGATATTTTATTATTATGGTTTTTTATAATTAATAAAAATATTAAATATTTATATAAAAAACCTATTTATTCATTAGAATTACAACAAAAATGTTTTTGTTGTTCAACAATTTTATGTTCTGGTAATTGGACTCCTTCCTATAAAATTACAGATATATTTTTAGAATATTATTTACGTAAAGAATTATTTATATTTTCAAATAAATTAACTATAAGATATTTACAAAAAATTTTTAATAATGATAAATGGGATTTATCAATGGATATTGTTGAACATATTTTAAATATGTTATTTTAGTTTTTTTTTGTATATCTTTTATGTTTTTTATGTTTTTTATAATATTTATTTGTATGTTTTTTATCTTTTTTATCTTTTTTATCTTTTTTATCTTTTTTATCTTTTTTGTATTTTTTTGTTTTATTTTTATATTTTTTATATTTTCTTGTTTTTCTCTCACCACCCATAGAACAACCTAACGATGCTAATAAAGATTTTATATATAATTTTAATTTTGTTAAATTATCTACAGGAGGGCGTCCAAGTGGACGTGGTGAACAAACTTGAAGTTCTGAACTAGTAGATCTTCTTTCAAGTTCATTTAATACAGCTTTATCATCATATGGAATACCAGTTTTTTTACTTAATTCTTTAGCTTGTTCATTTAATTCATATATTTCTTGTTTATTTTTTTTTAACATTTCATTACTTTCTTGTAATCTCCTTTCTGAATCATCCATTATTTCTCTTAAATTAAAACCTTGGTGTAATAATTTATCAGCTTCACTAGTTCCACTAGGTCCACCTTGTTCTTTTTCTAAATCTTCTAATTCTAATTCTAATTCTAATTCTTGTAATTCTTTTTCATCAGGAGTTAATTTTTTTTGTTTTTCTAATTCTTCTAATTCTGATTCTAATTCTTCTAATTCTTCTAATTCTTCTGGACTTAAATCTGCAATTATTTCACTAGGAGGTTCTCTTGAAGATAATTCTTCTAATTTAATTCCTTGAGTTGGCATTTTTTCTTTACCTCTTTTAATAGTTCCTGATCTAGATGAAGATGTAGATCCTCTTGATTTACGAGTTTGTGTTAAACTTTTTCTTAATTCTTCTCTAAATTTTGGATCATGTGATGCTCTATCTAAATTATCAGCTATATTTCTTTTATATTCTGTAGCTTTTTCTAAAATTTTTACTCTTTTTAATAAATTAATAGCATCTTGTGTTGATTTATCTCCTTGTTTTTTATAAAAATTTTCTAATCTTTTATTTCCTTCTAATCTATTTAAATCTGAACGTGCATAAAAATTATCTGCTTCTTGTTTTTTTTTAAATATATCTTTTTTTAATTTTTGAATACTATCCATATATATATTAATTACGATAAAATATTTTTAAAAATAATAATTTTTAATAATAATTTATAATAATAATATATATTATATGCATAAAGAAAAACAAAAGGGTGGTAATAAATTTTTTAATGTTTTTGTTGGTGAACCTTGGACAAGTAATATAAATACTTGGCCTGGAATAACTACAAATAATGATGGAACAACAATATCTAATTATTTTAAAAATCCTTTACCTATTATTGATCCACCTAATTTTGCACCACAAACACCGGGTGGTTGGACTATAGTTGGTGGAAAACGTAAAACATCTAGAAAATCTAGAAAATCTAGAAAATCTAGAAAATATAAAAAAACTAGAAAATCTAAAAAATATAGAAAATTTTTAAAAATATAAATAATATTAATTTAATTAAAAATAATATTATTAATTTTGAGAATTTAAATTTTGATAATGCTGTTTTATTTCTAATACACATTCCCAATCACTATAATTTAAATTTAAAGGAATACCATTAATTGTAGATAATGTTAATTTTAATCTACCTATATTAACTTCACCAGTATATATTCGTGGACTATTTTCATCTGTAGAAAAATTATGATAATAAATTTCATTATGATTTAGTTTAAAAGTTCCTAATGTATTACCGCCAGTTCCATTATTTCCTAATGCAGGAGATAAATAATAATTATTTTGATTTTGATTTAATATTTCTTGAATTGTATATAATTGTGCAGTAGTATATTTTCTTGGATTTTGTGTATAAACATTAATATTTCGTGTGTCGGGTAAATTTCCAGATGCATCGCATGGTATTGATTTATCATAATAACTAGGTAATGATATAAAATTATTTCTAGGTGTAATTAATTGTACATTATCAGCAAATGTGCTTTTATTAAAATCATCTATACTTAAAATTGCTGTAATTGTTGTATTTAAATTAACTTGGGCAAAACCAGAAACAGCAGTATTTATAGGAATTGCATTTTGTTGAGTTCCCCATGTTATAATTAAACTATTTTTTTCCCAATTTTGTTGTATAACTCCTTGTTGTCCTGATAATAAAGATCCATCGACAGCAAAACGAGCTCCTCTAAATCCTAAATAATAACCTAAGTTATAATTTAATTTAGGTAAAGTATTAATATAACATGAACTTAAATCACAATAACCTAGATCGGGATTATAAAAAATTAAATCACCAGATGTATTTGAAGATATATCAATTTTATTATTAAGAGAATTGTAACTAAAAGTAATATATGTAGAAACAGGATCAGTAGTACCATTAATAATAGTATTATTTAAAATATCTATTAAATATGTTGAAGCTATATTACTATCTAGATTATAATATCCAGGAGAGATATTAACACAATATATATTATTTGTTCCATCAAAACCTCTTAATGAAAATGATATATTATTAAAAGTATGATCAAAATTATACCAAGAAGGAGTGATTAAAATAGAACTTAATCTTATGGATAAAACACTTTTAAAATCTACATCTAATGTAAAATCTTCACTTGGAGAAGTCATTGGTTCAGGTCTTAATGCACTATTTATACTTAAAAATGTAGTGTATTGTTCAATATATCTTGGATTTTTTTTTCCTTGTTCAACTTGTACATTATAAACAAAATCTGATGATTCATCTATTGGTATTTGAGTAATATCTGGTCCTAGAATTGTATTATTATGAGGATCATTACCTAAATATTGCTCTTTAAGATATGTTTCTGAAAAATTTTTAGATTCTCTTGTTAATAAAGTTAAAATAAGATATAAAAAATTTTTAACACTTTCATCTTCTTGATTTTTTAATAAAGATTTAACTTTATTAATAATATCATTTTGACTAGCATTACTATTTAATTTTAAAAATTTTAATAAATCCTCTCTTGACATATCACGAGGATTGAATAAACTATTATTACTTATTTTATTTGACATTATGTATATAATTATAATTTATTTAAATTAAAAAAATTGAAATAAAAAATAATATTAAAATAATATTAAAAATGAGTGAATGCTTTGTTTGTTGTGAACCATTTAATAAAAGCAATCACAAAAAAATTAAATGTTTAAATCAATCTTGTAATTATGATGCATGTAAAACATGTGTTAGACAATATTTGCTATCACAAAAAGAACCTCATTGTATGAATTGTAAACAAGCATGGAATCAAAAATTTATAATTGAAGAAACTAATAAATCATTTTTTGATAAAGAATATAAAAAAACAAGAAAACAATTTCTTTTAGAAAGTGAGATAAGTAAATTACCAAGCACTATATCTGCTGCTGAATCATATAAACAAATTAAAGAAGAAGAGGAAAAAATTAGAAATGTAGATAATCAAATACGTGAACTAAATAAAGAATTAATAAAATTACGTCGATCTAAATATGATATGTATACTAATATTCAGTCTCTTAAAAAGACTGGAGAAAAACCTGAGGAAAAAAAGAAATTTGTTATGCCGTGTCCAAATAATGATTGTCGTGGTTTTCTTTCAATGCAATATAAATGTGAAATTTGTAAGTTATTTACATGCCCAACATGTCATGATATTATTGGACATTCAAAAAATGATGAACATACATGTAATTCTGATAGTGTTCAAAGTGCTGAATTGATTAAAAAAGATACAAAACCATGTCCAAATTGTGGTATTAGAATTTTTAAAATTTCAGGTTGTGATCAGATGTGGTGTACAGAATGTGAAGTTGCATTTAGTTGGAATACTGGACGTCAACTACATAATGTACAAATTCATAATCCACATTATTATAATCGACAGAGAGAAATAAATAATGGAGTTATGCCAAGAGCTCCTGGTGATATACTATGTGGCGGTTTATGTTCATATTATCAACTTAGAACTTTAATTTTAGTTCCTTTAAAAAAAAATATCAACGAAAGTCAATATATAATGAATTTAAGTCAAAAAATTTTAGATTGGCATAGATTTATTGGACATATTACAAATGTTGAATTAATTAGAATTAGAACCAAAATATTAAATCTTAGAGATAATAAAGATTTAAGAATTCAGTATATTTTAAAAGAAAAAACCAAGGAACAATTAGCTGATTCTATTTATAGAAATAGTATTATTCTTGATAAGTCAACTGAAATACATAATATTTATGAAATTTTAAGTGTAGTAGGTATTGAATTATTTGGTTATTTATGTAATCAAAATTTACAACAAATAAATAAACAGAATGAAATTGTTAAAATTATAGAAAAATCCTTAGATGAGTATAAAGCGTTAATTAATTATAGTAATACTGAATTACAAAAAATTAGTGCTACTTATAGTCATTCTGTATTACAAATCAATCCAGAAAATATGGAAATTACTAATAAAAAATTTGTGTTAAATGATATTAATAAAAAAAATACAAATAATAGTGAAGCAAGTTGTTCATATCATTAATTTTATAATATATTACAACATCTTAAATATTTACTAGTATTAGTATTATTAGTAGTTACTTTTAATAAAGAATTTTTTTCATCACTTGTGCTTGATGTTATTTTGATTTTTAAATCATTATTTTTTTTAAAATTTTTATAAAGGATAAAATACTTATTTGTATCTTGATTAATAATTAGATGCACATATGGGTTCTTTATTGAACTAAAGAATAACAAATTTTTTTTATTATTTGATCCAATTTTAAATTCATTGATATTATTTAATTCTAATATTGTACTACACCAACTATAATAATATTTTTTTAAAATATTTACTTTCCATTCTTCTAAAGTTTGTGGATTTTCTAAAAATTGTTGTTTTAATCCATTAATAGATAAGTCAGTATTGTCAGTATTGTCACTATTGTTATTAATCATATTGACAATTTATAATTAAAATAAATAATTATAAATCAATTTTATTTTTTATTTAAGGTTCAATAACTTTTCCTTTTATAGGTTCAATATTACTGGGAACAATAACATATTTATTGGTATTATTATTTTTACTACAACATAAAATAGAACTAAAACAACCAATAGTAAATAGGATAAATAAATAATTAAAATTAATATAATCTATAATATTATTGTAATTATCTCTTGACATAATAATTAAATTTTCAAATTTATCTAAATCATTAATTATATAAAAATCTATTGTATCCATTATTAATATAATTATATTAATAATTTTTTATATTAGTAATATTTATTAATTATATTAATAATATAATTAATAAAATTTAATCGACATCGACGAGATTCGAACTCGCGATCCCAGAGGGAAATGGATTAGCAGTCCATCGCCTTAACCACTCGGCCACGATGTCAATATATATAAATATATTATCTTTTTAAATTAAAATAAAATTAAAATAAAATTAAAATAAAAATTGAATAATATTTATATTTTTAATTATTATTAAAAATAATGAAAGGTTTACAAGTTATTGAATTTTTACAAAAACACCAAATTTTTCTACATGCAAATGCTTTATGGAAATATGATAAAAATTTAGGTGCATCAACAATTATATGGCCAAATAATAATTCTAGAATAAGAATTTGGCATAATCAAAGAGAAAAACAACTTGTTGAAAGTCATTATAATTATAGAAATTTAAATTAAAATTATAATTTTAATAATTTTAATAATTTTAATAATTTTAATAAGTTTTATAAGTTTCAATTATTATATTTTTTTTCCAATTTCTCTCTGTTTTAAATATTTAAAAATTTTTCCATGATATTTTAAATAGTCATTAATACAAATATTACAAACACAATAATAGGCAAAAGTAAATTTATCTATTGTTTTTATAATAAATGTATTTTTAAACACTGAAATTGGATTACCTATATATTCTTCCATCATTGGAACATATATTGTGTTATTATCTATATTATTATAACAAATAAAACATTTTTCCATATTTAAAATAGAGAGAAAATTGAAAAAAATATAAATATTAATTTTTAAAATTAATATGGAATATAAGTTAGGTCAAACTTTGCCAAATTATTGTCCCAAGATAAATGAATCTACATGTGAAGCTAGAGATTTAGATTTAGCTGAAATGAGAAGAGAATATCCATTTGGATTTATATGTTGTGGAAATCATTATCCATTGGATAAATATTCTTCTGGATTTCGATCAAGTCATATGAAAACACCAAAACATAAAAAAAATGTTTTAATGCCAGCAACACTAGAATATAAAGAAAATTTAGGTGATTGTGATACATTACTTGAAGCTTTTCAAAAAAAATGCAAAGAAAATAAAGAACTTAAAAAATTAAATTTACAGAAACAAATAGAAATTGATAAAGAAAAGTTAAATAAAGAGAGGATAGTAGAATGTAATTTAGAATTACAAGAAGAAATAAAAAGACTTAAAAATAAATTAAAACCTATTAGATTAAAAGTAAAAGAGGAAAATTTAATCGATTTATTAAGTTAAATATAAATAATTATTAAAAAATAAGTTATATTTTTTTTGTATTTTTTTTGTATTTTTTATCTTTACTTTTTTTAATAGTTTTTTTGTTTTTTTTATTTTTTTTATTAACTATTTTCCATTCATTATTATTAGAGGATAAACCTTGTTGTTTTGCTAATTCATTAAGGTATTTTTGTCTATTACTTTTTGATAATGAAATAGTTTTAAATTGACGACGTCTATATGCATTATGCATACCTTTTTTTTTAATATCATCTAAATAAGCATCAAAATCTTTTTGTTTTAACCATTTATTACGACGTTTAGCACCTAAACCATGTTCTTCATTTTTTAAATCTTGTGGTAAATCAGGTAAAATTTCAATAATATCTGGTGCAGCAATATCTCCATCAGATTCATGTGCAACTTGTAGTGTATGTAAAGCCATTGGTCTTTCTGTTTTTAATGTTCCTTTTGCTTTTTTATTTAATTTATGATAATTCATTATATATTTTATATATATTTTATATATATATATAGTATAATGGCAAAAACAAGACGTTATAGAAAACATGGAGGAGCTAAATTATCTACAAAAGTTAGAGAGTCAAGAAAAAAAGTGAAATTATTAAAAAATACAGAAAAAAAATTAACTGCACTTGAAAAAAAAATTTCTAAATTAGATAGTAAAATATTAAATGATAAAAAAAAATTTGAAGAAAAAATTTTTAAAGATCAGAGTAAATTAGATAGTTATTTAGAAGATATGCGTAAAGAACAGGAACATTTAGATTATTATAGACGTGAAGTTTCTTATTCTGATATATCAAGATAAAATTTTAATTTTTTTAATAATAATAATAATTATATCTCTTAAAAATAATTATTATTGAAATAGATTAAAAAAATAAAATTATTAGAATATATAATTATGTTAAAATATTTTAAGATAAAATATACAACAAATACATTTAAATTATATTTGCCAAAGAAAATTGATAGTGAATTTAAAATAAAATATAATAAATCTTTAGATCTTAAAAAAAAAGATATATTATTTAATTTAAATACAATAAAAAATTTACCTTTATTAGGAGCAGCAGAGTCACATAAATTACCTATACATGTTAAAAAAAATTAAATTATTTTAGTTAGTATAATTTTTTTATTAAAATAAATAGGTTTAATATAGAGATTAAAACTTATTTCATCTTTATCATAATTATAATTTGGTTCACTAAAAGTGCATTTAATTTCATCCATTAATAATGAAAGTTCTCTGCTTAATTTTATATGGACTTTATTATTTTTACTATAATAATATGCTAATCCATTTCTATTTATAATACCTTCTAGTTTAATTTTTGCTTTATTTTTTGTTATCATTTTAGTTTCAATAAATTGAGTTCCAACTAATGGAATATATAATTTTTTATTATAAATTTTATTAATTGGTGGAGATCTAAATGATAAAATTGGAACTAAAAATAAAAGAAAAATAAATTTTTTCATATAATTTTAATTATTTTTTTGTTTTAATATAGTTTATTAAATAATTAAAATAAACTTTCTTGTGTTTCTGAAAATTTATTAATAAATAAATTTTTAATAAATTTTGTAAAATCAAATACTTTATTATCTTGAATCCATTCAGGTATAGTTTGAATTCCTTGTCCTCTTTTCATATGTTTTGAACCAGTAAATAGTAATTTTTCTAATACTTCAATAATTTTGTTATCATTATTAGTAAAATCATTTCTATTAATTCTATATTTACTTTTATAAGTAAATCGGTTGTAATTATCATCTCTATAAATTTTTATTTTTTTTTGTAAATTAAGATGATTTTTAATTAAACCAATACCTTCTATTTTATTTTTAGAATTATTCATTTCAATAATAAATAAGATAGTATCAGGTAAAATTTTTTGTGAAATTCTAGTAGGTGTGTTATAAATACATCCTTTATATTGTCTTGAATTTTTCCACATAATATTTTCTCTCCATGTTTCTTCATTAAATCTGGTAACAGCTATTTTTTCCATAATTTATTAATTATTAAAAGAATTAATTGTTTTCAATTTTTATTTAAGAAAAATCATATTCAATTATAGTTTTAATATTTACTTTAAGAAATTTATAAAATTTATTTTTTAATTTAATATTTTCTACTTCAATTGTATCATTTTTTCCTAATATTTTTCTAACTTTTTGAATATATTCTATTGCAAAATTATCATCTTCTAATTTACTAGTATTTTTTTCTTGCCATATTTTAAATAAATTTAAAATTTGTTTATTTAAACTTCCAAAGAATAAATTTAATTCATTATTTGAAATTATTTTCCAAATATTGTTTTCATAGATATAGAATGTATTCTCTTTTTGAGTAAAACATTTTATTGGTAGTGTTGATATATCACTACATAATTCTTGTAATATTTGAGATAATCCATCTATATTACCTTCAGAAAATATATATTCTAAATGATTTTCTTTTAATGATAAGTTATTATACCATTCTATAAAATTTATATCTGGTTTACAATTAATATTTAACCAATCTACAACATTTATTTTTTTTTTACGATTATTAATTAATTGTTTTAAATTATTGTAATCATGTTGTAATTTATCATATTTAACTACTAATTGTTTTGTAATTTTAAATATATCTGATATAGATGGAATATCTTCATTTAACTCATATTCTTCTTGCCTTTCTTTTTGATTTTTATATACTATTTCACAAAATAATATATGATTTTTATAATTTTCTTTACTTTTAAAATTTTTATTACAATGATTACATATTAAGGACATTTTTAATCATTTTTACCTTATTATACTAAATCAATTTTATTATATTTTTATAATATAAAGTAATGACTCAAAAAATTCCATGGTATAAATCAGATTGTTCTTGTAATATTTTTCCTGGAGAATTACCACCTTGTTGTAATAATTGTGGTAGATGTCAATGTAGTGGAACTCCATGTTTAAATACACCTGGTATGAGAGAAATAACTCAGAAAAGAATTCAAAATCAAGTAAGAATTCCTAGTTCACAATATATATCTGTTTTATCTTCTGCAACTATTCAAGGAGGTATAAAAAATTTACCTATTAATAATCCTAATAAAGGATTTTTTGATGTTAATCAAGATCAACGTAGTGATCGTAATAAATTACATTTACAAACAAGATATGTTCCAACTAGAGGTAATTCAACTACTTCATCTATAACAAGATTAAGACCTGGATCAATGGGTCCTGCAGGGAAAAATGCTATTGGTGTTGATGTTAAACATAATTCTTATGATAGATATTTAGGAAGATTAAAAGCAAAGTGTTTAGGTGCTAACTGGAAATCTGAAAATGATCCTAATAAACCTCCTCCACCTATATGGAAACTTCATACTCCTATGTTACCTGGTAAAACAGGTATTACTCCGGATGAAAGTAGATATGCAGAAAGATTTTCTAAAATTAATTATGGTATTTTAGGAAATGGTTTATGTAAATTATGTAACTCTTAATAATTTATTATATTTTGATAAAATATAATGTCACAAAAAATCTATATGATGATTCCTCCTACAAGAAATAATAATTTATTATCTACTCATGTTAATAATGTTAATTTATCTAATATAAATGGAATTAAATTAATGAATAATAATACTAACAATATTAACAATAATAGTAATAATAGTAATAATAGTAATACTAGTAATAATAAAAATAATAAAAAGGTAGATATGAATTTATCAAAGATGGGAAAAACAGGTGGTTGTGGATGTGGAGGGAGAGGTTAAATATATTATAATTATTATATATATAATGAGTGAACCTAGTTTACCATCAAATTATTTTTGGTTAAAAAATGGTGGTTTATTGTTAAATTTTAGACCTCCTAGACAACAAGTATTATTTAATTGGGCTGCATTTTATAAACCTAATAGTTTACCTAGTTCTAGTGTAGGTGCATCATCTGCACCAGGATTAATTGGTGCAAGAAAAAGAAGAACATAAAATAATATAAAATAATATTTATTTATTTATTTAAAAATAGATTTAAATTTAATTTTTAAATCTATTTTATAATGTCAAAAGATTCTGAAAATACTCAATTAATATTAAAAGAACCTAATAAATCTAAAAATAATTCTAGATTAATACAATTACAAAATATTCAAAAGGAAGCTGCTGAATTATTTGAAAAAAAAAATCAAGATTATGGTGATGCATTTGCTCAATATGGTTCAATTGGTGTTTTAATTAGAATGGGGGATAAAATTCAACGTTTAAAAAATATATCTCAAACTAATATTCATTTAGTAGAAAGTGAAAAAATTAGAGATACATTAATTGATCTTCATAATTACTCTGCAATGGCAATAATGTTACTTGATGAAACTGATAGTAAAGGTATTAAAAATTTTTATTCAAAACAAAATTTTGATGAAGATAATGATGATGTTTTTCAACATTCTAATAAGTTAAAAGATGATGATGAAGGTTGTATAATTAGTTAATATATAAAATTAATTAAATGTTAAAAAAGATATATATATATATTATTATGGATAATTTTAATTTAGATGTTAGTAACTATACATGTTCAGAATTAATTGAATTATTATCTATACCAAAGGATTATAATGAATCAATATTAATTTCTGCTAAAAAAAATTTACAAAATAAATTAGTTAAAATAGATAATCCTGATTTTGGTAAAATTAATGAAATTTTATTATTTTTAGATAATGCTCACAATAGATTAGTTCAAGAATTACAAAATAAAAATTTAACAGGAACTTATAATGATGAAAAAAATAATGTATCATTTATTGGTGATCATGTTATTATAAATAATAATAATGAAATTGAAGGTAAGAATGCTAATACATGGGATGGAAAAAATGTAGATACAAATGTTTTTCCTCCTGGTTATTTAAATCCTATTAATATTAAAACTATTAAAAGAGCCATTAATATAGACACTAGATTTCGTCCTGATTATTTTTTAACAAAAAGTACTGATTTTACTTTAACATTACCAGAAAGAATTAATAAAGTTGTTTCTATGAGATTATCATCAATTGAAGTACCTATGAGTTTTTATGCATTATCTGAAAGTCTTCAAAATACTACTATGAAAATTACTAGAGATAGTAAAGAATATATTATTAAAATACCTCCTGGTAATTATGAAGATAGATGGGTTGACTCAACTCAAGCAGCATATATTGAATATGCTATAAATTTTGCATTAAAAAGAGTTCAGTTACAAGACCCTGCAACTGGTATTATTAAATATACAATTGATCCTGTTAATGGAAGAAGTGTTTTTGCTTATGAAACTAATACTCCTACTAACTTGCCATTTAAGATTAATTTTAATGTTGATAATGAAGGCAGAATAGATAATAGTATACCATTAATGTTTCGTTTAGGTTGGCAACTTGGTTTTAGATCGGGTGAATATCAAGGGGAAACATATCCATCTGGAACACATGGTAATAATGCTTTTATTTCTGAAGGTGTTTGCTTTATAAATGGTCCTCAATATGTATATGTTTCTATTAATGATTATAATAATAGTAGTAATAATTTTTTTAGAGCAGCATTTTCTGAATCTATTTTATCACCACATATTTTAGGTAGACTTAATATAACATCTGCTTTACAGAGTAATAAAGTTTATAAAAGTGGACAAGATGATAATTATAATGATTCATTAAATAGAACGCGTGAATATTTTGGACCAGTTGATATTCAACGATTAACAATACAATTATTAGATGAATTTGGAAGAGTTATTGATTTAAATAATATGGATTGGTCTTTTGTTTTATCATTTATATGTTTATATGATTAAATAATAATTAAAAAATTATAATAATATTATTATGGGTAATAATATTATTATGGGTAATAATATTTCTGTTTTTGGAGATTCGTGTCCTCGATTATCTTTTTTTGGAAAAAAAAAGAATATTAATAATACTCAAGAAATTTCTAATACTAATTTACCACCATTTATAATCACTCCTTTAATTAAAAATACATTATATGATTTATCATTCAATAATTTATAATTACCTATAATATAATGACTAAAAGTTTAAAAGTAAGAAAAGCACCAACTTCAAGTGCAACTAAATTTAGTGTAGGAACAAAAAAAAAAGGCAATGATGGTAATACATGGAAAATAGTTAAAAATAAAAATGGCACCAAGCGTTGGTTAAAAATATCAAATAATAAATCAAAAACAAAAAAATCTAAACGATTATTAAAATTAGAAAAAGATCCAGAAAGTGTATGGGGAAAAAATAAAAAATTAGAGGAATTTTGGAGAAAATTAGCATCTGGAAAAGAAGTCGTCTTAATATATACCAATGGTAAAGTTGTTAATTTTACTATGCCAAAAACACGCTTAGCAATAAGTAATAAATATAAAGATTTAGAAAATGATAATAATATAAAAGCTATTATAACATCAGCACAATCAAGTGATTCATATGAATTATTATATAAAAAAGCTAAAAATAAAACTCCAAATGAAATTATTAAAAATTATAAGAAATATTTAACAAATTATGGTAATAATGATAAAAGTTGGTATTTATAGATTTTATTGATATCTTTTTTTTAAGAATAAAATTGAAAATCATAAAAAAAAAATTAATAAAAATAAAATAATTATGAAATATTTGCTAGCTTCTCTATTGGTAATTAACTTAGATTTTGCTTTTACCCATAGTTCGCATCATAGTTCTCATACTAGTTCGCATACTAGTCATATTTCATCATATTCTAATTATAAACCTTATAAAATTAATAAAATTGTTCCAGCTTCTCTATTTACTCTATTTGTATTTAATGATTTTACAAATGCAATTAAAAATGATTTTGAAAAAAATAGAATATATAAAGTTTTTAATATTAGTAAAATAATTATAAATAATGAAGAAGATTGTATTTATTATAATACTTATGTTAATAAATACAATGAAACATCCATTATAAGTTTAGATAATATTATTGCTAATTCATCAAATAATCTATATTATTTACATAAATATTGTAGAAAAAAAATAAATAATACAGATATTTGGTTTAATATATTTTATATAATTTTATTTATAATATTTATTTGTATTTGTTGCGATTCTTGTTGTGATACTCAACCCTCATATAATAGATCATCCAATATGTATTAAAAAATATATAATTATTATAGTATGAATAGAACATCAATTGAAGGTAGAATAATAATTAGTGATTATAATATATTATTTTTTATAATGTTTATAATTTTTTTGATTAATAATTTACGAACAAAATTAAATAATTGTTATAGAATTAATAAATCTAGTAATATTTCTATAATAGATTTATCTAGTAATAATTTATCTAGTAATAATTTAACAGAAAATTTAATAGATATTTCTAATAATGAAATAGATGAATTACCTAGTTATTCTGAAATTTATCCATCTAAATAATTTCATCAATTAATCCTAATTTTTTACATTTTTGTGGATTCCACCAAATATCTCTTTTTAAAACTTTTTTTAATTTTTTTTCTTTTAAACGTCCATTTGTATGATTTAAATATAGTTCCTTCATTTTTTCATGTAAATAAATATTGTTTAAATTATCATCTTTCATTTGTTCAAATGTTCCCCAAGTTCCTCCTGATAATTGATGAATTAAAATACTTGAATTTTTTGTTATTTTTCTTTTTTGAGCAACTATACTAATTAATGTAGCTGCACTAGCAGCACAACCTTCTATTATTGATGTTATTGGGATTTTTGAATTTTTAATTGTATCTACAGCTGCTAGTGCATCAAAAACATAACCACCTAAACTATTAATATGTAAATATATTCTTGGATTTATTTCGATATTAAAACGATTATCTATATCTAATTTTGTTTTATTTAAATCATAATTTAATGTCTGTATATGTTTATTTAATTCTAAAATACTTTCTGTTGTAACAGGTGAATAAAAATATATATGATTATTTATAACTGATATATTTGGTGGAGTATAATAATTATCATCCTCATCATTTATTATTTTTTTAATTTCTTTATTTTTAATTTCTTTATTTTCAATACTTTTTTTTTTAATTAATTTATTATTATACATTTATATTAAATTATAATTAAAATAAGTTTAAATTATTTTTTATTAAAATTGATATTAGATGATAAATAAAAATTTGTTAATCTACTATTATTTTTAAGCATTTGAATAAATTCTTTTGTAGAACCTGAATTTTGACTTATATCATAATATTGATTTCCTGATGGATCTTTTAAATATATTAATGGTCCACAAATATTTTTATTAATAAAAATATTATTAGGATCTATCATTACACCACTTGAATCCCATTTTGTATAATCACTTAATGAAGCTGTTGTTGGATTAGATAAAGGATCATTTTCATTAATTAAGTTATTAATAGTGCTAGTAGTATAATTTGGACCATATATATTACCATTTATTTGTGCTTCTGGTGTATTAGGAGTATCAGCAATAATTGGATTATTTTTTGGATTAGGCATTTTTGCAACAATAAAATTTGCTTCATTTATTGAACCGGTTATAACTGGATTTATTGAATTTATTTTGAAATTGCAATCTGTTGCTACTAAATTATGACCTTTTGCTATACTATATCTAGTTTTATATGAATTTGTAGCTTTCAAACATCCTGAATTATCTACAAAAATAATACCATTAGATTTATTATTTTTATTACTAATAAATAATGTTTTATCTTTTAAATAATTTGTTCGTTCATCCGATGATAAAATATTTTGATTTTTAATTGATCTTAAATAAGCCATATAATATTATATTATATTATATTATATTATATTATATGAGAGCTAAGCATTATTTAACAAAAAATAAAAAAGATAAAAGGAAAAAAAAAACAAAAAAATATAGTCGAAAAGGTGCAAGTGCAAAACAAAGTAATAATAGATTTAATAAAGAAATTATGGATTTAAATTCTGAACTTGAAAATTTAATAGCTGAAAGAAAAAAATATGCTGAAGGTATGGCTATGATTTTGATGGCTAAAAAAGAATTAGATAAAAAAATACTATTATTACAAAATGAATTACGTTCAATACTTGAAGTTAGTAAAACAATTACAGATGATAATGATAGAGAGGCAGAAGAATTAATTGAAAATTTTAATTTGAAAAATAGTGAATTATTGCAATTAAAAAGTGATAGAGAAAAAATAAATTATACTATATCAAGTTTTGATTATGTTTTACAAGAATTATCATCAAATATTAATGATATAAGAGATAGAATTAAATATTACGAAGATTATGCTGAATTAGTTGTTATATAATTATATGGATGATTATTTCTTAAATTTCCTAAAAAATAATTTAGCCATAAATTATCACCTCCATTTTTTGTTCCATTAAATATTATATCAATAATTAAAAATGTAAATATTAATATCCAAAATGCAATTATTGTTGTTAGTATAAACAAAATTATATACCATAATAGGTTTATCATTTTAAATAAATATTTTTATAATAAATATTATTCAATTTATTTAAAATGTAAATATAAATATTAAAAGATGTAATATCCATACTATAAATATAATTGTAAGTAAAAATAAAATAATATCACATAATATGTTTATCATTTTAAATAAATATTTTTAAAATAAATATTATTCAATTTATTTTAAAATTTATTTTGAAAGAATTTTTCAATAATTTTATCTTTTAACATTGTTTTATTAATTTTTTTTTTTTTATTATTTTTTTCAATAGTTTCCCAATATATATAAAAATCTTTTTCATTCCATTTTTTTAATTCTAATCTATCTAATTTATTATTAAAATTTTCAATTCTTAATAGCTCATGTTGAAAACTATATAGAGGTTTGCTTATTATAGGATTTCGACTAAATGCTTTATCCCAAAAAGTTTTTGAATATAGTTGATAAGCTCGTATAATAAAGTATTTATTGTTAAATATTTTTTTAAATTCTTTATTTACTTGTTTAAGATTAGTAATATCTGTAAAGTTTAAATAATAGCTTAAATATTCTATTATATCATTGTTTAATTTCTCTATTAACATAATATATATTAATTTAATTTTAAAAATTGAATCGATTTTTTAAATAATATTAATTTTAAAATGAGTAATACATCGGCAAAGGATATTAATATTACAATTAATAGTGATAATAGTAAAAATAGTGAAGATAATGATTATGATGAAACTTATCAGGAATTTAAAAAATATATTATTAGACAAAATGTATTTTTACAAAATCAACATAGTAAAGATATATTAGAAATTAAACGTTTAGAGCATGAATTATCTCAAAAAGAAGACGAGGAAGATAAAAATGATACTAGGATTAGATATTTAAAGGGTCTAATGCAAAATTTAATTACTATTAAAGATGAATATAATGTAATCTCTCAAAAATATAAAAATATATCTAAAACATATGAATATATTAATTTACATACTAATAAAATCTGTAATGATTATTTAATATATTCAACATTATTTATTATTTCTCTCTATTTATTTAAAATTAATTATGTTTTTGATTATAAATATTATATATTTATTTATAATATCATAATTAGTATTTTAATTATCTTCTTAATTAATAAAATTGGTAATATATATAAAAAATATATTGATTTAGTTGCTGACCCTAATGGTATGGAAAAAATTAAACAAATTACTAAAGAAATTTTTGATAAAAAAGTTGAATTAAAAAAAATAGAAGATAGCACTATTACACTTGATAATTGGATCTGTGAAGTTTAAAAATTTTATTATGTTTTATATATATTTTTTTTAAAAATTGAAATGTAATATTAATTTATTAAATAAATTAATGCAAACTAATATGGAGTTAGATTCTTCTTCTGGTAATGCTAGTGATTTTATTCCAAATTTATCATTATATCTTCCAAGTATTAATTCAACTATTACATTTGAACATTTAAAAGATATTTTTACAAAAAATAAAATTGGTGTTGTTTCACGTGTTGATTTTGTTTATAATACTAAAGGTGTAAGACAAGCATTTGTACATTTTAGTATGTGGTTTGATTCTGAACATACTAGAACTCTACAAAATAAAATTTTAGATACAAAACTAACAGCTGTATTACCTGTAGATAATACTAATGTGTCTATTTTTGGTAAAACTAATATTATTTTACTTCAAAATAGAAATCCGCGAGATGAAGCTAATAATGATCTTATTAATAGTCTTCAGATGCGTATTCAACAATTAGAAACAAAATTTACTGAGTTATTTAATAAAGATGAAATTTTAAATCAGGGTAAAAGATCTCGTTATGATAATTAAATTTTACTTTATTAAATAAAAAATTGAAATTTATTAAATTTTTTTTTAATAAATAAATAATGGGTGCTGGTATACTACCTATTTGTATTATTAATAATAAATTATTATTCTTATTTGGTAAAGATTATAATACTAAAAGTTGGTCTGATTTTGGAGGAAGAACTGAAAAAGGTGAAACTGATTTTGATACAGCAATTAGAGAAGGAGCTGAAGAATTAAATGGTTTTTTAGGGTCAAATACTAAATTAGCTAATTTAGTTAAAACTAATAATTTACTAACAATTAATTATGATAATTATAAAATTTATATTTTTATAATTAAATTTGATAAAAATTTACCTTATTATTTTAATAGTAGTAGTAATTTTATCCTAAATAAATTTTCAAATAAAACTATTCCTGAAGGTTTATTTGAAAAAAGTGAAATTAGATGGTTTACATATAATGATCTTAAAAATCAACGTAATAATTTTCGATTATTTTATAGACCAATTGTTGATATTATTACAAATGAATATGAAACTTTATTAGTTAAGACTAAACAACTAAAATGTATGTAATATTAATGATTAAAAATATTAATTTTAGTGAATATAAAGATAAATTTAAAGATTATACTAAAAATTTTTTTATTGATCAAAATGTTAAAAAAAATTATGGAATTGTATATACACCATTTCTATTAGTTGAACAAATTTTAACTGAAATTCCTAATTTTCAATATAAAAAATTAGATAACAAATGGTTAGATGTTGGTTCTGGATTTGGTAATTTTTCTTTTATTTTATATGAAAAATTATTTAATAGTTTAAAAGATAATTTTTTTGATACTAATATTTTACATGATCATATTATTAATAATATGATTTATATGTCTGAAATTAATGATATACATATTAAATATTTAAATAATTTATTTGGAGAGAATATTAATTTATTAGATAATTTTTTAACACTTGATAATAATATATATAATAATTATTTTGATATAATTATTGGTAATCCTCCATATAATTATGGAGTTATTAAAACTCCGACTAATAATATTATATCTAAAAAATCTGATGGTAAATCTATTTGGCAACAATTTATTATTAAAGCATTAGATTTATTAAAAGATAAAGGTTATTTGTGTATGATTATTCCTGCTATTTGGTTAAAACCTGATAAAGCTGGTATTTATAACTTATTAACACAATATAAAATTATTAAATTATTTTGTTTTTCAAATAGTGAAACTAATAAAATTTTTAATTATGAAGCGCAAACTCCTACTTGTTTTTTTATTTTACAAAAAGAATTTAATATTGATAATAATATTAATATTTATGATAAAATTTATAAAATATATATACCTTATAATTTACAATTAAATTATCCAATTCCTATGTTTAATATTTCTATTATAAATAAATTTTTGTATTATGTTAAAAAATATGGATATATAAATGTACATAAAACTAATTCTCCATCTATTAATTGTAATTTTGCTACTCATTTCTCTCAATTTTATTCGTATAAATCTATAAATTCATGTATTTTAACTGGAGATAATAAATTAATTCCTGAATTATTAGAAACATATTGTAATATACCTACTAGTTATTATCAAATACCTAAAATTATTTTAGCACACAAGATGTATGGAATTCCATTTTTAGATATTTCTGGTTCTTATGGAATAAGTGCGAGAGATAATTATGTTATAAAAGATTATTCTATTGACCAATTAAAAAATATATCTTTATTTTTTTCTACCAAAACAATTTTATTTTTATATAATTCTACAGCATATAGAATGAAATATTTAGAAAAATATATATTTTATTTTATTCCTGATATAAGTAAAATAGAAAGTTTAAATAATTTACCAAATAATATAGATGAAAGAGAAAAAATTATATGTGATTTTTTTAATTTATCTAATTTAGAAAGAGAGACTATTCAAAATAGTGTAAAAAATTATAAATTTTTTATTTAATTAATTTAAAATTGAATATAAATAATATATATATATTTTATTTAATGTCTAACAATACACCTCTTTTACATCGCCAATATGCATTTAATTTATCATATGATCCCCTTCCTATTATATCTCGTCAACCAGCTTTTAATAACAATAATAATATTAATTTAAATTATGAAGTTAATTTAAATAATGATTTTGTGTATAAATCAATTCCTTTGTTTTTAGATAATCAAACAGAAACTAAAGATACAGAAACTAAAGATACAGAAACTAAAGATACAGAAACTAAAGATAAAGAAACTAAAGATACAGAAACTAAAGATACAGAAACTAAAGATACAGAAACTAAAGATATAGAAACTAATTAAAAAAATATAACATATTAAAATATTAAAATAAATCATATGTATCTAGAAATTCACTTCTGGATATTATAGGTATATTTTTTTCTTTAGCATTTAAAATTTTTGTAGATTCATCTTTTATATCTTTAACAATTAACATATCTGTTTCTTTATTAATTGTATTTTGAATTGTAACATTTATTTTTTCTAATTTTTCTAATGTTTCTTTATCAAATCGAAAACCACTTGTTACTATATTTTTATTATTTAGTATATGTTTTTCAATAATTTTAACTTTACTTTTATTTTCTTGTAATTTATTTTGGAGATTGGCTTGTTCAAGAAATTGAATAAATTCAGGTATTTTTTTAACAAATTTTTCAGATGTTTTTTGAGCTAGCCCAGATACATTATTTAATAATTTTATTTTTTCTTTATCATTTTCTGTAGATGTTAAAATATTTGGAATTTCTGCTAAGATTAATGTAAATTTTTTTTCTCCAAAACCTCTACCAAATACATTTGATCCTGCCATTAGTTCTGATAAACTAGCTTTATCTATTTGTTTGTGAATATTATTATGTATTTTTTCAGCTAATTTTTTTTTAAATCCTTCTATTTTAAGAAAATCATTTTCTGTCATAGCTAAAATTGATGCTACACTATTATATCCTGCTTCTACTATTCTATTAATTAATCCTGGACCAAGTCCATCTACTTCTAATGTTTTAAAGAAAGTTTCTATATTTTTTTCAATTACTCTTTCATCGTCTTCTTTATTAATTAACATTATTTCTACATGACTTTCATTCCATACATATGGTTCACTTGGAAATAAAGGTTCTGATGCTGGTTCAATTACACCTGCTATTTCTGGTATTACATCACCTGCTTTAACTAATTTTACTATTGCTCCTATTCCTATTTTATTATCTTCTATAAATTTTGCATTTTTTCCAGTTATAAAATTTATAGTTGAACCTTTTAATTTAACTGGTTCTATTTGAACTCTTGGTGATAAATAACCATCTTTACTTGGTGTCCAAAGAATATCTATAACTTTTGCTTCTGCTATTTGATCTGATAATACCATTTTAAATGCGAATGCATATTCTGGATTACCTTTTGGTCGTTCATATATTTTATCATTTGTGCAAATAATTCCATCTATTTCATATTTATAATTATCTCTCCATTCAATTAATATTTTTGATAATATTTCATTTGATATATTTGATACAATTTCATGTTTTACTGCTTCAATTATCCATTCATCTTTTATAAATTTCATTTGTAGTGAAGGTTCTAATATTGGATTTATTACTTCATAAGGTACAAAATCTAAATCTATTAATAAATCAATATCTATTGTTTTTTTATTTACTATTCCTGCTACAAAATTTCTAGGATTAGCAAATTTTGTAGAATATTTTTTATTAAAAGTTTCTTTATTAATTATGATTTCTCCTCTTATACTAAATTCTATTTCAAAACTATGTATTGGTTTATTTTTCCAAATTATATAAGGAATTAAATTTGTAATATCTTGTCCTTCTATTCCATTTCCTCTTGTATAAAATTTGGCATCTTTACTATTTTTACCTGATGTATATAAAGCACTTATACCATCTAATTTTGCTGATAATACATAAGGACCTTTATATGTTTTTTTCCATTTATCAATAGCTTTTGTATCAGGTTTTATTTTATCCATAGACCACATTTGATATGGTAATTTAACTTTATTTTTTTCTGTTAATATTTCACACATTTTATGTCCTTCTTTTGCGATTTCATTATCAGGATATGTTTTTAAAATATAATCCTGTAAAATATCATATTGACTATCTGTCATAATTGGTTTACTACTACAATAATATTCATTATTAGCTTTTTTAATTAATTCTGTTAATTCATCTTCACTTAATTTTTTAAGTCCACTTATACCTTCTTTAATAAATTTATCTAATAAACTATCAATTGAAATTTGTTTTTTTTTAAGTGTATGTTTTTTAACTTTAATTAATATTTTTTCTTTTTCTTTAGGACTTTCTTTTTCTTTAGGACTTTCTTTTTCTTTAGGACTTTCTTTTTCTTTAGGACTTTCTGAGTCTATTATTTGAACTGCTTGTGCATTTTTGCGATCTTCTGGTTTTTTATATATTAAATTTAAAAATTCAAATATAGATTCTTCATTTGGAAATGTATTTTTTTGTGTTTCTATTTTTTTATTTGTTGTTTTATTTGTTAATCCATGTTCATTTAAAGAAAATCCTAGATCTAATGCATGTTGTCTCATTACTACATTAAAATATTTACTACCTGTAAAATATAGGATTGCAAATGCATATTCATCTGGCGGTGCATATAGAAAATCTATTCTTCTTGCAATAGCTAATGGCTTATCTGGTAATCTTGCAATACTCATACTTTTTGTTGCACCATAAGATAACATTTCTATAATAATTTTATCTTTGATAAGTTTTTCTATAAAGTTATTATATGCTTTTTTATTATTATCTTTATTTGTAATAATAATATCAATATCTCCAGAATTTTGCGCACCTCGTCTATAACTACCTACTATTTCAAATTTTGAACCTTCTGGTGCAACTTCTTTAAAAATTTTAGAAAATAATTCTTTATATTCTTCTATTTCATTTCGTGGAATTCTCTGATTTATTTCTGTAAAATATTTTAAACCTAGTTTTTGTTTATCATTTAATAAATCTTTGTTTTTTTCTAATTTATCTATTGTAGTTATATCTTTATCAATAAGTTCTTGTGCTTTTTTTGGACCTATACCATGAATTTTTGTTAGTAATAGCATTGGATTTTCTTTTTCTTTTTCTATAGCATTTACTTTTCCTGTTTTAATATATTCATTAAATTTTTCAATCATAGTTTTACCAATATTTGGTAAATCTTTTATTTGTTCTGCTGAATATATTGGATTTTTATATTTTATTAATTCTTCTTCTGCTTTATTATATGCTTTTGCTCTAAAATGTTCACCTAAAGCCGTTTGAATATTTTTAAGTTGTTCTAAAATTTCAATAAATTCATTATTATATTCTTTTTTTTCTGGCATAGTTTTTATTTTTTCTTCTTCTTTACTTTTTAAATTTAAATATTTCAATTTTCTTTTAATTGTTGTATTATGTTTTGGAACAATTATTGTAGTTTTTTTCATTATATTAAATATTTATTAAATAATTAATATAATTTATTTACTAAAATAATTAGATATCCATTTTTTTGAAAATGCTAAATCTATTTTTATATTATTATCATTATTGTTATTATTTGATATATATGTATTTAAAATATTTGAATCTATAATATCAACACTTTTTGGCATCTTTTATTAAATATAATACATAAAATAAAATAAAAAAATAATATATATGACATTTAAAACTTTTAGTAAAGAATCTAATAAAATACTTGTGAATGATAATATTATTAGTGATGATTGTAAAGAAGTATATAGAGATCAAAATGGTATAATAATAAAAGATTGTAGTGGAGATGATTCTAATGATGAATTTATTCATTCTATATTTGCTCAGCTTACATCTAGTAGAAAAATGACAAATAGATTATTAGAAGATTTTGGAATAGATTATTTAGATAATATGGATGATGCATATGATGATAAAATTAAACCACTTATTATAGATTATAATGAAAAAAAAAGTGAAAAAACTAAAAAAACTAAAAAAAAGAGAGATAATAAAAGTAAAAAAGTTAAAAAGTAATTTAAAAAGTAATTATTTTATTAGTATTATCATCATAAATTTTATCAATAGATATATTTTTATATTTATTTATATCTTTTAATAAATTAATATAATTATTATTATCAATGTTTTCAAATTCAAGAGAGAAAATATAATTATGTTTTAAAATTTTACTACCTGTTCCTTCTATTTCATGATTTGAATATGATAATGATGAATTATATTTTTCTGATAAATTTTCAAGATATTTTTTAATATTTGTGAGAGAATTTACTTTATTAACATTAATTGATAAATCTATTAATAATGTCATATTATATATAATATTTATAATTTAAATTACTTAAACCCTATTATTATTTATTTAATAATAATGAATCTTACAAATTATATTAATTATATTGATTATATTGATTATATTGATTATATTGATATTAATTTTTTAGAATTTGATTATGTTAATAGTTTAAAAAATTATAAAAATTTTTTATATTTAATTAATACTCTATTTTTTATATTATTATTTTTAAAACTAGGTAAGTTTAATAAAAAAAAGAAAGAAGAGATTAAAATTGTTTTAGATTCATATTTAAATAAAGGTGAAGCTGAATTAAAAAATTTTTCAAATAAATTATTATCAAAAGATGAAATTGATAATTTAAAAAATAAATTTATTGAAGAGGTTACTCCTATTGGTTTGGTTAAATTATTTTATGATAGTTATTTAGAAGCATTTTGTTATTATTCAGATCAGGATATTCCATATAAATATTTAGAAGTTGTATCTCGTTTATATGTATTAAAATATAATTGTGTTAATTTATATATTAATTATAAAGAAGAATTATTTAAGGCTAGAGATATTAAGTTAAATAAAAATAAACCATCTGATAATAATACAAATTTATTATATGCAGTTTCCAAAAATAAAAAATTACCTGAAAATTCTAATATTTATATAGTTCCTGAAAAAAGTAATAAATATATTAAAAAAGGGACTATTAAAAATTTAGATGAAGAAGAAAAAAAAAAAGTAAGAGAGGAAAAAAAAGAAAAAGTTATTAAAGAAATAAATTTTAAAGATTTTAAAAAACTCTAATTAGATTTAATAAAAAATTGAAATATATTACTTTATAATTAAAATAATATATTACATAATGTTTTATCGAATTATGTTATCCCCATATTTTAAAAACTTATCTTTTTTACGATTTAATGTTTTTAAATATATTAAAAGGAATTATACTATGCCTGCAATACAAATTGATAATGATAATGATATTGCATATTGTAATGAAATTAATTTAGATCATGGATATGTTTGTCCATTATGTAAAGATAAAGGTGTTCTTTTATGTAAAATTTGTCGTGAAGGTTGTTTAATGTGTGGATATAGTGGATATGTTTTATGTAGATGTCAATTAGATGTTTAAATTAATCCTTCTAATTTCATAGATCTTAAAAGTCGTGTTACACCTATGCCACCCCCGCATCTTTTAAAGAAATTTAATTTTAAATAATCTTCCATTTCTGCATCTGTTCTTTCTTCACCAAATAATTCATATAATTTTGCACTATAACTACCATCCATAATTGTATTAAATCGTTTTAACATTTCTTCTTTATCTACTTCTCTTTCTGCTGATCCAATTGTTTCTTGTCCACTTAAAATAACATCTACTTTTTTTGCTCCATCTCCATCTTCTGCTCTTTTCATATTCCAAAATGGTGATGTAAATTCTGGAAAATCTGTAATAAAATAAGTTGGTGAATGTTCATTATAAAGTCTTGTTTCATGTTCATGTTCTAATTCTTTTGTTTCCATTTCTTCTGCTATATCTTCATATTTTTTAACAATAAATTTTTCTTTATCATAACCTAGATGTTCTAATAATTCTTTTTCTAATTCAATAAGTTTATCCATTCCACCATGTGTTTCAAATTCAAAAAGTGGAAAAATAATATCGTGTCTACCTTCGACTGGATTTTTTTCTAATCTATAACTTGTTGTTAAACAAAAATATCCTGCTACATCTGGTTTTTTTAGTAATTCATATTCTAACCACATTTGACCTGTTTGTGGAAGAGGCCATTTTAAATTAGCATAATCATAGCAAGCTACATTAAAAGGATCTTCACAAGCTGCTAATATACTTAATCTATTTTGTGTTGAAACTTCAATAAAGTTTTTACTTAAAAAAAAGCTACGTAATTTATTAACTACGGCATGATATTCTGTTGATTCAATAATTAAAGGACTCTCATATGGTCTTATAAATTTTGAATTCTTTACAGAATTATCACAAGAAGTCTCACAACACTCTTTTTCAACGGCCTGCATTTTTATTACTAAAGATAAATTTTTTTAAATTATTTTAATTAATTATTTTTCTCATACCATGATAAAAACCCAATACTTTTTTCAATTGAAAACGAACTTTTTAGTGTTTTTTTTGCGATTTCCAATACTATTTTTTCATCTTCAGATAATTGGTTTAAATATTTTATAATTAAATTTTCTATTTTCTCTCTTGAATTTTCCATTATAATTAAAAATTTTATTTTATATTTACATCAATTTTTAGTTAAAATAAAATAGTAGTTGGGAATTTGGATCTATATTTACTTTTAACATTAATTTTGTAAAATCATTATTTATTGTATATCCATTTGTGAATAAAAAATTATATAAATCTGTTATATTTTCAATACACATAAATTTATTTTTATCATTTAAATCCATAATTGCATATATACAATTTGGTGTACAATTTGTATTTGTTTGAAAAGGTGATAGTTTTGGTTTATTTATTTGTTTTGTAATTTCAATTAGTTTACCTATTGGTTTAGGATCTATTACTAATATTTTAATATATTCATTATTATTATTTAAATATGGTGTTATTCTTACCCTAAACATTATTTATATTTATATTTTAATTATATTTTTATTATAATATTATTATAAAAATTGAATTGCTAATTCTAATTTAATTTTAATTAGATGACTAATCCAAATATATATAGATATAAATTTGATCCAGAAATTGTGGAATTAATTAGTAATTTTTCAAAATTACATCAATTTGATAGTCGAGAAGATTTTAAAGAAGCATGGAAAGTATATATTGATATAAATAAAAATTTAATAGAAAATGAAAAAGATAGATTAAATACTCTAAATTATAAAGGTGATATTGATAGTAAGTTATTTAAAGCTGCTAGATATTATTTTCGTAAAAAAGCATTAATTAATAAAGAAGAAAATGAAAATCTTGATTTTATTGAAGAAAAAAATAATGAAAAAAAAAGAGGATATATATGTTTAAGTATATATTTATTAGATTTAATGGATCAACATATTACATCTAATATTAATAACACTGATTATACACCTGCTAATGGTTATTTAGCTTTTTGTAATATTAATAATGATAGTATTAAAAGAGAGATTAAAATATTATTACAAGATAATGATAATATTTTATCAGAAGATATTAATAAAAAAATTAAAAAGGCATATAAAAATCGATATTATCAATATATAACTCATAAATAAAAAATATATAACTCATAAATAAAAATACTTATAATTTAAATATATTGTAAAAATATATGAGTAAATTAATTGGTGAAGGTGGATTTGGATGTGTATATTATCCTCAACTTACTTGTGATGGAAAAATTACTCAAAATAAAAAAAATGTATCTAAAATTCAAATATTAGATAAATATGTGCAAAGGGAATTAGATATAGGAAAAATTATTACTAAATTACAATTTTTTTTATTACATTTTGCACCTATTATTAAATCTTGTAGAATTAATATTTCCTCTTTTGATAAAAATTCTCTCTTAAAAGATTGTGAAATTGTATCAAATAATTTAAATGAAAAATTTATTTTATCTACTATACCATATATTAAAGGTAAAGAATTTAGAGATTATATTACTGAACTACAAGAAAATAATTTATATATTTTTATTTTATTTAATTCATATTATTATATATTAAATTCATTACAAATATTGCAAGAAATTGGTATTTGTCATTATGATATTAAATTTGAAAATATTATATATAATATTGATAGTAAAATACCTATTATTATTGATTTTGGATTATCATTTTTATTTAAAGATGTTGATGATTATAAATCCATTTATCATTTAAAACATTTCTTTTATGTTTATGCTCCACATTATTATATATGGTGTCCAGAAATACAAATTATTTCATATATTGTTAATAAAAATACTGAAAATAAAGATATTATTTTAACTGATGAATTATTAAAAAAAATTTTAATAGAAATAGTTGAAAATATGGGCATATGGAAATTTTTTACAAATGATTTTAAAGATAACTATTTAAAAAATTTATATATATTTTATTCACAATTTATTAATAAAGGTAATAATACTATTATTAAAGAATTATTAAAATATAAAAAAACATGGGATACTTATAGTATAAGTATTTCATTTTTAAAAGAATGTATTGAAAAATTTAAAACTAATAATAATTTTGAAAAAGGTAAACCTATTCTACTTATATTTATACAATTATTATTATATAGTTTATCGCCTAATCCTAATAAACGTCCTACTATTTCAAAATTAAAAGAAATTTTATATACTACATTTAATAAACAATTTCCAAAATCTTTAAGTAGTAAATTTTTAGATTTTTCATTAACTGATAATGAACATAAATATATTATTAATGAAGTTGTTCCTTATTTATATTTATTTAAAAATTAATTATAATATTTTTATTTTTTTTTTACTTTTATTATATTTTTTTTTTGATTTTATAAGAATATTTTTAATAGATATTTTTGGATTTAATTTTATTGTTTTTCTTAAAATTTTTTTCCATTCTTTATCTTTATCTTTATCTTTATCTTTATTCATTCTATTATAATATTATATTATAATAGAATTTTATTTATTTATTTATTTATTTATTTACGTTTACGATGGTGTTTTTTTTTATGTGTCCCCCTTCTTGTTTTTTTATGAGATTCTTTTGATTTTTTTTCATGATGACTTTTTTTATATGTTTTTTTTGCTTCTTTTAATGCATCTTTAAAACTTAATTTTTTATCCTTTTTTACTTTTAACACATGTTGAATCCAACTACTTGCCATTATATATATTAATAATATTAAAATTTTTTTTAATATATTATTAATTTCTCATACTTTCTAAAATTGCTTCTTGTATTTGTCTTTCTTCTTCTGTTTCATAAAAATTATTTAATATATTTAAAAATGAGTTTGTTATTATACTATTACTAAATTCATCTATTGATGTATTTCCTACATTAATATTTTCTTCTATTTCTTCTCTTTCTACATCTTCATTTTCTTCTATTTCTTCATTTTCTTCTACATCTTCATTTTCTTCTATTTCTTCATTTTCTTGTATTTCTTCATTTTCTTCTACATCTTGATTTTCTTCTATTTCTTCATTTTCTTCTACATCTTCATTTTCTTGTATTTCTTCATTTTGATATTCATTATCTTCTATTTTTACTTCTTCATAATCTAATTCAAATCGACAAACAGGACAAATTGCTTTTTCTTCTTTTAACCATTTTTCAATTGCTTCTGGTATAAAACAATGTGAACAAGGTAATTGTGTTACCATTTCATTATTTTCAAAATCAATTTGAAAAATAGGACAACTTGTATTTATATTATCTAAATTTGAATTAAATTTTATATTTTTTAATTGCTTTTTACCTTTATCTGATAAAATTTTTTTATATTTATTTTTATCTATAGCAAAACTATTTTCTAGTATATTTCTTAAAAATATATTATCATTTTCTCTATTAAAAATATTTTCTAATTCTAATAAAATTATATTGCTATAATTATTATAATTACTATAATTATTATAATTACTATAATTATTATAATTACTATAATTATTATAATTACTATAATTATTATAATTACTACTATTATCAATATTAGTAGTATTATCAATATTAGTAGTATTATTAATATTAGTAGTATTACTATTATTAGTAGTATTATCAATATTACTATTATTACTATTAGTAGTATTATCAATATTATCAATATTATCAATATTAGTAGTATTATAATTTAACATGTTATATGCTATATTAGAATTTGATGGAAATGTCCATAATATATTATTTAAATTTAATAATTGTCTTCTTCTAACTCTTCTTGTAAAATTTATACCTGATATATCATTTATATTATTATTATTATTATTATATAAATTATTATTTAATTCTTCCATAATATTATTGTATATATATTATTTTAATATAGTTATTTAATATTATTTAAAATTATTTAAAATTAATGTTGAATTTATCATAACGTTTATTACTTAAATTTTCTTGTAAAAGTTTCCATGGTGTAATATCTTCTAAAATTTTTGGACCTTTATCTAAAAATAAATTTAATAGATTTGGATTTGATCCTGATAACATACTTGTATTTGGTGTTTCACTTAGATTTGGAAATCCATTTGTTGTTCGTAAATTCCAAAAAATAATATGAGGAACTGGATAGGGTTTATTATATTTTGATTTTAAACCTGCTTCTTTATAACTATTTGATATATTTTCAAACATTGAATTTAAATCTGGTTTTAAATAACTTCTATTATTTGAACTTATTGCTGAATCAATTTGCATATCAGAAAAAATTACTAATGTAGTATTACCTAATATTTCAGGTGAAATATTGTTATCAATAGCTGTATTTAAAATTAATGATAAGGCTGAATAAAAATTTGTATTCATTCCCCATGGAGCCTTTCTAATTTTTTTAACACAAGATACAAAATCAGGACAATCATCTAAATTTATCCATTCTGGATTGTTACTAAATGTTAAAACTCTTTTTCCAAAACTTGATTTTTCTGCTACTCTTAAACCTAATCCAATTGCACTATATAATGGATTTAAATTATCTACTTCCATTGATCCTGATGTATCTACCATAGCAATCATATTATTTAAGAGTGAGGTTAATTTACATTGTTCCTCCCATTGTGTATTTAATGCTAATATTTCTAATTTATTATTTTCATTATATAACATATTATCAGCTGCTCTTACTAAATCAATAATAGATATATTTTTTGCTTTAATTGTTTTTTTACCTTCACTACATTCTTTAATATATTGTTTAAAATTTTCTGCACATATTTTTCTATCTTCTTCAATAAAAGAATCACTATAATTACGATGTACTCCTTTTTTTGTTTTATTTTGAAATGCAAATGATTGTTTTCGTAATGTAATACTTGTAACATTTTTATCAAAATTAATATCTTTCCAATTTCTATTACATTGATAAATTTGAGTTGTATTTAATTGTCTATTAATATTAGTAATTAGAATTCGATAATGTGTATAACATTTTATTCTTGCACTATGTAATTTTTCTGGATTATTAACTTGTAAATAATTATTATAATAATCTTCTGCAAAAAATGCAGCTAACCAACCAAATTTATTTGAATTTTCTCGTGGTAACCATTTACATAATAAAGATAAATTATTTGTATTATTATTATAATTTCTTTCATCACTTTTTAATTGATTTTTAACTAGACTTTTTACATAATTAAAAATTGGATCTTTATTAAGAATATCAACATCTTTTAATGTTGGATATCCTAATATACCTAATTCAGATTTCCAATAATTACAAAAATATTTAATATCTTTCCAACTACCAATTGGATGTTCATTATTTAAATTTATAATTAAATTTTCTATTGCTTTTTTTGCTAATGTAATTCCAAATTCACTATATTTTGGAGTTATTAAACCGATATTTGCCCAAACACTTATCATCATATATGTTACATTATATAAACCTTTTCCTGCAACAATATCACGTGTTTGTCCAATTAATTTGTATAATGTATTAATATAAGTTAGACGTTCATTATTATCTTGTGATAAATTTAAACTATCATTTACTAATGATATATATGTATTTTTTAATACATATAATGTATTTTCATTTGATCCATTCTCAGCTATTTGATAAAAATATTGAACGATTTTATTTTTTAAATTTAATGACCATTTATATTCTGGGTGTTCATTTTCACCTAGTTGCATATTATTTATTTTATTTGTCATATCTAATGCAGCTATCAGAGATGGACTTGACATTAACTTATATTATTTATATAGCTTTAAGCTATTTTAATAATATTTTTTTGTTATATTATGTTTTTTATCATGACATCGTCTTGTTAACATTTTTTTATTATTTTTATCTCTCTCATAAATAAAAAAGAGAGATTGTAAATTTTTAAATATATTTATTGTATCTTTAAAATATATATCTTTATAAATATCTACTGGTATTAAATTTAATTTTTTTTCTTTTTTTATCAATTTATCTATATTATTTAATTCTACATCTAATTCAAATTTTAATATATCAATTAATTTAAATTTTTTATTATCAACTTTTTTATTTTTTTCTATTAAATTTAATATCTTTTCATTTTCTATTTTTTTATTATTTATTTCTATTTTGTATTTATGATAATATATTATTTTATTATTTTCTATATATAAATTTATAATTTTTATATTTTTTTGAGGTTCAACAAAAGAAAAAATATTTTTTTTTAAATTTTTATTATAATCATCTATCCAATTTAAATCTAACTCTAACTCTAATTCATTATTTATCATTTATTTAATTACTATTAATTACTATTTAATTATTTTAATTTTACCTAAAAATTTAATAATTATCTACAATTTCTGATATCTCATTATCACTATTTTCATCTAATTTATTATTTTTTTTATCTTCATTATAATCAGCTATTTCTTTTTCAATCATTTTTTCTTCTTCAATCATTTTTTCTATTTCTAGTTTATTATTCCAAAAACATGATCTATCACCCATTAAAATATTTTCATTCTCTCTAAAATTTTCCCAATTTTCAATCATTTTTGTATACATTTTATTTATTTCTTTTATATTAATACAATTACTTGATTCTAATTTTTCCTTTCTTCTTTTTTCTAAATTTTCTTTATTTAAAATTATCCATCCATCCTTTACTTTTTTTTTTGGAATATACTCTACATCATCATCAAAATTTAAAATTTTAAAATCTAGTTTTTCTTTCTCTTTTTCTTTCTCTTTTTCATTTTCTTCAATAATATTATTTAATGTTGGAAATTCTTTTTCAATTACTTTAAATTTATCTTTTGATTCTTTTTGATCTTTTTTTCTTGTAAAAATATTTTCTTCTTTTTTATTTTGTTTATATTTATTATTATTTCTATTATTATTTCTATTGTATTTATTGTATCTATTGTATCTATTTTCACTATAAAATGTTAGTCTTCCTTCTTGCATTCTTCTTTTCCTTTTTTAAGATTTATTTTTATTTTTATTTTTTAAAATAAATCAATTTTTTTAAATACTTAAAGATTAAAATATATTTTATTTATCTCCTAACAGCTAAACATTATTATCTTATTTTTTATAATTAACTAAGTCATGGATATTATTTATTTACAGGAGATAGCATTATACCTAAAAATAAAAATAAAATAAAATATTTTATTTTATTTTTAATATTATAATATATAATATTATTATATATGTCTATTGTCGTATTACAAAAAAAATCTAGAAGATATAAAGTTCCTGTTAGTGGCCAAGGTGAATATGGATTTTCTATTAATGGAACTAGAAGAAATATTGGAAATGTAGGAGAAACTAATCTTGCTAGAAGTACACACCGAACTCGATTTAGAGGTAATGAACCTATGGGTCATGGTGGATGTTGTGGAACTTATCCAAGAAATATTCATAATTCTGGACAAGGTGTTTTACCTGGAGGTAGTCAAGTTGATAATTCATGGGGAGGGTTTAATGATTCTAATGTTGTTAAAAGAAGTAATCAAAATACTCGAGCTTTAATTTCTCAACAATTAGAATTTGGACGACAAACTATTCAAGCTGCTCCTGGATTTTCAGGTATTTCTGAAGATCTTTCTAGATGTAATTGTCCTAAGGGTGGGGGTGGAAGTTTTGGTGGTTCTAGACCAATTGTTAAAAATCCTCTTTGGACTAATCAAAGTGAATATATATTATATAATATTGCTGCTAAAAATCTTGGTTATTGTGGTGAACAATCTTTAGGATCAACTGGTGAACCTCTAAATATATCTGGTAATAAATGTAATTCTGGAATTCCTGGAAGTAATTTTATTGGAACTAGAAGAATTACTAATAAATGTACTATTACTCGCCCACCTACTGGTGCTATTGATATGAGCACTTATTTAAGAGGTTTAATTTATAAAAAAAATTGTTTACCTCAAGATAATAATAAAGTATTTTTACAAAATAATACTATGCCAAAACCTGCTTGGTATAATAATGATAATTGTGGTTTAAATTAATAAAACTATTGAATTAGATAATATTGAAGATTATATTAAAAAAACTTCATTAGCAAGATCTACTACTTTTTCTAGACGAGGCGGAAAAAAATAATATTTATTTTTTATAATTATATCATTATATCATTTTGATTTTTTTGTTAAATTTCTGAAATGTTTTTTCCCTTGACATTCATGTCGTGTTTTATATTCTTCTGGTTTACATGCTATTATTGTATTATTTGGTCCACTATAAACTATTTTTTTTATATTTAAAGATAATATTGTTGCATGACAATCTTGACATGGTGATGAATCTTGTAGATCGCCTCTACAATCTTTACGAACTACATATAATGTTGTTTTTCTAAAAACTTTTGCTGGTTTTTCCTTAACCGACTTTTATATTTTCGCTGTATTTTCCGTATGCATTCGTTGAGATTTGATAATATAGATTTCTAATGCATGCAATTTCTGCATGACAACTACAGGTATTTTTAATAAAATTATCACGTGATGATGTTCTTTGTGTATCATTATGTCCTTTTGCCATAATTTTACCATTTACTACTGCAATACAACCATGTTGATGTAGTACTTTTGATTTTTCTGCTTCTGCCCTTGCCAAACAAATATAATTCATTTCCTTATTGCTCAAAGTCATAGTTTTTACATATTAATTTATATATTTTAATTTAATTTCAATTTTATTTTAAAATTGAATTAAAAATATATTTTTATAATTATTTAAAAATGGCTACATATAAACTCTCTATTTGGTTAGATCCTACTATTGTTGATGAAGAAACTGCTAATTTATATATAGAAAGTATTAAAAAACATAATAATAAAATTTCTGAGTGGAAAAAAAATTCTAATAATATTTGTGTTGATGCTGGTTTTGATTTATTTGTTCCTGATACTATTTCTGTTAATAGAGTTACATGGGCTAGAAAAATTAACATGGGTGTTAAAACTTCTATGACATTTAAACAACGTCCATCATCTTATTATTTATATAGTAGGTCTAGCACTCCTATTAAAACACCACTTCGACTATCTAATTCTGTAGGTATAATTGATTCTGGTTATAGAGGTCATATTATTGCTCTTTTTGATAATATTGAACAACGTGAATATACTATTCAAAAAAATGATCGATTAGTTCAAATTTGTTCTCCTAATATTACTTATCCAATTGAAGTTTCTTTACTTAATTCTGAGAATGATTTTCTTTCATCTGCAAGAGATGTTGGTGGTTTTGGTTCTACTGATTAAATATTCTATTATATTCTATTATATTTTTTTATATTTTTTTATTTTTAAAAATTGAAAAATTTTTTAACTTTTTGATTTTTATGTAATCTTTTTAGATATAGATCGCATGAATCACATCGATCGCAAGGTTCGCATAATTAACATGAAAAAAAATCGTTCGATTACTAATCAAGAATGGAGTGATTATCTTTATAATGCATATCCTGAATGGTGGAAACAAGAATTTGAAGATATTTGGTATTTTAATATTATTTATTATCCTTATAATACTTGTAATACTTGTAATCCTATTATATATAATTATTCTGCTAATCGATTTGATACAATGACTAATATATTAAATAAATTTAATCAAGATTTAATTAAACAACATTTAATTATTAAACTATATTTTGGTGAAGATATTTATCAAATTATTAAGCTATATTTGCCTAATCTAAATAATTTGTCTAGTAATTATTTTTATATACATAAATATCTCCCTTCTTTAGATAATAAAATTTCATTTACTAGATATAAGATTCCAAATGATAGAACTCTTGTTAGACTAATGGGTGATTTAAAATATCAAAATCATGATATGATTAATTTACGTGTTAGAACTCAAAAATTTAATGATTATAGTAATAATTTTAAGAAGATTATGTCTATTGATAATACTATTCCTTTAATCGTTTAGTATCAAGTTAAATAAAATAATAAATTATATTTTTTATATATATGAATTGTATACCTAAGATATCTAATTCTAATAATGTTAGCCAAAGTATTGTTGATTTAACAAATATTAGAATTGATCCTAATAATCAAAATACTATTATTCCTATTGAAACAAAAAGATCTAATTTATCTGGTATAGCTAGTGAACCTAGTGATTCTAGTATTACTTCTTCTGTCGATTTTTATAATAATGATGATGTTTCTAGTAGTGGATCACCTGATAAATTTGAAATGTTTGATACAAATTTTGATATTGTTCAAAATTTACCTAAGGAACAACAAACTCAAACAAATATTTTGAATACATCTAATCCATGTTATAAATTACGTGATTCATTTATTTCCTGTACTAATAATATTATTAATCAAAATAAAAATAATCTAAACAAAAATAATCAAATTATTAAAAAATCTAATTATAAAAAAAGATTATTTTATAAAAAATTATCATATAATGATGTTAAATTACAAGTTGATAAATATTATCAACAAGATATTATTCATAAATATTCATCTGCATTAGATATTTTAGCTAGTTATTTAAAAGGTCAAAAAATTATTTATATGGAAGCTAGAAATCATACTGTTACTAATCTTAATAGACTTATGTTTCCTGCTATTTTTATTACATCTATATGTTCTGTTTTACAAGTTCCTTTAGAAAATATTGAATTATTTAATACGGCATGTGGTAATAGTGCTGAACATCGTTATTCTATTTCTTATGCTTTTTTATTATCTATTGCTAGTGCATTTGTTGCATTTCTTTTAGGTATTATTAATTATTTAAAACTTGATGCTGCTTCTGAAGCACATAAAATATCTTCTCATCAATATGATAAATTACAATCTTATATTGAATTTCAGTCTGGACAAGTTTTATTATTTAGTGATCCACGTTTAAATTCTAGTAATTTAAATATTATATCTAATGAAAATAATTGTATACAAAAAGCTCAATTTGATTTAATTAAAGATATGCGTAAAAAAATTAAAAATGTTGATGAAAAAATTGCTGAGATTAAAGAAACTAATCAATTTATTATTCCCAGAAGTATTAGATATAGATATCCTTTAATTTATAATACTAATATTTTTTCTATTATTAAAAAGATTGATGATCTTAGAGCTAAGACTATTACTACATTAAAAAATATTAAAAATGAAATTCGATATATTAATGCTCTTCAAAAAAAATCTAATTTTAAATTAGATGATAAAAAAGGTAAAAGATTAACTACACTTTTTTATTTAAAAAAAAAAAATATTAATACTATTTTATTTTTAAATACTGCTTTTTCTATGATTGATAAAATGTTTCAACAAGAAATTTTAAATGCCGAAATTAAAAAAAAACATTCATTTTGTTTTAGTATTCAATATATTTGTAAATTTTTTAGACCTAGTATCGGTATACCTAATAATTATATGGCTCCTGAAAAAGTCGGTGGGGAATTATTAGAAAATTTAATGGATTTTGTTCAAACCACTTCTACTGAAGATTTAACTCAAGAAGAATTATATGAATTTTATAAAGAATATAAAGTTTTTAAAAATAAAAAAGAATATGAAATTACAAGATAATTTTTATTTTATTTTATTCAATTATACTTCTTAATTCTCGTTTATTATCTTGAACATTTATTATATATTTTTCTAAAGATATATCTTCATCATCATCAAAATTATTCATTGTAAATTTAAATATATATATATCTTTTTTTTGTCCTATTCTATAAACTCTAGCTATTGCTTGATCTTCTATTGCTGGATTCCAATGTGAACTTACAAAATATACTTCATTAAAATGTTGTAAATTTAAACCTTCACATCCTGTTTGAATTTGTAATATTAAAATATCTAAATTTTTATCTTCTAATATTTTTTTTCTTTCATTTTCATTTGTTCTTCCATCAAATTTTTTTATTTTTATTTTATCTTTTTTTAATCTTTCTTCTATATAATCTATTTCACTTCTAAAAGTGCAAAATATTATTTTTTTATTATTATTATCTTTTCTCTCTACTATTATATTTATTACTTTATTTATTTTACTTGTATTTTTTGTTCCATCTAATAAAATATTTTTTAATTCTATTTTATCTGTATCTATTTTATCTGTATCTATTATATATTTATCTATTATTTCCAATGCTTTATTTTTAAGCATTGGAGGATATACACAACATTGTTTTGCTCTCATTATTAATGGTAAATATGTATTACCAAAATCATTTCCTACTTTTAATGGACTTTCTTTAATATTACTAAATCCTAATTTACTATGAATTTCTTTTGATAATATTTTTTCTTCATTACTTTCCCAATCTACTTTTATTTCTATATTATGAATATTTGGTAAATCTAAATTTATTTCTTTTTTTGTTCGTTTTAGTATAAAATTTTTTGCTATTATACATAAATTTTTTGGATTTGTATAATATTTATTTTCTAATCCTATCTGTTCACAAAGACTATAAAAATCCTTTTTTGAATTTTGAATTGGTGTTCCTGTTAATAACCATCTTATTTCACTTTTTAATTTTTTTGCTCCTTTAAATATATTTATATTGCTATTTCTCATATGATGTGCCTCATCAAAAATTATTCTTTCCCATTTTATATTATATAGTATATTTTCATTTTTTTTATTTAATGCTATTATATTATATGTTGTTAATACTATATCATAATTTTTAATTATTTCTATATCTTTTTCTCTCTTTTGTCCATGAAATAATAATATTGATTTATCTGTTGTTTCTATAATAATTTTTTTCCATTGCTCTAATAAACATCTTGGCACTACTATCAAAGTTTTTTTTATATTACTAACTATTGTTCCTATTATTTCTATTGTTTTTCCTAGTCCCATTTCATCTGCTATTAGTCCTCCTTTTACTATTTTTTTATTACATAATATACCATATAATTCTCTTTTTATACACCATGTTACTGCATCTATTTGATGAGGTTTTTTTTCTAGACTATTTTTATCAAGATAGTCTAGAAAATTCTTTAAACTCATTTTTCATTTCTCTATATTTTTTTGATTATTATTTTTATTCAATTTTATATTAAAATTGAAATTTCTAATAAATTTTAAAATATTATAAAATGCCTATTTGTAAACATTGTAATAATCTTGGATTACCTGATGCTAATACTCATTGGTTACGTGAAGGTCGAGGTATTAATTCTAAAATTGTTTGTCCTAAATTATTAAATACTAAATGTAAATTTTGTAAAGAATATGGTCATACTATTAGTTATTGTAATAAATTAAAATCTAAAGATAATGAAAGAATTTCTAATGCTGTTCTTATATATAATAATTCTGATCAATTTAAATTATCTAATAATATTTTTGATAATTTAAATTATGATTTTCAAGATACTGATATTCAAGATATGGATATTGATTAATTATTTATTTTCATTATTTATTTTGATTATATTTTTTTTATTATTTTTTTTTAAGTAATAAGGTATACAACTTGACAAACAACCTGTTGTTGTTTCTGCTACTGCATTTATATTTAATTTTCCTTTTGATGCATCTACTATTAAATCTATTAAATTTCCAATTGTTCCATTATCTATTAATAATAACAACATAGCTTCTTCATCGCCATATGTTTTTTCATCTATTATTTCTCTCAAAATTTTTATTGCATAATTTTTTTGTTCTGATCCTTTTATTGGAGTTTCTTCAATTATTTCCATTATATTTTTAATTATTATATGTAAATTTGTAATAGATAAATTTGTTGTATTTAATAAAAATCTTACTTTTTCTAATGTGCTATCATATAGTGAGTTTTTTCCTTTTGGTTCTTTAACTATTTTTGATTTATCTAATTTTAATGTAATACTATCTATTTTTGACATATTATATATATAATAATTATTATTTATATTTTATTATTATAATAATTTTCTATATGTAATTTTAAATAATTTATAGTATTTTCAAAATTGTTTATTTTACATTTATATGATTTGTTATCTTCTTTTAATGGTATTATTGTTTCTATTGATCTTTCATGTAATATTATTGAAAATTTATCAATTATATTATCTATTTTACAAAATTCTAATAATATTTTATTATTTTTAAATTCTTTTTTAAATAATCTAAAATCATAATTATTAAATAAATTATATATATATTCTAACTGATAATACATTATTTATTAATAATAAATAATAATAAATATTTATTATTTTTTAAAATAATATTTTTAAATTAATTATTTTTATTTTTATCTTTTCTTGTTTTTCTTTTTTTAATTTTATTTTTTCTTGTTTTACTTTTTTTTATTTTATCTTTTTTTCTTTTATGTTTTTTTGTTTTATGTTTTTTTCTTCTACCTTTTTTTGTTTTATTTTTTTTTCCTCCTCCATCAGTATCCATGCCGCTTGGAGCACCTGGAGCAGCACCTGGAGCAGCAAATGAAGCAGCAGGTGGAGCAGCAAATGGAGCAGCAAATGAAGCAGCAGCACTTGGTGAAGAAGAATCCTCATCCATTCCATGTGGAGAAGAATCCTCATCCATTCCATCTTTTGGTATGTCGTCTGGATCAATCAATATTTCATCTTCTGGTGGTTCTTCAAATAAGGGTATGGGGTTGGGTGGAAATAAAGTAATTTGGTTTGTCATGATTGGAGGCGCCCCAGGGGGGACGTAGGGACGGGCTGCTTCTACTGGTGCTGTTTCTACTGGTGCCGTAACTGGTGGAGTTGCCATGATTGGAGGCGCCCTGGGGGAGACGTAGGGGTCGGCTGCTTCTACTGGTGCTCCTGGTAGACTTGTATCCATTGATGTAGTTTCCATTATAATATATATAAAAATATATTAAAATATATATAAAAAATTTATTTTTATTAAAGTTTAAAAGTTTTTAAAAGTTTTTAAAAGTTTTTAAAAGTTTTTAAATATTTTAACTATTTAAGTTAAAAAATTTAAAAAAATATAACCCACGGCGGGGATCGAACCCGCAACCCCCAGATTAGAAGTCTGATGCGCTATCCAATTGCGCCACGCGGGCATGTATAAAAAATCTATTCGCTCTGTACTGGTTTCGAACCAGTGACCTTGCGGTTAACAGCCGCACGCTCTAACCAACTGAGCTAACAGAGCTAACACTTAACAAAAAATAACCATATGGCTATTTTTTTTGCACGAAACTATGTATTCAATTTAGGAGAATATTTTTATTGCTGTAAGTTTCATTTCTTTTAAAATATTAAAAAATCTAATTTGCACGGAGTGGGGTTCGAACCCACGAGGCTTTCGCCACCAGATCTTAAGTCTGGCCCCTTAGACCGCTCGGGCATCCGTGCATATACATAGGGTGGGATTTGAACCCACGAGGCCTTAGCCATGTGAACTTGAGTCACACCCCTTAGACCACTCGGGCACCTATGTTTAATTCCTAACAAGGGGCTCGAACCCTTGACCACTAAGTTAAGAGCTTAGCGCTCTACCAACTGAGCTAGTTAGGAATATTTATATTAAAAAATTTATACCCTGTAAGGGGCTCGAACCCTTGGCCACGCGGTTAAAAGCCGGGCGCTCTACCAACTGAGCTAACAGGGCATTTTTAAAAAATTTAATAGCAGCGCCTAGTTTTGATCTAGGGACCTTCGGGTTATGAGCCCGACACGCTTACCACTGCGCCACGCTGCTAAATTACACTCGCCGGGATTTGAACCCGGGACATTCGCTTGGAAGGCGAATATGCTAACCACTACACTACGAGTGTGTTAAAAAATCTAAAAAGTTCCCAACCGGATTCGAACCGGTGTTTATTGATTCAAAGTCAATCGTCATCACCGCTAGACCATGGGAACAAATCTGTTTTTAATTAAAAAATTTAAATGCTCACAGGCGGGCTTGAACCGCCGACCTTCGGCTCATAAGACCGACGCTCTGACCAACTGAGCTATGCGAGCTTATTATATTGCAGGAAGCTTATTTATTTTAAAATAATTATTTATTTTGCTGTTTGCTTCCTTAATGCAAGAAACATTTTTTATAATTTTTAAAAGAAATTATTTTTTATATTTTGCTGTATGTTTCTTTCACTCCTACTATGATATGATAGTATCTCTTTAAACTATTTCTATCATTTTTATTTTAAAAGTTTTTAATATATTATTTATAGATTAAATATTATTTGTATATTATTTATAGATTTATTTATATTTTTTATTATTATGGAATGTCCTATTTGTTTTAATAATATTACTAAATCTTTTACTACTGATTGTTTACATCATTTTTGTCAAATTTGTATTGTTAAATGGTGTAAAACACAAACTACTTGTCCTAAATGTCGTGAATTTATTACTTTTTTAAAACCTGATCCTGAATTTGATCAAATATCATATAATTTTTTATCTAATTTTAATTTATCTACTCAATCACAAGAATTATCTTTATCTCAAATCTTTTCTATTGATATTTCTTTTACCGATATTTCTCTATTTTATATTAATTTTTCTAATTCTACATCTAATAAAATTGGTATTACTCTTACTAATAATAATGGTATCGGTGTTAAAATTTATAAACTTTCTTCTGATTCTCTTGCTTTTAAATCTGGTTTAAGAGTTAATCAAATTATTCTTTTTATTAATAATATACCTTGTTTTAATCATAAACAAGCTATATCTATTATTGAACATAATAAAATTTTGTTATTACCTATTATTTTTAAAACTATTAATATTTAATTTTTTATTTTTTAAAATTGAATATTTTATTTTCTCTCAATAATAATCATTTTAATACAATTATGTATACAAAAATGGATAGATATTCTTTAATATCTACCAAATTACCTTTTGAAATACAATTAAAAATAATATTAAAAGCTGAACAAATTTGGATATATGAAAATGTAAATAAAATAATAGATAATTGGTATAGATATATGTCTAGAAAAATATCTTTAATTCAAATATCAAATTCATTTAATAAATATAAAATTAATAATCAATATTATATTCATCCATTTGATCAAAATAATATTAAAAAAATAAAATATATAAATAAATATTTTACAGGAAAAATAGAAGATAATGTATATTGGACTCATTTTTTACAAAAATTATGTCACGCATTAATAATAAATAGATCTGAAATATATAGAATGAATACTAATTATATAGAAATGGAAGAAGCTGTATTCTCTCTATATAGAAAAATAGATAATATACAAAATAATCCTATAATAAATGAATGGTTAAATATATATTATCACAATAATACATAAATTTAAAACATTATATCTTCTGCGTATCTACATGGCCAACAAGTTATTGCTCCGTTACTCATATATGTTGTTTCTGTATTTATAGACTCTAATATATTTATATTAAAATTTAACATTACTTGATTACAAATTATACAAGATATATAAGGTTCAGTAAAATATTTTTTCCATATTATTTCTCTAATCTCTCGTGGAATATATGGTAATTCTTTATTAAGTGAAATAATATACATAAAATATTTTATCGATTCTTTATTTATATTATTCATTATATTAGTATAAAATTGAAATATTTATTTTTTTTTTAAATACTTTAAAAAATATGAAAAATTATTTTTATGATTTACCATATGATATTATCTATTATATCAATACTATATCCTCTAAAATTATAATTCAAAAATATATTTCAGAGAGATTAATAAAAAAAAAAGATTTAATTACTAAATTAATTTTTGATCTATCTTCTAGACAATCTAATATTAATTTGGATTTTTATACATTTTTAATAATTAATAATATAAATAAATTATTTTTTGGAAATGAACTATATGGTAATAATCCATTAATTGATCAAAAAATTTGGTCTATATTTTTATGGAAATTATACTCTTGTATTAATAATATTAATAAATTATATTTTAAAGTTAATAATGGCTCTGAATTATTTAATGATATTGAAAATATATATTATGAATTAAGAGTTAAAACTAGTAGATATGGATTACTTAATAATGGAATAGAATATTTATTTAATTTACCTCCTTATATAACAATGGAAACTAATTATGATTTTGTAGATTAATAATAAATATAATTGAAATAATAAAAATTTTTTTTATAAATCAAATAATGAATACTGAAAAATATAGAAATAATTTACATAGATTTAATACTATTAATAACATTAATATCGATCATGAAACACTTAAAATAATTGATAATTTAAATTTAATAATTGACTTTAATGAAAATCAAAAATATTTAAAAATTATGATATATAAATTAGAAAAAAATGCTATAGAAAGTATGAAATGTGCTAGAAAATTAAAAAAAAAATTAAAATTACCTATAGATTAAAACTTATATTTATTGTGTAATAATAATATTATTTTCATTTGATCTAATATTTTCATTTGATCTAATATTTTCATTTGATCTAATATATTCATTTGATCTAATATATTCATTATTTCTAACAATATTAATAAAATTCAAGTTATTGTTAATAAAATTATTTATATCTATATTATCCATTGAATTAATATTAAATTCTGATAATCTACTAATACTAATTATTTGATCAATAATATTATTAAATGTAATATTATAATTATTTTCATCATTTAATTCTTCAAAATTTAAATTTCGTCTAATATTTGATCTATTTTCTATATAAGGATTATTATTTGGAGGAGGTGTAGGAGGCGTAGGAGGTCTATGACGTGTAGGACGACTAGGACGAGTAGGATGATTTGGAGGACTAGAAGGAATATTATGACTTGGAGGAGTATGAGAAATAGTAGTAAAACTTTCTACTCTATCAGGAAATTGTTCATGAATAATATTTCTTAGAGCAATGTTTGGAACTATAGAAGTATTTAATAAAGGTAATCCAGTTAATGGACTAGTAACATTTCCAAGTGAAAACCAATGTGTAATATTTGAACGATCATATGTATGTCCATCCTGTAAAATAACAGGATCTGACATAATTTCATATGAAATAGGACATAAAAAGTTATTTGGAATTTCAGATGGTGATTCATTTGATCTAGTTGTTGAACTTATAGCATCATCACTAACATATCGAGGAGTCATGTTAATCTAAGAACAAGATAATAATAAAAAATTTAAAATAATTTAGTATTTCAATTTTTTATTTTATTATATTATAAAAATGAAAAATGGAATATTGCAATATTTAGTAGAATTAGTAGGAACATTTATATTTCTTTCAGTAATAATAATAACTGGAAATCCATTAGCAATTGGTTTAACATTAGCTGCTATGGCATGGTTTGGAGGAAAAGTTTCTGGTGGTCATTTTAATCCTGCTGTTAATGTAATGATGTTAATGGATAAAAAAATGAGTATGGGTGAATTTGTTGGACAAACTTTTGCTCAATTATTAGGTGCTCTATTAGCATTTTTATATTATAAAGAAGTTCAAAGTAAATAAATTATATAAATAATGTGGAATTAGACAAAAATTCTTTTTTTGTAATAAATATAGTATAATTGAGATATTTTAATAATAATGCCTCTATTGAGTTTAATAAATTTAGAGATATAGAGAAATATTCTGACCATGTATAATTGTCATAAGTTTCATCACTAATAAGTTTTTCAGATATTAATAATAATCCAATAGAGATATTAAATAACATATCTGATGTAATTATTATATTATGAGAAAGTCGTTTAAATAGAATAAAATTATAAATAAACATAGTAATAATATAATTACTATCTTTGTTTATAATATTGTTATCAATAAGTTTATTGATTAAACTAGGTATATCATATATAGTTTTGTCAGAAACAAATTCATAATTATAATTACAAGAATTATAATTATTATTAGAAAGATTATTAATAAGTAATATCCAATTATTAATAACCAAATTATTCATAAGACAAAAATAAAATTTAGTATATACATTAATTCAATTTTAAAAATAAAAAAAAATAAAAATATCTTAACCATTTAATATTTAGTATAGCACTTATAACTTTTTAAATTTATGATTGCCAATAACTTATATACCATCTCTGTATAACCTCCCTTATTTCTACTCTTTTTCCAGGGAGAGAAATATCATGTGATAAATGCCATAATTTAGTTAAAATATTGACATCATCACTCCACGCTTTACTAAGTTCTTTAACTTCTATATCTTTTTTCAAAATTATTTGAGAAAGTTTAATTAAATCTTTTTTTGTTTTTTCCAATTCTTCTTTTGTTTTTTCCAATTCTTCTTTTGTTTTTTCCAACTCTTCTTTTGTTTTTTCCAACTCTTCTTCTTTACTTACTTTTATTGATTCTGAAAGACTACTTACTGGAGGTCGTAAAATTTCTGGTATGTATGCTTCATTGTCTATCCAAAGAGCTTCTTGTTCGCGCCTATAAGTAGGGCTGCAGCTTGGCGAATATCCATAATCACTCATAACTAGTTGGTTGCGCGCATACATATTTTTGTATTAATTTGTTTCAATTTTTTAATACCAGCGAAGCTTGGACTTTTCTTGGACTTTTCCAAGAAACTCTAATATAATTTCTATTAAAATTTCTTGATATATAGTATTATATTATAGGGCAAACCGGAAATGAGTAACAAAACTGGATTTGAGTGATAAAAATTTTAATGAAAAAAATACACACACACACACACACACATCTCCCCTTTGTTTTTTCCAATATGATATCCCTACATTGTAAGTAATGTTTTTCTAAGAATTTTTCCCGATGTTAGTAATTGCTGGTTATTACCTTCAATTATTAGATGGTCTGCTACCAGCATTAAAACTGACCATCCCACACCCTAGTTTGAATATTTTTCTTTTTGTTTCTCAGACATTGCTTTCCACTTGGCACCCAACTCTTTCATGACAGCTCCTCTCTCCAATTTACCACCCGGAGCAGACTTTTCGAGTGCTGCCTTCACTTTGGCTGCCTCTGCTTTTACAAACAGATTGTATGCACTTGGTCCCCGAGGTGTAGATGTTGGACTTGTCTTGCTCGCCTTTGCTTTGCTTTCTTCAGTTGGCGACTTTGGCGGGCGACCTCGCGGCTTTGACTCTTTTGGACTTGATTCACTTGGTGATTTTGGTGGGCGACCGCGTGGCTTTGATGTAGGTGAGCTTGATGGACTTGTTTCTACCTCAGTAGGTAGCTTGAGAAAGATACGAGCTTCTCTTTCAGAGAAGTCGAATTCATCAGCAAGCGCAGCAATCATCTCATTCACCTGTTTCATGGTCGGCATTGTATTTTGTTTTTTTGTAATCAAGTGTGACACTTACCTATATTGAGTAAAAAGTATTTCAATTTTTATTTTTGTTATATTTAATCTAAGAAAAAAATCACACCCACCCAAAACTCTTACCTAGTCCCAAAATAAACAACTACATACCAAGACTCGAAGGAGCACCAAACCTTGTATCATTGTTCTCACATCCACAATGACACCTACCCCATGCAACTTGTGACCAAGTCATATCTGACTTATTTGCGTGGAAAGGTGGTGGATCCAACCAATCGATCTCTACGTCCTCTTCAACTTCATCTGCCCATCTCTTGGGCTTTGGCTTGGTATAAGCATCACTTAATGCATCAGCCCAAAAGCTTTGCATCTCAGTAGTGTTGATCTCTTGCCATGAAGCCATTGTGGCTAAGCCAAGCTCCATCATCTCTTCTTGAGAAATTTGCTCAAGTGGCAATGGCCAGTTCCATCTTGTTACCACTCCAAGTTCCATCTGCTCATCAAGAGACATCATTTCGGTTGAGATCATTGTTTGTTCGTTTGCCATTTTGGCGCGACTTACAAATTACTTATAAAATCTATTTCAATTTTTTATTTTAGGTAAAATATTAATCATTTAAGTTTTAAATGAAAAAAGGCAAAAAGCCTAATTTCTATCTCCACTCATACCATCATTTAATCAACACCTTCTCTTTTCGAATTCCTAGATAGTCTCGTTTTTGTTCACTTCTTCTTGCTTCAGCATTGGGAAGAAGTGATCCCATTCATCTTCATGTCCGCTGTTTTTCTTGGTATTGGCGGTTCTCTCGTCACGTCGGTGTGCCCAAGCATCTTCAACTAGCTCATCGCGCTCCCAAATCACATTGCTCAACTCTTCTTGACAACTTGCGAGTTCATTTTGACAACTTGCAAGTTCTTTCTCGGCATCTTCGGCCCGTTTCTTCCATTCAAGAAGTTGACACTTACACTCTTTGAGTGCAATAGCATCTTGTTCTGCGTATATCTCACTCATTTCCTGTTCTGCTCTGGCTAGATGCAGGGAATGTAGGAGTTTTTTAATGTGTATCTCACTCTTTTCCTGTTCTGCTCTTGCTTGATGCAGGGAATGTAGGAGTTTTTTATTCTCCTTCATTGTCTCCTTCATGAGGGTCGCATAGGCCAACTCCAGTTCTGATGCATCTTCAATCTGATACATACTCTCGACTCTTGTTTTGCTTGTAGCTGTTTGGGCGTTTGTTGGCACTTATTCACATACAACAAAAAGTATTTCAATTTTTTAATTTCTTATTAAAAAAACAAGCAAAATACCAAGTGAAAAAAGATTAATTCCAAGTAAAAAGACAAAGTGAAAAAAGGCCAAGGCCAATTTTCCATGCACATGCTATTTTTTGGATTTTACCCTATTTTTCACCCAACCAAAACTTACCTACCCTTGTTTGATGTCTACTCCACCTCGGCGCCCTCCTCGCTTGCCGTATCGTTCCACTCAGCTTGTTCCTCCTCAGACAACGCCTTCCAGCGCTTTCCAAGGCACGTCAGAACATGCTTGCCAGCAAGGAACTTCTCGGGCTCGTCATCGAGATCAAGCTCGATCTGGAGCTCTTCCATTGACAACGCTTCAAGCTCTTCCTTGACTTCAGGCCTCATGGCCTTCATGAAGGCTTGGTAGCCACTTGGCTTCCTTGGCTTCTTCTCCTTCACTTCCTTCTCCTCCTTGGCTTTGCCCTTGCCCTTGGTGGACTTGGACTCTGTCTTGGGGGAGGCAGACGGAGATGCCTTCGGAGAACTCTTCTCCTTCTTCACAATCTTGGCTGACTCGAGATCAAGTTCGCGAAGAGCTTCTTCGAGATCGAACCCGTACTTCTCAGCCAACGTCACTACGCAGTCAGTCGCGTGCTTGTTCAGCATCGTCTTGACAGCGGTCTCGAGCGTCTGGTTGATCGCAATGGTCGACATCGTTGTTGGTTTGCTTGTAGCTGTTTGGGTGTTTGTGGGCACTTACTCTCAAATAGCAAAAAAGTATTTCAATTTTTCAAATTTTGCAAAAAATGATTTGGTTTACATATTAATATTTGTTTTTTTTGCAAAAAATTACTTCAATTTTTTTATTCTATACATACAAGAAAATTGAAGTAATTTTTTGCAAATTTTTTACTACTTCTTTTTATATACATACAAGAAAATTGAAGTAATTTTTTGCAAATTTTTTACTACTTTCTATATATATACATACAAGAAAATTGAAGTAATTTTTTGCAAATTTTTTACTACTTTCTCTCTATATACATACAAGAAAATTGAAGTAATTTTTTGCAAATTTTTTACTACTTTCTCTCTATATACATACAAGAAAATTGAAGTAATTTTTTGCAAAAAAATTAACATTGTATTTTTAACAAGCACTTTTTGCAAAATTTGAAAAATTGAAATACTTTTTTGCACAAATTTGTATATCGCTCACAAACGCCCAAACAGCTACAAGCAAACCAACAACGATGTCGACCATTGCGATCAACCCCTCTGTCGAAGCCGCCGTGTTCAAGATGATGACTTCCAATACGGAAGAGATCGTTGCCAAACTGGCGGCCAAGTACGGATTTGATCTTGATGAAGCGATCGAGCTTGTCGCTCCCAAGGAGATCATCAAGAAGGAGGTCACACCTAGGAAGCTCAAGGAACCCAAGGACTCCAAGAAGTCCAAGGACTCCAAGAAGGACAAGCCCAAGAAGGCCAAGACTGGCTACCTCCTGTTCTCCGACTCAATTCGCGCCGAAGTGAGGTCTGAGTTGGAGAGTCAGGCCGAAGATGGAGTCAAGGTCATGGCCAAGGAAGTGGTCAAGGGCATCTCCATCAAGTGGGGTGAACTCAGCTCAGAGGAGAAGGCTGAGTGGAAGGCTCAAGCAGATGCCCTCAAGAGCGGCAGTGAGGGCGAAGACTCTGAGGGAGATGAGGACGATAACTAGATTGGCTATTAGGGTTGGGGAAGGGCTTGAATCGGTAAAAAAATAGGGTAAAATCCAAAAAAATAGCATGTGCATGGAAAATTGGCCTTGGCCTTTTTTCACTTGGTCTTTTTTACTTTTTTATAAGAAATTGAAAAATTGAAACTATTTTTATATTTTGATTATCTAATGCGCATTACCATGATCACCAATTTCAATCACAAAAGCTACCCCCGCCAAGAACCCATGCTTAGCCAGAGTGTTGATTGCAACACATGCGGTGAGCTTATTCAACGACCCACTACAAACAACCATACCAATCAAAACGATTGGAACATGTTTAAGTGTCCTTCTTGTTTAGAAGCCGCCCAACAAGATCCTCGGCCACCAGTTCAACAACATCTTCAACCACCTGTTCAACCACCTGTTCAACCACCTGTTCAACCACCTCTTCAATCACCTGTTCAATCATCGGTTGAATACAATCAAGTCTCTATGTTCAATCGTTGGATGTGTCCCCCATAAAAGGTTAGGAGTTAGTTGATGGGAGTGATTAGATTTTATTGAATTGGTAAAAAGTGGTTCGGTAGAAAATAGGGAAAATTGGCCTTGGCATTGGCCTTTTTTCACGTGGTTTATTTAAAATAGAGAAAAAAATTGAAATAAAATTCCACTCTACTGGATATGTGCGAAAGCCATGATTGATCGATAACACATATCGATAATTATTATTATTATACTCTCCCTAGCTGGTGCGGGGACGCCTGCATTTGCTAGGAGCACAACTTAAACCAGCATTTAAATGGGTATTCGCTGGGACACATTGACACTAACTTGGTCTGGCAAACCACAAGAAGTTGGTGAAGATGGAGTCCAGATGGGGAGCCCCTGCCTGGCCTGATCAACCAGGGAGTTTAGCACGCGGAGGGGGCTCACGGCTTTGACCTTTAATTAGGCATAAGCCACCTAAAAGCTGTAAAGGTGTTACCCATATTTGCTGGTGGCCAACTGATACCTTCCCAATGAGCACTGCGAGATTGCGTGTTCATTCCATTTTTCCTTTTTTTACTCAAAGCAGAGAGAAAATTGAAATCTATTTTATTTTTTATATACTATATGTCCAACAACAATTTCATATATTATGACTCATCAACTCAACAACGCATCTTCCAACTCTCTTCTTGATACCACTACTCCTCATTTCGCATCTAAGCAGGCTCAGCTTGACAATTTGGCCAATTGTCATTGTTGTGAACGACATCAAATTAATAAACCCAAGGTTTTTGCTCCTTGGATTGAATTACCTTTTCATGGAACACAAAATACACCATGTGATTGTAAATGTCGCCATCACGCTCGTTTTATTTGTCGATCACATCCACTATATGTCCCTAGGCAACATCTATCACCTTAAATAATTTATATATTTATACCATTTAATTTTATATTTTTTTCACCTATAGCTGAGAGAAAAAAAAAATTGAAATCTATTTCATCTTTACTTTATATGTGCCCAACAACACTGACAACATGGACGCGCTCAACTACTTCAACAACCTCTCTTCTGATGATCGCTCCGACTTTCTTGCCGCTAGTCTCACACTAGACACTGACAAGTTCGACGATCTTGGACGCAACATCTCGGCTCAGCAACGTCGTCAGAAGCTTGTTCCGTGGACGCTTGTTGATCGTCAGCCAGATCCTGTTGAAGAACCTTCTCTACCCAAGCATTCTCGTGAACAACCTCGTATGCTCCTTGATTAGGTCTATTAAATACTTATTTCTATCTATATATTTTTTTATTGCATTTTTATTATTTCTTGAATCTTTTAGTTTTTTTTATTTTTTTACACCTGTAGCCCTACCGAAAAAAAATTGAAATCGATTTTACTTTTACATCCTATGTGCACTCAAACTCAAGCATTCATGCCGACGATCAATGTTCCATCGATCTATGTTCCCCGCGTTCACAACAGCGTGACGTGGCAAGAGATGAAGGCTGTCTTCGAGGAAATCCTCGGAGATGATTCCATCAAGCGTGTTGACATTGTCAAGATCAAGCCACGTGATGGAGACAAGCCTCCACCATTCAATCGGGCTTATGTCCATGTCAAGAAGTGGCATGAGGACAAAGAACATGTTCGGGACAAGCTTCTTGCTGGTGAAAGTTGCAAGGTTGTCTACGATGATCCTCACTACTGGCTTTGTGTTCTCAACAAGACCCAGAAGGAAGAACCTACCAAGCCCAAGCCTCGCATCATTCTTGATGATGACGTTGCTACTCAGCACACTCTTGCTGATCACATGCCCAAGCATTTCGATAGCCAACCTAGCCAACAAGCTCTTGATGCCATGAAGCGTGTTCAAACGGATCAGGAAGAACTGGGTGAAGAAGAAGCAAGTGATGCCTAAACTCTTTTAAAGGCATAAGGGGATTTAATTGGGATTTAATTATTTAATTTTTTATTTTGAAAAATTGATTTTGGTATTTATTTTAAATAAAAAATACCAAAATGTCATTTGCAAAAGAACTTGCTGATGTTGCTATTAAACGTGCTAAGTCTATTCAAGATATGAATATTAAAAAAATTAAAGAATTTGAAGATGCTAAATTTAATCGAGAAAATGAACTTATGACTAATCTTACTAAAAAATATCATCCTCTCGTTAAAAAAGCCCTTTGGGATTCCGCTCTTATTGCCGGTAAAAGGGAAAAGTATATGAATTTTGAACGTGAAGATTTTAAGGCCAATTTCCCTGGCCTTGGAACTCCAAAAGATGTTTGTCAGCGTTGGCTCTCTGAAATGACTAAAATTAATTCTCCCTATTTACCTTTTAAACCTCCTCCCCTCTCAACTAACTGGGGATCTGATCCTTCTTTTGAAAATATTGCTGCTCTTGCTGATTCTCAATTTTCTGTATCTACACCTCCTACTAAAGATCATTTCGCAGGTATTAATTTTGACGTTTGGAATAATAAAAATTTTACTATCCATTTTACTTGGTAAATTTTATCTTATTTATTCTATCATTTATTTATTTTTTCTCTCTTAAATAATAAATTTCTTTAAAAAAAGTATCTATTATACCATACTATATAATATACCCTATTATCAATATACTATATTATTTTCTATCTTTTTTCTATACTTTACTCTAGTATTTTAGAGAGAAAATAGGAAAAAATATAAAAAAGTATCTATATACCATACTATCTATATACCCTATTATCTATATACTATATAAATACCCTATTATCTATATACTATATAAATACCCTATTATCTATATACCATATTATTTTCTATCTTTTTTCTATACTTTACTCTAGTATTTTAGAGAGAAAATAGGAAAAAATATAAAAAAGTATCTATTATACTATACTATATAATATACTATACTATCTATATACCATACTATCTATATACCCTATTATCTATATACCATATTATTTTCTATCTTTTTTCTATACTTTACTCTAGTATTTTAGAGAGAAAATACTATTAAATCTTTATTATTTTATACTAAACCTTAAATGAGTGATAAAACCTTAAATGAGTTATAAAACCCTATATGAGTTTTATTACCTTATATCAGTTATAAAAGTATTTTAATTTTAACTACAATAAAAAAATATATTAAATATAAGTAAATTACTTATATTTAATCTTCTAGACTATCTATTACTGGAATTATTGTATTTGTTTTTGGATCCCATTTACCTACTGGTTCTTGATCCATACTATATAAAACGTTGTCTTCTGTTTTGTAATATTCTATACCTGTATTTGGATCTGTAAATCGTTCTACTTCTACTTCTACTTCTTCTTCTTCTTCTTCTTCTTCTTCTTTCAGTTCTTCTATTTTTTCGCTATTTAGCGGTAATTCTGTTTTTTCTATTTCAGCTTTTTTTAATAGACCTGCTATTAGATCATCTCCTGTTGCTAGTTCTGAAACTACTGCTTTTTCTTTTCTGGGACGTCCTCGCTTCTTTTTAATTGGTTCACTCTTTTCACTATCTGTATCTGATACTTCTACACTCTTTTTGGGTCTTCCACGTTTTGCTACTTTTAATACAAATTCTTCTTCTGGTATTTTTAATCCTAATCGTTCTGCTTCTCTTTCTGCATCTTCGCGTGTTATATTTAATTTCTCCATTATATTTGCATATCTTACTGGACTTTTTCCTTTTGGATCCACATAATTTTCTCCTGCTTTTACTCTATCTTCTATATTTCCATATGTTGGTTTTCCTGTTCCATTTTTACTACATTGAGTGTTACATGTTTTGCAATATTTATTATTTTTTTCCATTTTATTTTGACATTGACTATATAGTCCATAGTTTAATCTTACTCCTTTACACCATTCCTCTTTGATTTCTCCACAAAATGGCATTATTATTTTATCCATTTTCTCTCTATCATTCAATACTTTCCTACTTTTTTCACTACTTCTCTCTAGATTTACTATCTTTAATGCTTTCTCTATATCAAATTTATATATTTCTCCCAATTTCTCTATATTATTTATTGAATTCTCTATCATTTTTTTATATATTTCTTCACGAGCACCACTATCCAGCATCTTTAGATACTCCATCTCTACTACACCCTCTACACCCTCTCCATTTTTTATTTCAATTTTTTTTACCCTTTCTCTCTTTTTTCTCTCTTTTTTCTCTCTTTTTTATATAAATTTAAAAATAAAATATGTATATTAAATAGTATATGAATAATGAATGTCCTGTATGTTTAGATTTATTAGATATGTCTACAAATATAATAATAACATTAGAATGTTGTAAAAAAGAAGTTCATATTAATTGTATAAAAAATTGGTTATTAGATGTTCATAATAAAACAAAAGATGAATGTTTATTATGTAGAAAAAAAAGTGATTTATTAAAAGATTTAAGAGAGAATTTTACATTAGAACCATTAATAAATAGTGATATAGAAAATCAATATTATGTTCAAATAATTGAACAAAATGTTCAAGAAACACAAATACAAAATAATAATTCAGTATTATGTAAAAAATATGTATCTACAATATTATTAATACTAATAATAATACTAATAATAATTTTTAATTTTTATTAATTATAATAATAATTTATTAATATGTATACCTATATTTGTAATAGTTAATTTAATATTATTATCAATATTAAATAAATTTTTTAAATCATCATTTACCTTTATAATTTTATCATTATTTAAAATAAGATTATTGACTACTAGATAATCAGTAAAATATTTATATATATTTTTATAACTATCCTCTTCTTTATCTGTTTGTAAAAAGTTTTTTAATTTTTCTGATAATATTATATTATCATTATATGTAATAATATAATCTGTGTTATTAGCATTTTTATTATTTAAATTTGTTCTAAACAATTGTAATTTATTAAATAAAGATTTATTACTCATTATATAATAAATCTTTAATTCTTTATATATTTTTATACATTAATTAAGATCGTGTTTCACGTTCTCCGCGTTCGGAACGATTGTAATTTCTATCTTGTGGTCGGGTTACTCTGCGTTTAATAAGAAGCCATTCTTCACCTTGTCTAAGACCTTCTCGAGGGCCTTGTCCGCGAACTCTTACTGGATGAGATCGACTTGTTTCTGGACGAGATGTTGTTACTCCTTTTTGAGCACGAGTATCATAACGTGTTTCACACATTAATTTTCCACCATTAAGCCCTCTTACATTTCCCGCCTGCCATTCATGACTAGCTTGATCTGCTTTACATAGATCAAATTCTACATATTCTCCTTGAACTAGATATTTATATTGTTCCTTTTCAACTTGAATGGCCGAATGATGAACAAATAAATCTGTTCCAACCTTATCACCATTTGTAATACTTAGAAATCCATATCCCTGTTTGTTATTAAACCATTTTACCATTCCTTGAACTTTTTCGTTGGCGGGGGTATCTACCACTGGGTCTGTTGACATTATACATTAAAATAATAATAATTCTTTAAATAATTGTTTTAAAATATTTAAAAGTATTATAAAAAATTGATTTTTAAAAATATTTTTTTATAATTTAAAATAATGCCAATAAAAGAAAAATGCTGTCATAAAGTGTCTATATATAATACTAATAAATTTCGTTCATGTAAAAGTTCAACTTTTATAACTATAAATAATAAAAAATATTGTTGGTCTCATTCTAATATGATTTATAGAAAATCTAGTGAAAAAATTCAATCAACATTTAGATCATATATTTGTAGAAAAAAAATAAAAAATTTGTTTATAGATTTACCTATAGAAATTAAAAATATTATTTGTTACTATATTAGAGAAGAATATTATTATACATGTTATATTAATAAATGCACAAATATATTAAATAATAAAATTAATAAAATAAATTTAGATATTATTAATATTTATAATAATAATAATATTGAATATCAAACAAAAATTATAAATGATTTATTAATAATTTATAATTTATTTAATAATAATTTTCAATTAATTAATTTTGATTTAATTCATGATCATGATTTAATTAAATTATATATGTTTACAAAATATAGACATTGGGCAATTACAACATGGAATGGTATTTATTTAGATAAATTATTAGATATTATTTATAATAATAATAGTAAAAATAAATATAATTTTAATATTATTACTAATAAATTTCGATCATTATGGGAATCTAAATTTATTTATTATAGAAATAATTTAAATTCTGCTTCTATTATAATTCGTTAATAATAATATTTTTAATATCACTATATAATGGAATATCTGAAAAATTTAATTTTTTAACTATTTTAATAATTTTTTTTAGATAATCACTTATTTCATTATTATCTAATAAATTATTTTTTATATTTATAATTTCTTCTATACTATTATCTTTCCATGGTAAATCTTTTATTAAATATATTATTATATATATTATAGATTCAATATCATCCCTGCGCGTAGGTTCTATTAAATTATGAACATTTACACTAATAAAATTTGGTGTTCCTATAATTTTATCTATTTTTTTAAATTCTATATGTTTTTTATTTTTAATAATTTGTTTTGAAAATCCAAAGTCGCAAATTTTAATAATATTATTTTTTATTAAAAAATTATTAGGTTTAATATCTCTATGAACAATTCCTTTATTATGTAAAAATTCTATACAATTAATTAATTGTATAAATATATCTTTTAATTTATTATTTGTTAAATTATTTTTTAAAAATATTATATTATTTTCCATTAATTCTAATACTATATTTCTATCTATAGTATCATTAAAATATCCTTTAAATATTGGTATATATTCAGTATTATTTAAATAATTATATATTTTTGCTTCATTAATCATTGTTTGATCATTTATTTTACTTTTTTTAATTGCAACTAATTCATCTGTAAATTTATTTTTTGCTTTATAAATTGTTCCATATACTCCCTTATTTATATAGTTTAAAATTTCATATTTATTTTCCATTATTTGTTATTATAAATAGATTTTAATATATTTATTTATAATTAATTTAATGATGATAATTTAATTTAGAAAATTTTTCATGATCAGATGGTGTATGAGCCGTTACTTTTTCTCCAGTTGTAGGATGATACATATAATGTGGATAATTACCACCTTTCATATATTTTTTTCTGTGTTTAGTATTTCTTTTTTTAGTATGTTTTTTATTTTTTCTTTTTAATTTTTTTCCACCTCTAGTACATCCACAACTACTTTTACTATATTTTTTTTTATTACCACCAAGTAAAGGTGGTGGACCAATTCTTAGACCAAATGCTGGACCACTAGTAGGACCTAAAGGCGGAGGGGGCGATGGAGGTCCAGGATTAGGTGGAACAAAAGGAACTGAACGAGCTAATGTTGGACTTGGATCTATAAAATTAATTTTATTAGTAGATTGATTAACATATGCTGGATTTAAATCCAGCAGACCTCTTCCGCCATACATTTTTCTTTTAGAAGTTTTCTTACGCATATATATATTACAAATAAAATATAATTAATATTTCTAAATATTATATTCTAATATTTATAAAATAGATTTAAATATTAAATATTGTATTAATATTAATGGTTAAAATATGTATTGACTATAAAAATGAAAATTATAATGAATATTTTTCTTATTTTAATTTTCCTTTAAGTGATTTTCAAAAATGGGCGATTGAATCAATAGTTACAGATAATCATTGTTTAGTTACTGCTCATACTGGTAGTGGAAAATGCTTAAAATTTAATACTGATATATTAATGTTTGATGGTTCTATTAAAAAAGTTCAAGATATTAAAGTTGGTGATAAATTAATGGGTGATGATTCAACTGAAAGAAATGTTTTGGGATTAGCCCGAGGAATAGAGCCCATGTATAAAATTAATTTGAGTGATGGTGACAATTTTACATGTAATGAGAGTCATATATTATGTTTAAAATATAATGTTAAACCATTTATTAAAGATAATAAAAATGGAAATAGATATGAAGTTAATTGGTTTGATAATAATGAAATTAAGATGAAAAATAAATCAATTAATTATAAAAATAATGATAAAGAAAGATGTTTAAATGAAGCAAAAAAATTACTAGATGAAAAAATGTTAATACAAAAACATGATTTTAATATTACTATTAAAGACTTTTTAAATTTACCAAAATATTTACAAAGAAATTCTTTATCCTACAAAGTCGGTGTTGAATTTCCAGAAAAAAATATAGAAATTGACCCTTATATTATTGGGTTATGGCTAGGAGATGGATCAGCAAATAATGCAGCAATTACATGCCAGGATGCAGTAATTCTAAAATATCTACGTGAAAAAATAATAGAATACGACTGCTACTTGCAATATCGTAATGGATATACATATGGATTTACTACATTAAAAAAATATACAAATAAAGAGAGAGAAAATTATATTAAAACCATTTTAAATAAGTATAATTTATTAAACAACAAACATATTCCAGATAATTATAAAATTAATTCTAGAGAAAATAGACTAAAATTATTAGCAGGATTAATTGATAGCGATGGATATTATTATTGCAAAACATATGAAATTAGTCAAAAAAACTATATGCTAGCTGATGATATTTTGTATTTAGCAAAAAGTCTGGGTTTTGCATGCAAATTAAAACAAGTAAAAAAATCTTGTCATTACAATAATGTAAAAAAAGAAGGTGAATATTATAGAATTACAATTTTTGGAGATAATCTTACAGAAATTCCAGTTTTATGTAAAAGAAAAAAATGTAATGAAGAAAGATTAATCAATAAACCTGCTTTAGAATATTATTTTAAAGTCGAACCACAAGGAAACGATTACTATTATGGATTTGAACTGGATGGTAATCATAAATTTATTTTAGGAAATTTTGTAGTAACTCATAATACGCTTCCAGCTGAATTTGCTATTCAATATTTTAAAAAACTGGGAAAAAGAGTTATTTATACAGGTCCTATTAAAGCTTTATGTAATCAAAAATTATATGATTTTAGAAACAAATATCCTGAAATATCATTTGGTATATTAACTGGCGATATAAAAGATAATCCAGATGCAGATGTATTAATTATGACTACAGAAATTTTACGTAATACTTTATTTAATAAAGAAGTTATTCAAAAAGATAAAGAAGCATTAAATAATAGTTCAATCCTTTCTTTTGAAATGGATTTTAATAATGATTTAGGTGCTGTTATTTTTGATGAAGTTCATTATATTGGTGATGAAGATAGAGGGTCTGTTTGGGAACAATCATTAATGCTTCTTCCATCTCATATTCAATTAGTAATGTTATCAGCTACTATTGATAAACCCGAAATATTTGCAAAATGGATTGAGGATTTAAAAAAAGATAAAGATAGCAATAAAGAAGTTTATCTTTGTTCTACTAATGAAAGAGTTGTTCCTTTAATTCATTATAATTGGTTATCTTGTCATAATAATACTAAAAAAACAGCTATTAAAAATGATCCTGATTTTAAAAATTATATATTTAAACCTATAATTCTCTCTGATAAAAATAAAAAATTTAATGAAGAAAATTATAAAAATATTATTAAAACACAAAAAATAATAGAAGCAGATGGTTTTATTAAAAGAAAATTTATTTTAAATGATCTAATTAAATATTTAAATAATAACAATATGTTACCTGCATTATGTTTTATTTTCTCTCGTAAAAATGTAGAAATTGCTGCTAAAGAAATTGATTTTTCATTATATCAAGCGGATGATAAAACGCCAAATATTATTGAAAATGAATGTAAACAAATTTTAATAAAAAAACTACCAAATTATAAAGAATATATTAAATTACCTGAATATATAGAACTTATAGATTTACTTAAAAAAGGAATTGCTATTCATCATGCAGGAATAATGCCTATTTTAAGAGAGATTGTTGAACTATTATTTGAAAAAAATTATATTAAATTATTATTCGCAACCGAAACTTTTGCAGTTGGTATTAATATGCCAACTAAAAGTGTAATTTTTACAAGTCTTTATAAATTTGATGGTAATGGTCAGAGAGAATTATATTCACATGAATATATTCAAATGGCTGGACGTGCTGGCAGAAGAGGAATTGATACTATTGGTCATGTTATTCATTGTAATAATTTATTTAAATTAGAGACTAATAATTATAAAAATATTTTATTAGGAGGTGCAAAATTACTAACATCACAATTTAAAATTTCATTTAATTTAATTTTAAAAATTATATATTCAAATACATGGGAAAATAATTTTACAATTGATGATTTTAAAAAATTTATTGAACAGAGTATGATTAAAGAAAGTTTAAGTAAAGAACAAAATTTTTATCTAAATGAAGAAAATAGAATTAAAAAGGAAATTTTATTACTAGAAGAAAAAATTAAAAATTTAAATACACCTATGGAAATTTTTGAACAATATAAAAAATTAAAAACACAAACAAATTTACGTAATAATCAAAAAAAGAAAAATTTTAAAAATATTCAAGATATTGAAAATAAATATAAAATAGAAGAAGAATATCCTATATATGAAAATTTTAATAGATTAATTGAAGAAGAAAAACAAAATTTAACATATAAAAATAATGTAATTAATTATATTAAAAATAATATACAAAACGTATTAAATATTTTAATAAATAATAATTTTATTACAGAAAATTTTAAAATTTTAGAAAAAGGTATTATTAGTAGTCAAATTCAAGAAATACATTCATTAGTATTTGGCGAATTATATACTATAACTAATGGATTTAATGAGTATTCTACAGAAGAATTAATAAGTATATTAAGTTGTTTTACAAATATCAATGTTGATGATTCTATTAAAACATATAATTGCGATAATTATAAATTAAATGAAATAAGTAAAACTATTAAAAATTTATTTGATAAATATGAAGAATTACAAAATAAAAATTATATTCCAAATGATACAGAAAGTATATTTCATCTTGAATTAATTGATATTTTATCAGAATGGATTAAAGCTGATGATGAAAGTAAATGTCTATCTTTACTACAAAAAATTAGAAATGAAAAAGGTATATTTTTAGGTGATTTTATTAAAGCTATTTTAAAAATAAATACAATTGCAAGTGAGATTGATAAAATTTGTGATATATTAAATAATTTAGAATTAAAGCAAAAATTAATTAATATTGGTAAATTAACCCTTAAATTTGTAGCAACAAATCAATCTTTATATATATAATTTTAAATTATATATTATATACTATATCATCTATATACCATATTATTTTCTATCTTTTTTCTATACTTTACTCTGTTATTTTAGAGAGAAAATAGGAAAAAATATTAAAAAGTATGTATTATAATTTAATTTATATACTATTATTATATAAATGATTCAGTGGGATTTATATGATAATAATACTAATTTATTTTCATTAAATAATCGTTTAGTTAAAGGTAAATGTGTTGATGTATATGATGGTGACACAATTAAATTAGTTTTAGATATTCCATTTGATGAAAATAAATTATATAAATGGAATTGTAGAATGAATAGAGTAGATACACCTGAATTGCGAACAAAAAATAAAAAAGAAAAAGAGTTTGGTTATGAAGTTAGAAATAAATTAAGAGAGAAAATATTAAATAAAATATTAGATGTAAAATGTTTAGATTTTGATAAATATGGAAGACTATTAGTTGAAATTTATACAGAAGATAAAGAATGTATAAATGATTGGTTAATACAAAATAATTTTGCTTTTGAATATAATGGAGGAAGTAAAAAAAAATGGTTTACTGAATAATTATATAATTAAAATATATAAATGGTTCATGATAAATATGTTGGAAAAGTATTAATGATACAATTACCAAATAATTCAAGACCTAGATTTAGATGGATAGTTAAAAAAAGAGATGATGGAAGATACATTGCAAGAGCACCCAAAATTGGAGTATTAATAAGAGATTTAGATAAAAAATTAGATAAGGATTATAATTCAGAACATTTATTACCAAAAAATTTTTCTTTTAGAAAAAGTTTAAATAAAGATAGAAAATCAAAAAGGTCTAAAAAATTAGGAAAAAATAAAACAAAAAAAAAATAAATTAATATTTAAAAACTATCTAATATTTATGTAATAAATGCTCCTTTAAATATAATAAAATTTGTATATGGAAATAATTCTCTCATAATTTCTTCTAAAAATTGTAAAATTAAAATTACCCATAATATTATTTTAATATATAAGGGAAATTTTTTATAAAATTTATTAAAATTAAATTTAAATGCTAATAGCCATCCAATTAAAAAAAATAGAATATCACTAATATGATTAGTTGTATTTTCTAAAATCTTACCTGTAGGAGATTTATTATGTTCTAGTATTTCTATTAATAAATGTAGTCCATTTGTTAATATAAAATTAAAATATAATGGAATTTTAATACTATTTATTAATGTAAAAGTTATAGAACCCCATAATAAATGTAGAATTGAATATTTATCTAATATATTAACACCCATATTAATATATTATATTAAAAAATTGATATAATATATATTAATTAATAAATTATTAATAATGAATTTATCTAATGAACAAAATCTAATATTTGAAAAATATATAAAAGGTGAAAATATATTTATTACTGGTGTAGGAGGAACTGGAAAAACTCATTTAATACATACTATTGCTAACCATGCAAAAGAAAATGATAAAAAATTTCAAGTTTGTGCAATGACTGGTTGTGCTGCTGTATTATTAAATTGTTCAGCAAATACATTACATTCTTGGGCTGGAATTGGTTTAGCTAGAGGAAATATTGATGAAGTAGTAAATAGAGTAATTAAAAGTAAATTTAGAAGAAAAAATTGGAATAGAATAGAACTCTTAATTATAGATGAAGTAAGTATGTTATCAGAAAAATTATTAATTATTCTAGATATGATTGGTAAAAAAATTAAAAAAAATATGAAACCTTTTGGAGGTATTCAAATTATTTTTGCAGGAGATTTTCATCAATTACCTCCAATTGGTGATGAAGATGATATTTTATCAAAAAATTTTTGTTTTGAAAGTAAAATTTGGAATTTATTATTTCCTATAGAAAACCAAATTCAATTAAAAACTATTTTTAGACAAAAAGATCCTATATATCAAAAAATATTACAAGAAATTCGTGATGGTAGAATTCATAAATCATCTATAAATATTTTAAAAAAATATATTAGAATTCCTGATGAAAACATGGAAATAAAACCTCCTATTTTATTATCTAGAAGAAAAGATGTTGATGAAATAAATTTAAAAAATCTCAATAATTTAAAAACTACCGAAAAAAATTTTAATTTACAAGATAATATTGAGATTGAAGATAAATATAAAAATACTTTTAATAATGATGAAATTCAATATGAATTAAATTATTTAAAAAATAATATTTTAGCTGAATCAAAATTAACACTTAAAATAGGTGCACAAGTTATGTGTATAGCAAATATTGATATTGAAGGCACTAATGCTATAGTTAATGGTTCTCAAGGTATAATTAAAGATTTTATAAATAATTATCCATTAGTTGAATTTAGAAATGGCGAAACTCGTATTATTAAAGAACATATATGGAAAAGTGAAATAATACCAAATATTGGTATTAAACAAATTCCATTAATTTATGCATGGGCTATTACTATTCATAAAGCACAAGGACTAACTTTAGAAACTGGCATGATTGATGTTGGTAAAAATGTTTTTGAATGTGGTCAAACATATGTTGCACTATCTAGACTTGTTTCATTAGATGGATTATATTTATTAGCATTTGATCCTTATAAAATTAAATTATTTAATAAAGTAATTGAATTTTATAAAAAATTTTAATATTTTAAAAATTGATTTATTTTATATTTTTTAAATTATAAAATAAAAATATAATATGGATTGTAGCAATACGCCTATCTCTGAACTTAGCAAAGATAATTTAAAAATTCATAATTGTAAAGAACCTATCTATCATATTACTATTTCTAATAAATTTAGAGAATATGCAAAACTTGGTTTTAAATTAGAAAATAAATTGTCTAATGATGATCTTTATAAATATCTTTCAAAAACTTTAGAGGAAGTAAATAATAATTATATGTCTTATTTAGCATTAATTAAAAAAACAGATGAAACTAATGAGGATAATTCATTTTGTCTTACATATGTGTGTTTTTATATACCAAAACAATTAATAGAAAAACTTGTTGAAAATAAAATGTATAATTGTATATTTTATATTGGATTAGAAGATGATAAAAATAAAATATTAATATCATCTAAACCACCTAGTGAAGAAAAATTAGCTAAACATAAAAAAAGTCCTGATGGTGATAATCTTCCATATAAAAGCACACTATTAACATTTGAACTTACTGAATAAACATAAATTAATATCTCTTTTTACGATGAGTCTTTTTACGATGAGTCTTTTTATGTTTACGTTTTTTACCGCCCATACTAACTCTAACGCTTCTAAATATATTATCAACTGGTTTTTTTAATCCTACAGATCCTAATACAGCATTAAATGGATCATCTACATCTTTTACTATTTTTTGCATTCTACTAGTAGAATGTCTTTTTGGTGCCTTTCTGACACGTCTTGATGATCTACGTCTTCTGCCACCTCTTGTTAAAGCCATTATATATTTAATTAATATTTTATTTATAAATTAAATATATTATATTTACTATCTTAAATATCTATATTAATAATAATTTTATCTTCTGTGAGTTCTACGATGTCTACGACGTTTACCACCACCTCGGCTAATACCTACTTCATGTAATACACTTCGAGTAAATTTTCCAACTGGTGGAACTATATCTAAAACTTCATCACCAACACGAGAAGTTAATCGAACAGCTTTTCCAAGTCTTGTAGTTTTATTTTTACGTTTTTTAGAATGTGAACGTCTCTTTTTGCCTCCTCTAGTTAATGCCATTATATATTATACATATATATTTTTTTAATTCCATGGAATTTTCAAATTTCTTAAATTTTTTCTTAAATATAAATTAAAATTAATTATATCTATTTTTGAATAATTACCCTCTATTAAAAGAAAATCTAGATAATCTTTAACAAATAAATTATATTTATAGTGACCATATTGATGAATAGGACGATTAATATGCAAATTTAATTTTTCTTTTCCTTTAATATTAGGTAAAAATATTAAATTATAACCATCTTCAATATTATAATTTGTATTACAAATTACTGGATGTTTTTTGTGTTGTTTTGGTATTATATGATGAATTTCTACTAAACTAGATAATTTATATCTTTTTTTATAATCTTTAAATCTACTTTTAGTAAAACCTGAAAATAATAAACATGAATAGGTTAATATTTTCCGAGCAATCATTATTAATAATTTAATATATAATATATTATTCAATAATTTTAATTCGTATTTTTTTCTTTATTTCATTTTCTGATAAAAATAAAAATAATTCAAAATTTTTACTTGTATAATTATCATAATTATTATTAATTATTATTTTTGAAATTATATTTAATTTATGTAAATAAACTGAATATTGATATAATCCATCATTTCTAATTATTTTATCAAATAAATATCCTTCATAATGTTTAGATAATATATCTGGATCTGTATTAAACATATATAATAGAGAACAATTATTTTGAACTTTTTTAATTGACCGCATTGTAGTATTTATATATTCTAATCTATTTATCCATTTATTATAAAAATCTTCTGCTAAAGAACTCAATTTAATTTCATTTAAATTTTCTTGAAATTTAATTAAATTTAAAAGATCTACTAAACGTCTTATTGGTGATGTTATATGAAGATATGAACTTTTATTATTGTGTAAATACATATGTTTACTTCTATTTTCATAACTACTATATTGACCACTTAAACTATGAAAAATTTTAAAAAAAGATATTATATCATTTGATAAATGATCTGGTAATATAGGTTCAGTTTCTTGTTTAACTGATCTATAAATACCATTTTTAAATGTTTCTTGAAATTCAGCTACTTTATTATTCATAAATAACATATAAAAACTAATTAAATCATGACTATCTTTAATTTCAGAAAGATATTTATATTTTTTTTGAATTTTTTTTGTTAGTAAAAATAATTTATTATAGTATTCATTACTATTTGTATTTGCACCATCATATGTTAAATTATTTCTTACTTTTATTAATACATTTTTATATTTTACATCAAATAAATTATCATTATCAAAAAATAAATCTAATGCTATTGCAAATCTACTCTCATTTTCTTTTAAACTACATAAATTATCTGATAAAATAGTTGGTAACATTGGTCGTTTTCTATCTGGTAAATAAATTGTTGATATTCTCTCTGAAAATGAACCCCATAAATTTAAATAATCCAGTATAATTGAAACATTTGATATATATATTGATATTATATATTTATTTTCATCAATTTCTTTAAATGAAATAGCATCATCGTAGTCTTGACATTGATTAGGATCAATACTTATAATATATGTATCTAATCTATTTTCAATATTTTTATATTTTTTTACAATATCTTCAATTAAAAATTTTGTTTTATTTTTTTTAATACTTAATGCTGTTTTATTAGAAAAATCTGTTATAGATATATTTAAATTTTTACTAAATAATTGATATTCAAAAAAATTTATTAAATTATCTGTATAACCTATTGTTTGACACAATATACCATATGGATGTTTATCTTCCCAATTATCATATTTAAATGTTACATATTTATTTTGATTTTGTTTATCAAAATTATTATTTTTTTTCATATTAATTGGTATCAAAAATTCAGGTAGACGCTTATCATGAGGAATACATTTATAATATATTTTATCTTGATTTTTTCTACCATAAGTTTTATTCATTAATAATACACCTGCAATATTTTTATAAGATCTAACAACTGAATGAACTAATTTAATATTATTATCTTTATCATCATATAAAAACACATCTTCTGAAAATAATTTTAAATTTGCTGGATTTGTATTTATATCTATATTAATTTTTTCAAATGTATCTGCAGAATAATAATCCCATTCTGTATAATTTTTATTTGATATTACAACTTTTAATTTCATATTACCTAATTTATTTATGGTAGTATTTTTAAATCATTAAAATATTGTATAAATATATAATGGGGTTAATTGCTAATATATTTTTAATGATTATTTTAGTAGTAATAATAGTATTAGCTATTATTCATAGAAAAAATGTAGTTAATACTAATTTAGAAGATTGTTTTAATGATTGTAATAATAATTGTGATAAAAATCATCCTGCTGCTTACTATGATCTTTGTAAAAAACGTTGTGCAATTAGATGCGGTAATAAAATACAACAAAATTAAATTTATATTAATTAATGTAAATTAATGTAAATTAATGTAAATTAATGTAAATTATTATGATAATTTGCTATCAGTCAATACCAAATTTTTAATATCAGCTATTTTTCTTTTAGTATTATTATTTTGAAGAATATGCATAATATATTCTGGAAGAATAGCAAAATTATTCATAAATGTGCTATATTTAAAATTACATATTGTTGATTTTTCAATATATTTAATACTATAAAACCAATATGCAGGTATGTAAATTATTTGTCCAGCTGTTAATTCTATATCTAAACATTTTATTTTTTCATAATCATTTTTATACTTTTCTTGAACATTCCAAATATCTAGGTTTGATCTAAATTCTATTATTTCATAATCCCTAAAAACATCTAAATATTTATAATTTTTTGGCGGAGTTAATCTTATAATTATTTTACCTTCTGTAACTAAAAAATAATTTCTATAATAAATATCATATCTTAAAGGTGTATATATATTTGGATATCCAATTAATAAATCATACATACATAATGATACAAATGATGGTCTTAAAAATAGATCATCACTATTAAAATTTTTTATAATACTAGTTTCTTCTAAAAATTCTTTATTATTTTCACTAAAATATTTTTTATCGCTATCTTTTTCAAATAATATTATTGTTTCTTTTAAAGTTAATGGTAAATATAATTCTGTATCTTCTTGATTATCATTTAATTTTCTAATTTTTATATCAAATGCTGAATATCCATCTTCTATTTTTTTAAAATTTATATCTTCTATAATCTTATTATTATATTCAAATAATACTGGTTGTCTTAAATCACATATATCTTCTAATTGTTCTTTTGTTGGATTTTCTATTTCTAATATTTCTAAATCATTATTTATTTTTAGTTGAAAAGTTATATGTAAATATAAAAATAAAACTATTATAAATATAATTAAATTAATTAGTATATTCATACTAATTAAATTATAAAATTATTTATCTATTTTACCATATTATTTCTATTTTTTACCTTTTTTTTTATTATCTGTCGAAAATGAAACATCTAACACTTCATTATTATCTCCAACATTTACTACTTCTTGGCTAGTATCTAAATTATTATTTTCTTTTTTAACACCACCATCTTTTATTTGCATTAATTTTAAATTTGTTTCCATACTCATATTTTGCACCTTTAATAATAAATTCTTTAATTCTTTTTGTTCTGATTCAAGTCTTTCTAATTTTTTCTTTAATTCATTATCTTGTCCCATATGTTTATTATTTTCATTTAAAAATGAACATTGTTGTTCAACATTATCTAATCTATTATCTAATGATTGTAATGCACTTGATAACATTTCTTCATTTACTTGTTCTCCTTTTTTATCATTACCAAGTAACATTCCATATAACTCTTTAATTTTATCTTCAAAAACACGTAATTTTAAATCATGATTTACAACAGCTTGTTCAAATGAAATTTCAATCTTTTCATTTTTTGGGGCATTTGAAAAATATGCGGCTGCTTCAGGATTTGGTTGACCAGATAATCCTCTTCTAGCCTTTGCTCTTGAAATTGCTTGTGCTCCACTCATCTATATTTATTTTTAATATAAAATTATTTAATTATACACGCATTTGCATTTTAATTGGTTCATGAAATTGATAATTAATAATTTCAAAATCATTCTCTAAATATTCATCAATAGAGTTATAAATATTTTTAATTTTAATTTCTGGAAAATTAAATGGTGTTTTTTCTTTTTGAATTGCTAAACTATCTATATGATCATCATATATATGTGTATTACCTAAATAATATACAAATTCTTTTGCTATTAAATTACAATGATGTGCTATTAAATGAGTTAAAAATGCATAAGATGCAATATTAAAAGGAACTCCTAAACCTACATCACCACTACGTTGATACAGAGAGCATGATAAAAATTTATCTTCTGATACATTAAATTGCATCATTACATGACATGGAGGTAATGCCATTTCATTAATTTGACATGGATTCCATGCACTTAATACTAATCTACGACTATTTCTTAATTTAGGATCTTTTAAACAATCTATTATTTCTTGCAATTGATCTATACCTTTATTTTTATAATCTGTTTTACAATTTTCATATTTAGCATTAAAATATCGCCATTGATGTCCATATACTGGTCCTAAATCATTTTCTTCTAAATGATGTAATCCTCTACTATCTAAAAATTCACGTGATGCATTGTCATTCCAAATTTTTACATTTTGATTTTTTAAAATATTATTATCTGTTTTTCCACTAATAAACCAAAGTAATTCACGTAAACATGTTTTCCAAGCTAATTTTTTTGTCGTTAATAAAGGTATTTTATTATTTAGTAAACAAAAATGCATTGCACTTCCAAAAATTGTTTTTGCATTACCATTTCTTGTATTTTCCATTATACCTTCATTTAAAATATCTTCAATTAATGTTAAATATTGATTTTCATCATGAATTAAATTATTACGTTCTTTTAATTTTGCTAATGATCTTTTTAACATTAATTATATTAATTAATTATTTTTAATTTCTTTCTATAAATCATATAATGGAAAAAGTAAATGAAGCTATTAAAGATAATAATAAAGAAAGTTCCAATTTTTTTACATATGTATTTAACTTTGACGAAGATAACAAAGCTGGTATGTTTAATATGATTCAATATACATTATTAGCTATTGTTCCTGTTATTGTTTTATTAAAACTAGTTAAACATTATATTCCCGAAGATGATGATTCTAAACCTAGTTTGGAAATTTTAGTAGAAGTTGTATTTCAATTAATTGTTATATTTTTAGCAATTTGGTTTATTGATAGAATGGTTCGATTTATTCCTACATATAGTGGTGTTTGTTATTATAAATTTAATGAAACTAATTTTATTATTCCTATTTTAATTGTATTAATTACTATGCAAACTAAATTAGGTGCTAAAATTAATTTACTATTAGATAGAATAAATGAAGTATGGTCTGGAAATACAACTAATTCTACTTCACAAAAATCTAATCAAAATTCACAAATTAAAGTTAGACAACCTTTAGCAGGATCTATACCACAACATCATCCTAGTCAAGCTGATAGTCTAAATAATCAATATGTATCACCTATATCTAATAATATATCGCCTAGTAATACAACTTTAATTAGTGATTTACCACAAATGAATCAACAACAACAAGCTAATGTTCAAAATCAAATAATAGATCCATCACCATTAATGGCTGCTAATGAAGCTCTTGGTGGAATATTTGGTTCATCATTTTAATTAAATAATTTATTATTAATAATTTAATTAATAAATTATTCTGATATATCTAAATTACATTTTTGTAATGGAATAAAGTCGGCTGCTGTTTTATAAAATGGGATTTCTTCACCTAATTTATTATTTACTATTGTTTCTATTAAACCTGATAAAGGAAATACATAATAAAAAGCCGAAAATATACATATTGTTGTTATTAAAAAATATAATGGAGCACCATAATTTTGTTGTAATGTTTTAACTAATGAATTATTATCATAATTTGGTATAAATAATATTCCCAAAAATATTATAAATACTTTAACTAGTCCAAAACCTAATGAATCATTTATTGATGCAAAAAAATTATATATTAAACATGCTAATGAATATTCATTTCCTTTACACTCTTCTGTTCCTTCACTTGTAGTAGATTTTGATAGATTTTTAAAATCACAAGGATTTGCAAATGCATATACTAAAAACCCTATAGATAAAATTAAACAAAAATTTGATACTATATTTTGTATTGATAAATTATTATTTGATTTTATAAAAAAATTTATTATTAATGTAGGAGCAATAGTTATTGCTGATAATAATATAAAAATTATATTAAATCCATTATCTGTTTGTGGAACTAAACTACCTAAAGTTGTAAATAATATTAAAAAACAAATAAATATAGTAAATAATGCAGAAGTTATTTGTATTGTATTGCCTGATATACATAATGATAACATTATCAAAAATATAATTTGCATTATACCTATAAAAAAACGCATTGAACTTCCTTTAGTTTTTTTATCACCTCCTACACTTTCTGAAAATGTATTTAATGAACCTATTATACCACCTCCTATTAAATTTTTTGATGAACCACCACTAGATGTTTGTGGTTGATTATTACCGGATGTATCAAGTGATAAATTTTTAGTTGGTATAAATTCATTTATTTTAGATAATATATTCCATAATTTTTCTTGTTCTTCAATTACTAATCTATCTTCTTCGCTTTTTAATTGTTCCTTTAAATTAATTAATAATTCTTCTATTTCTTTAGGAGTTTTTCCTTGTGTTTTAATCTCTTTTTCTCCATCTTCAACAAGTTTTTGAAAAGTTTTATTTTTATTATCATCAATTGTAATTAAAATCTTTGCTACTATCCATAAAAATCCTCTTATTAATACTTTTGGAATAAATAGTAAATATGGTGATAATATTAATAATAAACTTGAAAAAATACCTATACTAACTAAATTATCACTATATGTTTTTTGCCAATTACCTGATATATCAAGTGATATTTTTCCTTGTAATATATTATTTATCATATCATTATTATTACCAGATAAATCACAAGTTTCTATAGAACCATCAGCAGTTTTTTGCCAACCAATATTTTTATCACCAGTAGGAATACAATCTGATGAAAATGTACTAATTGTATTATTTATATTATTTGCTACTCCATTTGGTCCTATTAATAATATTATTAACCAAATAAATACTATTAAAATAATAATTTGATTAGATAGTAATATTCCTTTAATAAATACCTTCATTATTTCATCATCTGGTATAATATTTATTGAATTAGTTCTAGTATTATCTGACATATATATTTATAAATAAGATTTAATTTTACTCTTATTTATCGATTATAGTTTCTTTAATAATACTTTTAATAATTTTATTTTCTGAATAACTATTTTTATCTATATCTTCCATAACAGTTTTTACTAAATCAATATATTCATCTTTTCCATTATCTGTTTGTTGCCAAGATGGATTATTACATTCCCATTTTTTTATTGCATCTCGTTGTTTATATGCTACATCATTTATTGCATTACGAATTTTATCTTTACTTTGTTCTTTTTCCCAAGTATTATTGTCTTTTATATATAATATTTCTCTCTTAACATCTGTACAATGAATTGGTCTTTGAAAAATATCTAGTTGTTTTAATCCATTTAAAAATACAGTACTAATCCCTTCAATTAATCCATTTTTTTGTGTATAAATTAAATCTTGGGTTTGAACCTTTAATGAATTAATAAAATCTGACATATTTATTGCATCTTTGCATTGTTCATTTAAAAATACATTAATATTAAATTTATTATTATTATTATTACCTAATTTTGGTATTAGATCTTGAATTATTTGATTTTGTTCTTTTAATTGTCCCATCATTTCTTTTTTTATTTCAATATCTTTTGAATAACCATTCATTATCTCTTTTATTAAATCTTTTAAATTATTATTTTCTTCTTTTAAATTATTATCTATTGCATTATCCTTTGTATTATTTATTATATTTTTTTTTTCTAAACATTTTTTTTTATGTTTCCATAATCCAGATCTATCTTGATAAAATTTTCCACAATTTTCACACTGGTTATTTTTATTTGCATATTTTTGGTTTCCATTTGTTTCCAAATGTTGCCGATTATGTTTTTGGGTTAAAAGGTGTTGGTTCCATAAAGTTTTTTTACAGCATTTATAATCACATTTTTTACAATAAAAAATATTTTCATATTTTTGCATATTTTTTGTTTCCATATATTCCATAAAATGGAAACAGAAAATATTCTTAAATTATTTCAAAAAATTAAAAAAAAAATTTATGATAACACTTTTTTTAAATTAAAAATGAAAATTAGAGCATTTCAGTCTAAAGTGGTTTTTTTAAAAAAATTTGAAAATTTTAAATTCCATTTTTGAAAATTGGACATTTTTTTTTGTCCATTTTTAAAAAATCGATTTGAGAATTTTCAAAAAATTTTTATTTTTTTTTATATAAATTTTAACATCTTAAATTTTTTAATTTAATTATATAAACAAGATTGATTATGCATTATTAAATATATAAATAAATTTAATAAAAATAGTTAATTTTTAAAATAGTGGTAATTTATAAATATAAAAATGGAGGGAGCATGTGTATATAGAAATAGTTATAATAATCCAACATTAATAATATATAAAGAATATAGTAAAGATAAAGTATTTTTAGTAGTTTATTATAATAATAATTTATATAAAATGGTAATAAATTGTAAAACATTAACATATATATTACCAAGAAGATGTGAACATATATTAATAAAATTACCAATAAAAGAAAATATAGATGATACAATTAAGGAATGGAAAAGATTAGTTAGAGAGAAATTGGTAATTTTAAATTATATAGATAGTAAAAATAAAATATATAATTTTAAAAATAGATTTAAAATATAGATAAAAAAAATAATTTCTTATGATATTATAAATGTATGTAGGAAATATATTTGGAATAAATAGAAGAAATTTATTATTTTCAACATTAGTAATGCCATTTATAATGAATGAAGATAGTGAAAAATTAATTTTATCACAAGAAAATAATAAAATATTTTTTTATGGTTCATTAAATGATGAGTCATGTTTTAAACTTAATTTTTTATTACAAGATATGATAGAAAAAAATGATGAAGTAAATTTATACTTACAAACAACAGGTGGTTCAGTATTACCAACATTACCAATAGTAGATTTAATAAAAAATTCACCAGTTCCAATAAATACTTATATAAAAGGGTATTGCGCAAGTGCAGGAACATTATTGAGTGTAGTAGGAAAAAAACGTTATATGACAAATAATTCGTTAGTTTTAATCCATTCATTAAGACAAGAAGGAATGGGTGGAAATTTTAACAATATAAAAGATCAATATGAAAATGCAAATACAATAATGGATATTATAAAAAAAATTTATTTAGAAAATACAAATTTACCAGAAAGTCTTTTGTATTATTATTTAGATCATGATTTGTGGTTACCATCAGGAATATGTTTAAAATATGGAATAGTAGATAAAATTGTAAATTAATATAATTAAAATAATAAATATTAATTTATAATTTATATATGCAATTTGATAAAGAATATTTAATAAAAGCTTTAGAAAATGAAAATAATGAATCAATAGTTAAATTATCATTAGCAGAGATAAAAAGTCAAAAAAATGATATTCTTCAAAAATTAAATTTAAGTAGAGAAGAATTAAAAAATAATACACAAAAATTAAAAGAATATAGATATATAAATAATATAAATGATTTAAATTATGGATGTTATATAAGATGGATAAATCTTAAAAATTATAATAATATAAAATTAACAAATGGAGGTATAATTTGTGATATAAAAGTTAATAATGGAATAGAAATAGTATGTAAAAATAATATAAATAGATTTTTTCAATTAAATTTTGATGAAAATTTAATTTTTCAAAAATTAACAGATCAAGAAAAAATAATATTAAAAGTATTAAAAGAAATAAATAATTAGTTATTTCCAAATTTTAGTTTTTGTTTTTTTTTTACTTAATAATTTAGGTTTTTTTTTACATGTAAAACGATTTATTTTGTATCCTTTGTTATGAATAACATTTTTTCTACAAATAGCAATTTTAATACTTTCATTATTAATATCATTATTAACTTTTTTAATACAAGAACATAATTTTTTAGCTATAATATCTTCAGCTAAATTAGTAATAGTTGATAATGATGCATTATTAGGATATTTAATATTATAAAATTTTAAAATATCTATATAATCTTTTTTATTAAGTTTCATTATATAAAATAAATATATATATTTAAAATATATTTATTTTATATATGCCAAAAAAAAACCAACAATATATAGTAGTTTTTGATATGGATGAAACATTAGGGCATTTTGAACAATTAAGTATATTTTGGGACGTATTAAATAATTATTTAAAAAAAAAATATAATAAAAAAATAGATAAAATAGAATTATATAATATAATAGATAATTTTGATAAAATTTTACGTCCAAAAATACTAAATATTCTAGAATATCTTAAAAGAAAAAAAGAAAGTAAATTATGTGATAAAGTAATAATATTTACAAATAATACAAGTAAGGAATGGTCTAATTTAATTAGTAACTATTTTAATTATAAATTAGAATATAATTTAATAGATCAAGTAATAGCAGCATATAAAACAAAAGGTAAAATAGTAGAACCAAATAGAACACAATATAATAAAAGTTTTATAGATTTAATAAATTGTATAAAATTACCAGAAGATACACAAGTATGTTTTTTTGATGATGCAACGCATCCAGATATGGAACATAAAAATGTAGTTTATTTAAAAATAAAACCATATGTATATAGTTATAAAAACGAAGATATGATAAATAATTATTATAAAAAGTATTTATATAATTTGGTTGATAAAGAAGATTTTTTAAATAATATGAAAGATATGATGAATTTATATGATTATAAATATTTAAAAAAATCAGATTTAGAACAAAAAATAGATACATTATTAAGTAAAAGACTAATGGAACATTTAGATATTTTTTTTAAAGGAAAAAAACAAAAATTATTTACTCTCTAATAATGATAATAAATCATCGATATTTTCCTCAATATCTTTTGTTAATGGAAAATAATGATTAATTACTTGATTAATAATAGTAGTAGTAAATATAAATACACCAGCTTGGAACGCAATTTCTTTATCAAAATCAGTAAATTTTTGATTTTTAATAAAAGGATTAAATTTAATAATAAGAAGTAAAGAAATGTAAAGACGTATTATTTTTTGTATTAGTTCAAATAATCCTCCTTTTACATATTTACTTGTTATGCCAAAAATAGATAAACCATATAAAAACCACGCAAAATAATAAAAAAACCAAAATAGTTTTTCATGTAAAAAGTTAGCATTTTTAATTTTATCTATAACAAACATTATATATAAAATTAAATAAAAAAATTTAATAATAATAATAATAATATTATTATTATTTATAATAATAAATGGATTTATATAATTTTAATAGTGATACTTTGCTAAATTGGATAACAGCATTTTGTATATTTGAAATTCCATTAGCATTATTTTATATTTTTATTAGTAAAATTAATAAAAATTCAAAAGAAAGTAATGTAGAAAATTGGTATTCAGGAAAAGATATTAGTATTTGGAATGTAATAGTTCAAGATACATTATATGTAATATGTGGTATTATAATTTCATTGCGTTTATTTAATTATTTAGTAGATATAAATTTAATTCCAAAAATATTTATATATTTTATATTTTGTTTTATATTAGTTCAATTAATAGGTGATCTATTATTTGCATTAATAATAACAAATTGGGATAAAATTAATTCTACTTATTGGATAGATTATTTTAAAAAATATATAAAAGATTCAGGTTTTAATGCATTATTTGGTGATACTCTATATGTTATAGTATGGTCATTAACATTTTATTTTGTATCAAAGTATATAAATAGTTTTGATATTAAAATATTTATTATTTCACTTTTTTTCTTTTTAGTATCAGCATATAGTATTAAAAAAAGTATTAATAATTAAAAAATTTTATTAATATATCTAAATATATATGTTGTCATTAAAAATAAAATTCCACCCCAAATTATATCAATAAAACCAATATTTATATTCCATTTATCAAAAATAGCTATATTAGTTGTTTCATATACACCATATGTTGCTATACCTAATAAAAATGCATCTAATAAAGAATTATTTTTAATTATAATAAAATAATATATCAAAAATATTAAAAAAATATAACATAATAATGTAAAAAATATATTTAAATTTAATTTAGATTTTTGAATGGAAAAAACTAATTTATTAAAATTATCTTTCATTATAAATAAATAAATAGAATCTAGTAATAAAAAAATAACAGACAATAATGATAAATCTTTTATCATATAATATTATTTATTATTTTTAATTTTTATAATAAATAATTAATAAATATTTAATTAATATTATATAACTTTAAAGTTCTAGCACTAGCATCATTAGCATCTACAAATTGCGGCATCCAAAAATAAGGTATAATATTAGAATATTTTTCATAATGTAAATCAAATAAATATCGATAATATGCTTTTTCTAATGTAATATCTTTTTGCTTTAAATATGGTTCTAATTGTCTATTAATTAAATTTTTCATATATAAATCAGTAATTTTATTATCAATTATTTGAAACCATGATTTTTTTAATGAACTAACTCCATCACTAAATGCTTCTTTAGTTCGCCATAAAATTTCTTTTGGTAATAAATTAGGTAAAACATTATGAAATGCATTACGAATTAAATATTTTTCACATTTATTATTAAAGTTATGACATCTAATATCGTTAGGAATACTTAAATAAAAATTAACCCAATTGTAATCTAAAAATGGAGTTCTAGGTTCAAGTCCATGTGATGATATACATCTATCAGATCTTAATACATCAAAAAAATGTATATTAGTTAATAATCTTTTACATTCTTTATCAAATTCTAGAGGATTAGGACAAGCATTAAAATATAAATAACCTCCCATTAATTCATCTGAACCATCTCCATTAAAAATTACTTTAGCATTACTATGTTTTTTTATATATTTACCAATTAAATAATTTCCAACACTAGCTCTAATAGTAGTAGTATCATATGATTCAATACATTTAATTACTTCTGGTATTGCATTAAAAAATTCATCTTCAGAAAGAATAATATTAGTATGTTTTGTATTTAGATAGTTAGCTACTTTTTCAGCATAAAATAGGTCTTCTGCTCCTTCAAGTCCTATACTATATGTTTCTAAATTATTACCAGTATAATATTTAGCTACTAATGCACAAACAAGACTACTATCAAGTCCGCCTGATAAAAGACAAGCAATAGGTCTATCAGTAGTTCCAATAACACGTTTAATAATAGTATTACTAAAATTTTCTACAATAAGATTATTAATAAGATTAATATCAGTTAAAGTATTATTAATTAATGGATAATGATAATATTTATAATTTTCAATTTCGATATCATAATAATGATTATTATTTTTAGTAAATTTTGTAAATGTTCCAGGTAAAAATGATGTAATATCATTAGTTGAAGAAAAATCTAAATTACAAAGATTTTTTAATTCACTTGCATAACCATAAATATAATTACTATCATTAATTGTTTTTTTTTGAAAAAGAGGTCTAACTCCAAACCGATCGCGTGCAATAAATATAGAATTATTAGTATTATCAACTAGAACAAATGCAAAAACACCATCTAATAAAGTTAGAGTTTTTTCAATACCAAATAAAGAATATAAATGTAATATAATTTCACAATCAGAATTTGTATATAATTGAATATTATAATCAATGGATAATTGTTTATAATTATAAATTTCACCATTACAAATAAGATTTAAATTATTAATATTAATAGGTTGATTAGAAATAGAATTAAGTCCATTAATAGCTAATCTATGAAAACCTAATATAATATTATGAAATTCATCACCAGCACAAATAGTAGAAAATTCAGGACCTCTATTTTTTCCTAATAAAAAAGATTTATATATATTATTACTAATTTCAGTATTAAGAATAGCAAAAATTCCACACATTAATAAAATAAAATAGTAAATCTTTAATTACATTTAATAAATAGATTAATAATGAATCTATATTGATCTATAGCTTCATCACAATGAGTATTAATTTTATTAATATACCAATGTAATTTAAAATTTTTATTTGATAGAATTTTAAAACATTTTTTTTGAAATTTATGAGGATATATTTCGTCTTTTAAGAGAGAATAAATATAAATAGGTGTTTTATTATATTTTTTTTGTAATTTAGTATATTTATGCATATAAATAGTATTAATTGCAATTAAACCACCTATATTAAAATTTAATTTATTGAGTATATTAAATAATAGAGTTCCACCTTGTGATACACCAACAATATATATTTTATTATTATCAATATATTTAGCTTCATTTGTAATTATTTGTTTAATTCTATCACTTTGATATTGAAATTCTTGAATTCCAATATTATCAATTTTATTTAATCCATCATACATAGTGAAATAATCATACCAAGATTTAATATTATATTCAGGTAAAATATTATAGTGTAAATTAATATTATAACTACTAGGAATAATAAATTTAATATTATCAAAAATAGTATAATCTTTAAAATAATTTAAAAAATTATTAAAAGAATTATAATCTCCATACATCCCATGTAATAAAATAATACTATATTTATGCTTTTTAATAGGATAAATTATTTTAGTTTTATAATACATAATATATACATTATAGTTAAATTTAAATAATATTAATAATAAAATTTATAATTAATAATATTAATAATATTAATAATAATAATATTAATAATAATAAAATTTATAATATAATATATTATATAATAAATGTATGGTGTAGTAGATGGAGTATTTTTTTGTAATCAAGAAAGATTAGATGAAATAAATGAAAGAATAAGTTCACGTAATATTCCAAGTGAACCTTTACAACCTGAATTTTCGCCAAGACCAGTCTCAACAAAATATGCAATATTACCAATAGTAGATAGAGTTCCTCAGTCAGATGTTCCTTTAAAAAAATATCCAGTATATAATGTAGAAAAAGTATTTAATCCAGGAACAAGTCAAGCACCTTGGAGAGGATTTGCGGAAAATATAAATGTAGATTCATTATTAAGAAATCAATATTTTGCTTTACAAAAATCAACAGCAGCAAAATTTATACCTTCATCAAATAGTTCATTATATACATCTCCTTTAGCTGGAAATAGTATGTTAAAAAATGGAAATGAAGGTCAAATAGATATAAATACAAATAAAAATACAAATGGAAATGGACAATTTAGAATAGAAAGTAATAATACATTTAATAATTGTACTCGTTGTCAAAGAATGAATATAAATTTAGATGACATATGTTAAATAAGACAAATTTTAATATTATTTTAAATTAATATGAATAATATAGAAAATATTAATAATATAGATAAATTAACTCTAGAATATTTAATAAATCCTGAACAATATAAAAAATATTATAATAAAAATAATAATATAGATAATGAATTAGATAATGATAAAATATTTTATAGAAAAAGAATAATAAATTTAATAAAGGAAATGTTTAAGGGTAATTTTGATAATAAATCACTAGAAGATAATTTTAATGATTATATTAAAAATATAATAATACATTTAAAGAGATTAGATACAAAAGATATTTTACAACAATATTATATTGATATATCAAATAATGATCCAAAAAAAAATTTAATAGATATAGATAAAATAAAAAATGTAAATGATAATTTATTCTATAATGAAAAACCAAAAATAAATACAATAGAAAATTTTGTAAAACATAAAAAAGAAAAAAAAGAAATTTATATTTTACCAAAAAAGAAAGAAATAAATTTAAAAGATCCAAAATTAAAAAAAAAAGGTTTGCCAAAAAAAGAAAAATATAGTAATATTATAAATGAAAAAACAGAATAATAAAACAAAACGAAATATAAAAATAATGAAATGTGCACCAAAAACAAAAAAAAAAGGATATACTTGTTATACAGATAAATCATTATATAAATTAAAAAAATTTTGGAATATGAGACATCCAGATGAAAAAATAACAACAAATGACTCATATGAAATATGGAATAAATTAAAAGCAGGATTAAATAATGTATGTGATACAGAAGCATGTTGGTTAAAACAAAAATTTATAAGTAGTAATTTAGATAAAGATTTATTAAATTATACATTTGCACCAAATGCACCAAATAGTTGGAAAAAAAATAAAAATACATGGTTATCAAGTATAGATATAGAAAAGGTAATGAAACAATATGAAAATGCATATAAAAATTTTGCATTTATAGGTCCCTCACCAATAGATTTTGATACACCAAAAATTTATAATACTTGTGTTTGGGAAGAATTATGTAAATTTAATCTCTCTGACTTTATAAAAAAAAATAAAACAAAAATAGGGATAATTTTTAATACAGATCCACATTATAAAGGTGGACAACATTGGGTTTGTTTAATGATTGATATACCAGAAAAGATAATATATTATTTTGATAGTGTAGGAGATAAGCCACAACAAGAGATAATAAAATTAGTTGAAAAAATAAAACAACAAGGTAAAGAATTAAATATAGATTTTATTTATAAAGAAAATCATCCATTTGAACATCAAGAAGGAACAACAGAATGTGGAATATATGTAATGTATTTTTTAACAAAAATACTAGAAAAAAAACATAATTATGATTATTTTACAACAAATAAAATACATGATCAAGAAATGGAAAACTATAGAAAAATATTTTTTAATTAATAATTTAAAAATATAAAAAAATATTATTAATTAAAAATAATGAGTGAATTTAAATCTCAAACAAATAAAGCTTTATTATGGGAACTATTAAATGATCAAAATATATTTAATAATATACCAGATAGTGAATTAACAAATATTCAAGAATTATTTGAATCAGAAATTGAAAAAATATATAATAAAACAAATAATAAATCAGATTTATTAATTTTAAATAAATTATTAATTCAAAATTTTACAGAGTCATTAAATTATTATAAAGAAAATAAAAATTTTAAAAATCATACAATTAAAAGTGATTATGATGAAAAAATAAAAGAATTTTCAAATGATTTTGTTAATAAAAAACCAAAACAAATTAATTTTAAAGATAATGAAGATGAACCTTTAAAAATAGAAGATTTAGATAAAAAATTAGATATAATTCAAAAAGAACGAGAGAAATTAATACCAGAATATGAAAAAATAAATATTGATAATACAAATAATACAAATGATATAAATAATAATGATAAAGATAATGATAAAGATAATGATAAAGATAATGATAATGATAATTTAAATAATATATCAGAAATATCAGAAATATCAGAAATACTAGAAAAGAGAGAAAATATAAAAATAAATGATAAAGATGAGTTAATAAATAAAGATGAGTTAATAAATAAAGATGAGTTAATAATTAAAGATATAGATATAAATGATAATTTTTTTAATAAATTAAAGAAGAAAGAAAAAACACAAGAAATAAGTCAAGATATAATAGAAAATATAAATAATAGATTAAATAATTTAGAAAATAAAATAGATGAAATTATAAATTATATTAAAAATACAAAATAAAATTAGAGTTTTTTAAAATTAAATTGTTTACCTTTAATTTCTAGAATACCAACTTGTATAGGATTTTTAGCTAAATAACTTTTATAATCAAAAACTTTTCCTGTAGTAGGATCAAATGCATATTCAATACCTTCAATTTTAATTTTTTTAGCTTTAATATTTTCTTGTTTTTTATTAATTTGAGTAATAGAATCTTCTTCTTCATTTTCAATAGATGGTTGATAAGATAATTTATCGACAGATGGAGAACCAAAAGAAAAACATTTTAAGTTTTCTTTATTTTCAGGTTTTAAATAAAGAATACAATCAATAGCAGACTCTTTAACAGCTTTTAAAATACTTTTATTAATATCTTCTTTAATAGAAGAAATTTCATATAATGCTTGATCACTAGTTAAAGGAGTAATATTATCAATTTTACTTCTATCTTTTAATCTTAATTCAATTGAATCATCACTTTCCATTTGTTCTTTTGAAAAAATCATTAAATATAAAAATACATCAACAGTTTGTTCATCAAGTGGTAAATTTTTATGACTACAAATTCTTCTAGCTCTACCAATAACTTGTTCTAAACGAACAGGATGCCAATAAGGCTCTATAAGATGAACAAAACGAACATTATGTAATGAAATACCTTCAGCACCAGAAGCAGTAATCATAAAAACTTTAATAATCTCTCCAGAATAATTATTAGATGACATAGTTTTTAATTCTTCTACAATATTAGATGGAACATATTCCCATGTGCTATTAAAAATATTTCTAATAATTTCTTTAACTTCAGCACTTTCAGTTCCAGTATAGAGAGCGAAAGTAGGTTTACCTCTATTTTCAGGAGCAATATCAATAACCCAATTGCCAATTATATCTTTTTTAAGTTTAAATTCAGTAAAACCATTAGCTTCTAATATTAATTTTAAAATACCAATACCTTCTAAAGTTCTAAATTGTGAATAAATAAGATGTAATCCTTTATGGGAAGGGTCTTGAATATTTTCTAATACATTTAAAAATTTAGGACTATATTCTTTAAGTGCATCTGGTGTTAAAAATTGATCTTTACTATCACTTAAAGCTTTTAATGCAGCTTTAATTCTTCCTTCATAACTTTTATCAAAAATAGGCTGGGATTCTTGTATTTCTTTTTCAGCTTCATCTAATTCTATTTTAGATTCAGTTTTTAAAGCCTGTTCTTGTTTAGATATAGCATCAAATTCATCTTCATTAGCTATATTATCAGTAATAGCAGTTTCAATAGTAGCACCCTCATTAGGGAAAGGTCTAGTAATAGTAGGACGTGGAAAAACAAAATTACAAAATGCTCTAGAAAATATACGATAGGTAGAAACAGAATCATCATAAATTCCATCAGCACCCTTTTTTCTTTTTTTAGCATTAGCTAACTCAAGTTTTCTTTCTTGAACTCTAGCTTCTTCATATATACTAAATTGAAATTTACTCATTTCTATTTTACTTATATGAAAATTAAAACTTTTTTCATATTTTGGTAATAAAGCATCAATATCAGGAAAATAAGAAGTTAAACCTAAAATTCTTCTTTTAAATAAATTTTCATTTTTAACCTCATTTTTATCATCTATAAAATATTTTTTAAATTCATCAAGAGTATCAGGTAAAGCTTTATATTTATTAATTTCAATACCTCCAGGTAGAATAGAAATATCAGCTTTTTTTAAAAGTTTAGCAATTAATTGAATAAATTGTTTAGATGTAAAAGATTCATCTTTAGTTTCATTAATATGAACACCTTCATATAAATCTTTTGAATATTGAGAAATAAATCCAAATGGATTTTCAGTTATAATTAAAGTATTTGAACTAGATTGATATTCGATATAATCCATTAATTTTGTTAGAGTAGAACTAGTTTTAAATAATTTAAATAAAAAATCTTGATTAATTTTTCTAGTTTGATTAATAACTAATTTAAATTTATAAGTTCTAATTTTACCACGTAAAATATTAAATAAAATACCAATTTCATTAGGATAATTAATAATAGGAGTTCCAGTTAATAAAATAATTTTAGCATTTTCAGCAGTCATTAGATATTCATATAGTTTTATTGATAATGAATCGGATTTACCTTTTAATTTATTAACAATTCTACTAACTAAATTATGAGCTTCATCAATAATAACTACAGAATTATCAAAAGGATTAATAGTATAATCAGCAGTCATATTTTGAAGATGTGAGTTACGTAAACCATTATAATTAATAAATTTATATTTAGCTTTAATCATTTCAGTAATTTGTGCATCTAATAATATTCTTTCTTGTGATGAAAGTAATTCATAGTTAGGTTTTTTTTTAATATTAACTAACCATGCTCCATTATTTTTTTTAATAAATTCTTGTGATAAAGATAATACATATGATAAACTTTTTTCTAATTCAGGATTATCTTTAGTACTAATAAATTCCCAAAATTGATTTTTTTTATATAATAAATCACCGCATTTTTTTAACTCTTCCATATAATTGACTCTTAATGAAGCAGGTGTCATAATAATAATTTTTTTATCAGTTTTTAATCCTTCAGCAATACCAATAGAAGAACAAGTTTTACCAGAACCTAAACCATGATATAATAATAAACCTCTATAAGGAGTAAATAAATTAATATAATCTCTAACAATTTTTTGATGGGTTAAAAGAGTGAAAGAGTCATTTTTTCCACTATCACAAGATAATGTTTTATTATCTTTTTCAATATCTTCTTTATAAGGACCAAATAAAGAAGTAATAAAATTAATAAATATTTCACGATTATTCATATAATAATTAGAAGCTCTAACAATAACTTTTTTTTCTTCAGGAGGAAGTCTATTTTTAAGAGGAGTATCACCAATAATTAATTGACTAGTAGGACCTTCAATAGAAATACCCAAAGGAGATTTAGTTATTCTAGAAGAAGAAGGTTTACTAGTTTTAATAGTTATAGTAGTTTTTGATGTAGTAGGTTTTGTAATAGGTTGTTCTTCAAGAGATGATTGAGAAATTTCAGTAGTAGATTTAGTAGGTAATATTTCAGGAGCAGCAGGTTCTAATTTTAGTCGAATTTTAAGTTTAATAGGATTTTCAACAATTTGAGTAGTTTCAGAAATATATTCTTTTTTAATACTTGTAATTTTTGGAGGAGTTTTTTTTTCTTTTTCTTCGCTGATATCAAGTAAAAAAGCTTGTCTATCAATTTTATCTTCTTTTGTTTTGTCTAAAATTTTAGCTTTAATAATAACTTCTTCTTTATTAGCGGCGGGCTTTTTAACCTTAATTTCTAATGTATCTTTAACTTTAGGTATAGGTTTAATTTTTAATTTAGCTAAAAGTTGTTCACTCATTATATAATATATAAATTTAATATTTTAATATATAAATGAATTTATTAAAAATACTTAAAAATTTTGATTGGAAATTAGCAATTATAATTTTATTATTAATTGGTTGTGAAGCAGTAGGCCAAACTTTATTAGAAAAAGCAAGTTTAGAAGACAATAATAATTTATTAGTAATCGGAGGAGTAGTTTTATATGCTATAGTAGGATATATATATTATATAGCTTTATCATCAAATATTTCATTAGCAATAGTAAATATAATTTGGCAAGCAGCTACAATTTTAATTATAACATTAATAAGTGTATTTTATTTTAAACAGAAATTAACAAATAAAGAAATAATAGGTATAGTAATAGTTGCAATAGGAAGTATGTTTTTTGCTCCAACAGAAGAAGCTGCAATAGGCGGAGTCGCTATAGGAGGTGCAGATGCTAAAATAACAAATATTAAAGATAGAGAAAGATTATTTAGAGCTAAATATAAAAATGATATAGACAAACTATTTAATTAATCATTATTAGAAAGAATATTAATAATATTTTCACAAGCAATTTGTTCAGCTTTCTTCTTAATTTTATGTAATCCTTTACCTAATAAAATTATAACTTTTTCATTTTCTTGTATATAATTATGAATATTAATAAAATTATTAAATTTATTAAAATTAATAGCTTTAGTATGATCAGCTTCATAAATAGCTTGTCCTAAACATAAATAAACACCCATTTCATAACCAAATTCAGGATCATGATTAATTTCAATGTAATCAGGAGTAATTTTAAATTCTTTTTGAATTTTAACTTGTAATTGATTTTTAAAATTATCATCAGTTTTAACTAATTTTGTCCAATCAACATGATTTTCAAAAATACGTTCAACAAAAATTTGTGCCATTTGGAAACCAGGTCCAGTAACAAATACATTTTTAAACCAATTTTCTTCATCATTAATATCTATTTTATTAAAATCTAAAAATAAAGCTCCAATAAAAGCTTCAAATAAACATCCTAATTTTTTAAGATTTGTTCTAGTTTTTTTTTCTTCAGCATGTTTAGAAATAATATAATAATTATGAAGTTGCATTTCATATGCAAGTTTACCAATATGTTCATTTTTAACTAATGCAATTTTTTTTTCAGTCATGAATCCTTCATCGGCTTTTGGAAATCTTCTATATAAATAATATTTTGTAATACATTCTAAAACACCATCACCTAAAAATTCTAAACGTTCATTTGATTTAGTGCTTAATGGTAAACAATTAATAGGTTGATCCATAACTTTAATATTTAATTTATTATTTTCTAAAAATGGACGTTTAGTATAAGATTTATGTATAAAAGCACGTTTATATAAAGATAAATTAGATATATTTGCTGATATACCATATTTAGAAAGAATAGATTGAACTATATTACTAGTAATTTCTTTATTTAAATTATTATATGGATTAAAGACTAATCCATTTTCTGTATTATTAATATCATCATCATTTTGAATATTTTTATCAATATTATTATTAATATTATTATCGATATTATTATCAATAATAAAATTTTCAGTATTAATTTCAGTATTAATTTCAGTATTATCCATATAATTATAATAATATAATTAATATTTAAATTATTTTTAAAATATTCTCTATGACTAATATATAATGACTCAACCAGCAGGAGCACGAGTAAGTAGAAGAGGAAATCCACGCGCCGGAGGTTTTCCAGGAGCAAATAATGCATCAGTAACAAATAGACCAACATGTGGTGGTAATAAAAAAGCAGGTCTAGCACCAAGAATTGGAACACCAATCAATATTTTAGCTACAAGAATATATTCGGCACAACCACCAAATTGTTGCAGAATGAATGCAATTTGCGGAGTAGGTAAATGGGGAACAGTATTAAATAGACCGGTTCAAAATACAAGACCCCCTTATGCAAATTGGTAATTTTAATATATTTAATATTATAAAAATTAAATATATTATATTTATATAATGAGAAACGGATATAGAAGTCATAATGGACGATCAGCTGTTGCTAGAAGAGCATTATTTAGTGCAACAGGAGAAACAAATGGTATGTTTCCTCAAGTATTTGTTACAACAACTACCGGGCAACGAATAAGAGCAGGTTATTTTGGTGGTATGAAAAAAGGAGGAAGTCAACCAAATGCAACAGGTTTCATGACACCTAGTCATTCATTATCTGCTACTCAAGTAGGATTTTCTGCAAAACGCCCAAATTATTTATTTATATTTAGAACAAATCCAGGGCCTCCTCCATTTGGAAATAGACCATATGCAGGTTATTAATTAATAATTTATTAATTTATTAATTTAAAAAGATATAATTAATAAATTATAATTATGAAAATAATAATTGATAATAGAGAACCGGATTCTTTAGTAGAATTAATTAATAATAATGTAGAAAAATTTTTAAATATTAAAATAGAAAAAACAAATTTAGATATAGGTGATTTTCAAATAATAGAAGAAAATAATAATATTCCAAGTATTATATTTGAACGTAAATCAATACATGATTTATTAGCTAGTATAAAAGATGGAAGATATAATGAACAATCTTTTAGATTAGATAATTATCCAATACATAATCATAATATTTATTATTTAATAGAAGGAAATATTGATTATATTAAAAATATACAAGAACAACAAATAGTATATTCATCAATGTTTACATTAAATTATTTTAAGGGTTTTTCTGTAATAAATTCAAATAATATAAAACAAACAGCAAATATTATTTTAAAATTTGCTGATAAATTAAATAGAGAGAATAAAAAATTACCCTACTATAAATTAGTAGTAGATAGTAATAAAGAAGAAAATAATAATAGTAATTATTCTGCTGTTATTAAAACAAGTAAAAAATCAAATATAACAAAAGAAAATATACTAGAAATAATGTTAATGCAAATACCAAATGTAAGTTATAATACAGCAAGTGTAATCCAAAAAGAATATAAAAATTTAAAAAATTTATTATTATCATTAGAAAAAAATCCAAATTGTTTAGATAATTTAAGATATGATAACGAAAATAAAAGAAAAATTTCAAAAACTATAATACAAAATATAAAAGAGTATTTGATATAATAATCTAATAATATTTTATAAATTATATTTATAAATATTATATAAATGGGAAAAAATAATAATAATAATACATTAAATATATTTTTTTATTTAGTAATAATTTTTTCATTTGTATATTTAATTTATAATTGTTGTAATAATAAAATAATTGAAGGATTAGAAAATCCTTTAGATGATATAGGAAAAGATATAGGTAAAGGTATTGGTGATCTAGGAAAAGATGCATTAAATCTTACAGGACAAGGTATAAGTGCAGCAGGAAAAGGTATTAGTAATATTGGAAAAGATAAAACAAAATCATCTAGTAATAATACAACAAATAGTAATACAACAAATAGTAATATAATAGGACAAAATTTTAGTGACTTTAATTTAATAATGGATCAAGCAAGATCACCAGGAGATATTTTATGGAAAAATTCATCACTTTCTTCAAGTAGAATTTCTGGATCCAATATAAATAAATCTCTAAATAGTATACAAGATATAATAGATATATCTGGAAATTTAAATAATGCATTAGAATTTATAAATAATGAAAAAGAATTATTAAGATTAATGGGAATAAGTGAAATGGCTAGTAATTGGAAAACATTAAATCCTGAATTTATTCAATTTTATAAAGATAAAATGTATTTTTTAAATGATATAGGACAATACGTAACAACATTATGTAAAAAAAATCCTAATAATCCTTGTAGTATATTAACACCAGCTTGGGAAAAAAATGTTAATAATTGGTGGGGAGGTACAACTAATAATGTATCACAAGGATGGAATTCTATAACGCAAAATATTAAAGATGATTTTAATTAATATTAAATTAATATTAATAAATATATTAAATTAATATTAAAAATTAGTACCTTGAGGTCTAGGTAATAAATTAGTTTCTAAATAAGGATTTTCTATATTTTCACTTCCAGTAAAATAAACTTGATCACCAGTATATAAACCTTTAGAAACATCATCTTGTGTTTTAATTTTTCCTTTCCAATTAGAATCCATAGCATTATCACTAGTTGCATTTTTTCTAAATTTATTATTATAATCAGTATTAATATATGGATTTTGACCCTCAGGATAAATAAGATCACCACTATAATAGCCTTGGTCTATTTTACTTTGAGTAAATGAATGACCACCCCAATTAGGATCCATAGGATTAGGACTAGGATTTTTACTAGATTGAAAAATTTTATCTAATGGTGTAAATGATCCAATATACTGATTATTTGGATCAAATGCAGCAGGCGGTATAGGAGATTGATTATAAGGCGGATTATCACGTCCAGCATTAGTTAAAGGTGTAATCCATTGGTCACCAGGTCTAATTAAATCAGTCTGTAATACAACTTCAGGTTGATCAAAAGGATTAGAAGTAACTTTATAAACTTCATTGTTTTGTGTATCATATGTAGTATCTAAAAATAAAATAGGACAATCAATATTTTGAGATTTTTGCCATTGAACAAATTCAACATACTCTTCTAAAGTTTTAAAAATAATTGGATTAATTCCAGGAACTCTAGCTAAATTGCTATTATATAAATAAATTTGATTATTTTTTCTCATTAAAACATTTGGACAATTTTCTTTAGGAATTTTAGCTCCACATGGTAAATTATTTGTATCTTTTAAATTAGGTAGTGAATTTTTGTCCGAACTATTTTGAAAATTTTCAATAGTTTTAGATCTAGAATTTGTACAATAAAATATAATTCCAATAATAAAAATTAAAAATATAAATATTAAATTATTCATATAATATTATATTAGATAAATTTTGTTTTTTAATTTGCGTTAAATAAAATATTATTAATATATATATAAATGGAAGTGGTTAATATTACACCAAGTAATGTAGATAAATATGATGATGATTTTTTAAATGGTGGTGATTATGAATGTTTTGTAAAAATTCATACACCAACTTGTGGTTTTTGTAAACAATTAGAACCAGAATGGAAAAAATTAGAAGATTATGCTCAATCAATGAATGGAAAAGGAGGATATATAGTATCTATAGAAGGGTCAGTAAAAGATAAATTTAATCCAAAATTTAATGTTGATGGTTATCCTACATTAGTATATTTAAATAATGATGGAAGTGTTAAATCTGAATATAGTGATGGGGATAGATCATTTGAAAAATTAAAAGATTTTTTATTAAATAATTCATCAATGGGTGGCGGGGGAAAAAAGAAAAATAAAAAGAGTAAAAAAAATAAAAAATATAAAAAAACAAAAACAAGAAAAAACAAAAGGGTAAAAAAATCAAAAAAACATAAAAAACATAAAAAAAACAAAACAAAAAAAAGATATTAATTTATATTCTTTTTTAAAAATAAAATTGAAGAATATAAATATAATAATAATAATAATAATAATAATAATATGCAAAAAACATTTAAATTACTTGAATTTAATGTTTATGATGAAGACAAAGAAGTAGAAGAAGATGAAAAAGTAAACATATATCAAGATAATAAAGAGTTTATAGTCCAAATGTTTGGATTAAATGAAGAAGGAAAAACATTATCATTGATAGCAAGAGGATTTAAACCATTCTTTTATATAAAAGTAGATGATAATTGGACAGAAAATATAAAAAATAAATTTTTAATACATTTAAAAAATTTCATGGGTAATTATTATAAAGATTCATTAATATCAGGAAAATTTATAGAAAGAAAAAAATTGGATGGTTTTGATGCAGAAAAATATCATAAATTTATTTGTTTAAAATTTAAAAGTACAGGTGCATTTAATAAAGCAAAAAAATTATGGTATACAGATAATTATGTAAAAGGAAAATTTATTAGTAGGACATTAAATCAAGAAGGATATATATTTCAAATAGATGATGATAGAAGTGATAATTTATATATTTATGAAAGTAATATACCAACATTATTAAGATTGTTTCATATAAAAGAAATAAGTCCATCAGGATGGATAGCATTACCGACAAAGAAATGTATAAAAATTAAAAATAAAAAAACAACATGTGATTATGAATATAGTATAGATTATAAATTTATAATACCTTTACCTGAAAAAGAGACAATAGTTCCTTATAAAATGTTAAGTTTTGATATTGAGGCAAGTAGTAGTCATGGTGATTTTCCATTAGCAAAAAAAGACTATAAAAAATTAGCAACAGATATAGTTGATTTATGGAATAAAGAAGATTTATTAAAAAATGAAAATGGATTAAAACGAATGATTTTAACAGCTTTTAATTATGATAATTTAAATGATATAAATGAAGTTTATCCTAAAAAAAGTATATCAAAAAGTGAATTAGAAATAAAATTTAAAGAATGGATAAATTTAAAACCAGCAAAAGAAAGTTTTAATGAAATAATAAATGAAGTTATAGAAGAAAGTTCAGAAGATGAAGAAGAAGATGAAGAAAAAGATGAAAATTATGAATATAAAAAATTTAATAAAAAACAATACATAAAAAATTACACAAATAAAGAAGGGACAATACTTGATTTAATGAATGATACATGCTCAAGAGATACAAAAATTAAAGAATTAACAAAAACATTAAGTAAGAAAAATTTATTACCACAATTAGAAGGTGATCAAGTAACATTTATTGGTTCAACATTTAAAAAATTTGGTGAAAAGGAAGAATACTTAAATCATTGTATAGTATTACGTGGATGTGAAATTCCAGATAATGTTAAATATTGTGAAATAGAAACATATAATACAGAAAAAGAAGTATTATTAGCATGGACAAATTTAATAAATAGAGAAAATCCAGATATTATTATAGGATATAATATAACAGGTTTTGATGAAGATTTTATGGATAAAAGAGCACAAGAATTAGATTGTAGAAATGAATTTTTACAATTAAGTAGAAATATAAATGAAGTTTGTGTTAAAAAAGATTGGAAAACAAATCGAGAAGATATAGAAACAAATAAAATTGTATTAGCTAGTGGTGAATACGAGTTAAGATATATAAACATGAATGGTAGATTAAAAATAGATTTATTAAATTATTTAAGACGAGAATTTCAATTAAGTTGTTATAAATTAGATTATATATCAGGTTATTTTATAGGAGATCAAATTATAAAAACAGAATGTGATAATAATAGAACAAAAATTTATAGTAAAAATTTAAAAGGATTAGAAATAGGAAGTTATGTTGCAATTCAAGAAGTAAATTTTAGTATTAATCCATATAAAAATGGTAAAAAATTTGAAATTATTAATATAAATTTAGATGAAAATTATTTTGAAATAATGGGTAATGAAGAATTAGATAATAAAAAAAAATTTACATGGGGATTAGCAAAAGATGATGTAGGACCACAGGAAATTTTTAAATTAGCAAATGGATCAGATAAAGATAGAGCAAAAATTGCAAAATATTGTTTGAAGGATTGTAAAAATACCTTAGATGTTTTAGAAAAAATAGATGTAATAACTTTTTACGTAGAAATGGCTGGTTTATGTAATGTTCCAAAAAGCTTTTTAGTTAATCGTGGACAAGGTATAAAATTACAAAGTTATATTGCAAAAAAATGTAGAGAAAAACAAGTATTAATGCCTGTTTTAGAAAAAAGTAACGATGATGAAGGATATGAAGGTGCTATAGTTTTAGAACCAAAATGTGATATATATTTAGATGATCCAGTAGCATGTGTAGATTATAGTTCTCTATATCCATCATCTATGATTAGTGAAAATTTATCACATGATAGTAAAGTATGGACAAAAGAATTTGATTTAGATGGAAATTTATTAAAAGAAATAGGAGAAAAAAATGAAAATGGAGAATTTATTTATGATAATCTACCTGAATATAAATATGTAGATGTAACATTTGATTTATTTAAATGGGAAAGAAAAACAGCAAAAGCAGCAGCAACTAAAGTTAAAGTTGGATATAAAATTTGTAGATTTGCACAATTTCCAAATGGAAGTAAAGCTGTTCTTCCATCAATTCTTGAAGAACTTTTACAAGCACGAAAGTCAACAAGAAAATTAATTCCATTACAAAAAGATGATTTTATGAAAAATATTTTAGATAAAAGACAATTATCAATTAAAGTAACAGCTAATTCATTATATGGACAGACAGGTGCAAAAACAAGTTCATTTTTTGAAAAAGATGTAGCAGCATCTACAACAGCAATAGGAAGAACTTTATTATTATATGGTAAAAAAGTAATAGAAGAATATTATAAAAATAGAATGGTAATATTAAAAGATGGAACAAAAGTATTTACAAATGCAGAAATAGTATATGGTGATACAGATAGTGTATTCTTTAAATTTAATTTAAAAAGAGAAGATAAAATAACTCCTATTATAGGAAAAGAAGCATTAAAAATAACAATAGAATTGGCACAAGATGCTGGAAATTTAGCAACAAAATTTTTAAAGAAACCTCATGATCTTGAATATGAAAAAACATTTTTACCATTTTGTTTATTATCAAAAAAACGTTATGTTGGAATGCTTCATGAATTTGATCCAGATAAAGGAAAATTAAAATCAATGGGGCTAGTATTAAAACGTAGAGATAATGCTGATATAGTTAAAGATATTTATGGAGAAACAATTAATATATTAATGAAAGGTGGTTCAGTAACATCAGCAATTGAATATGTTAAAAATTGTATGAATAATATTATTGAAGGAAAATATCCTTTAGAAAAATTAATTATTACAAAATCACTAAGATCACATTATAAAAATCCTAATCAAATTGCTCATAAAGTATTATCAGATAGAATAGGAGAACGTGAAACAGGTAATAAACCAAAACCTGGTGATAGAATTCAATTTGCATTCTTTAAAAATGAAAATAAAAAATGTTTACAAGGTGAAAAAATAGAAACACCATATTTTATTAAAAAAAATAATTTAACAATTGATTATGCTCATTATATAACAAATCAAATTATGAAACCATTACAGCAATTATTTGCACTAGTATTAGAACAAATTAAAGAATTTAAACAACATAATTTAGGACATACATATAGAGATTGGAATAACCAAATGAAAAAATTATCTGAAAAATGGACAGATCCAGATAAATTAGCTAAAAAAATAGAAGAAGCAAGATGTAAAGAAATTAAAAAATTAATATTTGATGAATATATTAATAAAGTTAAATAAAAAAATAATTTAAATATAGATAGTATTTTTTTATATAATGAATATTGATAGTATTAATTTACATAATTTATCATTAGATACAGATGAAGAATGTATGATTTGTAAAGAATCATTAAACTCAGCACAAACTTATAAACTACCAGAATGTAATCATATTTATCATACACATTGTATAACAACATGGTTTAGAAATGGAGATAGTAGATGTCCATATTGTGGAAATAAAGGTATTAATTATAAAAAGTGTGATAACAAAAGATCTCTAAGATGGGGATGGAGAAATATACAACACCATGATTGTAAAATTCAAAATTTAAAACTCTATGCTAAAAAAAATAATGGTCCACCTTTATTAGTTAAATATTTAAAAAAATTAGATGAAGCTAATAAAATTTTAAAAAATCGTCAAAATGAATTAAAAGATTTTAATGAAAAAATTAAAACAGAAAAAATGTTATTATCTGATGGTAAAAAAGAGAGATATAGAGTTAGAACAAATAGATGGAATGCTGAGTCAAATATTAATAAAATTAAACAAGATATTATTGATTTACATATAGTTCCAATTATTATTCCAACTCCAATTGATATTAATTGTTAAATTTTTTAACTTTTATTACTCTTTTTACTCTTTTTACTCTTTTTACTCTTTTTAGTGTTTTTAGGCTTTTTAGTCTTTTTAGTGTTTTTAGGCTTTTTAGTCTTTTTATTTTTTCTTAAACCATGAGCTTCAATATATCTCATGGATGGTAGCTGTTGTAATGATACTTCTCTTGTCATTTCATTATATTCAATATGCATAGTTGGTAAAACATGACCATCAGGATATCTAACTATAATTGATAAATGTTCTGGTTGCATATACGTTGCATGAAAATCTCCTAAAATGTCAAATGTAACATTATCAGCTTCAGGATCAAATTGTGTATAAAACCAGTGAGCGATCCATTCTGTATCTCCATTATAAATAGAATTAAATTTATTCATTTTTATTCTATTAACATGATAAGTTTTTTTAATATTTTTTATTATCCATATTGGAATATCAATTGTAGGCATATATATATAAAAAATAAAAAATAATATAATAATATTATTAGTTAAATTATATTATTAATTAAGTTACATAATATCATTTTTAGTTGGAAGAAATACATCAGGTAAATCATTACCCCAATATACTTTATTTTGACAACCAAAAGCTTCTAATTGTAATTTACGAAGATATTCAGGAGAATCTTTTAAGGCATTTGATTCTGCTTCAATTAAAGTTTTTTTATCTTGAGCACGTTTGAACGCAGCATATGATTCTGCATCTGCACGAGTTCTGATAGTAGTAGCTTCAGATTCTGCTTTAATTTTATTTTGAGTAGCTAATGATTGTTCAGCTTCAATTTTTTGAAGATTACGAGTGGCTTCAATAGCTTTTTGTTTTTCTGCTTCTAGTTCAGCTATTTTATTTTCAGTTTCTTTTTTTTTAATTTCTGTTGCCTGCCTATATTCTTCTGCTTGTTTTGCAGTTTTTTGAATAGCAATTTCTCGACGATTTGTTTCAACTTTTGGATCAAGAAGTGGTGTTTCAATAAAAACTCTACGAATTTTAATTCCTGTATCTTCACCATTAAGTTCAGGTCTTTTAGTTTGAAAAGTAGTTAAATGATCAAATAATACTTCATTAAGTGTATCATATTTTTCTTTACGTAGTTCTTCTCCAGTCATTTGTGTACATAATTCTTTAATAAAACTAATTGTTTCATCAAAAATTAAAATTTTATCATATGGAACATATGGATAATCATAAAATTTTTCAAATTTACTTATTACTTTAATAACATGTTCTTCTTGTAATTGGTTAGTTATATCAATTTTAGGAATAGTAACAATTTGTTCATCTTTAGCAACACACTCAATTGGTCCAACTGAGTCTTTTTGACTTTGTATATCAACTAATTGTGGTTCACTAAAAATAGGATCATAATAAACTACTGGTCCATGATAATATTCAGGAATTAACTTTCTATTTCTATAGAAGACAACTACTTTTCCTGTAGGAACAGAAATTCTCCCTGGAATAGCTAATGTATAGTTAATAATATTAAAAATAATTGTTACTTTAGTAATATTTGTCATTTTTGTAATTCCAAATTATAAAAATAATATTTAAATTTTTTAAATTAAATAAATTATAATTATTATATTTTTTTATTTTTAAAAATTATAATAATTATAATGGATATAAATTTTAAATTAAAGGGACAGGTAGAAAATAATTTAACAAATAATTTACAAATAAAATATAATAATAATTTTGCAAACAAACAAAATAATACAAATTTTTATGTTAATCCAGGAGTAAGAGTTAGTGAATTAAATAAAAATTATCAAAATCAATATATTAATAATATCAATAATGAGTTAATTATTAAAAATCAAATAGAAGAAAAAAAAAAGCTAGAAAAACAAAAAATTATAGATAAAGAAAATAATATTATTAATAATATTAATTTATTTATTAAATCAAATAAAGATTATATAAAAATATTAATTTTCACAAATAAATATACATTAAGAAATGCTCAACTATTAGCTAAATATTTAAATAATAGAGATATAAAGTGTATTATAATAGATAAATTTATTAATAATAAATATATAGAAATAACTAAAACTATAGATAATTTATATTATTTTATTTTTTCACCACAATGGCAACTAGCAAGACCAGGTATAGAAAAGGTAAATTTACCTAATAATAAATATTTTTTATATCAATTAGAACAATTAAATCAAAATGAAAAACCTTATCAAAATATTAATATAATTAGTAGATATATATTAAATTCATATTATACATTTGATTATTCACAAACCAATATTAATTATTATCCAAATATAGTTAAAAATAAAATTAAATTACTAACTCCATTTATTAATAATCTAAAAGAAAATATAACTAATAAAAGTATTGATATTTTATTTATTGGAACACTAAATAAACGCCGCAGTGATATTTTAAATTTATTAAAATATAAAAAATACAATATTAAAATAATAGAAAATGTTTTTGATGATACATTAGAATACTACATACAAAATAGTAAAATAATTTTAAATATACATTATTATGATAATGCAATATTAGAATTATTTAGATTACATGATATATTGTGTTATAATTGTAAAATAATATCAGAATTGCCAGGAGATGGAGATCCTGATTTATTAAGTGAAAAATATAAAAATTATATATATTTTATACCAATAATATCTAATAACTTTAATAATATTAATAATCTTTTTACTGCTATAAATAATATTAATAAAAATAATTTATATGATAATAATAATATTAAAAAAGAAAATTTTATAAATAATATTAATAATAAAAATGTAAATACTTTATTATATTGTTTATATAAAAATTTATTTCATAAATATAATTTAAATATAGAAAATCCTGATAATAAAATAGATTATAAAATATATGATTTAACACAAAATGTTCCATTACATTTTAATATGATTTATACTAAAGAAGAATATTCAAAAATATACTTTAATAAAAAATTATTTGCTCATTTACATTGTTATGATATATCTAGTTTTAATGAAATATATGGAGAATATATTGACATAATAAGTAAATATTTTTCAATTATAATTACATATTCTATTGGAGACAAAAATATTGTAAATGGAAACTATATTTTATTAGAAATTAAAAATAAAGGCATGGATATTGGTGCAAAATTTTGTGCAGTTAATTATTTAAATAGTAATAAAATAGATTATCAATATATATTATTTTTACATTCAAAATCTAATCCAGAAACTCGCAGAAAATATTTTGAACCCTTAATAAATAATTTAAATGATGATTTTATAAAAAATATAAATTTAATTGATGGATATTTTCCTAATATAGAATGGGAAATTATAGGTGATAGATTAAAATGGATAAGTAAAAATCCAGATTTTAAAAATAATGAAAATACAAATTTACCTGAACGAAATAATTTATATAGAAATGAATTATTAAAATATTTGGGTATAAACAATAATATAAATAAATTTATTGAAGGAAATTGTTATATTCTCTCTAAAAAAGTTATAAATAAGTTATATACTGATCCTTTATTATATAATATTTTAAATACAGAAACAAGTTTTGATTATAATTGGGTTTGCAAAGCTTATAATATTCAAGGAGATATTTATGAAGTTTATAAACAATTTCAAGAGAGAAAATTAGCACCAAGAAATGAAAGATCATTTGATGGTTATTTTGAACATGTTTTTGAAAGAGTAGTATTAAATTTTTGTAACAATTATCGAATTTTAAATGATAAATTGATTAATATTATTGGTTTAAAAAATATTAATGTTTCAATAGCGGATAATTTAGTTTTATTAAAAAATTATTTAAATAAATTAAATAAAAATAGTAAAATTTATATTTATGATATTTCTGAAATAGAAAAAATTAATTATAATATTAAAACAATTTTTTGTATTCAACCATTTGAAATTAGAAGTTTAGTTCCATTTTTATCAAATTTTAAAATTAAACCAGAAATATTATGGGTATGGGAATTTAAATCACTGCCTCAAATATTTAAAGATTATGAAAAATATTTTAGTAAAGTTTATGTTCCATCACAATTTTGTTATGATATATTTTCAAAACATTTATCAATCCCTATTGAAAAAGTTGAATTAAATTCTATGATACATGATTATATAGATAAGATACCAGACTATAAAATAAAAAATCAAAAAATAAACAATATATTAGAAAATACTAAAAATAAAACTATATATGGTTTTTGTTTTGATTTAAATAGTTCAATAGTAAGAAAGAACCCATTAAATCTAGTCAGAGCATTTAATAATTTAAATGATAGAACTAAAGTATTAATTTTAAAGTATAGACCTCCAAGAGGTAATAAATTTATAAATAAGATAGAAAATGATATATATAATAGTTTTATAATAGAAGTAAAAAAAAATAAAAATATTTATTGTATAACTGATGAGTTAGAACCATTAGATTTATATAAATTATATACAAATTTTGATTATTATATAAGTCCACATTGTGGTGAAGGATTTGGAATTACAATATATGATAATAAGGTATTAGGTAATAAAATAATTTCACCTTATTATTCTGGAGAGACAGAGTATCTAAACAGAGAAGATATAATAAGATTAGAATATGAGGAAAAAGATATTCCTGGATTACGGGAACATCCAATTTATGGACAGATGAAGGATTTTAAAGGTGCATATATTAGTGTTGAAAGTATTGCGAAAAAATTAAATAATATAATTGAAGATGAAATATATATATTAGGTAATGGACCTTCATTAAAAAATTGTGACTTTAACATTTTAAAAAATAAAACAACATTTGCTTTAAATTCATCATATAAAAAATTTGCAGAATTAGATTTTTATCCTACTTATTTTGGATGTTTTGACCCAAAACTTATAGAATGTCATTACAATAAATTTATTCAATTAATGAATAATAATAATAAGATAAAAACGTTCTTTTTTTTAAATGAAAATAATAAAGGACAAAAACAATTTTCATCTCAAGACGAAAATAATTCTAGATATCAAAAAATTAATTTTTTACCGCCTCAAGAATCATACATAAATAAAAGTAGTTTTAATAAATTTTATAAAATGCATAATAGTGGAGCAACAGCAGCATTAATTAGTATATTATTAGGTTACAAAAATATTATCTTATTAGGTTGTGATGGTAATTATGTAGAACAAATTCCTGAAACAAAATTGATTGATGCTTCAACAAAAACTTTACAAATTTTAAAAACTCCTGAAAAAAATCCTAATTATTGGTTTGATAATTATCAAGAAAAAGGTGAAATTTATAGCATACCAGATGGTAGTACTTGTCATATGAAAGGATGGGAAATATTATATCAAGCAAGTAAAATTCATAATATTGAAATTATAAATGAAAACACAGAATCTAAAATTTCTTATTTTAGCAAGGAAGCCTCAAGCGTTTTACCACTAATACCTGATGAAGATAATATAATAGTTACACTTGTAAATAATAAATATTTTGAAGGCTGTCTAACTTTAATTAAGAGCACACAAATATTTAATATTAAAATAATAGTATTTTATTTTGATTTAGATATTGAATTTATAAGCATATTAGAATATTTGCATAATGTATCGATTATTAATATTAATAATGAAAAACATTATAAACTTAATAATATGCATAGTCAAGCATATTTTCTAAAAACAAAATTAATTTTATATTGTTATAAAAACATTAAAAAAAATATTTTGTATTTGGATTCATCAATAAGAATTCAAAAAAATATCTCTTGTATATTTAATATTATTGATAAAGAAAACTTTTTCTTTGTAGATCATTCTGATCGTGAAAATAATAATAGTGAAAATAATATTCTAAATATTAATAGTTTTCATAATGATTTTATAAAGAACTATAATATTAATGAAGAAATTCTTTTAAAAAAACAAATAAATTCTGGATTTTTTGGATTTAATAATAAAAAATATAATAAGACATTGGAACATTTTATGAAAGATTTAAAAGATATGAATATCTTTGAAAATTATATTAGACCTAAATTTGAAAATATTCCCTTAGATAAAAAATATTATTCTCTTGTTGGTATAAAAAATTATATTGGGTGTAGACAAGATCAGAGCATATTAAGTTATTTAAATGCAAAATATAAATTAAAATATTATTCATCAATAATTTATAGGTATTCTATAGATTGTGGTTCTTCACAGAGAAATTATGAAATAACACAAATTTTGGATAAAAATAATATAATACAAAAATTATTGAATAAAAAATCATTTTTAAAAAAAAAAATTATAGATAATAAATATTCTAAAAAAGCATATTCTTTATGTAGTAGGTTAGATTATATAGATTATGATAATATAAAATTCAAAAAAATTATTGATATAATTTGTGTAACATTGGGTAAAAGAGATTTTGACAAATACTTACAAAAATTTATAGAAATTAATAATTATGAATTAATAAATTTAATTATAATTGATGATAGTGGTGATTTAGAAAAAATTTTTAAAAAGAATATCTTTAAAAATATAAATTATAAATATAAACATGTAAAGAAACCACTAATAGATTGTTTTATAGAAGGTTCAAAATTAATTGAAACTAATTATACAATGTGGCTTAATGATGATGATTATATAGTTTATCCTAATTTTTTAAAAATAGTATTAGAAAATATTATAAAATATCCAAATATTGATGTATTTTATGGTAAAGGTTATTATAAAGATTATATTACTAAAAATATAATAAAAGCACCTATCTCAAATTCATTAGAAATAAATACACATATTCATTTCACAAATTCTTATGGAATGCTTCAACCTTCTACTTTTTTTAAGAAAGAATTAAACTCAACATTTAAAGATTTAATATATGATTCTATATTTGATATAAACTTTTTTATTTTAAACATTAATAAAAAATTTAAATTTATTAATGAAGATATTTCAGAGACCACTATTAATAATGATACAATTACAGATCAAAATAAAGAAAAACAATTAATTTCACATTTTCATTTACTATTAGATGAAAATATTATTCCTAACAATGTTATTTATAATAATATAAATGGATTATTAAATAATAAAAGTAGATTAACTACACATTTTGAATTACGTCCAGAATATAGAGAAAAATTAATTAGTTTTGTAAAATATTACTTAAACTATAGATTTACAAATAAAAAAGATATTATTATGAATATATATAATAGTAAAATTAATAATATAGAACATGATTATCAAAAATTAATAGAATATAAAAAAACAATAGAGAGATATTTTTATTTAAATAATAATCTTAACAAAAGAAAAATATTAATTATTGGTAATGGTCCATCAACTAAAGAATTAAATTTTAATAACTTAGACAAAAACATTATAACAATTGGTATGAATTCTGCTTATAGATATTGGTATAAAATAAAATGGTTTCCAGATATATACGTTTCTTTGGATCATATTGTTACAGAAAGTAATTATGAAAATATTATGGAATTATTAAAAATTGATAATATAAAAATATTTTTTTTACATGATATTTTATTGAAAAAAAATAAACATTTAAGAGAGAACAAAAAAATTATCTTTTTATCTGACTTACACTATAAATATAATATGTTCAATAATGATATGCTTACAACAGGGGCTTATAGTATAAGATTGGCAATATTTTTAGGATTTTATAATATAGATTTTATCGGAATTGATTGTAATTATATAAATCATATTCCGGGTTCTAAGAAATTAGAAAATCAAAAATTGATTATTTCAGAAGATATCAATATAAATCAAAATTATTTCTTTGATGATTATCAACAAAAAGGTGATATATACCAGGTTCCTGATGTTAATAAAGATTTTCATTTAAGATGTATTAATAGCATTTATAATGATTTAGAAAATTTAAAAGTTAAATTAAATATAGTTAATTTAGGAACAAATAAAAATATATTATTTAAATAATTAAGTATATTATATTATAATTAATTAATAGAATATATATATATAAATGAATCATAGTTTAAGTAGTAAAGGACTTTTAGATAGCACAATTGTTTTGGGTCTTAATAATATTATTAAAGGTATTACTGAAAAACCCGAAGGGAGTTGTCTATATTGGCATCAAAGTTTTAATTTTAGAAATGATATACATTCTGAAACTAATAGACAAAACTTGTATATTCTTACTAAAAGTGCAAAAAATGTTTTAGAAATAGGTTTTAATGGAGGACATTCTACTGCATTATTTTTACATGCTAATCCAAAAATTGAAATACTATCTTTCGATATTGCACATCACAAATATACTCTTCCGTGTGTAGAATATTTAAAGAGCTTAAATTATACTATAGAATTTGTGAAAGGAAGTAGTGATATAACTATTCCAAAATATGAAGTAAAAACAACATATGATATTATTTGCATTGATGGTGGACATGGATATGAAATTGCTGAGAAAGATCTAATTAATTGTAAAAAATTTGCACATGAAAATACATTTATAGTTTTTGATGATACTCATTGTCTTCACCTTCAAAAATTATTAAGTTATTATTTAAATAAAGAATTGATAGAAGAAGTTGATTATCAAAAAAATAATTTAAGAAAAAGTGAAACACAAAGAATTTTTAAATACATAGTTTAAATATATTAATGTATAAATATATTTAAAATATTTATATATTAACCTGGTTCGCATTTAAAAGTTTTATGATTTTATTTAAATTTATATATTGATAAACATAAATCAGGAGGAGATTCTGGATCAATATGTGTAACTTTAATTGTATTTATTAGATAATTTTGTAAATTATAAGGAGAAATATTAAAGTTAATTTTTTCCCATTGACCAGCACTTCTGAGACTAGTATTATTTTTTTTTAAGTCTTTATAATTATTTATCATCAAAAATTTTGAAGTTTTTTTAATAGTTTCTAATGCGGGTATAATTTGACTATTAGTATCTAAATGATTTAAAACCTCTTTACAAATACATAAATCACATTCTCGTGGTGTATCAGTTGCTATATTAAAAGATTTATTAAATATTTTAAGGTCAGTATTATTATTTCTGATAATAAAATCATAACCTAAATAATCTACTTCTTTTTCTTTAATTTTTGTTTCTTTAATATAATTTAAATCACCACAACCAATATCATTAATTGATTTTATATCATATTCATCAATAAAATTATTTATTGTTTGAATCCACTCTTGACAACTAGGTAATAATGAACCAGAACCACATGGACTAAAATAATCTACTTTTCCTTCACCCATCTTTTTTGAATTTGATGCCCATCCTCTATTAAATTGATTAATCTGACCAGGAAACATTTTATATATATTTATTTATATATATTTAAATATATATAAATAAATATATTTAAAATGTTAGCTAAAAAAATTCCATTTAATATTATATATAATAATAAAATAAGAATTATTATGGTTTGTAGTAATTGGGATGAAGAATTTAATTCATTTTCTGAAAAATTAAAAAAAACTGATTACATTTTAATAGTAGATTGGGCTTGGCATCATGATTATGTTTATTATCGGCCAAAAAAAATTTTAAGTAATTGTAAATATCCAGAAAATATAATTTTTCTTTCAAATTTTATTAAAGTTCATAATGAACGAAAAGAAAATGGATTTAACTCTATATTATGTAGTAATAATACATTTATAAATACAGATATATTTAATATAGATCCAAATGCTGTAAAAAAATATAAAATGGTAATAAATAGTCGGGCAACAAAATGGAAAAATATATCTTTTGCAAACGATATTGATAATATAGCTTTGATTGTTAATAAAAACCCAACAGGATGGCATGGAGAAGATGATATTAGCTATTTAGAAATGAAATACACTTATTTAAATAAAAATAGATTACAACCCAAAGAAGTCGCTCAAATAATTAATCAATCGCAAGTTGGCGGAATTTTTTCATTTATAGAAGGAGCTTGTTTTTCAAATAGTGAATATTTATTATGCGGAATTCCAGTTGTATCTACATTTTCATTTGGCGGAAGAGACATATATTATGATGACTATAATTCAGTAATTGTAGGGGAGCCAATAAAAACTATTAATATAGACAAGTATTCTTATAGACCAGAATCTATTAAAAATCCTGATACGAAAAATATTAAAAATGCTTGCGAAAAACTTATAAGTGAAAAAAAAGACCCATATATAATTAGAAATAATCATTTAAAAATTATTAATTCTCACGAAGAAAACCTTATAAATAAGATTCAAGCAATTTTTAATGAAAATAATATAAATGAGAATGCAAAAAACTGGTTTTATAAAAATAAACAAGAAAGTTTTAAAGATGAAAAAGGACCTCATAATTGCAGATTTTCTCATTTTATGAAATTAGAATGTTTCCAAAAAAGTCTGGAAGATATTAATGGTTTATTTTAAATTATTCATATGTATAAAAAAAATCTATATATTAAGTATAATGTATTAAATTTATAATAAATATAACAATATAATTTAAAAATATAATTTGTAACATATATATATGTGTGACGAAACAAAATTAATTTATGATGTAATTAAGGATAAATTTGAGAATGGTATAATGATTGATGTAGGGGCTTTCGGTGGTGAAACGTGTAAAAAATTTGTGTTACTTAATTGGAATGTTGTTGCATTTGAACCAAATCCTGAAAGATATCAACATATTGAATATTATTTAAAACAAAATCCTGATAAAAATAAATATTTAACTCTTGAAAAGAAATGTGTAAATGATAAAGAAGAAGATAATTTAACTTTTTATTTAAGTAAAGTATCAAAAGGAATTTCATCATTAACCCCTTTCCATAATTCACATGAACAAGCTAGTTTTAAAGTTTCTTCAGTAAGATTAGACAATTATATGAAATCAAAAAATATAAATCATGTCAATTTTCTAAAAATTGATACTGAAGGTCATGATTACTTTGTATTACAAAGTTACCCATGGGATTTAGACAAACCAGATGTTATTGAGTGTGAATTTGAAGATTTAAAAAGTGAAGTAAAATTAAAATATATTTGGAAGGATATGGCCGAATATTTATATAAATTAGGTTATAAAATTATTGTATCAGAATGGTATCCCATAGTTAGATATGGAACAACTCACAAATGGCGTGGTCTTAAAAACTATCCTTGCGAACTAGATGACAAAAATGCATGGGGTAATTTTATTTGTTTTCAAGATGAAACATTGCATAACGAGTTTATTGAAAAAAATAAAAAAGATTTTTTAAATTAAAATTACTTTTTTTGAATTAAAAATGAGTGTCCTAATTCACCTATAATATTGAAATCAAATGTATCAAAATTAATACTATCTACACCTTTTTTAACATCTGTCCAAATAGTAGGATCACCATAATTATCAAACAGAATAAATCCACCCTTTCTTATAAATATATTATACTTCATAAAATCAGCAATAACACCTTTTTCTGAATGATCTCCATCTATAAATAATAAATCTATATATTTATTTAATTTTTTAAATTGGTCTAAAGTATCATCATCATAAGATGAGCCTTTTATTAAAGTTATTTTATTATTATTTTTATTGAATTTAGATATATTCATATATACATGGTCTAAATGATTTTTATCATCTATATCAATAGTTGTATTATTCCAGTCATTTTTTTTACAATTTTTACCATAATATCCTTCAAATAAGTCTATACCTATATAATGAGTATCAATATCTGAATTATTATCTGTATTATCTAACATCAACAAACAAGCAATAGATCCTCCCCATAAAGTTCCTATTTCTACATATGTTTTACATTCTGTTCCTAAATATTTTTTTAGAGACAATAAATAATGTAGCCAAAAAGATACACAAACTCTACCATCTATTAGATCATTACATTTTTGTATAATTTCATTATTTATATCTTTATTTTTTTCAGAATAAGAAATAAAATTATTTATATCCATGTTTATATATTTTTATATATATATAAATATAATGAATAATCCTAAATTTTACAGAATATTTAAATATAATAAAAATTTAATACCTAATAATTATGTTAAAGAATTAGAATCACAAATTGCTGATTCTAATATTGATAGAGAAAAACCAAATGAAGAAGCAATAAATAAAACAGGGTTTACTTGTGGTTATCCAGAATGGGGGATTTTATATTATTGTGTATTATGTAATATGGATCCTAGTATACATAATAATATTTTAGAAACAGGAACAAATATTGGTTTAAGCTCTATTATTTTAGCACAAGGTATTAAAGATTCAGGAATTAAAGGTTCTTTAGATACTATAGAAATAAATGAGAATTATTACAATCAATCTAAAAATAATATATTAAAATCAGGTTTATCTGATATCATTAATCAACATTTAAATAATTCAATAAATTTTTTAGAAAAAAATAAAAAAAAATATCAAATAGTATTTTTAGATGGTGATCATAAATATGAATCTGTTATGAAAGAATTTGAATTAATATATAAAAACTTAAATAATAATGCAATTGTTATATTTGATAACACATATGAAATTGACAAGATTGATGGAAGAGTTAATAAAGCACTTATAGATATTAAAAAAAAATATGGAGGTAACATTGTTAATTTTCCTTTTTGTTCCTGGTATACTCCTGGAGTTGCTATATGGCAAAAAAATAAATTTTAAATTATTATTTATAATTAATAATTAATTAAGATATTCATTAATTTTATTTATTGCTATTATGCTCGTTTTATCGACTGCTTCTATGGTATTTGAACCATTATGTGAACCATAAAAATTTTGAGGAAAATCTCTCAGTTTTGACTCTTTTGGTAATGGCTCAACTGGAAATACATCAAACCCAACTGCAGTTACAAAATCTTCTTTTAATAGATCAACTACATCATCTTCTTTTACTATGGGACCTCTTGCAACATTAATTATTTTAACACCTTTTTTTGTTTTCATTATATTTTCTCTATTGATTAAATGATGGGTATGTTTATTAAGTGCACAAGTAATTATAATAAAATCAGATTCTTTTAAAGCATTATCTAAATCTGTAATAATGACATTTTGTAATTGTTCTGATACAATAATATTTTCATTATATTTACATATAATTCTATTATCTATTTTTTCAAAACCAGGATCACTAATATATACATTTAGATTAAATGCTATTAATTTTCTAGCTGTACATCTTCCTATATCACCAAAACCAATTAGGCATACTTTCTTGCCGGATAGTGACATACCAGCTGGTTTATACCATTCACCAAGTTTTGTTTTAGCATCTATTTCGTGTAGTTTTCTAGTAAGATTTAAAAGTATTCCAATTGCAACATCAGATACTTCTTCTCCAAAGACATTTGGAATATTTGTGATTGGTATATTTAATTTTTTACAAGCATCAAAATTAACATTATCAGTTCCTACTCCCCATTTAACAGCTGCTTTCAAATTTCCTTTTTTTCCCAATTCAAAAATTTTTTCTGTTGCAGGATCATCACCTATTATCCAACCATCATAATTTCCTATAATTTTCTCTAGTTCATGCTCAGTCATTACTTGTTTAAAGTTCGGAATTTCTATTTCTAAATTATATTTTTTTAATAAATCTTTATATTCTATTATTCTATTAATCATTGGAGGACATGTCAATAAAATTTTTTTCATATAATATATAATTACATTAATTATATATTATGATGACGAATAATACCTATAATACCAATATTCAAAATCTATTGATTTATTATTATTTTCTTTTTTTATAAATTCGTATATTTTTTCAAATAATTTTGTCATTAATATTAACAATGGAGAAAAAAACTTTTTGTGTAATTATACCAATAAAACATATATCTGAGCGTGTTCCAGAAAAAAATTATAGAGATTTTAATGGACAACCATTATTTACAATTATTTTAAAAACAATATTAGAGTCTAAATTAATTAATAAAATTATAATTGATACAAATAGTCCAATTGTAAAAGATATTATTAAAAAAGAATTTTCAGATACTATAATTGAAATTTATGATAGACCAGAGCATTTACATTGTGGAAAAACTCCAGTTAATAGTTTATTAGAAAATGTAATTCTAAATTTAAATTTAGATTTTGATTACTTTATTCAGACACATGCCACAAACCCTTTACTTTCTACAAAAACATTTGATGAAGCTATACAAACATTTTTAATGAAAGAAAAAGATGGTTATGATTCATTATTTTCTGTAAAAAAATGGCAAACTAGATTATATTCTTTAAATAATAATGATGTTAATGCTATTAATCATAATCCAGATGAATTATTACCAACACAAGAACTAGAACCTTTATATGAAGAAAATTCATGTATTTATATATTTAAAAAAAATATATTATTTGATAGACATCATAGAATTGGATATAAACCATATATTTATATTATGAGTGATATAGAGTCTACTGATATTGACACAGAAGATAATTTTATATTAGCAAAAACCTTATATCTAAACCAAATTTCTTACAAAAAAAATAATATAGTATTAGTTACAGGAGTTAATGGAGATATTGGACAAGCAATTGTAAAACAATTTAAAAATTACAATTGGTTTGTAATTGGAATTGATAAGGATAAATGTTTAAATTGTAAATATATTGATAAATTTTTTTGTAAAGATTTAACAGAAACAGATGCAGTTAAAAATATTTTATCTCAAATAAAAAATGATTACAATCATTTAGATTGTATTGTAAATAATGCAGCTTTACAAATATGTAAACCTATTTGGGAATTAACAGAAACCGATTGGGATCAAACTTATAATTGTAATGTAAAACTTTCATTTTTATTTATAAAATATGGCTTAGAATTATTAAAATTAAGTAATAATCCTAATATAGTTAATATTGGATCAGTTCATGCTATAAATACTTCTTCTAATATTGCAGCTTATTCATCATCTAAAGCAGCATTAGTTGGTTTAACAAGAAATATGGCAATTGAATTAAGTAAATTTAATATAAGAGTAAATAGTATTTCGCCTGGTGCAATTGATACTAAAATGTTGAGGGCTGGTCTTTTAAGAGGTCATGTAGGAAAGGGAACAGAGGATAGTTTAATTAATACATTAGAATGTAAACATTTGTTAGGAAAAATAGGAATTCCTGATAATGTAGCTAATTTAGTATACTATGTCACAAATAATAACTTTTTAACAGGGTCTAATTTAATAATAGATGGTGGTGCAACAATTAAGTTAAGCACAGAATAAAATATTAATATATTAAATACATAAATATGGATGGATGGAATTATAAACCAACAAATTGGGAAAATATTTCACCTATTTATAATTCTAATGATTTAATAATTTCTGAATTTGATTCTAAAATAAATTATAATGAAATAGATGGAATATTTGTTCTTGCTGGAGGAATAGATAAAGAAGGCAAATGTCATAATTTTGTTAAAGATCGATTAAATATAGCTTGGCAAATTCATAAGTTAAATAACAAACCTATTTTTTGTTTAGGAGGAGGAAGTTATCATATGTCTCCTATATTAAATAAATCTGGATTTATTATTCATGAAGCGACTTCTTGTAGTGAGTATTTAATTTCACTTGGCGTTGATACAAATATGATATATAAAGAATGGTCAAGTTACGATACAATTGCAAATGGATTTTTTGCATTTACAAATTTTATTATTCCTTTAAAACTCAAAAATATAATTTTGATAACATCAGAATTTCATATAGAGAGAAGTAAATTAATTTTTGAATGGCAAAAACAAATATTTAATAAAGATATTAATATTATTTATAAATCATCTAATAATAATAATTTAAATAAAGATGTTTTAAAATCTAGATTAGCGAGAGAAAATAGTAGTATATCTAATTTAAAAAACACTATAATAGATAAAATAAATACTCTTGAGAAGTTCCATAAATGGTTTTATACTGAACATAAAGCTTATTGTAGTGATTCAGAATTAAATCGAAAATATGATTTAAAAAATGATTTAATTAAAAAAAGTTATTAAATTTTTTATAAAATTTTAACAAAGTATTTAAAGATATAATTTAAAATATTATTTAAATTTTATAATTAATTTATTATTTAAGTAGTTTAATATCATGCATTACCATTTTTTTTACTAATTCTTTAAAATTAATTTTAGGTTTCCATTTCAATAGTTTTTGTGTTTCTAAACTATCTCCATATAATAAATCTACTTCAGCTGGTCTATAATATTTTTCATCGATTGTCATAATAACCTGATCATTAACCAATAATTGTGTTTCCATTTCATTACCATTTTCTTTCCATTTATAATCTAAATCAGCAAATTTACAAGCTAATTCTACAAATTCTTTAACATTATGAGTTTCATTAGAACTTAGCACATATTCTTTTGGTTTATCTTGATTTAACATTAACCAAATTGCCTCTACAAAATCTTCTGAATCACTCCAGTCTCTTGATGCATTAATATTACCTAATTGAAACGGAGTAATTTCTTTACCTTCTTCTATTTCTTTTTTAATTCTAGCAATATTTGATGTAATTTTTCTTGTAACAAATTCTTTTCCTCTTCTAATACCTTCATGATTGAAAAGAATACAATGAATTGCAAATAAGTTATAACTATCTCTATAAACTTTAACAATATGTCTTGCAGCGCACTTACTTGCACCATATGGACTTCTAGGTCTAAGAGGATGATTAATATCTTGAGGACTATATTGAACATCACCAAATTCTTCGCTCGAACCTGCTGAATAAAATCTACATTTTGGACAATATTCTTTTATAGCTTCCAAAAAGAAGATTACAGATAGAGTATTAGTAGTGAATGTATTTATAGGAGAATTCCAGGATTCTGCTACATAGCTTTGAGCTGCTAAATTAATAATAAAATCTGGCTTTATTTTTTTAACATTATTAATTACAGATTGTTGATCTAAAAGATCTAACATAATTAATTTAAATCTTGGATCATCTATATCTTCTATATTTACATGATTTGTAACCGATAAATGTCTAATTGCACCAAAAATATTACAATTTGTATTTTTAAGAAGATATCTAACCATATTACTACCATCTTGACCAGTTACTCCAGTTATTAATACATTAACAGCTGACATATTATTCATTTTATAGCATTTAAAAAGAATAATAATTATTAATTTTATCTTAAAGTTTTATTAAAAATAATATCCAATAAAAAATAGATAATTGTTTAAAATGTTAGATGTTAAACTATACCATATTTATTCCATCTTTAAAACTAATTAAAATATTCCATCCTAAATCTTGCAATTTTTTATTACTTATATAATATCGTTTATCATTAAATGGTCTATCTTCTATATATGTAATCCACTTTTCATAATCTTCTGTCCCTTGGATTCGCTTTATAAGGATTTTTGCAACATCTAATATCGAATATTCCATACCTTCATCACAACCAATATTATATATTTCTCCTATTTTTCCTTTTTCTAAAATTGTAATAAATGCTGATGCTGTATCAAATGCATGTAAAAAAGCTCTAACACAAGAACCATCTCCTTGAATTGTTACTTTCTCATTGTTTTTTAATTGTTTAATAAATCTAGGAATAACCTTTTCTGGGTATTGATTTGGTCCATACACATTATTGCCTCTGGTAATAATAATTGGCATATTAAAAGAATGATTATATGAGGTAACTAACATTTCTGCTGCAGCTTTTGAAGCAGCATAAGGATTAGTAGGACAAAGAACAGATTGTTCAGTTTTATGTTGTTCATCAACTTCTAACATAGATTCTCCATAAACTTCATCTGTTGAACAATGAATAAATCTCTCTAAAGTTGGGCAATAGAGTCGTGTAACTTCTAAAAGATTATGTGTTCCTAATACATTATCTTTTGTATATTGGATGGAATCTGTAAAACTATTTTGAACATGAGACTGAGCAGCAAAATGAATTATATGTGTTATATTATTTGATTCAAAAATATATTTCAATAAGTCATATGATTGAAGATTACCATTTATAAATTGATAATAGTTTGAATCTCTAATCTCTTTTTCTACATTATTTTCATCGGCACAATAGTAAAGAGCATCAAAATTAATTACTCGGGTATTAGGATATTTTTTACAAAAAATATTAATAAAGTTAGAACCAATAAAACCAGCACCTCCTGTTATAAATAAAATTTTATTATTCATTATAGTTTAAATAATACAATTATATATTTAAACTAACGAAATTCTATAATATTAATTTTCATCATCTCTAGATTCAGGTGAAGGAATTCTTTGTCCTACAATAGTATATTGAAAATCAATAGTTTCATTCTCAAGATGATCTCTTAAATTATTACCAATTAATCTAGAAATTGCCTGAACCATAGTTTCATTATTATCAATTTCCATGTTAATAGTAGTATCATTTTCAGTATCACTATTTTCACTATTAGTATTATTAGTATTAGTATTATTAGTATTAGTATTATTAGTATTATTAGTATTATTAGATATATCAGTATTATAATTTTTTATATCAAATCTACAATATGGACATGTTGATCTAGTATTAAACCAACGTAATAAAGCATTTTGATTAAAAATATGACCACAATGTTTAATTTGTATAATTTCTTGATTATCTCTAAATTCTTCTTGAGAAATTGGACAAATTTGATTAACAGGATTTTCAATATTACAATATAATTTTGTTTCAGTTGCTCGTAAAATTTCAATAGTGGTTGGATTATTAATTTGTTGATTTTCGTTATTTGCTTGTCTAGGTAAAATACGATTTGGTATAGTAGTAAATGTTAAATTATTAAAAGGACTAGTGTAATTAGTGCTAGGATAAGAGTAATTACCACTAGAATGACTATCTAAATTATTATAACGTCTATTTTCAATATTTGGTCGGCGTGGTCTTAATACAGAATTAGGATATGAAAAAGTATTTACATTCACAGGTGTATTTGGTGGTCGAGTCAATAAATTTTGAAAATTATCATCTTGTTGACGTATTAAAGCAATAAGTTCATGTAATGATTGTTGTGAAGTATTAACAAAATTAATATAATTTCCTAAAATATTGTTAGAATTCATATTTAAAATATAATAATATAAATATGTTTAAATAGATTACTATAAATCTAAATAATGAATTTTGATGAATATAAAAATAAAGGACTTACAGGATTAGCAAATTTAGGAAACACATGTTATTTAAATAGTTGTATACAAATATTATCACATACATATGAATTAAATAATTTATTTAAAAAAGTTTCTAAAGAAAGAAATTTAAATGATATAATAGATTCATTATTATTAGTTGAATGGAATAAAATTTATACAATGATGTGGAATGAAAATTGCACAATAGCACCTTATGGTTTTTTAAAAGGTATTCATAGTGTAGCAGAAAAAAAAAATAGAGAAATTTTTACAGGATATAGTCAAAATGATATGCCAGAATTTTTAAATTTTTTAATTGAATGTTTTCATAATGGTCTTGAAAGAGAAGTAGATATTAAAATTTCAGGAGTGCCACAAAATAAAAGTGATAAAATTGCAAAAATTTGTTATAAAATGATGCAAGATATGTATAGTAAACATTATTCTGAATTATTAAATTTATTTTATGGAATACAAGTATCAAAAATAACTTCTTTAGAAAATGAAATTAAAAGTTTAACTCCTGAACCATTTTGTAATTTAAGTCTTCCTATTCCTAATAATAAATCTAATATTAATATTTTTGATTGTTTTGATTTATATTGTAAATCAGAATTATTAGATGGAGATAATAAATGGTTTAATGAAGAAACAAATAATATGGAATCAGTATATAAAGGATTATGTTTTTGGAATTTACCAAATATTTTAATAATAGATCTTAAAAGATTTAATTTTAATAATAGAAAAATTCATACTATTGTTGATGTTCCTCTAAATAATTTAGATTTAAGTAAATATGTTATTGGTTATAATAAAGAAAATAATATATATGATTTGTATGCAATATGTAATCATTCAGGTAGTTGTATGGGTGGCCATTATTATGCATATGTAAAAACAGCGTCAGGAAAATGGATAATGTTTAATGATACAATAGTTAAAGAAATATCAGAAAAACAATTAATAAGTGAAAAGTCATATTGTTTTTTCTTTAGAAAAATAAAATAGATAATAATATATAATGAATATTCAATATAATTCAGTTACAGGACTTCCTAATGATCCACTAGATGCAATAAAAAATTTAGATATAAATCCTTTATTTTTATTAATTTTAGTAGGTATATTAATAATATTTTATATAATATTTTCTGTAGTAAGTGAAAATTCAAATGGTAATAATGGAAATGGAAATGGAAATGGAAATGGTGGAATAATATTTTTGGAAATATTATTATGGGCTGTCTTTATAATTTTAGTTTTATTAAATGGAATAGCATATTTTTTTAATATAGATATTATTGCTAGTTTACAAAATATATTTAGCCAGGAACCTAATTTACAAATTAGAACTAAAAATTATTTAGCAAAAGATTCAACTGATAATAGTTATAATGATATTCAAACACCAGATGATATTAGTTATAATAAAATAACTAATGAAGTTTTTAATATTCCTAGTAACATATATAGTTATAATCAAGCAAATGCTTTGTGTCAAGCTTATGGTGCAGAATTAGCAACATATCAACAAATAGAAGATGCTTATGAAAAAGGAGCAGATTGGTGTAATTATGGTTGGTCAGCTGACCAATTAGCTTTATTTCCTACAAATATTGAAACATGGAAAAAATTAAGAACAATAAAAGGACATGAAAATTCATGTGGTAGACCTGGTATAAATGGAGGATATATTGCAAATCCACATGTTAGATTTGGAGCAAATTGTTTTGGTAAAAAACCAAAAATAACAGGAACTGAAGAATTATTAATGGAAAATAGTAGTCAATTTCCACAAACAGTTCAAGAATTAGAAATGGATAAAAAAATAAATAATTTTAAAAATAATCTTAATAATATTTTAATTTCTCCATTTAATAATAATAATTGGAGTCAACATTAACTATTAACACTTACTTGAATTATAGTTTATTCTTTTTAGAGTATTAGAATATATTCTTTTTGATTCCTTAATTAATGGTTTATAAGTTTTATCTATCTCTTTTTGTTTATTTTTGAGTAATTTAATTTTTGTATTATTTTCTTTTAATGAAAATAGTTCAATTAATTCTGACAACTCATTATATTTTTTAACTAAATTATTTAATTCAAGTTCTTGTGATAAAATTAAACAACTATTTTGATAAACTTTAACTTGGTTTGCTGTAAATTCCATAGTTTTTATATTAAAAAACTTTTTTAATATAATTCTAAATTTAAAAAAGTTTTCAATTTTTTTATTTTTTTTTGGATCGAGTTTTTTTTTTATTTAAAATTTCCTTTTTTTTCTTTGTTAATTTAGATGATTTTTTTTGAATACTAGCTTCGTCTAATAATTTATTATATAATTTATCATCTATAATTAAATCATTATTTAAATCAAATTTAAAATATTGTTTTTCATATTCTTGAGGTTTAATAAAAAGACATGATGGTATTACTAAATCCTTAAGTCTTTTATCATTATTAAATGTGTTTAAATCTATAAAAACTGACATATAATAAATATTATTATTTTATTTATAACTTTTTATATCTAAATACTCTATAATATCTCTCTGATTTTTAATATATTCAATTAATAAATCAACTTGACTACTATCTTCTATACAATCATCTAAACAATTTTTTAAAAATTTAAATGTTAAAGGTTGAACTTGTTTATATTTAATAAATCTTAATTGATTATTATCAACTTTAATAACTGCATTATTTAAATTATTATTTTCAACATAATTAATAATATTTTCTTTAATAATAGTTTTTTGATTTTTAAGTGTATTTAGATTTTCTTGTAAAACTTTTATTTTTTTATCAAGAATATTCCATTCTTTAATATTACTAGAAAACTTTTCTTTTTGTTCTGTCATATATAAAATATAATTTTATATCTAAATATTTAGATATAAAATTATTATAATAATTTATTTACTTTTTGTAAGCACGACGAGCAGTTTTACGTCTCATTCCTTTTCTTGTGCTTCTTCTGGTTCCTTTACCTAAATAATTACTTAATGCAAATAATCCAAATGGAACAGCACCTCTCATTAGTTCAGCACCTACTACATTTCCTCCGCGACGTTTACGTCTACTATTACTATGTCTTTTACGACGACCACCTTTTAACGAATTCATTATATATAGTAGAGAGAAAATAATAGATATTATATTTTTTTAAATTTGCTAAATATTTATTTAAATTCGTGTGTTTTATCAAGTATTTTTCTTTTAAATTTTTAATGGATAAAGTTTATGATATTGATCCTAATTTTGATTTTTCACAAATACTTTTAGATAATCCTACTCCTTTAAGTGGAGGATCTTATTTTACTAAACTTTCTGTTGCAAAAGGTTGTAAAAATTTATATATTCAACTACCTAAAGTTACTACTAAACAAGGTTTAATGAAAAATTCAAGTAAAACATATTGTGATTTAATGTTTACAAGTGCTAATAAAGAAGTAATATCATGGTTTGAACAATTTGAAAAAACATGTCAAGATTTAATTATACAAAAAAAAGAATTATGGTTTCATAATAATGTTACTGATACTGATGTTGATGAAATGATGAATCCAATTATAAGACCATATAAATCTGGTAAATATTTTTTAGTTAGAACATATTTAAAAGGAGGTAAATGCAATGTTTATGATGAAAATGAAAAAATTTATAATTTAGAAAATTTAACAAATGAAGATGAAATAATTCCACTAATTAATTTAGATGGAATTAGATTTAATACTAAAAATATTCAAATAGAAATAAATTTAACACAGATAATGGTATTAATTCCTCCAAAAGAATTTGAAAAACAATGTTTAATTAAATTACATAAATCACTAGATAATTTAGAAAAAGCAGATAATCTAAATATATCTCCAGAAAATTTAGAAAAAAAAGACAATCAAAATATATCTCCAGAAAATTTAGAAAAAGATAATAGATTTTTTAAAAACGAAAATTATAATAAAGATAGAGGTATTTTACAAGAAAAAAATATTTTAAAAACTGAATCTTTAAAAGAAAAAAATTCATTTGATTTAGAAGAAGTTGATCTTCAAGTTAATCATATTAAAGATAATGATATTATAGCATTAAAAGATCCTAGTGATGTTTATAAAGAAATTTATTTAGCTGCAAAAAAGAAAGCTTATGAATTAAGAAAAAATGCATTAGATGCATATTTAGAAGCAAAAAATATAAAAGAAAAATATTCTTTTCAAAATATGGATGATTCTGATGATGAAGAAGAAAATATAAAAAATTTATTTAAAAATAATCTTTAGCATAAAAATTTATAAATAACCATCTATTTTATAATATTTTATTAAAAAAATATTATATTAATACTTATTATATAAATGACCTTCGTAAAAGACTTAGAGAAACTTTTAAAACCTGAAAATATTGTAATAATTGTAGGGGTAATAATTGTTGGAGTTGCATTATGCCACTATTCCGATCAGAAAAATTTAACTTTAAGTGGATTTTCTTCCATTTCTCAACCTCCCGGAACTCCTATGAGTCAAATTGCTCCTGAAGTTCGTGCTTCTCAACAAGCAGGCGCAGAACAAACTTTGCCTGTACCATATCCATCTATCGAACCTAATGAGGCTGCACCTGTTAATTTAAATGCTAATACTTTACCTAATAGATCTGCACCTGAAAATTGCACACGTCAACCTACTTTAAATCCTTCTGAACTTTTACCAAAAACATCTTCTGGTGATCAAAATAGTTGGGCTGCTTTACAAGTTCCAAGTGGTGGCAGTGGTGGTCCTGCTATGAATTTCTTAGATAGTAGTTACCTTGCTGGAATTAATACTGTATCTGGGTCATTAAGAAATGCTAATTTACAAATTCGGTCTGAACCTGCTAATCCTACTACACAAGTTAGTCCATGGTTACAATCAACTATTGAACCAGATTTAATGCGTGCTCCTTTTGAAATTGGATGTCCATGTCCTGGAAAACAGAGTATGTAAATTTATAATTCTTATTTAATATTATTTATTTAATAAGAATATATATATGAAAGAAGATATATTAATATATATTATTATTATTTTTATAGTAGTTATTGTATGTAAAATATACTATGATTCAGATAGTTTTAAATTAAAATGTATAATTTCTAGTGTTGATGGAAATAAATATTGTGTTCGTGATCGTAGTAAATTAAATGATGCTGCTGATCATTTAGCAAAAGTTACTACTAATCTTAAATTAGTTGTTGAAGATTGTAAAAAAAATTTTCCTGAACAAAAAAATGTTAAAAATTTAGTCGAGGGATTTAATCCTAAAAAAATTGTTGAAGTATTACCTACTAGTAAATATACTGCATATAGTGAAAATAAAGGTGAAAAATTAGCCTTTTGTTTAGAAACTGAAAAAAATGGTGGTGAATTAATCGATCTTAATACTCTAACATTTGTTGCTTTACATGAATTAGCACATATTGCTAATGATACTATTGGTCATGATGATAAGTTTTGGAATAATTTTAAATTTTTACTTGAAAGAGCAAAAAAAATTGGCGTATATACTCCAATAGATTATAAAAAAAAACCTAAACAATATTGTGGTATGACTATACACGATAACCCATTATTTGATTTATAATTATTTCTTTATTTGTTCATTAAATGCTATACTCAATATTACCATAGCTATTCCCCATAATAATGCAAATACTATAAATTGCATTAATGCAATTGGTTTATCACTAAAGTATGGAATTTTACATAACATTAATCCTGTCATAAGTATTGTAAATATTAAATCATGTATATGAAACTTTAATGGATTTTTCATAGCTATTTCGGCTGTTTGTATATATGTTATAATACCTATTAATGATATTGGTATAGCTAATATATACATTAATCCTGCAATATTAAGTGATCCATTTGGTAATATTATATCTTTTTTTAATTGATCAAAAAATGATAATGCTGAAATATGAACATCATTTCCTTGCGACATATCAATATATATTAATATATATTGATATTTAAAATTTCTCTAACTATTATTTTTATTTGTATTATCTTTACTATTTTTACTATCTTTACTATCTTTACTATCTTTACTATCTTTACTATCTTTACTATTTTTATTATCTTTACTATCTTTATTATATTTTAAAAAAGCATTAGTCCATATTGAAATAGCAATTATCCACATTATTATATTTAATAATAAAAAAAATATAGCACTTGGTTTATTCCACATATATGGAACTCTAAATATATATCCTATTGTCGTAAAAATTACTGTATAAAATGTTGTCATTGTAAATGTATTTGGAAAATTAATAGCATGTAAACCTCTTAAAATAATAAAATATGCAGCTACTAATGCAATTGGTTCTGATAATAAAAACAATACAGCACTCCAATTTATTTTATTATTAGAATAAATTTCATTTTTAATAGATTGTATTATATTTGACATATATTATTAAATAATATTATTTTTTGATATACAACTTGTTATAAATATTATAATTATTGTCTCTAAATAAATCATATTTTATTAAAGACCATTCATTTAAATTTAATTTTGGAAAAAAACAATCACATTTAAAATCATTTTCTATTTCAGTAATATATATTTCTTGAACTAATCCTTTTTCTAAAAATTGTTTATAAATTTTTTCACCACCTATTATCCATATATTATCAAATTTATTTTTACAAAAATCTAATGCTTTATTTATATTATTTATAACTTTAATATTTTTGTTTAAAAAATCATTATTATTTAATGTTGTTGAAAGTATAATATTATATCTATTAGCTAATGGTTTTTTTGGTAAACTTAACCATGTATTTTTTCCCATAATTATTGCATTATTTCCATTTCCTTTAGTTAATTCAACAAATTTTTTCATATCATTTTTAATATCCCATGGTAATTTATTATTTATGCCTATTCCATTATTACTATCTATTGCAACTATTATTTTATAATTCATATTAAATATATCTTAATACATTTAAGTTAATTATTATAAAATAATCTCGATTATTGTATATAGAATGTCTGTATATAAGATATACTACAATAGTAATAATAAAATTATTAATATTTTTTGTTTTGTTAAATCATTATTAATAGAAAATAAGATAGATATAGCTTTTTTAGATAGCGAATATAAAAAAGATGAAAATAATTCTATTTTTTCTAATATATTTAGTGAAGAAGAAAAGATAATTATTAGTAATGATAAACCTAATATTTCTTTTATTGATGAACAAATTAATTTTGATGATAGTATTGAAAATATTAAAAAAAAAATTATTAAATATTTTAATGAAATTTCATTTAAAGAAATTTATCTATATTCTAAAACATTTTCTCTCTTAAATAGCGTTGAAATATTTCAACAAATTACTCAAAATAATAAATTATCATTAACAAAAGATAAATTAATACAATTTTTATTAAATATTGATTATCCTATTACATCTTTACCTGATAAACAAATTTATAATTATGATGATATTATATCATTAAATTTAGATAATAAAAATGTTATAGAAAATGTTGTAATTGGACAAAAATTTATTGTTAATTTTGATTATATATTTACAATTAATCCATTTGATAGTATTTTATATGATAAATTTCTTGAAAATTATGCAGATGTTATTACTAGCACTACTAATAAAAATATTTTATTAGAAACACCAGATATACACAATAATATAATATATATGTGTTTAGCCGAAGATGTATTACAATATAATATTGAAAAAACTTTATCTGAAAGAACCTGCATTAAAATATATTTTCCTTTTTTATTTCAAGATGAAATCTATAATCTCTCTACATTAAAATCACAAAAACAAAAATTAATACGTGAATCTGAAGAATTAATAAATGAAAAATTTAATAAGAATAATAATATTGTTGATTTATTTTATAATTTAAAATCTATACCTCCTATTAAATATTCTAATACTGGTATTGAATCTATTGATTTTGTTATTCATCCATTAATTATTAACAATATTCCATTAGATATTATTTTTAAACTTATTCATGCTACGCAAAACTATCCAATGATTAAATTTAATCCTGGTAAAAGACAAGAAAATCTTTACAGATTTTATACTACAAAAATATCACGTGATGGTAGAAAAATTCCTTATTTACCAAAAGGAACTATATTTAAAATGATTAAAATATTAGCTAAAACTAAAAAAGTAGCTGTTTTTATTGATTATATTTATAATGATGAATTAATTAATATTATATGTGAATTTGATAATGTTGGTAGTATTTTTATTAAAATAGATTTTAAAAAATTATATGATATACCTATTATTAATGAAATTATTAGTAATTCTGTCAATCCTTTAATTAATAAAGTTAAGGGTTTTTTAGAACAAAGTGGTTATAAAATAGAAAATTTTACTAGTTTAGATCAAAGTAATATAGAATTAAATAATTTAGTATATGTTTCTAATGTAGAATTAACAGATTTATTTAAATTAACATATAATAAATTTTGTCTATCTGAAATATTTAATATTTTAGATGAAAATCTCTCTAAAGGTATTTCTATGAGATTTAAAAAAGTTAGTAACTATAATGAGTATGATGCTATTGAAACTTTTATTATTGATCTTTTAAATAAAGAAGTTAGTGAAACTGAAATATTAGAAAAAATACAGGAAAATTTTAAATTATCTCCTGAAGATTCAAAGTTTAAATTAGCATCACTATTAAGTTCATTACAAGTAATTCAAAATTTATATCAAAATGCAAAATATAAAATTAAAAATAATCCTGGATTTGCAACATTTATTACTAAAGATAAATATACAGGATTAATTAATATTAAAATGGAAGGTATAAATAATTTTAATTATTTAAGAACTATACCATTTTATATAAATTCTTTATTTATTCTTTGTCAAAATTTAGATTCTACAAATATTAGTCAAGAAACAATTTCTTCTATATGTTCAGACAATTTAAAAGATAGTGAAGATATTATAATACCTGAAATTATTGCAAAACATGAAGAAAATTTTCCTGAACATAAATCAATTGATATTAATGAAGATTTAGAATTACAATTATCAGATGACGAAGGTGATGATAAAAAATTATTAGATCTTTTATTTTTAGATTCCGATGAAGAAGAAGAAGAAGAAGAAGAAGAAGAAGCAGCAGAAGAAGAAGTAGAAGAACCAGAAGAAGAAGCAGCTGCAGCAGCAGAAGAAGCAGTAGAAGAACCAGAAGAAGAAGCAGAAGAAGCAGCAGAAGAACCAGAAGAAGCAGTAGAAGAACCAGAAGAACTAGAAGAAGCAGCACCAGAAGAACTAGAAGAAGCAGCGGCAACATTAGAAGAATCAGCAGAAGCAGCAGAAGCAGCAGACGCAGAAGAAGCAGCAGACGCAGAAGAAGCAGAAGAAGAAGCAGAAGAAGAATCAGCAGAAGAAGAAGCAGAAGCAGAGGCGGAAGCAGCAGAAGAAGAAGCAGAAGCAGAAGAAGAAGCAGAAGCAGAAGAAGAAGCAGAAGCAGAAGAAGAAGCAGAAGCAGCAGAAAAAGCAGCAGAAAAAGCAGCAGAAGAAGCAGAAGAAGCAGAGGAAGAAGCGGAAGAAGCGGAAGAAGCGGAAGAAGCGGAAGAAGCGGAAGATATACAAAGTAGCGATTCAAGATCTTCTTTAGAAAGTTTTGATTTAAGTGAATTAATGAAAGCTGCAGAAAAAAGTTCATCAGAAAAATCAGCAGTTAGTATTCCATCTAGTCTAGAAAGTCTAAATCTAGATGAATTAGATAGTTCTCCAAGTTTAAAATTAGAAAGACCAAAAAGTGAGGGTGGAACTAAATCAGAAGAAAGGGAAAGTGAAGAAGAACCAAAAATTGAATCATTAGAAATACCAGATGAAGTTTTAAAATCTAGTCCAAAAAAATTAAGTATTAAAATAAAAAAAGAAAAATCTGTTAAAAAAGATCCAGAGGAACAAAGTAAAAGTAAAACAGATGAATTTATAAAAGATTTAACAGGAATGTCTTTATCTAATCCAAATCCATTTTATAAAAGATTAGAAAGTAGAGATCCAAAATTATTTCAAACAGAAATAGATAAAAAATTTAGTGCATATTCCAGAATTTGTCCATCAAATATTAGACGACAACCAGTAATATTAACAGATAGTGAAAAAGAATATATAGATAAAAATCATCCAGGATCTTATGATAAAGCACTAAAATATGGAACATCAAAAGATAAAGAATTTTGGTATATATGCCCAAGATATTGGAGTTTAAAATATAATACAAGTTTAACAGAAGAAGAAGTAAAATCAGGAAAATATGGAAATGTAATACCAGCAAATGCCAAAAAAGTTCCAGAAGGTGCAGATATATATGAATTTACAGATCCAAAATATCATTATGATTCAAAAGGAGAATATATTAATTTAAATCCTGGATTTGAAAAAGAAGATAAACATCCATTAGGTTATTGTTTACCATGTTGTTTTAAAACATGGAATAGTAAAGAACAAATAAGAAGAAGAGAAGTATGTGGTAAAAAAGATGAAGAATTAGAAAAAAAAGAAAGTGAAAGTGGAGAGAAAGAAAAGGAAAAAATTAAAATTGTTAAAAAAGTTAAATTAGATGAATATATAATGGGTCCAGATAAATTTCCAATTCCACATCATAGATGGGGTTATTTACCAATAGCAATCCAAAACTTTTTAGGTATAGATAATAAATTATGCCAAATAAGTAAAACAAATACAGGATTAAAACCATTTACTCCTTGCTTAATGAGATATGGTGTTGAATCAAATAAATATCAATCATTTATAGCATGTTTAGCAAATGTATATTCAGAATTTAATGGAGGTAAAGATATAACAATAAATGAGATGAAAAAGATAATAATAGATGCAATTACATTAGATAATTTTATAAATTATAATAATGGAAATTTAATACAATTATTTTATATAGATCAAGAAATAGATATAGAAAAATATAAAGATTTTAATATTTATAAAACAATAAATAAAAGTAAAGATTCACAAATATTATTTTTAAAAAAAATAATATCAGCATATGAGAACTTTAAAAATTATTTACTTCAAGATAATATAATAATTGATTATACTTATTTATGGGATATAGTTAGTATTCCAAATAAAAATTTATTTCCTAATGGTATAAATTTAATAATATTAGATATAGATAATACAGATGTAACAGATAATGTAAATATAATTTGTCCAACAATGATATATTCAAGTGAACCAATTTCATTAAATAAAGTTTCTTTATTATTAATAAAAGAAACAAATTATTATGAACCTATATATTTATTTGAAGATACTAAAAAAAAGATAAAATTAATTAAATTATTATCATCAAATGTTTTAAATAGTAATATTAAAAATATAATAGAAATATTAAAAACTTTAATAAATAGTAATTGTAAACCATTATCAAGTTTACCACAAATATATAATTTTACAAGAAATATAGATGTAGAAAGAGTATATAATATACTTACAGGAAAAAAATATGAAATATTAAAACAAATTTTAAATTTTAATGGTAAGACAATAGGTTTAATAGCAAATAAAGATGATGTCATGGGTTATATACCAACTTATCCTTCAGGAGTATTAGAAGAAATAGAAATAGAATTTATGGATGAAGATATTTGGGATACATATAGTAATACAATTTCATTTTTAAATAAAGTATATACAGATACAAATGAAAGAATAAAATGTAAACCAAAATTAAAAATATTAGAAGATGGTTTAATAGTAGGAATATTAACAAATGCAAATCAATTTGTAGCTATAAATCCACCAATAGAAGATGTATATGATGATTTAGAAAGTTTAGAAGATAAAAATTATATAATAGCTGATAAAAAGATTCAAACTATCAATAAAAAAGATAGAGAGAGAGAGAAATTAGTAAAAAATATAAAATTAGAAGGTGAATTTTTTAATATTTTTAGAAATCAAATTCGTATAATATTAGGTGAATTTAAAAACAAAGATAAACGAAAAGAGTTAGAAAAATTATTGTCTAATAAAGATATATTATATTTAGAAAAATTAAAAAAAATAGCTGATTTATTGAGAGAAATTGTTAAAAATATAATTTTTGCTGATTATAGCGAAGAAGTGCTAGAAAATTTAAATAATATAACAAATTGTTTAGATAAAGAATTATGTAAAGATAAAAATTTTTGTTATATGTCAGATGAAGAAGATATATGTAAATTAATTATTCCAAAAAATAATTTAATTAATAAATTAGATAATGAAAAAATTTATTTTATAAAAATTGCTGATGAATTAATAAGATATAGACGAATAAGTCAATTTATTTTTGAACCAATGGCATATTTATCATTTGCAAAAATAAAATATAATTTAAATGAAGATGAAATATTAATGTTACAATCATTAATAACTCAACAATATTTTGAAAATTTAGATATTGTAGAAAGTAATAATTTTGTTAAAAATACAACATTTGATACAGCTATTCCAAATAAAAGTAAATATTATAGTAATGAAATCTCTCCTGAAAAATATTTAAAAGATATAAAAGCTGATGAAAAAATATTGGATTTACCTTTAATTAAAGAAAAAAAATTAAAGGAAAAAATAGTAATTAAGGAAAAAAAACAAATAGAAGAGTCACCAAAATTAGAAGAGTCACCAAAATTAGAAGAACAACCAGAATTAGAAGAACTACAAGAATTAGAAGAGTCACCACAATTAGAAGATATAGAAGAAATGACAGAAACACCAAAAGTAGAAGATATAGAAGAAATGACAGAAACACCAAAAGTAGAGGAGATAGAAGAAGTTAATTGTGCAATAAATAGAAAAAATTTAGTAGGTAAGTGGAAAACATTATTTCCACCAAATACTCTTGAAATATATTTTACATGTGACCAACCAATTTGTACATATGAATTAATTTTATACATAATCAAAGATTATATTCCAGAATTGAAAAACTTAACAAAAACAGGATTAAAAAATGAGTTAGTATTAATTTACCAAAATAATAGTAAATACTTACCTATATTATTAACAATTTTAGAAACACAAGGAAAAGGTAATTTTATAAGAATGATAAAACATGGAGAAATAACTATAGATGATTTATTATTATCTGAAAATTATTATTTAACAAATTTAGATATAGCATTAATAGCAATATATTATAATATTCCACTAATATTTCTCTCATCAACATTATTAGTAGAAAATAATAAATCTTTAATGATAGTTAATTCAACAAATAATATGGATTTTTATTTTATAAGAACACCAGGAGTTAGAACAGAGGGTTATCCAGTTCAAAGATTATTTTATAGTAATAGTGCATTAATAAATATAAGAGATGTAAAAGATAAGTTAAAAACAGATATAGATAAACAAATAGATTTAGATTTTATAGAAAATTATGTAAAAGTATTTGAAAAAAAAAAATAAAATTAAGTATATAATGTTTTTTTAAATTCAATATATAAAAATTGTAAAAATTTATATAACAAATAAACTCGAAAAGATATTATACATGTAAATAAGGTATTACAAAATATAGGATAATTTCTATATATATTATTAAAATTATTGAAAATTTTATTAATATTTCTTATAACTATATTATTTGTATTATTTTCTAAATTTAAAATATTTATTTGTCTATTATTAAATATTCTTCTAATATTATGATAATTATTTCTATTATTTTCAATATTATTTTGAATAGTAAAATTATTAAGTGAAATATCATTATCTCTTCTCCAATGTGGTCTCATATAATTAGCTATTTCATTAGTAATATTATTAATATTAATATTAATATTAAATTGAGATAAAATATTTTGGGTAGAAATTAAAATTATTTTATTTTTTAAATTTTCTTTAGCTTCAAATATTAATAAAACATTATTTGAATGATTCATAAATATATAGTCTTTTATACAAGGACCAAAAATATTAAGTAATTCTTTATCATTATTATAAATTTCTTTATTATAAATAATAGAAATTCCATTTTTTAATTCATTAAGCATATTTTTAATAATAACTATTTTTTCATTATTATTTATATTTTTAATATAATTATTTAAAGTATAAGTTTTTATTAAACATTCATTTATTTTATAAAAATTTTCTTTATCAAAATTAGATAAAAAATATAAGTGAAAAAATTTTGGCATTAAAAAAGATGAGGATTTAATATAAAAATAAATATTATATAGTGTTGATAAATTAAATGGTAAATTAGTATAAGGATTTTTAATATCATTAACTGAAAAATAAAAATTATCCATATAACAGAGAGAACTATTAATTATATTAATAATATCACTTATTCTAAAAATATAATTTAAATTATTATCTTTATCATAAATAATGATTTTAATATTATTAGATATATTACTTAATAAATTATAATTTAAATCATATAAGTTATTATAAAAATTAGCTTTTTTACATTTATATTTAAATAAAAAATTAGATATAAGAAAATAATATTTTTGACTAATAGAAAAAACATATATAACTTTTTCTTTTTCGGATAATGTTAATAATTTATTATTAAGAATATGAATTTTAAAAAATTTAAATTTATCTTTAATAGTAAAATTATTAATTAATTGCATAGAAAAATAAAAATTAAATAATAAAATATTATTAGTATTTTTTTTATTAAAATTATATTTTTTAGATAATATTAAAAAAATACGCTGAAATAGATTCATAATATATTAGATAAATTATTTATTTAATATATTATATCTTATTTATTAATTTAAAAATCCATTTCATAATCATTATTTCCTAAAGATGTTCCTTCTATATTGTGTGTATCAGATGTAATAGTTAAATTTTGAATACTACATGGATCATCATGATTAATTATTAAATTTTCTTCAATAATTTTTTCAACATTAGTTTCTTCTTCTTGAGGTGCAAGAGGTAAATCTTGTAATTTATTAATATTTAATAATACTTGGAAACTATTAGTCCCAAAATATCCTTCTTGTCCACACATAACATTACCAGATATACCTTTCATATTATCTAATTCAGCATGTCTAGCAGCTTTTAAAAACATTTCAGGTGTTTCTTCAAATGAAGCTTTTGCTAATGGACCAATATCATCATTATTAATACCATGTCTAAAGATAGAAATAGGATTATCACTTGCAGTCATTCTATCAGCGAGTAAACTTAAGTGATGATAATTAATATAAGTGCTATCAAATTCAATAACTTCAGATAATTCATTAAATATAGCTTGTCTCATAGCTTCGATACCTAATACTCTATAAATTTCTTGAATATCATTAGTAAAAGTTCTATTAGAATCAATAAGTTCATTAGATAATAAATCAATTAAATTAGTTCCAATAGTATCTAAAACCCAAATATCTTTTTTCATATATGTTCCATCAATATTTTTAACATTATCAGAAATTTTTCTTGGAATAATTTTAGATATATTTTTAACACCACGTAATACTAAATTTTCTAATAATTGATCTTGAAAATTTTTAAGAAGATAAATTTCATCTGATTGATCAAGTGGATTAATTTGAGATGATTTTTTTCGCATAATATTATTTAATCTTAATCTAAATATTAATTTATCAGAATTATAATCAGAATAAATGCATGATAATTCATCACGATAAGTATGTTCAATAGCAAAATTAATATCGTCCATTGTAATATTTTTATCTAACATTTCTTCAGCATTTAAAACAATTCGAATAATCCATTTAGATTTTTCTTTACCAGATTCAAGTGTTTCTTCATTACATTCATCTAATAATTTTTCAAATTCTTTATATTGTTCAAGTAAAAGAGTATCTTCTTCAATTAAAGTATTAAGATCATCAGGGTCAAAACAAATTTCAATAGAATCAACAATTTCAATAAATTTAGTATGTTCAATATTATACATAATTTCTTTAGCTTTTTCTTGATCAGATTCATAAGCTTCTTTTAAATAAATAGTGCAAGAAGGATTTTTAGGATTTTCAGATAATGATAAAATTTCTTCAATTCTAGGAACACCTCTAGTAACATTAGATTTAGATGCTACACCAGCAAAATGGAAAGTATTAAGAGTCATCTGTGTAGTAGGTTCACCAATACTTTGTGCAGCAATAATACCAACCATTTCGCCAGGTGAAACAATAGCTTTTTTATATTGATTAGTAATATATAAACATAAAATTTCAATAGCTTTTTTATTATAACGTTTATTCATTAATAAATCTTTAGGTGATAGGTAATAAAAGTATAATAATTTAAATAAATTATTAGGACTAGAATAATGTAATTTTTCTAAATTAGAATAAGTTTTTTCAATCATTTCAAAAACTTCTAATGGAGTAATATCAACCATAGATTTAGAATTAATATTTTGTTGTCCCTGAATGTTATCAATAATATGTGTAAATGAAATAGGTAAATTAATACTTTTAAGATCTCTATTTTTAAAAACTTTTTGAATAATTAGATCACGAGAATTAATAATATAATCAATATATTTTTTACATTTACTATTTAGAGTTAAAATTTGAGATTTTAATCTTTTAAGAGAAGTTTTAGTATATAATGTAGTAAATACAGCATTTTGAGTAGAATCTTTTGGCATTTGAAAATGTGAATATATTTCTTCTAGAGACATAGTGATAAGTGGAAGAAATTGATTTTCAACATGAATAGGATCAAACCCATCTTCTCCATATTTATATTGAATAATTTTTTTCTTATTATTTCTAACAGTCATGTCATAAGATACAACAAGATCTTCAAGTCCTTTAACTAATCGCCGCTGAATATAACCAGTTTGACTAGTTTTAACAGCAGTATCAATTAAACCAACACGACCACCCATAGCATGAAAGAATAATTCTTCTGGTCGTAAACCTCCAATAAAAGAACTTTCTACAAAACCACGAGCACTTGGAGAATCATCAAATTTTACAAAATGAGGTAAAGTTCTATTTTCAAATCCATAAGGAATACGTTTACCATCAACATTTTGTTGTCCTAAACAAGAAATCATTTGAGAAATATTTAAATCACTACCTTTTGAACCAGAATTAACTAATATAACAAATCTGTTATCACTACTTAAACTTTTTCTTCCAATTTTGCCAGCTTCCATTGAAGCTTTATTAAGAATATTATTTACTTGAGTTTCAAATGCTTGTTCATTAGTTTTACCTGTTTTATTTTCAAATATTCCAAGATGTATTTCATCCATTAATGATTTAACTTCAGCTTTTTTACTAGTAATACTTTCAGCTATTAAATCAATAGTTATTTTATTAGCAACTAAATCACTAATTCCAACACTAAATGCAGTAGATTTCATATAATCAGTAATAATATTCTGTAAATTATCAATAAAATTAGAACCTTTTAAATAGCCAAAATCTTTTGTAATACGTTGAAGTAGACCTTTAGTTCCATCACCAAGAACACCTTTTTCAATTTGTCCTCTAATATATTTACCATTATTAATTTCTAAAACATTGTTAGAATCTTTAAAATCTTCTCCTTCAGAAAATTTTTTAGTTTTATATTTAAGAGATAAAGGTAACATAATTTGAGAAAGGATATCAAAACTAGAAATAGGTTTTGAAAAATCTAATTTATCAAGATCAATTTTATCAAAACTCATTAATAAATTCATTGTTTCGCGTGGATTAAATAATATATTTTTTCTAGTAAATTGATAACAACCAAGTAAAGAATCTTGAAAAATTCCAATAATTGTTTTATTATTTGCAGGACTAATAATTTGATAAGGAACAGCTGCTAAATTTCGTAATTCAATTTCAGCTTCTTCATCTTGAGGCATATGTAAATTCATTTCATCACCATCAAAATCTGCATTATAAGGTTTAGTATCTGCTACATTCATTCTAAATGTGTCGCCCTGAAATAAAACTTTAACAATATGACACATCATAGACATTCTATGAAGTGTAGGTTGTCTGTTAAAAAGAATAGCATCACCATCCATCATATGTCTATGAACACGATCACCATTTTCTAAACGAATAGAATTTCTATCAATATATCTTAATGAGATATTTTCACCATTTTTTCTCTCTAAAATTTTAGCTCCTGGATAATTATCAGGACCATTTTGAACTAATTTTAATAAACTAAGTTTATTTTTATTATTTACAATTACTGGTTTAGTTAAATTTTTTGCAATTTTTAAAGGAACCCCTAATTCTCTAATAGATAATTGAGGATCAGGAGTAATTACTGATCTAGCACTATAATCTACACGTTTTCCCATTAAATTACCTCTAACTCGTCCTGCTTTACCATTTAATCTTTCTTTAATAGATTTTAAAGGTCTACCAGATCGTTGAGCAACTGATGCAACACCAGGAATTTTATTATCAACCAGTGTTGCACAATAATATTGTAAAACTGTGCTCCAATCATCAATAACATTTGAATTTGCATTTTGTGTTATTTTATCCTGTAATGTTTTATTTGCTTTAATAATATTTACAATAATATGACTAATATCATCCTCACTTCTTTGTTGTGAATCATGTTTAACTGAAGGTCTTACTGCTGGTGGAGGAACAGCTAAAACTTGACAAATCATCCATTCTGGTCTAGACCAGATTGGACTAAATCCCATAAAACTAATATCTTCATCAGATATACGTTTCATATTTTTTAAAACATTTTCAGGTAATAATTTTACTGATAATTTATCAACATCTTCACTAGAAAGACCATCAACATTATCCCATTCAGCAATAAGAGTAGCTAAACCTTCTTTTTTAATTTTAGATGGTTGTTTACATCCGCAACCATCATGTGTATCTTCACCACATCTTTTTACCTTACTTGCTAAACTAAATACAAAATTCCATCTTTCATCATCTTTCATTTTAAGAGCATAATTATATTTATTTTTATCAATTAATAATTTACCACATTTAATACATGTGCATCTAATAATTTTAATTAATGTATTTAAATATTGAATATAATAGACAGGTCTTGCTAAATTAATATGCCCAAAATATCCTGGAGTATTCATATAATCTAAACCATCAGTTGGACAAATTAAACCAGGATCAAGAACTCCCATTCGTGGATCAAATAATCCACCAATTATAGGTTTATTATTTATATATGTATCTCGATTAGTAATTTCAGCTACTGATCCATTTCTAATTTCTTCTGGTGATAAAATACTAAATTGAATACCTATAATTTTAGCCGCTTTTTTATTATCCATAGAAGTAGCCATCTTTAATATATTACTATAATAATATTTAGATTCTTTTATGAATCAATTTTTTAAATAATACCATTTAATTTATATATTTATATTTAAATTAATTTATAAAATTGAATATAAATAATTTTATTTTATAATTATAAAAATAATGAGCGAATCATATAAGAACCCCCATAAATATAATACTCGATTAAAATCATCTAATATTCAAAAAAAATATAATGAATCATCTAGTGATGAATCATCTAGTGAAGATGATTTTATTGATGATGATGATGATGATAATAATGAATTAAATAACAAAGATAATTTTTCAAAAGCTGATTATCATAAATTTTTATCAGAATTATTTCCTTCTAAATTTAGTAAAGATAAAGCTAAAATTTCAAAAAAATTTGAAAGTAAATATAAAAAATTAAAAACTAATAACTTAAAAATAGAATCACCTAAAAATAAAAATAATCTAGATAATAATATTATTATTTTAAGTGTTGATAATAATAAATCTAAATCTCATAAATATCTTGATGATAGTGATAGTGAAGAATCTTATTATAGTGAAGAAAATGAAGATAGTGATTGCAGTGAAGATAGTGATTGTAGTGAAGATAGTGATTGTAGTGAAGATAGTGATTGTAGTGATAATCTATATAAAAATGAAAATATTGAAGAAAATCAAGAAATTTTAGATAAATTTAAAAATTTAGCTAATAAATTAGAAAAAAAAAATAAAGATAATAAAATACTAAAAACTATCGTTAAAGAAAATAATAAAAAACAAAAATTTTTAAATAAAAAACTTACTAAAAGTGAATTTCGTGAAAAAAAAATTAATTATAAAAAATTAATTAAATTATTAAATAATAAACAATGTGTAGAAGATGAAAAATTCTTTATGAAAAATTTATCTCTTTCCGAACAGAATAATATATTAAATACTCTATCTACTATTAATAGTAGCTATAATATTGAAAAACCTTATTTATTATCTTTACTGGAAAAAAATATCCCTGATAAATTTAAGGCTATTGCAATAACTAAAATTAATACTATTAAAGAGATGGCTATTGATAAAAGTTCTAGTGAATATAACAAATTAAAAACATGGGTTGATTCATTTATGAAAATTCCATTTGGAACTTATAAAACTCTTCCTATTAATATTACTGATGGTATTGAAAATAGTAGTGAGTTTATTCTTTCTGCTAAAAATCAGTTAGATAAATGTGTTTTTGGTCTTGAAGATGCAAAATTACAAATTTTACAATTATTAGGACAATGGATTGTTAATCCTAATGCTATTGGATCAGCTATTGCTATTCATGGTCCTATGGGCACTGGAAAAACTAGTTTAGTTAGAGATGGTATTTCTAAAATATTAAATAGACCTTTTGCTTTTGTACCATTAGGTGGTGCAACCGATTCTAGCACATTAGAAGGTCATGGTTATACATATGAAGGTAGCACTTATGGAAAAATTGTAGATATTTTAATTCAAACCAAAACTATGAATCCTATTATTATGTTTGATGAGTTAGATAAAGTAAGTGATACACCTAAAGGTGAAGAAATAATTGGAATATTAACTCATTTAACTGATCCTGCACAAAATTCTGAGTTTCATGATAAATACTTTTCAGAAATAGATTTTGATTTAAGTAAATGTTTATTTATATTTAGTTATAATGATCCTGATAGAGTTAATCCTATTTTAAAAGATAGATTATATAAAATACAAACTAAAGGATATGAAAAAAAAGATAAAATTATTATTGCAAATAATTATTTACTACCTAATATTCAAAATAATATTAAATTAAATAATAAAGAAGTTATTATTCCAGATAATATCTTAGATATTATCATAAGTAAATATACAGGCGAAGAAAATGGTGTTAGAAACCTTAAAAGATGTTTAGAAATTATTTATACAAAACTTAATTTACTTAGACTAGTTAAACCTGGTAATAATATTCTTTCAAAAGATTTTGATTTAACAATTTCATTTCCTGTTACTATTAATGAAAAAATCTTAGATAAATTATTAACTAAAATTGAATCTTCTGCTCCACCATTTGGTATGTATACATAATTTATTATTATAATAAATATAGAACTATAATTAGTTAAACATAAAATTTCAAAAAATCTTTTTTTTTAAATAATTTATTTAAAAAATATAATAAATTATTTATTTAAAATTCTGTAGGAAATGTTCTATTTCCTCCTCTAGAATTTAAAAATGTTATTTGGTCTGGACATAAACACGCGCAACCCATTGAGTTTGAATAACTTGAACCTCCTGGATTTCCACAACATTCTGGCTTAAATTGTATATCTCTAAAAAAATTATTAACACTTACTGGTCCACATTTATGGTTTTTAAAAGGAATTAAAGAATCCATACAATCACTATTTTCACTATTTAAATTACCCCATGATAAATTAGAAAATCCTTCTGTTACTCCTTCATTGCCTGATACATCAGAACTTTCATTATTATCAGCATCTCCGCCAGTTTGAAAGTTTGATGATGTTGATTCACTCATTAAATTACTATTAGAACTATTATTATTACTATCTTTTCTAGAAACTTTTTTTCCAATTTCTTCTATATCTTTTGCTTGTTTTTCTGTTAATTTTACATCAATAGGTTGATCATAACCTTCAATTATTTTATTTTGTTCTAAATAATAAACTAATGATCCTAGTATTATTACCGCTAAAATAACTATTAAAAAATGATGCCATGAAAGTTTTAATTTCATTTATATAAATAATATATATATTATTTATATAAATTAAAAAGATAATCCTGGAATTCCTTGTCCAGGTATATTCATTTTTCCTAAAGTTACTTTATTAAAATTCCATAATAATATTAATAATGTTATACTTAGAATAAAAGCAATTACTTGAAATATTATATCTATTAACATTATAGATCTAAAAATTGCCCATGTTATTGAAAGTCCACATCCAATTCTTTGAAGAATAGTCAGTTCAGTGGCTCCTTCTGCTGATGTAATAGATATTCCACCCTCTACACCAGCGTCAATATCTTCAGATACCTCTTCTATATCCTCTGCTATTCCAGACGCCTCTAACGCTGCACCTTCTACTGCAGTAAAGGGATCGGGCAATAGTGCTGCTCCCGTAGTTTCCTCTCCAATAGCAATTCCCTCATCTACCACGCCTATTGCAGCATCGGTAACTGCTGTCTCGCCGGCATTAACAGCTGTATTTGTAAATAAATTAATTTTCACTTGATTTCCCACACAAAACATAAAACTAGTCCATTTAGCCATTGTTAAAGCCTGACTTTTTAAACAATAAATTAATATTTTAATTAAAATTTGAACAATTATACTAAATAACATAACAATTGGTGTTGTTATCATCCACATAACATTCATTCTAAATGTTAACATTTGAACATATAATGTGACTACTACCATACCAACTAATCTACTAAATGAATCCCTTGTTATATTTAAAGAACTTTGTAATCCAGTTGTACTTTGCAATGCTAAATTAAATGAATTTTTTAATAAACCAAAAATAGACATAAATACTGACATAATAAAATTAATAATTCCAGAAAGTATATAACCTAAATCTTGAAATAAAGTTAGTATAGAATTTAATATAAAATTAAAAGAATCTAATATATATTGATATGCTCCTTGAGTAATATTTCCCATACAATATTGAAAATTTTGTAAAGTATACTCACTATCTGACATAGTAGAATTATCAGGATTATTAATAAAACCAGCTAAAGGAATAATAAATGGATTACAACGTTCGTGTGCCCAATTTTGTTTAACTGGAATAATATTATTTAATACTTGTAAATATACAAATATTACTCCAACAATAAATATAATTAATATAGTTATAAAAACTTCACCACCATATTTTTGCATTAATCCATTTTTATCATATAATTTATTTAAATTTTGATTTATTTTAAAAGTATCCATATAATATATAAAAATATATATTTGTATTAATGTTTAAAACATATATATATTAATTATTAGTAGTATTAGTATTACCATTATTATTTCCATTATTATTTCCATTATTATTTCCATTATTATTTCCATTACTACTACCTCCACCACAATTAGGCAAAAAATGAGAACATGCAGTTTGACCCAAAGTATTTAATATCCAAGTAATTGCTTCACCAGGCGGAGTTAATAATGCACTTGGAACAACTACTTCAATGCCTTTTAATAAATATAAAAATGTTATTAATGTTCCAATAATTTTAGCAAATGTATCTCTAAGACCTTGTAATATAGCTTGAAATGCGACAAGAGCATTTGTAGCGGTTCCATATATATTAGTTACTATACTAAATACTCCAGTATTTGTAGAAGATCCTAAATTAACAACTCCTGCTACATCTTGACTAATATTTTGTCCCATTGTTCCAATATTATTAATAATATATTTAAAGGGATCTAATATATACTGAGCAAAATTCATATTATTATTTTGAGAACAATATTGAAATGTTTGTTGTGGATCATGGCCAAATAATCCCGCCATTGGTATAATTAAAGGATTGCATCTATAAAGTGACCAGTTATCTTGAACATTTTTAATTCCAACAGATAATACATTTGAAATTTGTAAAAGTGAAAAAATAACAATAATTATAATAGTTTGACTAATATATTTTCCATCCATATTAAAATATAATAATAATATATTTTAATAATATATTTATTAACTAGAATATTTATAAATTTTAATTTAAATGTTGACTCAATAGTTTTTTATTATGATCATTTTGTCTAAAATGTTGTGCAAAAACATTTTGTGAGCTTTTCCATATATTAGATGGCCAATTAGATCCAGGTGAAGAGGGAGCACCTGTAGGAAATTGCGCACCATATGAAGGTCGTGGTTGTGTAGTGCCAGAATTATTTAAATCAGAACCAGTATAAGTATTATTTGAAGAACCTGAACCACCTTTTAAAAATTTTTTTAAAGTGGTGTTTTTTTTAGTAAATTTTTTTAAAGTGTTCTTTTTTTTAGAAAATTTTTTTAAAGTATTCTTTTTTTTAGTAGATTTATTTTTTTTATTTTTTTTATATTTTTTATATTTTTTATATTTTTTATATTTTTTAGATGATCCACCAGAAAACGTAGAAAACAATAATTGTTGGGCACATTTACTATTCATTGATTGTAATGATACACCTTTATAAGGATTATTAAGATTAGGATTACTAGTAATATATGGAGGCGTTAAATTAGGTTGTGTATTAGTATTAGTATTATTCATATTATAATATTATTAGAAAAAATTAGTTAGGAAAATAAAAATTTAAAATAATATTAAATAAATGAATAATTTTGATAGAATTAATTTAGAAAAAATGATAAAAACAAATAATGTAGAAGATTGTACGCAAGAAATTAGAAATAAAAATCATAGTAATTTAATAAAAAAAGATTTAGATATTTTACTTAATCTTAAAAAACAATATTCAAGACTAGCTAAAAGTAATCCTCAAGAATTTGATCAAATATGTGTAAATAGATGTCAATTTATATTTAATAATTATACTGATATTTATAATAAAGTTAAAAAAGATGAAATTGATCTAGCAATTTTATATAAATTTTTAGAAGTATTAAAAGAAATAGAAGATGGCAAAGTTGATCAACATGAAGGTTCTTTTAAAGTTGGAAAATTATTAAAAGATATGTATATTGATAGTGCTGTTAAAAAAGCTGAAAAATTAGATAAACATAAATCAGAAAAAGTTAGTAAAAAACCAAAAAAAATTTCATATAAAGATTATAAAATTTTACAAGAAAAAGAATAATATATAAAATTGAAATAATTTAATATATTATTTGTTAAATAATATATGTCTTATACTCTAGTGATTGTTGAATCACCTGCAAAATGTAGTAAAATAGAAAAATTTTTAGGTCCAGGTTATAAATGTTTAGCAAGTTTTGGACATTTAACTAAATTATCTTCATTAAAAAATATTGATATTGAAAATAATTTTAAATTAACTTTTAATATTATTGATGAAAAATCTAATCAAATACAAAAATTACAAAAAGCAATAAATAACTCTAAAGATGTTATTTTAGCAACAGATGATGATAGAGAAGGTGAAGCTATTGCTTGGCATATTTGTAAATTATTTAAATTATCAATTAATAATACAAAACGTATATTATTTAATGAAATAACAGAAACTGCAATTAAAAATAGTATTAATAATCCTTCATATTTAAATTTAAATGTTATTTATGCTCAACAAACTAGACAAATTTTAGATCTATTATTAGGATATAGAATTTCACCATTATTATGGAAAAATATTTCATCTAATACTAATAATTCATTAAGTGCTGGTCGATGTCAAACACCAGCATTGCGTTTAGTATATGACAATTATCTTGATTTAAAAGATAATTTAGGGAAAAAAGTTTATAATACTATTGGATATTTTACAAATAAGATGTTTCCATTTACATTAGATAAATCACTAGAGGATAGTGAGATAGTAAAGAGTTTTTTAGAAAAAAGTACAGAGTTTAAACATATTTTATCTTATGAAAAACCTAGAGATCTAAAAAGGGATCCACCTCAACCTTTTACAACCAGTAGTTTACAACAAAATGCTAGTAATATTTTAAATTTCTCTCCTAAAATTACTATGCAAATATGTCAAAAATTATATGAAGAAGGATTAATTACTTATATGAGAACTGATTCTAAAATATATAGTAAAGAATTTATAGAGACAGCTAAAATATTAATTAAAAAATCTTATAATGAAGATTTTATAAATAAAAATATTGATCTTCTTAGTAATAATAATAAAGGTGAAAAAAAAACTAATAAAAAAAAAGATAATAAAAATGTTCAAGAAGCACATGAAGCTATACGTCCTACAAATATTAATATTACTGATATAGATAAAAGTTTTGATAGTAAAGAAATAAGATTATATAAATTAATTTGGAAAAATACAATTCAAAGTTGTATGGAACCAGCATATTATAAAACTATTACATTTAAAATATCAGCTCCAATAGATTTAGAATATAAATTTATTGGTGAATCTTGTATATTTTTAGGATGGCAAATTGTTGATAATAATAATAATGAAAATATTAAAGAATTAGCATTTAATTATTTACCTACTCTTAAAAATAAAATAATTCTATATAAAAGTATTACTTCTAAAGTAACAATTAAAGATTTAAAAATGCATTATACAGAAGCACGTTTAGTTCAATTATTAGAAGAAAAAGGTATAGGTAGACCATCAACATTTTCATCATTAATTGATAAAATTCAAGAGAGAAATTATGTTAAAAAAGAAAATATAGAAGGTAGAAGTATAATTTGTGAAAATTTTAAACTAGAAAAAGATAATAATAAATTAATTGTAGATAATGAAGAAAAAATATTTGGTAATGAAAAAAATAAATTAGTTATTCAACCAATAGGAATTGCTGTTATAGAATTTTTATTAAAACATTGTGAAAATTTATTTAAATATAGATATACAGAAGATATGGAAAATAAATTAGATCTTATTGCAAAAGGTGATTTAGATTGGATTGATACTTGTAAAAATTATAATAATGAAATTTTAGATTTTGTTAAACCAATTAGTAAAGAAGTTAAAAAAGAAGAATATAAATTAGATAATAATCATACATATATTATAGGTAAATATGGTCCTGTTATTAAATATATTGAAGGTGATAAAACTCTTTTTAAATCAATTAAAGAAAATTTAGATCATGAAAAAATTAAACGAGGTGAATATAAATTAGAGGATATTATTGAAAATGAGAATAAATCTAGCGGAAGATTATTAGGTAAATATAATGAAAAAGATATATATCTTAAAAAAGGCAAATATGGTTTATTTATTGAATATGGAGATGAAAATAAATCAGTTAAATCAATAAAAAAAAAAGAAAATTTAATATCTTTAAATGATGTAATACCATTATTAGAAAATAAAATAGTTAGAGAAATAAATGAAAATTTAAGTATAAGAAAAGGAAATTACGGAGATTATATATTTTATAAAACCTCTAATATGAAAAAGCCTCAATTTTATAAATTAAATACTTTTGAGGATGATTATAAAAAGTGTTCTATTGAATTAATTAAGGAATGGATTAAAGATAAATATAATATATAATAATTATAAATGATTAAATGTTGTATTTATACTAGGATACATAACGAGGTTCCCTATTTAGATTTTTTTATTGAACATTACATTAGATTAGGTTTTAGTAAAATTATAATATTAAAATGTGATAAACATAAATACGATATTTCTAATAGTTTTAAAAATTTTATAGAAGTTTATAATGTAGAAAATTTACCAAAAGAAGAAGAGTTACCATTAAATAGTTATTTAATAAAAAATACAAATTATGATTGGGTTTTACAAGTAGATATTGATGAAATTTTATTATTAAATAAACAATTTAAAAATATTCAAGATTATATTGGATTTCACTTAAATAAAAATAATAATATTAATTGTTTTTATTTTAGATGGGCATGTATTGAGAAAGTAGATAATAATAATATAATATCTTTTAATGATATTATTAATAATTATAATATATATTTTCATAATCTTATAAAATCAATGGTTAAAATTTCTAACTTAGATTTTGCAATGAATGCTCATATTTTTAAATTAAATATTCCTTTATGTGTATATTTTGAAAATAATATAACTAATAGATATCAGGCACATCATGAAATTAATAAAAATCAATATAATGATTCTATTTTAATACATATTTTTAGTAGAAGTTTAAATAATATAATATTAAAAGATATAGGGTCTTATAAACATTATCCGTGGAATACAAAACAAAGTAATATAATAGATTTAATAAATATAATAAATTTACCTATTAATAATAATACTTTTATTAATTTTAAAAATATAAATAAAAGACTAAAAATTTCTTATAATCATGCACAAGCAAATAAAATAGATATAAAAAATTTTATAATTAAAAAATATTTATATCCTGTAATAAATTTAAAAAAGGAAAAAGAAATATTGGATATTTCTCTCCAAAAAAATAATATAAATCCAGAAAAATATTATAAATTTGCTGAATATATAAGTGATGAAATTTTAAATAGAAAAGATTTTATAAAAAATTAATTTTTATTTTAAAATTAATTATTAAAATAAAAATCATGAGTCACCAATCTAATAAAGTAGTATGGGCATCCTTGGATCCAGTTAGAAAAAAAATTGATTTTTATCCTAAAACGATAGCTAAAAGAATTGAAAAAGCTTATAAAGATTATATAAATTCATCACGAAGAACAAATCATTTTTGTATGTTAGGTAGTGATTTCTTTAATGCTACAATATATTTTCCACAATCTTTTAATTCTCACGAATTTTATCAAACAACACCAGGTATGTCATTAGGAAGAGCCGGTTTTAAACAACCAGGTTATCGAAGTGTAATTAGACTTGATGTATCACTAGATAATAAATATAAAATTTATACAAAAAATACTAATTATAATGAACCTAGAATTATTTTCGATGCTCTATTAAGTGAGCGTGATTATGAAGGCATTGTTCCTGAAGATAATATTATTAATATAGATTATATATCTAGAATTCCTGAAGTTATTCCATCATGGAATCCAAATGATTTAGTAGGAGAAGATTTAGATAAAAATGTAATTGTCTGGATGTGGTGTATTGGAACACAAGAAAATCAAGGTGATTTAATGAAATTAGACGATGAATGGTGGAAGCCATATTTTTATGAACAGAATAAAGAGATTGAAAATGCTTTTAAAGAAAGTTTTAAAAATAATCATAAAGTAACAATTGATATTCCTACAACAAATAGTCAAAAAGTGATAAAATTTATTCAAGAAAGTGTATTTGCTAATCAAATTGATTGTAATACCGGAGGAACTCGTTCAGTAAAACGAATTACTACAACAATTAGAGAACTTAAAAAAAACTAGAAAATATTAATAATGTGCCTATTGATATAAATAAATTAGCTACACAATTAGTTAATGATAATATACCATATGAATATATTTGTTCTATTAGTCAAAGTATAATGACAGATCCTGTTAAAACAGAAGATGGAATGGTATATGATAGATCTTCTATTGAAAAATGGTTTACATATAGACATACATCTCCATTAACAGGATTACCATTAACAAATATTCGATTAACTCCTTATATTGAATTAAAAGAAAATATTGAAAATTATATCAAACTAAAAACAAATAAAATTTAAATTAAAATTTAAAAAGATTTAATTTTAGATGGTTCTATAATAGGATTATTTTTTTTTAATTCTTCTTTAAATTGTTTTTTAAAATCAAATGTGCAATTATGTAATTCAGGTATTTGATGATTTAGACAAAATGTATATTTACATTTACATGTAAAAAAAAGTGTTTTTAATTTTTTATTACAATGATAACATTTATTTGTATTTAAATTTTGATTATTAATATTTTCTGACATAATATATTATATTATAATATATATTTTTTTAAATAAATTAAATAATTTATATCTAGTTATATGCATTACTTTTTAAATTAAAAACATTTATTGTTGGCTGTTCTAAAGATTTAGATTCTTCTTTTATTAAGTTAATAGCTTTACCACCTTGAATTATAGGTTTAGATTCTTGAATTGTTAAAAATAAAGTTCCTATGCATACTAATGAAATACCAATCCAATTAATTAAATTTATTTCATTATTAAATGCATAAATTCCAATAATAGGAACTATAATAGCACTTAGTGCATCCCAATATACTTCTGCTTTTCCCATAGTAGTATAAGTATAAGTTTGTAATAATAAATATGTACATAATCCATATAAAATCCAAGTTATAAATGGAAGCCACCATAAATGAGGAAAACTTTTATATAATCTTAATAAATATTGTCCTAAAGCTTCACTTAGTGTTATAACACTAATTAATATAATTAATTCCCATGGTAAACTTGTTTGTTTCCATCCATCAAATAACATATTAATATATTATAATAATATATTATATTATTATATTTGTTGTAGTTTAATCCAAATATCATGTTTTTTATTATCAGTAAGAAAACCAATAATACGTTTATTTATTTCACTAAAAAGAATATTAATTTGATAAGTTCCACCTTCTTGAATAAATTTTTGAAGTATTTTCATTAAATTTTTAATAGGATCATAAATAATAGTTAATTGAAGTCTAGTTAAATTTTCAATTATAGGTGTAATTTCATTTTGTCTTTCTTTAATATTTCTAATATTAATAATATCCTTTTTTTCTTTTTTTTCCTTTTTTTCTTTTTTTTGTGTCATATTTGGATATTTAAGATAAATTATATAATTGAGGCATACGAATATTCATATTTCTTTTAATTTCATTTCGTAATTGGTTAATTTCAATTGTAAAATTAAAATCATTTTCTTGAAAATCAACTAATCTTCCATCATGATATCTAAATTTAAATTTCATTTTAGATATTCGTTCAATAGGAGGTTCATATTGAGATAGATTAAATAAAAATCCATTTATTGAAGAAAAAATCTGAGTTTTTGGTACTGATATAATTGGTATTTTTGCAAAAGCACTATTTATACCGGATCCTCTTTCAGCAACATATTTTGTTTGTGCTGGTCCTGGTGGTGGGTTTGGATTAGGATAATTTCTAGATGATCTTCCCTTCCATAATACATTTGTATTTTTACCACAATTAATAACATCATTTGCACTTCTAGCGTTAACTGGACTACAGAAAGTATTACCAGAAGTATCTGGCCAAGGTATTAATTCATCATAAGTATTAAAATAATCAAGTTCCATATAGATACAATTTTCGCCTAAAATATCAATAATTTTAGGTGGTTCAATCCAGTATATTTTTTCATTATCTTTATTTAACCATATAAAATCTTGACAACCACAAGTATTAGCATAATCTAAATAAAGTGAATCATTAGATTCAATACTATGATATTTAATTTTTTGAGTATAACCAATATAAGATAATAAACCAAATTTATTATATCTATTAAAATAATTTACTGATGGTTCTATTTCACTTCCAGATGGATCAAATTGTTGCAATCTACCTCTAACACCTTGTATTGGTGTGCACAGAATTTTATATTCATGATCATATGATGCATCTAAAATAAATTCTTCACCTATATTATTTCCAATTAATATTTTTTCTTTAACTTCATGATAAACAGCTTGCCAAGTTTGATTAGGTTTTGGCATTGGATCACCTAAAATAACATTATTAAGTTGATAAGTTAAAGTAGCAGCTAATTGTATATTAGTATAATATCCATTACTAATATCAATAATATATTCTTTATTTGATGTTAATAAAATAATTTTAAATTTAGTATTTTGTAGATTATTGCTAAAATTATAATAATTACATGGTAAACTCATTTCAGTTAATCTCATGGATTGTATATTTGTATATGATTGTGGACATTCAATTTCAAATTCATTAGCTGTAGGCCATTTTGAATAATCTCTATCTTCTGAATGAATTGTTAATAATTTACGATCTAATAAATAGTTATCTTTTCTCTCAATTAAAGGATGATTATTATGTAAATTTAAATTTTGATCTGGTGGTGGAAATATATAACTCATATATGTTATACTTATATTTTTATTAGAAAAATATAACTATATTTATATATGTCTAGTAAAACAGATGCAGTATCAAGTCTATTTAGCACAAATAGAAAATTTGAAATAACAAATTTATTTGCTCTTTTAGCTGGTGGAATTATAATTAAAATACTTTTTTATGGACAAGGCCCAGCAAATGCAACAATTTGGGGATATAGTTTATCAGCATTAGCAGTATTTTTATTATTAACAATATCAATAGCTTTTAGTAATTTTAAAGATAATCCATTACAACAAGTTGAAAATGTTGTAGTTAAATATGGTTTACCTCCAATAATATTATTAATACTATTAGTTTGGACAATAAGTATGAATATAAGTAATTTTAAAAAAATAAATTCTGGTTTATTACCAGAAGAATTTGGTTTATATTCTTTTATATCATCATTTTTAATAATAATTCAATCAATAAGTTTATATAGATTTTATAATGAACAATATAAATTACAATATAATACTAAAAGTAGAGTATCAAATATAGAAGAAATTATTAAAAGTACAGATAATCAAGGTATAATGTATATTTTAACAATTTTAAATTTAATTATTTTAGGAATGATGCAAATTGTTTTAGAATTTTTTACAACAGATGGTTAAATTCGTTATTTATATCTAAAATTTTATATGTTAAACCATATTCAAAATCAGATTCCCAAATACCTGATATTTTTAAAATAAATTTACTATTATTTTTAATATTAAATGTATTATTAATATTTTTAATATATCCATTACTTAATAATTCAGTTAATTTTTTTGATTGTATTTTATTTTTAATTATAGAATTATTAAGAATATTCTCTTCTAAATTTTTTATAAATAAAATTATTTTATTATTACTGATATTATTTAAATCAATTGAATATTTTCCTCTATTATTATTATTATTTATTAATGTAATATTACTAAAATCTAAATAAATATATATTCCATTAAGAGTTAATAATTTATTTGAATATAAAATTCTAATAAAATTACTATTATCAATAACAGTATTTTTTATAGGATCTAGATAATATAAATTATTAATATCAAAATTTTCTATAGTTTCACAAATATTCATTACTTTAATACATTAATAATATTTAAGTTATATTAAATATAGAAATACCTATTTATGATTATATAAATTACTTAATAATAATAGTTCTCTCTCTGTTAAATCTTCTATATTATTTAAATTATTAATACTTATAGAAATATTTTCTATAAAAAGATTATTTTTTTTTTCATGTAATTCAATATAAATTTTAAAAATTTTATATAATTTAGGATGGGTTGATTTATAATTTTCTAAATTTTTTTTAATTATAATGAGAGAATTATTTTCCATAATAATTAATGTAATGTAATAAAATAAAGATTATTAGATAACTTAAATAATATGAAATTTTATGAAACACATTTTGAAGATTATTTAAATAATATAACTATTCATCCAAAACTAAATAAATATTATAATTTATTTCCAAATAATATTAAAGATCTTAAAAACTTAATATTTTATGGACCATCTGGTGTAGGTAAATATACACAAGTATTAATGGCTATTAAAAAATATAGTCCTTCTGAGTTAAAATACGAAAAAAAAATTTCAATTAATTTTAATAAAAATATTTATTATTTTAAGATAAGTGATATACATTATGAAATTGATATGTCATTATTAGGATGTCAATCTAAATTATTATGGAATGAAATATTTTTACATATTATTGATATAATATATGTAACAAAATCTAATAATACAGGTATAATAGTATGTAAATATTTTGAAAAAATTAATGGTGAATTACTAGAAATATTTTATAGTTATATGCAAAATATTAAATATCAAAATATTGATATTAAATTTATTTTAATAATGGAAGAAATTAGTTTTTTACCTGATAATATTCTTAATACTTGTTCTATTATTCCTGTTGAAAAACCTAGTAAAAATATTTATAATAAATTTTTTAAATGTAATAATATAAAAAATACTGATATAATTAATAATATTAAAGTATTAAAAAGTAATATAGATTTTATTAATACATATGAATCCTTATGTAATCTTTTAATTAAAAATATGATTAATTATAATGAAATAAAATATATATATATACGTGAAATATTATATGATATATTTATTTATAATATAAATATTTTTGATGTTATATGGTATATTTTATCTAAATTAGTAAAATTAAATAAAATTAATAAAGATAATATTAATAAAATTTTAGAAAGAACATATAGATTTTTTCAATATTATAATAATAATTATAGACCAATATATCACTTAGAAAGTTATCTATTATATTTAGTATTAGTTATTAATGAATAAAGAAATAGCATGTTCTATTTTAAATATTAAATCTCCATTTTCTAAAGAATCTCTCAAAAAAGCCTATTTTATTGCTGCATTAGAATATCATCCAGATAAAAATAATAATCCAGATGCTACTATTATATTTCAAAATATAACAGAGGCTTATAATTATTTAAATAATTATATTAATTATCCTGAAGTTGATAATAATCCAGATGATATAAATGATCAATATAGTAATTTAATAAATGAATTTATATCAATTACTATTAATAAATTTAATAATGTAAATAGAGAACAAATTACAAATTTAATTAATTGTTTTAAAAATAATTGTACAAATTTTTCTATTAAAATTATTGAAGATTTAAATCAAGAAACTATTTTTAAAATTTGGGATTATGTTAATAAATTTAAAGATGTTTTAAATTTTAGTAAAGAAACCTTAACTAAAATTGAAAATGTTATTAAAAAAAAATTAGAGAATAATAGTATTATTTTATTAAATCCTACCTTAAAAAATATATTAAATAATGATACATTTAAATTAGAAATTGATAATAATATTTATTATATTCCATTATGGAAAGATTTTACATTATTTGAAACTAGTAATAAAAAATATTTATATGTTAAATGTATTCCTGATTTATCTGATAATATTAATATAATTAAAGAAAATAACAATTATAATATTCATATTAATATTAATACATCTTTAAAAAGTATTTTAAAAAAACCTATAGAAATTAATATTCCTAATAATAATATTACTATTCCTACTGAAGAATTAAAAATAAAAAATTATCAAAAATTTATTTTTAAAAATTGTGGTATTAATAATTTAAATGATCAATTAGAATCTATATCTATTGGCTCTATTATTGCACATATTTATATCGATTTTACGATGCCTTTTTCTTAACAACCCGTTTTGGTTTTGCCTTAACTTCTGGTGATGGCGGAGCAACTGGTTCTGGTTCTGGTTCTGGTGCAACTGGTTCTGCCTCAGCCTCTGCCTCAGCCTCTGCCTCTGCCTCAGTAACTTCTTCTTCTTCTTCTTCTTCTTCATCACTATCTACAACAGCAACCACCTTTTCTTTTACATCATCACTATTAACATCATCACTTGCTGCTTCAGACATTAATTTAGCTTTATCTTCTGCTCCAAGTTCAATATGACATGTTCCCTTTAGACTTTCTTTTGGTTTTACAACTGCCTGGAATAGACGCCATGTTACACCAAACTTTCCATTTGAAATCCAAACACCACCACACTGAATTACTGTAGCCATATTAATACCTTTACAAATAAGTTCATTTAGATTTGGTCCATCATCTAGCGGAAATAGAATATTTTTATTTACATCATAAACTTCTACATTGAAGATACCATCCCAATAAGGAACTTTAACTCTTACTTGAGGAGATCGTCCATAATCAGGTTCACCAGATGCTTGATCTTTTGGATATTTAACCATAGGACTCCATAAAGCATCAACTACTTCTGGTGTAACTTTAGATTTTCCAAGCCAATCACGTGAATTTTCGATAGCTTGAGCTTTAATATAATCTTCAAATGCTTTAAAATTTTTTAGAAATTTATCAGTAGATTCATTTGCATAATCAGAATTTGGAAATTGAAGTGTAAAATCATATGTTTTTGGTCCACCTTTTCCATCAAATGGTTCATTTTCATTTAATCCCCAAGTTAACATTAATGGTGTACTAATATATAGCCCCTTTTTTGTGGCTGAATTTAACACGCCAATACTCTTTCCACCTTTATCATTTACTTTAGCTTTCGCAAATGTAACATCTTTTTCAGGATTGAATTCGAGACCATTAATAATGGCTGCGTTCTGCTTAGAGGCTGTTGTCATATTATTAATATTATATTATGATTTCTTTTTAAATCAATTTTTTAAAATATTAAAAAAAAATGAAAATAAAAAAGAGCATAAATAGTAAGAAATATGACAACGATATTTTATATACAACTATTAACAATAGTAAATCCATATTACTATGATAAAAGAATTCATAATTTAGGAATGACAGGATTAAGTGGTAAAATACATGCTGAAACTGCAGTAATTTCTACACGAATTATAGATAGAATTCGTTATAATGGAATAGATATTAGAAAAAAAATTATTAATGATATAAATATTAATAATAATACAATTATAGATTTTGCATGTGGAGTAGGCTTATCTACAGCACCAAATAGTATTGGTATTGATACAAGCCCTGAAATGTTAAAAGTAGCTAAAAAAATAAATAAAAATAAAAAATTTATATTAGATAATGCAGAAACATTTAGAGATATTAATAAAAAATATGATATATCAACATGTATGTTTGCATTTCATGAAATGCCATTAAAAGCACAAATAAATGTAAGAGATAATATGATATTAAATTCAAAAAAAAAAGTAATAATAGTAGATATTGCAAGTAATTATAAACCTAAAAAAATCATGTTAAGTGGAGAACCATATTTATTAGATTATTTAAATAACATTGATTATGTTTTAAAAGATTTTAAAAAAAATATAATTTTTCCTAATCATCTCTCTATATGGGAATTAAATTTATAATTAAAAATATATTAATATAAAAATAAATTTAATATATTTTTTAAATATAAATGTCAGAATTAGATAATATAATATTAGATTTACAAATAATTAAACAAATAAAAGAAAACGATAAGTTAGCATTAATTAAAGAATTAGGAACACAAACAATATCAGTAGATAATTGTAGTTATTTATCTCCCTTAAGTAGATGGTATTATGGATATAATAGAACAAATACTATTGAATATTTAGAACAATTAATATTTAAAATAGAAAATATATCAAAATTTTTAAATGAAGGATCTCATACAAATATGAGCAAAATGTTATCTAAAAATCTAGAAGATAGTATGAAAGGTTTTGAAAATTTAAAAAAAACTTATGAAAATGATTCAATTAATTATGCAAAATTAAATATAATAATAGAAAAATTAAATAATATAAAAGATAATTTAGTTTTTGAATAAAATAAAGTATTTTAAATTATTTTTTTAATAATAATATTTATTTTTTTATCATTTTTTAATATATTATAATAGTTAATTTAATTTAATTATTATAATAATTTTTTTATATTATTTATTTAAGCACTTGCAGTTGTTGTTGGTGTTACAGAGGTTGCACCAGCCTTAGCAAAATGTGGACTCATGTATCGCTGGAGATTAAAATATGTTAGCTCATCACCATTTTTAATTTTTAGAAGACTAGCAAGAGCTTTGTCTGGATTAATTTTACGACCATTTTCTTTATCCTGAAGAGAATGCTCTCTAATATAACCATTAATTTCACGTGTTACTTCTGTCCGAGCCATTTCAGTTCCTGTTGGCTTTCCTAAAAATTTAGCTAGTTCAGAGCTAATAAGTGTAGGTTTTACAAAACCACTTGGAGAACGATTACCAGATTTGCGTTTGCGTTTAGCCTTTTCTTTCTGGGCTGCTTTAATTTCACGAACAGCTTTCTTTTCAAGTGTTTTAAAGTCAACTTTAAGAGATGCCATTTGAGATACAAGGCCCTGAAATTTAGTCATAAATTCAGAAAAGGTTTCAGCAAGACCAGTTGTATCTGTTACAAGTGTAACATCAACAACCTGATTTTCAACTGGAGCAGTTTCTACTGGTGTAGTAGAAACAGGTTCAGTTGATTTTTTAGAAACTTTTTTAGAAACTTTTTTTGTAGATTCTTCAGTAGTTGTGCCAGCAACTAGGACTGGCTCTTCAACTTTCTTCGCTTTTGACTTTGCTACCATTATAATTTACTATAATGTTTCTTTTTTAAGTGTTTTAAGAGATAAAATATATTTTAGAGTTGCTAAAGATAATATTTCCGCATTATGCAACTGCTAAAACCGATTGATATAACCATGGCATAGCTTCGGCGGCGGAATTATTTACTAAAGTTAGAGCAGATAAGACGTAATATGTTCCTAAAATTTGAGAATCTCTATTAATTCCAGTTTTGACAATTAATTCTAAAATATTTAAAATTGTTTTTAATAATGAAGAATATGATAAATTAGGTAAATTATTAATATTAATATTTCGAAATGGGTTACCAAAAGGGGGACATATTTCTCTTTTAACATTTTGAGATAAATTAGCTCTATAATTCCAAATATCATATAATTCTCTAATAAATCTTAATAATAATCGTTTGTCTAAATCTAATAACCAATTAATTTGAGTATAATTGTCTAAAGAATCCATAACTTGAAATAATGATAATACTCTCATTTCTAATTGTTGTTTACTAATTAAATTTTCATTTTCATTATTATTAATATTTAAATTTAATAATATTTTAAAAAGTTTATTATATTTAATAATTTTTTTAATATTATCAAGAATATCAGGAGAGAATTCTTTATTAGTATAAGGGTTTAATGTTCTTTTATTTTTTTTTAAAAACAAATTATATATTGATATTAAATCAAATCCATATATAAATCCATCTTCATCTTGAAAACTAAAAAATTGTTCATAAGGTATATCTTTACATAAATCTAGAGTAAAAAAATCACTATCATTAATACATAAATTACGTTTAATATATGCTGGACCATGTAATTTATTAAATTTAATTCTTATATATATTTTCCAATTTTTTTGAATTTTAATAATTTGATCAGAATAATATTTATAATTATATACTCTTGTTAATAATTGTGTTTTATTACCAGAAATTTTTAAATTATATTTTTTATTTAATTTTTTTAATTGAGGAATATTAAATTCATAATCTAATAAATCCTGAGAATTAGAAAAATTTAATTCTTCAAATTCTTGTTCTGTTAATTTATTTCTTTTTTTAAATCTTTTTGGTAAAGATTTATTTAATAATTCATCAAATAATATATTATAATTTTTTGAACGATTACTCATTATAATATATATATCTAAAATCTTTTTAAAGCATTTAGCATAAAAATTATATTTCAATACTGGTCATTCTTAAATTCATTATAATAAAAGGATAATTTTCTTTTTTTTCTAAGCTATGCAAATATAATCTATTATTATCTAATTTTTGGATAAAAGATTTATTATTATATATTTTTTTAATAAAATTATAAAATAAGTGTAATTTCTCTCTATTAAAATTAAAATAATTATAATTATTTTTATAACACCATTCAATATATTTATTTATATAGTATATAAATAATGTTTTTATTAAATAATATGCAAACATATTTGTACCCTCATTATAATTATTATTTTCTTTAAATAAATCTACATATTGCAAATTATTATAACATAAAATTTTATTTAATTGAAATACTGAATATTCTCTCTCATATTTTAAAAATTTTTCAACATAATTTATATAAAAATTACTATTTCCTCTACTATATATAAATGAAACTAATGCTACATTTATTATTTCTGCCCATGTTTCAGCATATGATTCAAATATATTAAATTTACTATTTATAGGAAAAAGTTTTTTAATTTCTTTATTAAAATCTTTTAAATCTAAATTTGAAAATTCTAATCCATAACTATGAAAACATTCATGTATTAATACTTTTAACCATTCTTCTTGTCTATATACTACAATCTCGCCATATGTCGCACAATAATTTGAAAATCCCCCATTTATATTATTTACACCAATTATTTTATCTGAATTTTCTGGTAAACTTCTTTTAAATGGTGTTAAATATATTTTTATATTTAATTCTTTATTACATTTATGTAATAATTTTTTTGATAATAAATATAATATCATTTTTACATAATATGTGTATAAATCTAGTTTATTAATATCAATATTATCTGTAAAAATATAATATGATATTATTACTTTTTTTGATAATATAAAAAATATATATTTTACACATCTTGAACTTGTTTTATTTATATAATTACTTATTTGATTAGGTAAATATTCTGTTTTTAATATACTATTTATCTTTTTATTTTCTATTTCTCTCTCACTCTTTATTTTATCTATACTATTAACTTTACTATATTCTAAAAATATTTTAAATATATACATAAATAATTCTTTACTTATATTACTTAATTTTATATTTGTTAAACTATTCATAAATAAAAAATTTAATAATATCTTTGAATTATTTGTTAATTCAATCATATATTATAATTATATATTTTATAATATATATAATTTTTAATTATACACTATTTCTTGGTCGTAGTCTTTTTTGCCATCTACTCTTTGCCTGCATATTTTTTTTATAGATCTTATTTCTCTTTTCAGCTCTCATTTTTTTAATATTATTTACTCTATCTAATTCTAGTAAATATTGAATTCCATTTGTATTATAATTCATATAATAATCTACATTATCAATTCTATTAATTAAATCTGATAATTTTTCTTTTAAATTTTCAATTTCACTATCTTGATTTACACTATCTTGATTTACACTATCTTGATTAAATGTAGGCATTTCAAATTCCCAAAAATCACCTACATCATTATATACAATTTTTGCCATACTATTTTCATCTGAAATCATATTTTTAAAATTTTTTGCTTCTTCACTATCATTCCAATATTCCATATATACTAATGCTGCACTATATATATCACGATCTACATGATATTCACATTCTGGTTGCATTGTTAATTTAATATTATTTACCTTACCTAAATTTAATTTTTCAAAATTTTCTTTAATTAATGGAATATCACTAGGGAGAACATAATCAGGAATGTAAAGCGTATTTAAACTTTCCATTTTATAATTTATCTTATTAAATTCTCTCTATTTCAATTTTAAAATAAATTTAAATCAAAATTAAAATATTTAAATAATAAATATATGTTTATTAAAAATAAAAAATTAAAGCAACATAAAAATAATATAGAACAATATAATGCAAATAAAGCTCATAAAGAAATGGTTAATAAATCTGGTGGTGGTTTAAATAATATATTACACTTATTAGACATTAAAAATTTTAAAATTGAAGTATTAGAACAACATATTGCAAGATTAAATATTGAAATAAATGATCTTGAAAAACAAATAATAGAATTAGGAATTTGCTACAAATTTAATAATTCTTTTATGAATATTGAAATAAATAAAGTTTTTTTAAAAGAAAAAGTAAAACAAAAATTTAAAAATTTATATTATATTTTAAATATAATACAATTTATTAAATTTAAAAATATTATTATTATATTAAATCTTATATTTTTTCTACAACATTTAAATATACTTTAAATAAAATAAAATTGAAATTTTATATTAAAAATAATTTACAATTAAAAATGAAAATATTATCATGGAATGTTGCTGGACTACGAGCTCGTATAAAAAAAAATGATATTATGCAAGCATTATTTTCAAATATAAATGAAAATACAGGAGAATATAATTATTTTGATATCATCTGTTTACAAGAAACAAAATGTACAGAAAATCAAGTGACATTACCATGTGAAATATCTATCCGATATCCATATAGATATTGGAATTCTTCTGATGGAACTACACAACGTAAAGGATTTAGTGGAACATCAATATGGTGTAAAGAAAAACCTATTCAACATTTAGAAACACCCGAATTTGATCATGAAGGAAGAATTATAGCATTGGAATTTAAAGAATTTATTTTAATTAATGTATATGTTCCAAATTCTCAAGCTTTTGAAAATGAAAGATATAAATTTAGAGAAATTTGGAATACTAACTTTGGAAAATATATTCAAGAATTAACATTAAAATACAAAAAAAATTTAATTATTTGTGGAGATATGAATGTTGCACATCAAGATATTGATATTTGTGATCCTAAAAGAAAAAAAAATAAAGTCCCTGGTTTCTTTGATAATGAACGTACAGATTTTACATGTTTACTTGAATCCTCTAATTTAATTGATATTTTTAGAGAGAAAAATAAATTAACACAAGTTTCTACCTATTGGTCTAATTTTCTTAAGGCACCAAGAACAAAAGAAAATGGATGGAGAATTGATTATTTCTTAGCTTCAAAAGATTTATATGAAAAAAACATTATTAAAGATATTAATATATTAATGGAAATTATGGGATCTGATCATTGTCCACTTCTATTAGAATTATCTGATTAATATTTTAAATAATTAAAATAATTAAAATAATTGAAATAATTGAAACCTTTTTATCATTTTTTTATTTTAAAAATGGCAAATATTAGTAATTTCCCTGGTTTTGAAAAAATTGGATCTTTTGTTATTAATTTAACAAATTCTAATACTTTATGGAATTTTATTAAAGATAATCCATCTGATAAACGAATTGGTAGTCATACTTATTTAATAGTTGTTAATAATTTAGTTAAAAAATTAGGTTGTTCTGTTACTAAACTTAATAATTGTGCTGGATATGGTGTAGGAAATGGTGGTTCACCTAGTGATAGAACTACTGGTATTCATTATTTTATTGCAAAAGAACTTAATGAAGGTAAAATTGTTGAATTTTATGCAAAAATGTGTCCTAAAATTGATAAAATAGAAATTAATGATCTATTTAATAATACTTCTATTATTAAAAATGTTTATATTGATCCTAAACAAATTGAACAACATTATTTAAATTCATTTAAAGAAAAATTTTCTATTCTTCCTGAATGGAATATGCAAGAACAAGGAAGAAATTCAGATTGGCCTGAAAATATTAAAACTATTAGAAATGCTCTTTGTCAAAAAAAAATTATTGAATATAAATCAGAACATAATAAATGTCAATATATGATGTTATATCATAATAAATATAATAAAGAATTAATTTCTAAAATTAATTCTACATAATTATAATTTAGTAAAATCCTTCTCTATTATAAAACATCTTAATCTATTTTTTAATTATATATATATATGAGTTTATTTAAATCATTTGATGAAAGTGAATTATTAAAAGATTTAGTTATTAATGAAACTACATCTGAATATAAAATTGATAATAATGAAGTTAATATAGTTATAACAGGTTCTGATGATACTGGATTAGATTTACAAATGTTTTACAACAGATTAAAAATAGGTGATAGACCAGGATATGCAAGATGTACACTTTATTATATGTTAAAATATCTAATTGAAAATAGAATATCTGGTATTAATGCTAATACCAAAATGAGTATTTCTACAATTGCTCCGAGTTTGCCACGTCGTACTCCATCGACTATTAAAAAAACATATGGAAATATGGGATTTACTTCTATACAATCTGAATTTATACCAGCTATGAGTGAAAAAGATTTTAATGAATTAGTAAAATCAGAACCTGTATTTTCTGATTCTAAAGAATTATTATGTAGTGATTCAGAAATATGTAGTGCTAATCCTGAACCTATTAAAAATATAATACAAAAACTAAAATTTTGTAATCCTAATAATATTGATAGAGTTTATGATGATATATTTTTATTAGCTGATGTTGATGATGATATAGAACGACCTAGTAAAAGAACAAAATCTGGTGGTAAATATAAAAAAAAAACAAAAAAAAGAAAAATACAAAAAGAGAAAACAAAAAAAACAAAAAAAAACAAAAAAAATAAAAAAAACAAAAAAAAATAATTTTTATAAATATTAATAATATTTATAAAATCTAAATTAAATTGAGGGACAAATAATAATAATTTCATGAGAATCTTTAATATTATCTTTTTTATTAGATTCTTTTCTATTTTTTCCTATTCGTGTTTCTCCTTGACCATATGTATATTGCCATTCTGGATATTTTAATATATAATCTTTATACCATTCACGAATAACTTCACAATTATTATATGTAATTAAAAATCCACCTTTATGATCTTTTAATAATGTATGCATTTTTTTATGATCAAAATTATTATGATGAATTGCAAAATTACAATTTGGATACATACCTTTAAACATTTTACTATCTCCTTCCAAATAATATGGTGGATCTAAAAATAAGAAATCATCTCTATGTTTTAAAATTACACTTTCAAAATCACTACATTCTATACTTATATTTGTTAAATTTAACTTTTTTAATTTTTCTATTTTTCTAATAAATTTATCTTTGTTTATTTCTACTGAACTTGGCCATCCAAGAAACATTGGACCATATGATAATGTCATATTATAGTAATAATATACTGCTTGTTTTACTTTATCATTATCTAATAGTATTTTATCATTTTCTTTTAATTCAACTACTTTTTGTGTTTTATAATTTAGATCTTCAGGTTTAATTTTATTCCAATAATTTAATAATACATGTCTATTATAATCAAAATTATCTTTATCTACAACCATTTTTTCTAATTCTAATATAAATCTATCTTTTTCATTAATTAAAACATTCCAAAAATTTACTAATATATTAAATATATCATATCCTACAACTTGAAATCCTAAGTTTTGCGATACACATAATTCAAATGAACCTCCTCCAAAAAATGGTGATACTATTTTTTTTTCTTTTAATCTAGGTAAATTTTCTAATATTAATCCTATTGCTTTTGATTTACCACCAGCATATCTTAACGGAGATATACAAACCCTTTTATATTTATTATCTTTATTTTTTATACTATTTAAATATTTATTTAAATATTCTTTATCTTTTTCCATATTCATATTATGTAATATAATATTTTTTATTTAAAATCAATTTTACTAATATTTAAATATTTAATTATTTAATTAATTTTCTAATCTTCATTAATTCATTTGCTACTACCGCCTTATTTCCACGTTTATAACATAATAATTTAGATTTTCCTGTTAATTTTAATAAATTTTTCATATTTTTATCTTGTATAAATTTCACATATAAACCTTTATTTAATATCTCTGGTAATTTATTTTTATAATTTTCATCTATTACTATATGTGTTGGCCTTATCTGTCTATATTTTAATTTACCTGATTTAGATCCAGCAGCTCTTGCTAAATAAGGATTTTTAGAAATATTTGTATTTGAATCTAATGAAAATTGATTATAAAATGATGGAAAACCATGTTTAAATTTTGAACCTTGAATATAGTGTTCTAATGTTTTCCATCTTTTACCATCTATTAATAATTCATCTCCTTCCCAAAAATTTGATAATTTTTTTCTCCAATTTGTTATACTAGCTAATTTACTTAAATTAATTAAATCTTTATCTAATATTTTTTCTCCTCTACCTTTACCTGGTAATGCATCTAATGATCTATTATAAAATTTAATTTGAATACTATCATTATATAAAGTATTTGTAGGATCATTATCTATAATTATACCTCCTCCTTCTAATTCACGAACATCTTGTTCAACATTTTGTAATTTAAAATTTACTATATCAGGTATTATATTATAAGGTCCTTCACCTTCTAAACATATTTCTGATATTAAATCTTTTACTTTATAAGGTAATTGTTTAAATGTAAATGCACCACGTTTTTTATATGTTAATAATTGATAATGTATTCCATCGTAATCAGTCATTATATAATAAGATGGTTCAAAATTTCCTCTTTCTTCTAAAATTTTATCATTTAATTGACCACATAATATTATATTTAAATTATCAGTTGTTATATTTTTTTTAGGAGTTTTTAGTAATTCACTATTGTAATGTTCAAAAGAAAATATTATTAATTTAATATTTAATAATCTCTCTAATGTTGATATTGCCCATGTATCTGCCCAAAAATCACATTTTTGTATTAATTCTTTAAATGATTCTAATGTTTTAATATTTTTCATAAATTTCCATTCATCTAATAAATCTTTTTGAAATTTTAATTCTTCTTTTACTCTTTCAAAATTTTCTTTTACAAGTGCCGCTTCTTTAATTATTCTTTTATGTTCTGTTCTATCACTAGTACTAGATAATTCTATTTTTAATTGTTTATTTTTTTTAATTAATTCTTGAACCTCATCATTTGTTACATCTAATGCACTTTTAAACATATCATATTTTTCTTTATAATTTTGAAAAATTTCCTCATTTGCTTCTTGTGATAATTTAATTCTCATTTCTTTTATTGTCATTTTTTTACCGATAGTTTCTAATCCATCTCTTATTACAGCAAATAAACATTCACCTCCTCCTTCATTATTTATTCTATCAAAATTATTATTTTTAAAATATTTTTCTACCCATTTTGTATCTTTTGTTACTATAAAATCATCTTGTTCTTTTTCAAATAATTTTTTATCATCTAATTTTTCTTTATCGCTTTCTTCTAATGCTTGCTTATATTGTTCATCCTCTAATTCTTCTCCATATTCTTCATAATCATCATCGTCACCTTCATCACTATCCTTAACTTTTTTTGATGTTTTAACTTTTTTAACACTTTCCTCACCCTCCTCACCTTCCTCACTTTCCTCACCCTCCTCACCCTCCTCACTTTCCTCACCCTCCTCACCCTCCTCACCATCCTCACCCTCCTCACCTTCCTCATCATCCTCGCCTTCTTCACTTTCTTCCTCTTTTTCTTTTAAAACTTGTTTAGATTTTTTAAATACTTTTTCTTGGTCTTTAACTTGTTGTTCTTCTTCACTAGTTTCTTCTTCTATTTTAGATAATTTTCTCTCTACATCTTCCTCAAGATCACTATTATTATTTGTTAATAAAGATAAATTAGATTTAACAAAAGCATAAATTAATGGTGAATCTACTAAAGTTAAATCTAAATCACCATTTTTATCAAGAACATTTGGTAAATTATTATTTAATATTTCATATAAACCTATTTGTAAAATTACTTTACTATTTCCAATTAAATATATTGGAAAATAAACAATATTAGCTTGTTCTTGAAAATTACTATTTATTTGTCCCAACGCTATAATTATAGGTTTTTTAAATAATATAATTGAATATATAGGAGCCTTAAATCCTATATCTACTTTATCTATATATCTTATTTCAGGAAAATTAATAGTAGGATTTAATCTAGATTGAACCATTATATATCTAATTTAGATATTAATCTTATCCTTTAAATCCATAAATTTAAAAATTGATTTATTTGATATACTTAATCTATTATTAGCTTTCATATTTGAAATATAAATTATATTATTTTCTATATCTTCCCATGATTCATCATTTTTAATTATATTAAATGAATTATTAATTAAAATAAATAATATTTCAGATAACTCATCTACATGCATTTTTTTATCTGGTAAATTTGTTAATTCAAAAAATAAATTTATTAATGTATTTATAAAATTAATAATTATATTTTTATCTATTACATCATTGATTAATAAATTAACAAATAATAAAGCCATACCCTTATTTTTATCAAAAATTTTATTCATCATAGATACTTCATCAAATGATAACTTATCCTTATATTCTTTATTTTTATTTTCATTATATATATCTAAAAATTTATCAAGATTTAATTGTAAAGTATTTTTTATAAAATTATAATTGTATAAATCTTTTATTAAAATTGAATAAATATTAGAAAACAATAAATTAGTAAAGAACATATTAAATAATTGATCAGCTAATATATTACATTCTTCAAATGAATATGATTCAGATATTGTATTTATTTTTTCTTTAATTGTATTACTTATACTTTCATATTGATTTTCGGTCAATTTATTTATTAAAATTCTTATAGAATCAATTTCTTTTTGAATTCCATTTTTTTTATTTATAATAGTTCTTGAAATAGATAAATTATCAATATCATATGTATCATTACGTTTTTTTTTATATTTATCTTTATTTATAAATTCTGGTGTTCTATTATATTCAGGAGAACCTACCAGTTCACTTAATTCATTTATAGTCTCTAAAATATTTAAAGGTAATACATTATTTACAATACTTTTTCTATTTTTAAAAAAATCAATTTGATATACTTTCATTATAAAATATTAATTATAAAATATTTATATCTATTTTATTTAATTTATTGAAAATAAAAATTTATATTAATTTATCAATATAGACTTAAATGTTATTAATATATTAATATTATGATTTCTAGTGAAATTAATGAAAATATAAAAGATTTTAATATATCAAAATGGGAAGATTTAGAAGATTGCCCTATAAATTTAATTAGGGGAATATACTCATACGGGTTTGAAAAACCAAGTCCTATTCAACAAAAAGCAATTAAACCACTAATCGAAAAAAATGATATTATTGCTCAAGCTCAATCAGGAACTGGAAAAACAGGATGTTTTACTATTTCTAGTTTATATTTAATTGATTATAATAAAGAAGAAACTCAAATAATTATTATGGCACCTACAAGAGAATTAGCAGAACAAATTAATAAAGTAGTTTTAAATATTAGCCAATATTTATCAAATTTTTCATGTGAATTACTTATTGGAGGCACATCTATTGAAGAAAATATTAAAAATTTAAAAAAAAATCCAAAAATGGTAATAGGTTGTCCAGGAAGAATTTTTGATATGATACAACGTAAATACTTATCTACAGATAATATTAAAACAATAATTATTGATGAAGCAGATGAAATGTTATCATCAGGATTTAAAGAACAGGTATATAATATATTTCAAAAATTACCAAGTAATGTACAAGTTGCTTTATTTAGTGCAACTTTACCACAAGAAATTCATAATTTAACAAATAAATTTATGAGAAATCCAATAGAAATTCTAGTAAAAAGTGAACAATTAACATTAGAAGGTATTGATCAATATTATGTTAATTTAAATGATGATCAAGAAAAATTTGAAACATTAAAAGATATATTTTCTAATATTTCTGTTTCACAATGTATTATCTATTGTAATAGTATTTATAGAGTTAATGAATTATATGAATCAATGATTAATGATAACTTTCCAGTTTGCAAAATTCATAGTAATATGAATAAAGAAGAGAGACAAAAAAATTATAAAGATTTTTTACAAGGTTCATATAGAGTATTAATTTCTTCAAATATTACAGCTCGTGGTATTGATATTCAACAAGTTAGCACTGTTATTAATTTTGATATACCTAATTGTGTTCATATATATTTACATAGAATTGGTAGAAGTGGTAGATTTGGAAGAAAAGGTTTAGGAATTAATTTTATTACTAAGAGAGATATTAAAAAAATGAAAGAAATAGAAGATTTTTATAGTACATCTATAAAAGAACTTCCAGAAAATTTTTAAAACACGTTATATTTATTTTAAATAATTATAAAATAAATATAAATGACTTTAGAAGATTTTAAACTTCCTATTAAATATCAAAATAAAACTAATACATTAAATAATAATATTGTTACCGATTTAGAATTAAAAGAAACAGAAAATAACCCTTCCATTTATGAATACATTTTTGAACCAAAAACTATATTTGGAAAAAATACTAGCGAACAATGGTATTCTACATTTAGTTATGACAATAATTTTTTAAAAGAATCAAAAAAATTAATTAAAAGCCAAGAAGATTTTACTATTCCAGATGATATTTCATTTAATGAAATAAATGATATTTATAATGAAATAAATAATAATAAATATTTTAATAATAAATATCTATATATTAATATAGATTTTTTAAAACAACTTAATCAAAATGAATTAATACTTCAAGCATGTAGTTTATACAATATTGGATCACCTCTTTTTTCTTTACTTACACCTTTAATTTTAATTTTAGTTCCATTTTTTTTAATTAAATTACAAGGTCACCCTGTTACTTTTGAAAATTATTTTATTTTTTTAAAACAAACATTAAGTCAACATACATTAGGTAGTCTTTTTACTGATTTTGATAGTGTAGATACTCAAAAAAAAATATATATATTTTTTTCTTTAATATTTTATGTCTATCAAATTTATCAAAACATTTTATCTTGTATAGAATATTTCACAAATCTATCTAATATTCATAATTATTTATTTAAATTAAAAAGATATTTACAATTTTCTACAGAAAAAATGAATACTTTTTATAATTTATGTACATCATTTAAGTGTTATAAAAAATTTAATAAAAATTTAATAAATCATAAAGAATTTTTAGAAAACTTTAAAAATCAATTAGAAAAAATAACCCCATATGCCTTTAATTTTAATAAAATTAAAGAATTAGGATACATACTAAAAATATTCTATAATCTTAAAAATGATAAATTATATCTTAAATCTTTAAAATATAGTTTTGATTTTAATGGATATCTTGAAAATCTCTCTCAAATTAAATATAATATTAATCATAAATTTATGAATTTCTCAAATTATAGTAAAAAAGTAGAATTTACTAATGCATATTATCCACCTCTTAAATACAAAAATCCTATTAAAAATTCTTATTGTCTAGATAAACATATTATTATTACCGGTCCGAATGCTTCTGGTAAAAGTACTATTCTTAAAACTAGTGCTATTAATATTATTTTAAATCAACAAATAGGATGTGGATTTTATCAAAATGCAAATCTTAAACTTTATGAATATATACATTCATATATTAATATTCCTGATACATCCGGTAGAGATAGTCTATTTCAAGCCGAAGCTAGAAGATGTAAAGAAATTATTGATATTATTGATGAAAATCCAAAAAATAAAAATCATTTATGTATTTTTGATGAATTATATTCTGGAACAAACCCATATGAAGCTGTAAGTAGCGCTATTAGTTTATTAAAATATTTAAATAATAATAGTAATATTAATTTTATTTTAACTACACATTATACTGATTTATGTGATAAATTAAAAAATACTAAAAATATCAATAATTTTAAGATGAATGTTATAAATAATAAAAATAATAATTCATTTGATTATACTTATAAATTAATAGAAGGTATTTCATATATTAAAGGTGGAACAAAAGTATTAAAAGAACTTAATTATCCAAAAACAATAGTCAATTCTGTTAATAATGTTTTAAATGATATTACTATCTAATACGTTAAATTTAATAGTTTTATATCTTATTTAAATTTAAAAATGGAAGGATTATCATTAAATTTTGATTTATCTTTTTTTATTACTTTAGGAATTATTTTATTAGTCGGAGCTGGAATATTTTATTATTGTTATACACGATTAAATGTTTTAGAAGATAGTGTTATTAATCAAGGAAAAATACTACAAACATTTTTAATGAATCAACAAAATAATACTCTTACACCTAATAATACTACCTTATCTTCTAATGAAAAACTTGATATTCCCGATGACACAATATTAAATTCTACTAATAATAATGATAGTGATAGTGAAGATAGTGAAGATAGTGAAGATAGTGAAGAAGAGAGAGAAGATAGTGATAGTGAAGATGACGAAGATGACGAAGAGAGAGAAAAAAATAATGATAAAAAAAAAGAAGATATAATTAAAGTAGCTGATGAATCTGTATTAAATGAAATAGGTATAGTTAATATCAATTCTAATTTAGAAAATGCAACAGGACTAATATTTAGTCAAATGTTAGATGTTAATAGTTTAGTACCAAAATTAGAAGTAGAAGAACCAAATATAACAGAAATAAAAAATTTAGATTTAGATGATAAAAATATTAAAGTTGTTGACATTGAAAATAAAAATGATGATATTGAAGATGAAACATTAGACAATGAAGACACCAAAAAAAAACAAAAATCTCTTAACAAAATGAATGCACAAGAATTAAAAGATTTAGTTTTACAAAAAGGATTAGCAACAAATGATGATATTACAAAACTTAAAAAAAGCGAACTTTTAGAAATGCTCCAAAATAATAAATAGATTTTCAAATAAAAATATTTATATAATTTATATTATGAGTTGGGGAACATGTTATTCAGGATCTAATAATATATATTATTCACTACCACCGCTAATGAGTGATGGAAGAAATTTTGCAAATTGGCAACCTGGAACAGAAATTGATAATATACTTAAAAAAGAAGCCAATATTAAAAGTAATAGCCAATATAGACAATATTTAATACAAAATGCTGATAAAATTGTTGAATTAAATCAATTAGAAGCATGTAATAAATGTGGTTGTTGTCCTTACTATAATAATAATAAAAATACATCAAATAGTCCTTATTTATTTGATTCATGTTTAGAAAAAAATAAACCTTTTGGTTATGAAACAAGTGATTTAAAAAATTTATATTTATCAAGAGAACAATTAGCAGCAATTAAAAGCACACCTATAGTATTTAAACTTAAATAAATTATTTATTTTATATTAAATATAAAATAAATTATTAATATATGAAAATATTAAGTATAGATGTGGGTATAAAAAATTTAGCTTTATGTATTCTAGAAGCAGAAAATAATAATTATAAAATTATTTATTGGGATATAATTAATCTTTGTTCTGATTTAAATAAAATATGTAGTAAATGTTCCAAAAATGCAAAATTTAATAAAAATAATATATTTTTATGCAATCAACATGCTAAAAAAGATATCTATAAAATACCTACATCCAATGATAATATTAATAAAATTAAAAAATTAAATATTAATCAATTAAAAGAAAAAGCAATTGAATATGATCTTAGTTTTAATAAACCTATTTTAAAAGATGAATTAATTAATATAATAAATAATCATTTAGAAAAAGAATATTTTGAAAATATTATAGAAGAAAAAGCTGATGATTTTAATATTATTGAACTAGGAATTAGTATAAAAAAAAATCTTAATAATATTTTTGAAAAATTTTTAAAATTAGATTATATTATTATTGAAAATCAAATTAGTCCTATTGCTAATAGAATGAAAAGTATTCAAGGAATGTTAGCCCAATATTTTATTATGCATAACTATAATAATATAGAATTTATATCTGCACAAAATAAATTAAAATATTTTTCTGATACAAAAAATACTACTTATAATGAAAGAAAAAAATTATCTGTTGATATATGTAAAAATTATTTAATTAAAAATAATGATGTATATAGTGAATTTTTTATTAAACATAATAAAAAGGATGATTTAGCTGATAGTTTTTTACAAGGAATTTTTTTTTTAACTAAAAAAAACATTTTAAATATTTAATTACGTATTACTTAAAATTAAAAGTTCTTATATAATCATAATGACAGAATTAATCCCTGAAGTAATTGATATTAACAAAGTAAATTCTATTGATATTGTTGAAATTAATAAAGAACCTGATTCTAAACCTTCTATTAATTTTGGTGGTGGTATTGAATTACTAATGAATGATAAACGCAAAGAAAATAAAACTCCTACTTCTGATATTGATTTAGAAGATATTTCAAAATTAGAAAGTGAACTTAATGAATTAAGTGATAGTATTCCAAAATCTACTTCACAAGTTAAAAAATCTGATTTATTTAAACCTATTAGTGAATTAAATGATAATGTTATAATTGATAAAGATATTTCTAAAATAGAAAATAAAGAAGAAAATAAAGAAATCGATAATAAAAATCTTCATGTTAATTTTGGTAATATTGAAAAAATAAATAATGAAAATAAAGATAAAACATGGGATGGATTTAGTAATTTTAATAATATTCCTAATAATCCTGATATCCCTGCAACTCCTAAACTTTCTAGAGAAGAATTACTAAAAGAAAAATTTAAAATATTAAGAAAACTTGAAGCTTTAGAAAAAAAAGGGGTCTCTTTAACAAAAAAATATAATATGGAATCTGATTTAGATGAAATGCAAGGCGAATATGAAATGATTGTGGCTGAAAAAGAAAAAAGTAATAGTATTAAATTTCAAGGTCGTATGTTAATGGCCTGTTTAACCGGTATTGAATTTTTAAATAATAAATTTGATCCATTTGATATAAAACTTGATGGATGGAGTGAACAAGTTCATGAAAATATTGATGATTACGATGAAATATTTGCTGAATTACATGATAAATATAAATCTAAAGCTCAAATGGCTCCTGAAATTAAATTATTATTTCAACTAGGTGGTTCTGCCTTAATGATTCATATGACTAATACTATGTTTAAATCTGCTATGCCAGGTATGGATGATATTATGAAACAAAATCCTGAACTTATGAAACAATTTACACAAGCTGCTGCTAATACTATGAGTGATAATAATCCTGGATTTAGTGGATTTATGAACAATTTTATGGGCAGAGATGATGAAACTCCACCTAATGTTGGACCTCCCCCTCCGCCAGTTGAAACCCAAATTTATAAAAGTCAAAAACCTACTCAACCCAATAACAAACCTGAAATAAAAACCAATAATAATTCTGGTATATCATTAGAAAATCCTTTTTCAACTATTAATAAAGATAATTCTTCATCTAATAACAACACTCGTCCTGAAATGAAAGGCCCTAGTGATTTAACTTCTATTTTATCTGGACTTAAAACTAAACAAGTTAATATACAAGAAAAAGATGATAGCACTATTAGTATTAAAGATCTTAAAGAAATGAACCAAAATCAATCATCAAGAGGTAAACGAAAACAAAAAAGTGACAAAAATACTATTAGTTTAGATATGTAAATTATTCAAGAAAAATCATTATATTTTAAATGTTTCTGATAATATAATATATCATTTATAGTAATATTTTTATCTGCTTCCTTTATAGAATATTTATTATTACTATCTAATAAATATTTTTTACAATATTCTTTATCTAATTTTTGTGTCATTAAAATACTTTTTAATGATACCTGAGCATTTTCAGTTATAAATTTAAGTTCTTCAATTGAATATTGTATACCCTCAAACATTTTAAAATGATCTGCTGTCCAATGTGTTATTATTTCTTTGTTAAAATTCATTTTATCTCTATTATTAATAAAAGTATTTTAATACTTCAATTTTTTTTTAAATATTTTATTTTATTATATGACAGATATTAATTGCAATTTAGAAAATAATTTTATATTTTTTGGTTGTTGGAATGAATCATATTGTAATCCAGATAAACCTACTTTATCTGGATCTAGTCAAATTATTAATTACTTATTAAAAAAAAATACTAATCCTTTATTTTACATCATTGCTGGTGATAATTATTATCCTAAAAAAGATAAAGAACGCAATTATAAAGAATTTAGTGATGTTAATTTTAATTCTGGCTTTAAATGTCTTGAATTATTACAAAATAAATGTTCATCATTAACTAATATTTATATGCTTATGGGTAATCATGATTTACAATATGAAACTGGTCTTATTGATAGATATTCAAAAAAAACACTTGACAAATGTCATGTTCTTTCTCAAGAACTTAAATATAAAGATAAATTTCATTTTAATAAACACCATATAGAATTTAATAATTCTTTAATATTATTTACTATTTCTACTTTATACACTGATTCATTAGGTAAAGGTTCTGCTGCTCAAAGTGATTGTATTAATCAATTAAAACATACTTTTAGTGATTTACCATGGAATTATAAAACTATTGAAGAAATTATTGATATTGAAGAAGAACATTTATTTAAAATTATTACCAATTATAAAAAAGAAGGCAAACATTTTAAAAATATTATTATTTGTGGACATGATCCTATTGTTACAAGAAGAAATAAACCTAAAGAAAATAGTATTAAAATTATTATAGAAACTATTAATCCTAGAGGTATACAATTTTTAGATAAATTATATAGTGTATTTAATGATAGTAATAAATTTTATTTATGTGCTGATATTCATCAATTTCAAAAATGTATTGTACAAATTAATAATCATTCTATACAACAATATGTTGTTGGAACTGGAGGCACTACATGTGATGAAGATTGTGTTCCATTAGATGAATCTATAATTACTAATGATGAATGGAAAGACATTAAATTAGCTGGACCTGATACTTTATTAAAATATTTTAAAATAGAATATTGTGAACGCAGTCATGGCTATTTAGTTTGTCAAGAAAATAAAGACGGATTATTTATACCTTATTTTCAAAAGACCGGTGAATGCATCGATAATTGGAAAGTAGTTAAAGATCAACGAAAATTTGAAGATGAAATAATGAAATCCTCTTCTGCTAGAACTACACAATTCTCTAAACGAGGTGGATATCTCTCTAATTCTAATAATAAAAATAAAAAAACACGTAAAAAATATAAAAAATATAAAAAATATAATAAATATTAAAAAATATAATAAATATTTATATTTGTAAAAATAACTATTATAATATAAATATTTATAAACACCAATTATAATTATTACATAATAATATTAATATTATACTTACTAATACCCATAATATCATAAATCTTATTCCACTCATTAATGCATCCCAAAAACTACTATTTCTTAATATTAATTCTATCATTACCCAAATTAATGAAAATATTAAACCTTGTTTTAATTCTAAATCTTTAATATCCATTATATTATTAATTAATATATTAATTAATATGATAAAATAAATAAATCATCTAAATCTATTGGTTTAGATCCAGCTACACATTTATACTTTTCAAAATTTATTACACCTTTACTTTTAACACCCTTGAAGATTTAACTAGATGATCCTGTAACCAAAGCAACTCTTTTCATTTTAATTTATTTATTAAATATTATTCTAAAATATTTAATATTATTTAATATTAAATATGTTAATACTTTTTTTAATATTAAGTGTAATATTTACTATTATTTTATTATCTATTGAAATTTTTTATAATAGTATAAGCATTGATAATGCTATGTTAAAAGCTATCGGATTTTTAGTTATTAGTATTTCTTTAGCTTTTCTTATAAACTATTTTATTAATCCTCAAATGTCATATAATCCTCCACCAAACAACAATAACAATAATAATAACAATAATAATAACAATAATAATAACAACAATAACAATAAAAACAATAATAATAGTATTAATATTAATACTGATAATATACAACCAGCATTATTAAATGCTCTAAATAATGCCAATAATAGTATTACTAATAATATTACATCAGGATTAAATAGTGAATCTAATTTTTTTGAAAATAACAAAAATATGTTTAATATTTTTAAATAAATAATTAATCAGTTAATTATGTTAAAAATTATACTTTATAGATATTAAATGAATACTTTTGTAATTAATCTTGATAAATATACAAATAATTTTGATAAACAAAAACCTTATTTAGAAAATATTGGATTAAATGTAACAAGATTTAAAGGAATTAATGCTATAGAAAATGAACATTTAAAATACAAACAATATATTCATGATTTAGCTTTATATTTTTCTCCTAAAAGTATAATTGGATGTGCTTTATCTCATATTTTATTAGCTAAATACATTAAAGATTTAAATCTTGATATAGCCCTAATAATGGAAGATGATGCTTTTCCACTATTTAATAAAAAAAGATTTAATAAAAAACTAGAAAAAACTATTAATGAAATTAATATTTTAGATAAAGATTGGGATATTATTCAATTACATAGTGATGCTCCTTTTCCAACACATCAAACATATTTTACACATCCTTTATGTGGAAGCACTGCTGCCTACTTAATTAGTAAAAAAGGAGCTATTAAAATGAGTAATGAAAAAGCTCTTTGGCATATTGATATTCATACATCGTCAAATTCTAAATTTAAAAAATATAGAGTTCACCATAATTTATTTTGGACTGAAGAAAATTCTAGTTTAAATAGAGAATTTTCTAAAAATTATTTAATTAATATTAAAAGTAATATATTGTCACAATTAATTCCATTAAGAGGAGAAAAAACATGGCATGACTTTTTAAATTTTAAAATTATTTCTATACCTAATTATAAAGATTATACAGCCGATGAAATAATTAATTATTTATTATTATATAATTTAGGTAAATTTATATCAAATCAATTAATTAAACGATTAAAATATCAATTATTTTCAAATATGTTTAAAATCAATTAATTAATTATTATTATTATTTATAAAATGACTTCTATTGAAAATTATGAATCTAATAATATAATTGAAATTATTGAAAATAAATTACAGACATTTAGGCGTAAAAAACAACTTATGAAAGAAAAAATAAATAATGAAACAAATGAAATTGAACAAATTAATAAAAATATTATTTCTCTCCAAGAAAAATTAAAAATAACTAATGAAAGTATCGAATCAAATACTAAACAACTAGCTGAATTAGATAAAACTATTGAAGAGGTTAATAGTGGGTATCAAAATATTATTGAAAGCGGTCAATGTTTAATATCTCTTGTTGAAAATACATCTATTGATTAATTATTATCTTACATATGTATAAATGATTAATCCTATATTTTTATTACTATTAGGTTTTATTATATTAGGTACTTTAATATATATTATATATTATATTAACTATATATTAATTGATACAAGATATTTAATTGATTATCATCATATAACACCTAGTCAACTTGAAGATACCGCAAATATAAATTCAATTGAAGAATTTAGAGGTATTCAAACGTATCCTAATACATCATGGTGGAACAATAGATGGGCCTACACGTATTTAACTCCCAGATCTCCACCAGTAATTTATACATATTCCTGGTATAATCCATGGTTTTGGTTTAGTCCTATATGCAAAAATGGATGTACACAAACTAGTGTAGGTCAATGGGGTTGTCAATTTCCTGGTAATCAACCAAATGATTGTATTTTTGCATCTGATTGTAGAGGCTGTTAAAAATATTTTATTTAATTTTTTGACGTTTATTTAAATAATTTAATTCAATTATTTTATTATTTTCATTATTATTTTCATTATTTTTTTCAAAATTTCTTTTTTTTTCTCTATTAAATAAATTTGATTTTATTATTTTATTATTATATTTATCTAATTTACTAATTGTTAATACATTTAAATTTGTAACAATATTATTATAATCATTATAATAATATATACCATCAATTGCATATGGTTGTTCTATTAAATTAATATTATTCATTTATAAATAATATATAATATTATTTTTATTAATAATATATATTAAACTTTTAACTATATGGATATAATGAATTATTATAATTTTCTTTTAATTCTTTATTTTGTTTATTAGTAATTTTTTGATCTTTTAACCATATTTCTAATTCTATTGTTTCAGGATAAATACATTTATATCTTTCACTATATTTAACACCTATATTTTTTGGTAATTTTATTTTAGTTATATAATATTCATTAAACATTACTTTTTCAATACATTCTTTACCTATTTTATATAGAACTTTATTTTCATCTTTTATAAACTGACCTACATATCTATAATTCCTTCCTTGATTCCAATTTAATGTTAATAATTTTGTTGATATTTTAATATTACACATTTAATTTTATTAAAATAAAATTATTATATCATTTTTTTATATTATAATAGCTATAAAAACGAAAAAAAATTAATTTATAATAAAATTAATAATTAAATATTTAATTAAAAATCGTCATTTTTATTTTTATTATAATGTCTTGATTTACTTCCTTTTTTTTGATTATTATTTTTATACCATTTATTAAGATCATCTTTATTAATAATTTTATGTGTTGTAATATAACTACTATCACGTGAATTATATTTTTTTGATGTTTTCCTTTCGCGTTCTGTCAAATCGTATTTGTTATTCATTTTATTACATTTTAAATTTATCAATCTTAAAAGTTTTTCAATTTTTTAAAATTAAAAAATTAAAAAATAAAATTGAAATTATTATTAATACTATTAGTATTAATAATATTATAACAATGACTTTTCTAAAAACCATTAATGTTTCACATCTAATGATTTGCTGCAATTTTAAAATTTATAAACTTACAAATCCACAAATTAATGAAATATTAAATTATCAAAAAGGATTAAATTATAATAAATATTGGTTAAAAGTAAATAGTTTAAAACCTTATTTTAGATTAGCTAATAATAAATATAAAGAAGAAATTATATATATCGATAAAAATATTACACCTTTGAACATTTAAAACGCCAATTTATAAAGAAATTAAACATTTTCCACTATTAAAAATGTCATATTTTTTCTTTAATTCTTCATTTTTATCAATAAAACAATCAAAACATAATAATCTTCTATCGTTGTTATAAGTTATACCATTATTTTTAAATTCACCTTGTCGATCACACCATACATATGTATTACATAATACACATTCTCCCAATTCCCCATCTTCTTCACATGGAACATTTTCTAACCAAAAGGAATTTTTCATTAATTCTCCAAGCTTTTTTTGTCGTTCATCAAAGTTTTTTTTTTCTTCAATCCGTAATTCTATATCAGTTAAATATTCTCTATAAAATTTACATGGTTCATCTTCTATTTCAAATTCGTCTTTAAATTTTTCCCACATATTTTTTTTAGCACATCTAAAGAATATATATTCCTTATTTTCATGTTTCTTAACATCACAAGGTAATCCACAATTACATAATGGAAGTTCTTTTATGTATTCATTACTAGGAAATTTATATTTACAATTAAATCTAACATATTTCCCACCTTTTATATTTTCCCAATTATCTTTGTTATGCAACATCATACATTCGGCTATATTATTTTCAGATGTAATTGAAGCAGTTTGTTTATCATCATTTTCTGTTCCTACAGAATCAATATCATCCCAATTATTTAAAACATATTTTGGATTATTGAATCCAGTATAATAAGACCTTTTTAAATTTTCATCATTATTTATGTTAATAATTTGTTTATTATAATCTATAAATTTAATTATATTAGATACTTTATAAATTGCTACGACTTTTTCTGGTGTATAAATAGATGTATTTAATCCTCCTTTACCATCTTGGTGTTCCCAAAATCTTCTATATAAACGCGATGTTTGTCCAACATAATAAATATTATCTTCACATTTTAAAATATATATCCAATGCATTTAATAAATATTTGTAAATTATCTTTATATATTTTAATATATTCGGCGTTTTAAATGTTCAAAGGTGTAAAAACTAAATTTTAATTTTAATTTTAATTTTAATTTTAATTAAAATTGAATTTAGATATAATATTTACTTTTTTATATTTGTTGTAATGGAAAATAAAGTTGAAACTATTTCTGTTGACATTAATAGTTTTAGAATAGTTAATAGTAACAAAATAATTACTACAAATAATGGTGATAAATGGAAACAAATAACATTAACCGGATATTTACGTTTAGAAGATAATTTCTTTTGGCCAGTAGATCCAAGAAATAATAATAATACATTAAATATGTTTCCACCAACTATTGATAATATTAAAAGAGAGAGAGAAAATTATAAATTACCTTATAATAAACTTAAAATATAATTATAAATTATCTTCATTTATATATACACTACTACAAACCTTTTTAATTATTTTATCTTCTTTTAAACATATATCATCAGTTGAAGTTTTAATTAATTTTAAGTAATCAGATTGTTCATCTGGATTATTCATCCAATTTGGATGTTCTTCTGTCCATTTATCTAAACTTTTTTGTTGAACATGTCCAATCTTTTTTATTGCTTCTTTTAATTTACTATTATTTGTATCTTTTTCCCATGTTTCATTTTTAATATATATAGTTTCGCGCTTTGGATCTGTACAATGCATTGGTCTTTCATATAATGATAATTTATTCATATTTTCTATAAATATATTTTGAACTCCTTCACTTATTCCTTTATTTTTTGTCATTAATAAATTATCTATATTTACTTTTATTTTATCAATAAATTCATTCATTGATATTGCATCTCTACATTGTTCATTTAAAAAAATATTAATATTTATTTTTTGTTTATTATTTATTGTATTATTATTTCCTATTTTTGGTATTAATTCTCCTATATGACACATTAATTTTGCATTCTCTTCCATAACTTTTTCTAACATACCTTTATAATCTATTTTATCATTTTCTATTACATCTATTTTGTTTTTTTCTTTATAATTACATTTTTTTTTGTGACGATAAAACCCTGTATCGAATTTATATGTTTTTCCGCATTCACATGACCACTTATCCTCAGGCATTTTTTGGCATTTTTTACTATCCAAAAAATGCCGATTGTGTTTCAGTGTGGATAAATGTTTATTATAATTACTTTTTTTGCTGCATTTAAAGTTGCATAATTTACATTCCCAAAATTCGGCATTTTTTTTACTATCCATTTTACTATCCAAACTATCCATAAAATGATAGTAGAAAAATGCCTAAATTATTTTCATAAAATTAAAATTTTTTTTATCATAACATTATTTTTTAATAAATTTTCAAAATTAGAGCATTATCGTCTAAAGTGGTTTTTTTAAAAAAATTTCAAAATTTTATTTTCCATTTTTCAAAATTGGACATACTTTTTTGTCCATTTTTGAAAAATCAAATTTAGAATTTTTTTTTTATTTTTTATTTTTTTATTTTTATTTTTAACATATGTAATTTTTAAAATAATATATAATATATATATGTCTTTTGTAGGAAGAAATAATAAAAAAATTACTAATAGACCATCTGGTGGAGGAGATAAAAAACAAGGTTTAGCTCCAAAAGCTACACATTTTTTTAGACCAGTATCAACAGGTTCACAATATTCTATAGATTCAGGTAGTGGACAAGATAGATTTAATTTTTTTTGTATAAATCAATTAGGTAATATTGGAGGAGGAAGAAATAACTCTATGTTTGGATCCTCTAGTGATGGACCAAATGTTAATTTTCAATTTGCTTTAGCAAAACAACAAGGATTTAACACTACATTTAATGATAATACTGATAGCAATATAATTATTGATCCATTACTGGGAAAAGAAATCACAATTTATCCTATTCCAGGAACATGGACTACAAATTATAAAGGTAATCCAGTATCTCCTACTTTTTTAAATCCACAACCATGGTTAAATAATAGTGATAGTTGGATTAAAAATAATGATGTATGGTTTGGAAGAGATAAAAATTTATTTAATACTATTATTTTTATACAATTAACTCCACCAGTTAATAATACAGCTGCTGAAATATTTAATGCAATAATATCTCAAGCTAACAATCAAGCTAACTTGCCAACTAATGTATCCGGTATTTATTATACTTATAATATTAAATATAATCAAGTTATATATGACGATAATTTAACAAGAAATCCTAAAACAAATAAATTACCCAATGGACAAACATATATATATATAATAGATGAGTCAATTAAAAATATAATATCTAATGTAGTTATTATAATAACTATAAATAACCCCAATATACCAGCTAGCGTACCAGATATTTGGACAATATCTGGTGCTAATAATTTTTCTTCAATGCTTAATCTCTGTATATTAGACAATGTTAATAACCCCCCACAAGATTATACAACAAAAGTAAAGAAAATAAAAGAACATGCAAAAACAATTTGTGACAAAATGGACGGAGATAATATTTATTTTTGTACGACGGATGGAGATTTATTTATTCCAGATGATCCTAATTACCAAGCAGCACAAAAACCTCAATTTATTTATCAACATTGGGGATATACTAATAATGATACAATATATTATACACCTTCTTTATATATTCCTAATAATTGGAATAGTTCTAATACTTTGTATATAGATTTTAAAGGAAATTATGATTATAATTTAACAACAACATTAATAGTATTTAATAAAAAAAATTTCCCACATCAAGAAGAAGGAACAAAAATAATAGAAAACTTTACAAATATAATTAAAGGAATTTGTATTTCTAACAACCAAACTGCAATTTTTCAAATGCAAAATTATTTAGAGATATTTAAACAATACCCATATCCACCAGGAGTGGAAAGCTTTAGTGGTGAATATTATTATACACCATATTTAACTTGTAATATACATATATTTGGAGAAAATAATAATTTAAGTAGTGAAAGTATTTTAGATAATTGGCTAGGTATACCATGGATAAACAATGATATAAATGCAACAAATGCAAGATTAGATGATAATCGACGATTAGATAAAATAAAAGATGCTTCATGTGAAGATTTAGCATTAGCTATACAAGCATGGTCAAATGCTGGTGCTATTGAAATTTATACAAATGGAGATGTTAAAATATTTGATTTAAATATAACAGGATTTATTCCCAGAGGACGTTCGGGTATACAAATAAATGGATATAATTCAAAAAGAGGTGGATATAAAGTATTTACAAATAATATTGCAGATGTTTGCAATGGTACCATCACTCCAGTCACAAACAATCTAGATGATCCAAATTATTTATCAAGTAAAGTTCTTCTTAGTAGGATAAATATATTAAATAATTGGATATATCAAGCAGATGGGTTTGATGTTATATCTCCAGGATTAGATATGCATAATTGTATAGTTCAATCTGCAGATGATGGAATAAAATTACAATCAAATAATTCAAATATAAATAATATAAGTTCTATACAAGGTAATAGCGGCGGCGCGATAGCAATAGGAGGATATGGATATTCTAAATATAATAAAGATTTAGAAAACATAGACATTAGTGGAGTAAGCGTAATGAGAATATGTCAATCCTATAAAGATAGTCAAAATTATAATTCTGCAATAATTAATATTATAAATAATACTACAAATAATTGTAATTATAATAATATTACAATATCTAATATTTATGTACCAGAAATTTCTCTTAATAATGGAACTGGAATTAATCAACCTAATATGTTTTTTACTTTAGGATGGGCTGATTTTAATGGTCCAGGAGGTGGTCCACCCACGGCAGGAGCTATAAAAAATATAAAAATACAAAATGCTTATATTTATTCACAGCCAATTTTTGAAAGTACCTTTTTTCTTGGAAAAAATGCAGAATTTGTTATTCCCGGGGGACCCGACCCATCAAGTAACATTATTATTCCTTTAGGTGATAATGAATTTGTTTTAGATCTTACAACAAATGTTTTTATTGTTTCAGATCCTACTAAACCCCCTTTTGTTTGGTACGGATCTTTTGCTGGCTTTCATGATATCGGAGCGAGTAGTTCATTTATATATATTCCTAAAAATGGGGGGACGGATTTTGGCTCCGGCAGGGGTTATAAAGGAAGTATGAATAATACTTATAATACATTACCATTTTTAGGGCCACCGAACAGCCAAGGAACACAAGACAATCCAGATCCAAATATACTTCCATCCTCAGGCAAATCAGGCACTGGAGGGACTAATATAGATATAATTCTTCCTGTTCTAATAAAAACCACTGCGGCCCCAGATGGCTTTTGGTATGTAGCTAAAGGAATAAAAATATAAAAATAGTATAATTACATTATACAAAATTTTGATATTTTAATTTTACAACCAATTTTATTAGCATTTAAATGATAAAATAAATGTTCACAACATTCAATTGTATTATGTAAACATTTAGTAGATATATTATATTTATTTTTTAAAATATTTTCAAGATTTTCTCTCTCAATATCTGATATTAATGGTCTAAAATTTAGATATAATCCATCATATTTTAAATTAATAAATTTATTAGTTTTATAAATAGCAAATCCATTAAAAGCTGATAAAACACTAATACTATTAGTATTAGAATTATTTAATTTATTAACAATATTTTCATACATTATTTTTAAAACATCTTTATTTTGATTACCAAATCCAAAACAATGATGTTTAAATTCATCAAATAAAAGAGCCCAAATATCATAATAAAATGAACGATTAAAAGATATACAATCCCAATCATCATTATCAAAATTATTTAAATATTTATCAATAATATCAATATTCCATTTTTTAGTGCAAGCATTATCAGCATCAATCATAATATGATAATCAATATTTTTTAATTCATTAAAAATAATACTAAGACAAAGATTTCTAGCTTTAGCAATACGAATAGTTCGATATTGACTATTATTTTTTTCAGAACGAATAATAATATTATTATTAGGATTATTTTTTTTATATTGTTGTAAAATATTAGGTGTATTATCTTGACAATTATCATAAATAAAAATTAAATAAAAATTATGTTTGAGTGATCTAATTAATTCTATATTATTAAAAATTTTATGTAAATATTTTTCACAATTTCTAACACAAAAACATAATGCTATATTCATTTAAATATATAATATTATATAATATATTTAAATGGAAAAAGGAGCATTTATATTTTATAGTGAAGAAAATACAATAGATTTATTATTATTTATGAAATGTAGTAAAGAAGAACTCTATAATGCATTACCTATTAGCAGAGCAAATGGAGATATATTAGATAATCATGATACTTTACAAGCAATATTTCATAATGGATATGATTATATAGGTAGTAATTGTTTAAAAAAAATACCAGAATTAATAGAAAAATTAAATGCTGTAGATTTACTTAAAAATAGTTTAAGTGATTTAAAAAAAGATGGGTTTTTATCATTAACAGAAAAAGAATATAATAATATGAAAAATTTTAGTAAACGTCAATTAAATATTGAATAAAAATATTACCAAAGATATTCATGACTTAATATTTTGGCATTATAATAACCATTACTTTTCTTTTTTTCTTTTTTAATAGCTTCACCTCTATATTTAACACCGGAATGACGAGAAAAATAATTTTCTTGGCGTTTTCTAGTGCAATGATTTAATTTAGAATATAGATGTAAAGGAGTTCTATCTTTATATTGTTGATATCTTCGATCACCAAAATTAATTTTTCTAGTTTTATGAGTTTTTTTGTTGCGAATAATAGCAGTATATTTTTTAGGAAATGGTCCACGTTCAAATTTAACAATAGTTTCTTTCATTTATATAATTATTATATAAAAATATAATTATATATTTATTATGGCACTATCAAATTTAAATAAAGAAACTACTACTAAATTATTTGAAATGTTATCACTAAATAGTAATAATGATATAGAAAAAATTAAAAATAATTATTCAGGATATGGACAACTTATAATATTGGCAGAACAAATAAATCAATTACAAGATAGAGCAAAAATGATAATAAAAAACATTACAATAAATGAACATTTACATAAAATAGAAATGAATTGTAAAAAAGTTGTAGGAAATTATTATTATCATTATAAAATAAATAATAGAGAGATATTATCAATAATCTCTCCAGAAGAATGGAATAATTGTAATAGTGATTTAATATTTTTAGGAAAATATTTATATAATTTTGATAATATATTTTATTTACAATAATTTTTTATTTTTTTTAATTTTAATAGTAAATTTATTAGGTTTACAACATTCACATTCATCTTTAAAATCATCAATACATACACATAAAAATTTAGATAAATCTTCTTTTTGATTAATTTTACAATTTAATTGAGGATATTTTTCATATAATTTAAATATAGCTTGTTCTTTCATTTTAGCTTCAATCATAATGTCTATATTTATTCCATATTTTTCAGGAATATTTAAAAGATAATCAGGAATTATTTCAATAAAATCACTATGATGACCACATTTTCCAGATCCTTGTTCACTAACATGAAATTTAGGTTTAATTTGTCTTTTTTCAAAAGTTTTTAAAATAAAAGGAATATAATATTCTGGATCTTTAAATTCTTCATTGGGATGTAAAATTTTATAACATTGAAAATGATGAGTATCAAAAATAATAGGAATATTAATTTTTTCAGAAATTTCTAGACAATCTACTATCGAAAAATTTTTTTCACAATTTTCTAAAACCAACCTTTTTTTAATTTTTTCAGGTAATATATTATATCTATCACACCAACGTTGTTTTGTTTTTTCTTTATCTTTAAAAACTCCACCACCATGTATTACCATAATAGAATTCTGATCCATTTCCATTAAATCTAAAATAGTAGCATGATAGTCTAAATCTAAAATAGTATTTTTGAAAACTTCTTCACTAGGAGATGCAATAACATTATATTGACCAGGATGAAATGTTAAACGTTGATTATATTCTTTAGATTTTTTTCCAATTTCTTTTAATAAATCAATAGCAAAATCGAATGTATAATCAATAGCTTTTGGGTTAGATTTATGAGGAAATAATTCACTACTTAATCTAAAAACTTTTATACCATTTTTTTCATTCCATTCAATTAATTTAAGAGTATCCTTTAAATTTTGTATAATTTTTTCTTTTAAAAAATCTACACCTTTTTCATTTAAAGTTTTTAAAATAATAGATCTAGAAGAAAATATAGGTGGTTTTTCAGCACGCAAATTAGTATTCAGACAACATAAACCTAATTGTATAGGTTTATTTTCGCTCATAATTATTTTATATTTATTTTAAAAATAAATAAATATAATTAATTCAATTTTAAAAAAAAATTATTTACAAAATGTTACACTTAAAAAAAAGACAGCTACAATACCTAAAAATAAACCAAGATGATAATTAAATTGCATAGTTTTATAAATTTTTAACCATGCTTTTTTTTGTTCAATATTATCAATATGTAAAATCATATAATCTGGTTTAGGTGATAATATATAATAAAAATATGAAATAATAAATGTAATACTAGCAACTAAACATCCTAAACTGATATAATTTAATTTAATTTTATTAAATATATTAAATAGTATAATAATTATAGAAATAAGTATACCAATTCCATAACCTTGAAAATATAAATTTCTTCTATAATTAACTATATTTTCATAAATCTTTAATTGTTTATTTGATAATGTTTTTTTAAAATCTAAAGATATTTGTTGTTTATCAACAAAAAATGATAAATAAATCATTCCAATTATAAATACCAATGAGATTCCACATGATACTATACAAAATTTCATTTATATATTATATAATTAATAAAAAGTAATAATATATTTAAATAATATATAATGGAACCTAGAGATATTAATTTATATAATAAAACTAAAAAAATAATATATAAACAAATTCCAAAACATAGTGCATATAGAAGTGGAATATTAGTAAAAACTTATAAAAAAAATTTTTATAAAAAGTATGGAAAAAAAAAAGATCCATATATTGGAAAAAAAAATTTAAATAAAGGTTTAGGTAGATGGTTTCAAGAAGATTGGAGAAATCAAAGAGGCACAATAGGTTATAAATATAAAAATGATGTTTATAGACCTACAAAACGTATTACTAAAAAAACACCAAAAACATTCAAAGAATTATCTAAAAAAGAAATTAATAGAGCTAGAACAGAAAAATATAGAACTGGCCATGTAAAAAGATTCTAAATATATTATATATGAAAAGTTGTTGTAATATTAAAAATTATACAATTAAAAAATGTTTAAGAAATGATGGAAAAATTTTTAATTTACCTAGAAAATTTTCACTACAAAAATGTAAATCCAAAAAAATAAAAGGATTTACTATGAAATCTTCTTGTGCTCCATTTAAATTTTGTAAAAAATATAATGGAGGATCAAAAAAAAAATTTTTATTTAATCCAAATAATCCAAAAAAATCATTTGATGTTTATATTGATAAAAATCCAAATGATACAATTAAAATTAAATATACTACTCTGGATGATGTTAAAAATACTATTAAAAAATTAGAAAAATTATATAAAAATAATAAATATTCTCATAAAAGAATATGGCAAGTAGGAATGATATTAAATACTAGATTAAAAGTTCTATATAAATATAGAAATACTAGATATAAAAAAGCAAAAAATATACCATCTAGATATAAATTAGCTAATAGATATTTTAAATTTTTAGGAAAAAGATCTAAAATTAAAGATAATAATACTAGAAAAAAATTAAAATTTATTTTATAAAATTTTTAATTATAATCATTATTATATGCATCTAATAAATTTTCTTTAAATAATTCAAGCATTTTAATAGATTCCATAGTTAAATTTGTTTGTGTTTGTATTGAAATTTTATTTATAATATTTTTTTTATATTTATATTTATATTTATTTTTAATTATTATTAAAATAATAATTGATGGTATAATAAAATTTATTTTTTTCATTATTAATTTTATTATATTTTTATTATATTTATATTATATTTATATTATATTTATATTATATTTATATTATATAAATTATGAGTAATCGTATAGTATCAATGAATAGTGTAATTAATAGAACAAAAACTAATTTAGAAAATACATACACATCTGGCAGTGGTGTAGGTGGTGTTTCAATTTCAAATCGTAGAGCACTTTTAAGACGAGCTGCCTTAAATCCAGGAACTATGAAAAATCCAAAAACTGGTAAATGTAATGGATTTTGTGTAAATGGATCATTACCACATCCATGATGTGCTTTAACACATAATTTTAATGCTGGACCACAACATCCTGTATCAGAAAGATTTTATCTATATGGTATATCATTAGAAACTATAGGTATTAATGAAACTAAAATGTCTTCTGATGATAGTGTTAATAATTCTAGTTTAAGTGAAATAACTAATGATATTCCTAATATATATAAAAATTTTTCATTTGATAATATAAATAGTTTTAGTAGTGATGATGTAAATATAAATTTAGAAAAAATATTTAAAATTTATATAAAGATTAAAATTTTTAACAAAATATAATAAGTTAAAAATTAATATAAAATTAATAATAAATTAATATTAATGGAAATGAATGAAGAATTTGAAAATGAAAAATATCAAATTGTTTGTAATAAAGAAAATATGATATTAAAAGTAAATAAAGATGAAAATATTTATATGTTAGATTTTGAAACGATAAATAATAATTTAGATTTAAATAAATTAATGGATTTTAAAATATATGATTTAATTCAAAAATTAAATGAAGATTTAATAGAAAAAATAGAAATAATAAATAAGATATCAGATGATGAAATAGAATTATTATTTATATTTAAAAGATTTGGAAAAAGTGCAGGTATTCCTCAAAAATATTTAGTATTAAAAACAAAAAAATATATGACAAATAACTTAATATTGTTTAAAAGTGAAGATAGTAAAATAAAAATACAACAAATGGAAAATCATATAGCTCAAAAAATGGATTGTAAATTTGTACAATTAACAATAATACCTTATCAAAATAAATTAAGATTAAATTATAAATTTAGTATAGATATGAAAGAGGATTTACCAATATATTTAGAAAATATGATGGGTTTGATGATGAAAAAAATATTTTATAGATTAAAAGTTTTTATAGAACAAAATAAATAATAATAAATAAATATATGAAAATATCATTAGGATATTTAAAAGATTTATTAGCTTTTATCTTTGCGTTAATAATTATATTTTTGATTTTTATAGTAAAAGTTAAAATACCAATAATAATATACAAATTATTAATAATTTTGATATTTTTAATAGATGGTACATTTAGTATTTTACCATTTTTACATAATTTTAAAATAAAAATTTTTTAAATAATTAAAATTTTAAATTACTTAAAATATTAATTATATTATAATTCATGAATATTGAATTTAGTAGTAAAAATTTTAAAAATATGTTATTTTTTTTGTATATTTTGACTAAACAAAGTATAAAATATTTATATTTTAGAGATGAAATGAAATACATTAAAGATATTTGTAAAGACATTGAATTATTCAATGTAACTTATATTAAAATAATTCAAGGAATCTGTGTTAATAGTTTAATATTTTCAAAAAATCAAATAGAATATTTACAAAAATATACAAACCAAGTTCCATATACTTTAGAAGAAAAAAATGAAGAAATTATAAAATTATTAGAAAAAGAAGAAGTTATATTTGATAGTAAAGAACCAATAAATGCAGGAATAGTTGCATTAGTATATAAAGGTAAATACAAAAATAAGGAAGTGGCGATTAAAATACTAAAAAAAAATATTAAAATAAAATTATTAGAAGCATTAGAAGATATTAAATTATTAGGATATATTTTAAAGTATATTCCTTATATAAATCAGTTAAATTTAGATGATTTTTTCTGTAATAATTCAGAGACTATTTGGAATCAATTAGATTTAAGAAAAGAATTAAAAAATATTAAAAATTTTCAAGATTTTAGTTCAAAGGTAGATTATTTAAAAATTCCAGATACATATGATGATATAACAAATAAATATGAAAATGTATTAGTAATGGAATTTATATATGGTAAAAATTTATCAGAAATATTAATAGAGGATAAAGAATGTATATTAAATAATTTACATAATATAATAAAAATAAACTTTGTATCTGCATTTTTTTATGGTATAGGACATAGTGATTTACATGCAGGTAATATTTTATTTCAGGAAGATAAAATAGCTCTAATAGATTTTGGAATAGGATATAAAATAAATAAAGAAGAACAAAATGCTATATATAATTTTTATAATAAAATATTTGTTGAAAATAATATAGAGGAAGGTAGAAATTCAATATTTAAATTAGTAAATAATACAGAATTAATTAATAATTTATCATGTGAAAAAAAAAAGGATTTATTAAATAAATTACAAAAATTAATTAAAGAATATTATATTAATAATCCAGATATATTAAAATTTTGTTTTTATTTAAATAAAGAATTAAATAAATATAATTTAAAAATATCGAAAGGTTTTAGTGAAGTAATATTTGGTGTTGCATCAGGAGTGAATATATCATGTGAATTAATTGTAAAACTTGAAGAAAAAAAATTAGATAATCCTATGTTAATATATCAAAAAAAATATATGCCACCAATATTAAAAGCATTAATGCAGGAATCATTATTTGAATTAGACTAATAATAAAAAAATTGATTTAAAATAATATTATTTTTAAAATATAAAATGGATATTGAAGTAAAAGATAATATTATTTTAATAGATTTAAGTTATTTTATATTTTATAGGTATTATGCATTACTTCAATGGTGGAAGTTAGCAAAACCAGATGATGTTCTAGATAATCCAAGTGAAAATGAAGAATTTATTAAAAAATTTGAAAAAACATTTGTTGATAAATTTAATGAAATACCAAAAAAATTAAAATTAAAAAACTTTTTAATTATAGGTGGAAAAGATTGTCCAAGACAAGATATATGGAGAAATAATTTATTTAATAATTATAAAGAACAAAGAGTTAATGATGATAGTTTTATGGGAGGGTATTTCTTTAAATTGGCATATAGTGAAATAATACCTAAATTATGTCCTATTATAAATTGTGATAAATTAGAGGCAGATGATTGTATTGCATTATTAGCTAAGCATATAAAAAATAAATATGATAATAAAAAAATTTTTATTATAGCAAATGATATGGATTATTTACAATTAGCAGATGATACAATCAAAATTATAAATTTAAAATATAAAAATTTGCAAGAAAGTAAAAATTCTACTGGTAATAAAGAATGTGATTTATTTTGTAAAATTGTATTAGGAGATAAAAGTGATAATATTCCAGGTATATTTAAAAAATGTGGTCCAAAAACAGCTATTAATTATTATGAAAATAGGGAATTATTTTTAGAACAATTAAATAAAGAAAATGCTCTAGAGAGATTTACGTTAAATAATAAAATAATTAATTTTAATGAGATTCCAGAAGAATTACAAAAACAATTTTTAGAGAAGTTAAGTATTTAAAAAATAAAAAATTGAAATATATTTTCATTTTTTTATTTATGTAAAAAACCTGATGTCTAACATTATTGAAAAAGATTTTAGGTTTTATGATATATTTGATAATCAAGATCATATATTTTGTGATTTAAAAGTGATTGTTGAAGAAAAACAAAGTGGAGAAAAAATTATTTATGATATTACATATATATATAATATTCCACAAATTGAAAATGTAGATTATGATTTATCACTTAGGACGCATCCATTCTTTTATAGTAAAGACATAGAAGAACATGATAAAGAAGGTGTAATAGTATATAAAAATCCAATGACTGAACAATTAGTGAAGTTTCTGTTAATGGATAAAGATGAACTAGACCAATATACAGGTGGAACTTATTGGATTCAATATAAAATTAAAATAATGGAAACACTAGCTAAATTTTGGGATTAATTTATCTTCGACGTCTATTATTTTGACGATTAAAACGTTCACGTTCACATGCTACACAATGTGCACCAACATCAGTTCCACTTTCACATCCAAAACAACCAAATTCAGAATCAGCATGCCATCCATCAGAATCTAAACGATATCCATAATTATCAATATTTAATTGTGGGGATGGTGTTCTAGGTTTACCAGTTTCTTGTGTATCATCAACTTTAGTTTTACCGGTAGGAGTAACCCCAGCCTTATATTTAAAATTTTTACGAGTATATTTATTTTTATTTTTTTTATATTTTTTACTAAATTTATTTTTTTTATAATTTTTGTTTTTTTTATATTTTTTTGTATAAGTTTTATCTTTCATATTATAATATATATATTTTTTTTTGGTTTTATTTTTTGATCCAGCTGATTGAGATGTAACACTAGCTTTTTGTAATTTACCTTTTTTATTAAGATGCCATCTATCTTTAATTTTTTCTTCTTTATAAATATTTTTTAAAAATGGAATTTTATCAGTAATCTTACTATATTTAGTATTAAATTGTTTACTTTGATTTGGACATGTTGCATCAATTTTATTAACTAAATTAAGAGGTTTTTCAGCATTAACAACAGTTAATATAATTTTAACAGTATAAGTTTTAATAATTTCTTGTTTATTACCTTTTTTAATTTCACTAAATTCAAAATCAGTAACTTCAGGAATACCTTTATCTTTATATTCTAAATTAATAATATTATAGGGTTTACCTTGATAAAAAATTTGATTATTTTTACTAAAAAATTTTGTAAACATATTTTTAAGAGGATGTGGATTAAAAAATATATTAGTAATTAATTTAATATTACTTTTAAAAGCTTCTGGATTTTTATAACGTTCGTTAGGATTATAAGTTGTATTTGAAATTTGTGCAATAAGTTTATCTAATAAATCAAGATTAGTAAATAATTCTTTATTACTAATAGATGGATTATTTTTATTAAATTTAGTAATATCATCTTTTGTAATTAATACAAAACAACAACTAGCATCTTTAGGATCAGTAATTTCAGGACCATAAATTAATGGAGGTAAATATATATGATTATCACTAGTAGTAATATTAGGCAAACTATCAACTAATTTAAATTGATAATTATTAATATTTTTAATAGCAGGATCACTACTAATAAAATTAATAATATATTTAATATAACTATTAATAAAAGATCGTTCAAGATTTAAAATTAATTCTAAATTAAATAATTTATTAGTAATTTCATTAATATTACGAAATGTAAAATTTGGAGATATAAATTTATAACCTTCTTTATCTTCATCAGTTCCCCAAATAATAGTTTTAAATTTAAGAGTATTTAATAAATCAATAAAAACTTTAACATTTTTATCAAATATAGTAGATTTACTAAGATCATTGGAAGCATTTTTTGTTTTATCAATTTCTTTAGTAAATTCCTTAAAATTATTTATTAATACACCATTTGAATATAAAAAAATATTTAAAGAATTTTCAAGAATAACATTAATTTCATCATTACTTAAATTTCTTAATGCAGGATATTTATTATTAATATCTTTAATTTTATTACTAATATATGATGTTTTATACATATCATCAACAGATCGATTTATTCTATCAATAACAGTAGCAAGTAATTCTTTTGGATTTTTATATTCATTAGTAGTTTCAGATTTTTTTTTTAAAATTTCTATTTTTTTTCTCTCTTCTTCATACAACAATTGTTTATTTAAACTATTAAGTTCTTTAATATTAGAAATATATTCATTAATATTACTATTTGTTAATAATATATTATTTGGAATATAAAAAATAGTTTCAGGTTTAGTTTCACTTGCCATACTAACTTGAAATTCTTTTTTAAAAATAGGAGGCCAATTATATTGTTTTGCTAATAAACTCTCTCTAAATTTTAAATAATCAATATTATAATCAACAAAATTAACTATTGTATCATCTTTAGTAGATCTTACTTTATCACCATTAGTTTGTGTCATATAAGTATTGATATCTCTTAAAATATTATCTTGACGACTATAAAATTGAGTAAAATATTGAATAATTTCATTAATTTTATTTAATAAATCTGCAGATGTAATATTATCATCAATTAAATTAAATTTATCTTGTTCAGTTTTAGGTATATTTAAAAAATTAAATATCCATTTGGTAATATTAATTTTAGGTTGTTCAATAGGTTTAATTTTATCATAAATTTGTGATAGTAAGAGTATTTTATCAGCTTCTTTAATATTATTATTTTCAGAATAAATAGAAATATATTTATATAATATTTTATTAATGTTATAAGCAATAGTAATAGATTTTAAAATATTTATTTTATAACGAGTATTATCTTGATTTATAACATCAAATGGAATAGTAGGAGTTTTTGAAGGCATATTTTTATATATTTGAGACCATAATGAAATTAAATTATCTAAATAATTGGTATATTCTTCAGTTTCAGTTTTAATAATACCTTTTGCAGTAAAATTTAATAAATAATTATCATTATCATAAAAACCAGTAATTTTTAATTGAGTAACTCGACTCATCTTATATATATAAATATTTAAATAAATTTTAATTAAAATATAATTTATTTAAAATGTAGAACCAATATTATTAAATAATTTATATTGATAATTAGTAGTTTTTTGATTTTTAGATTTTTCTAATATATCCAAAGCATGCTTTAATTCTTCATCAGAAATAATATTATCATTATTTATATCTATAATAGTGTGTAATTTTTTAAGATCATCAGGTAGTATACAAAAATTACTTTCTTCATTAAGTAATAAACTAGTAATAAACCAATAAATAATAGTTAATATAAAAGATATAAATATATCTCGAGTTCCAATAAAAGCTATAAAAAATATTAAAACTTCTTTACCAATATTTTTAAGAACATGTTCTTGATTTTTAGTTAACTTAATATCAATATATCTAGAAGCTATATTTAAAAATATAATAGATAAACCAATAACAATTTTATCATTACTAAGTATATCAATAAAATTTTTAATATAAGATATCATAATATATATTAATATATATTAATATATAATCTTTAGAAATATTTAAAATAATAATTTTAAAATAATAATATTATAATTTTTTATATGACTTTGCAATATTCAGAAATAAATTTTGATAATAATATAAATCAAACATCTGATTTTGAACCATTAAAACCGCCTAAAATAAATAATAAAAATCATAATAAGACAGCAAAAAAGAGTATATCTTTTGATATGAGTGAATTATTTGAAAAAATTCATAAAAAAGATAAATTAGAAGAAGTAGAAACAAATGTTGATGAAAATGTAACAAATAATATGGGTGATTTTAAACCATTACCAGAGTTTGAACCAGTGCAAATGGTTAAACCAAATAATTATACATCAAATATAGCAAATACAGAAAATATTTCATTAGATGAAAAAGTAAATAGATATAATGAAACATATTATGAAAATGTGCCATATGAACAACCTCAAATGCAAAAAAATAATAGTAGTAATATTGAATTATTACATAAATTAAATTATATAATAACATTATTAGAAGAACAAAAAGATGAAAAAACAAATAATGTTATGGAAGAAGTAATATTGTATACATTTTTAGGGATATTTGTAATATTTATAATAGATTCATTTGCTAGAGCAAGTAAATATGTAAGATAAATTAATTAGGTTTATAAAATATATAAATATAGTTATTAGTATTATTAATATTATATTGTTTTAAAACAATAAATCCAATATATTTAGCAATTTTTAAAATAGTATCAATTGGCATAAAATAAAAAGATTTTTCTTGTTTACGAATATTTCCATTATTAAAAGTAAATTTTTCTTCAAAAATTCCATCATTTTTATTTAACATATAAAAATTAGGTTTATAAATATAATCTTTAAATTTAACATTATTAGTAGGTAACATATTAACATCAGCAATTTGTGGAAATAAATTAGATCTTATATTAATAATATATTCAGAAATATTAATATTAGGTTTTTCAAGTAAATGTAATACTAAATAACCACCTGGTATTAACCAATTAAAACAATTTTTAAGTAAAAGAGTTTTATCTTGAATATAATAAAAATTATGATTTAAACAAAAAATATGAGTAAAATTATTATCATTAAATAACTGATTGTTTAATGGATTTTCTTGTAATAAATTATTTTTAATATTTGGATAAGTTTTAATAGCTTTATCAACCATATTTTTTGATAACTCAACACCAATTATATTAGGAGAAATTTCTTTAAAAATATTAACTATATAACCTAATTGAGAACCAATATCTAAAATAATACTTTTTTCAGTGGGATTAGTGCTATTAATAATAGTACCAATTTCAAAATCAGATATAATTTTATTATATGTTAATGCATTAAAAATTTCAAGATAAAAATCATCATATATTTCAATATCTTTTTTGAATACCATTTGTTTATTAATATCTTGAAAACCTTCAGTATTATTTTTATAATATTGTGAAATAAGAGAGATAATAATTAAAATAAAAAATATTGCTAATAAAATTTCTATAGAATTTAAATCTTTTATTTTATTTATAATATTTTCCATTGTTTATAAATATTAAAGTTATTTTTTTATAATAAAAATATATTAATTATAATGAATGAAACAGATATTAATGATACAAGAATAATAGCAGATTTTAAAAATATAACATTTTCAGGATTTCAAAAAAGTAAAGTAAAATTAGAATTAATTAAAAATATAAGAAATAATAAAATAGAACAATCATGTTATTGGAGTATAGAATTATTATGTGCAGGTCATTTTATTGATTTATGGGAAATAATAATATTAATAACTAGTAAATATATTCATATAGGAAATCCTAAACTTTGTATATATTTGGCTTTAAGATATGAAAATTTTAAAGATATTTTAATTAATGGATATATAGATAATGAAATAAAATTAAGAAATAATCCTAAAATAAGAAAATTATTTGCAGAAATTATTTGTATATTATGTTTATCACCTAAAAAACCAAGTTTAGAAACTATTAAAATAGATAAACATGAATATGATATTACATTATTAACTGATAAATTAAAAGCTGATAATGTAGATTATTTAAAAAATTTTTTTAGAGAAGATGATCCTAAACAATTATTTATTCCAATAAATGAATTTTCATATAATTTAAATAAAAAAAATATTATGAATGCGTCATATTGGTTAGAATGGTTATTACAATTTGATAATATATGTAAAAATAATAAAATAAATTTAATTTGTGAAACAAGAGAAAATATACCTGTAGCATTTGAATATCAAAAAGATATAATTTGGTTAATCTGGGATGCTATATTTAATGAAATAGAGAATAGGGATAAAGATAAAAAAATATTAAAAAGAATTATGCATAGTTTACTGAATTTATTTACAATAAAATATAGATTTAATTGTAAAAAAAAAAGAAAAAATATTTTATATTTTGCAATTAGTTTATTAACTGAATATATTAACTTTAATATTAAAATCAATAATAGTGAAAATTATATCACTAGTATAATAAATAAAATTAATACATTATATAAAGAAATAAAAAAAAATGAAATAGCACCAAGCACAGATTATTTATTTAAAAATATTAAAGAAGATAATTTAGATAAAAGTATTTCTAAGATAGAAATGATGAATAATTTATTAAATGTAAATAGCGATAATGAAGATATAAATGATAGTGATAGTAATTAAACTCTATAATAAAATAATAATTGATAACCATTAAGAAAACTCCATTTTAAATCATGACCTTGAAATCTCCAAATTGTTTTAGTATTAATTAATTTTTTCCATTTTATTGGATTTATCTTAGAAAAGCTTGCTCCATCAAAACTAAATTCATTATTATTACAAGTTAAAAGTGAACAAAAATGATTTCCTGTTGTATCTCTAACAATAGCAGAATCTAAAACATATTTAGTATTAAATATATCTAATTTTATCTCTTTATCTTTAATATATTCGGAATACCCAGGACCATTTATTCCATTATCATAAATTTCTAATACTATAATATCTGGTTTTATTGAAATATTTTTGGATTCTAGTAATTGTTCAATTGTTTTACTATCCGCACTATAATATATTGGTAATGAAATCATAAAAATTTCATTTTTATTTAAATAATTAAAAATTGTTAAATAATAATCTAGAGGATTTCCTGCTTCACCAACTTGTCTAATATTTGAATCATACATTTTTTTTTTATTTATAGCATCATAAATTGTTTTAATAAGTAAATTAGTATTTAATTGATAAGCAGTTTTTTTTAATAAATTATTACTAACTGCTTCAATAGCTATATTTAACATAAAAAAAGCTTTTGATAAATTAGTTGATATTTTTGTTCCATTTGCAAATTTACCTTCTATCATAAGTTGTCTAAAATATTTAAAAAATTTTCTACCTTTATCACTAATAAAAAAAGTTATAAAAAATGTGTTAAACCAGCAATTAGATAAATATTGTTTAGGTGGAATAATATTATTACAATCAATATATTTACTAGTTTTAAGATTATTTAATAAAAATTTTTTAACTTTTTTAGATGTATATCTTAAACACTTTGGTTTTTTAAGTGAACCAATATTGATAGTTAATAAATTATTATTACAAAGTAAAAATTTAGTAGGTTTTTCTTTAACAAAAGAAACTAAATATTTATTTATTTTTGGAGAGAAAGAGTGTTTTAAAGTTTTATGTAAATTATGTAAATTATTTAATGTTTTAGAATTATTATTATTAATTATTTTTCTTAATAATATATTTCTTTTAGGTGTAGTATTTTTAATAAATAAAGAGTTTCTATTATTTATAGTTTTATTTTTTAATGTTCTCATTATATATATTAAAAGTATTATATAATTATATATAATAATTATATAATAAGTATGATGCAAAATATGGAACAATTAGAATTACAAAAAGAAGGAATAGAAAAACAAATAGAAGATAAAAGAAGTTGGGATTTTTGGAGCACTATCTTTTTTTGGTTTGGTATTTTAATATTATTAGCATTTTTAGGATTTAATGTTTTAAATTATTTTGGTGATGCTAGTCAATTTTTAGGAAAACTTCTTGATGATATTAAAAATATTTTAGCTCCTATTTTAAAAATTTTTGGTATTAGTGTAGCTCAAACTACAAAACAAACAATTAATGTAGGAACAACAGGAACAAAGGGTTTAATTGATACAATTTCAAATACAGCAACATCTGGTATTGATTCATTAGAAAAACATATATATAATCCTCCTACTTCTAGTGATTCTTCAAATAGTAAAACTGATAATACTTCAAATAATGATAAATCAACAAATAATGATAAATCAACAAATAATGATAAATCAACAAATAATAAATCAACAAATAATACATCAACAAATAATAATACATCTATAACTTCACCTAAATTTCCAACACCAGAAACTCCACCAGAACCTGCAGGATCTAGTTTAGATTATTCATCATCAAAAATTTTAAAGGGTGAAGGATATTGTTATATAGGCGGTTCTTCGCCTGAAGAATGTATACATGTATCAGATGTTAAACAATGTCGCCAAGGGTTTGGTTGGAAAGAAGGAGAGGGATGGTGTAGAAATTTAAAATAAATATAAATTTATAAATAATTTATAAAAAATTTATATATTATTTATCGACTTCTAAAATTTAAAGGACATAATAAATTTTGTCTAGACTGGATACCTGCAATAGCTCTAGTTGAAGGACTAGTAAAAGGACCATTTGGTAAAGTATTAATAAATCCATTTATAGGTAAATTATTTGTATTAAAATTAGTATAACCTCGAGTATTTTGTGTAGCAAAAGTATGAGGTTTAGTATTACCATTTTTATTACCTCTAGCATAATAACTATAAAGATTAGCTTGAGTTCTTAGACCAGAAACATTTTGTATACTACTAGCAACTTTATTTTGTAAAACTAATTTATGAAATTGATTTTGTCTAAACTTTAATTGTGTGCTACAAATAGTTGAATTGTTAGAACAATCACAATTTCCGGGATCACGAGACCACCATCTATATTTACCAGGATTAATCCATACATCTCTTGTTTCTCCATAGATTAAACATAAAGAGGCATCAGTAATAGACATTTATATAATTAATATAATAAATTAATTAACTCCAACAGAATAAACAGGATCCATTTCATCATTAAACCATCTATTTGCTAAATAGTAGGGTTTAGCAGTTCCTAAATCAGTAGTATCACTAGTTGTAAGATTAGGACCATTAGAAACGATAGAATCAATTTCAGAAGTTCCAATAGCATAATTAAAATATCTTAATTCAGATATAAAACCGCCAAATCCACCACCAAATGCAATATTAACATCTCCATAATTTTGTCTAGCAATTCCAGATAATCGATGTCTTCTTACTAAACGTCCATTAATGTAAATATCAATAATATTATTATTTTCACATCTGATAATAACAGAAACCCATTTATTAATAGGTATTTCAGGGACTTCTATATCATCAAAAATAGCAGGTGCCAATGCTTGAGAAACAACATTTTGCTGAAGCGAACTATTATTAAGATATGGAAATTCTGCTTGACATTCTGCAAGTGAAGCAGCAGGATTACTTGGATTAGTTGAAGGATTTTCTTTTTCTGCCATAATTGCTTGTAAACAAGCATTATTAACTTGAGAAAGATTATGACCATAGTTTTCATCAGTAAAAACATTCATTCTAAGTAATAAAGATAATTCAGCAACATTAGGATTATTATTTGGACTAATATATAAACCAGGTCCATTTAAAGGTTCCATAATACCATCAACACCCATATTATTATTACCTTTGCTAAAAATATGTCTAAATCTATCTTTATTATGTCCAAGATTATTTCCATCAATAAAAATCCATGTAGACCAAGTAAATTCTATACCTCTATATTGATCTACACTTCTTAGAATAGGTATAGAACCTCTAACTTGAGGATTACTAGATATTTGCATTTGTTTAGTTCCATTAATCATACCATTAACTAATGAAACATTGGGTTTAGGGGAAAAAATATAAGATAAAATAGCAGTTCCTAAACGTAATAATAAAATAAAACCAATTATTACTAAAATAACAAAAACAATATGAGATACTAAACTATTTTGAGATAAAAAGTCTTTAGCAGAAGTTCCTAATTTTTCAGCTTGATATTGAAGATCCATATTATATATAATATAGAAGAAATAATACTATATTATATTATTTAATATAAATTATAAAATTTATATAACTATTGGTTGACCAAGAGCATTATTATATTCAAAGAATTGTATTTTCATCCGATATTTATTAAAGAAATCACTTAACATAGTTGAACCTAAACCTTCTCTATAAATATTGTATGCTTGTTGAGGATTTAAAGAATTAGCAAAAAATTGAAATCTAGCAACATGTCCATTAAATGTAATATTAGTAGGACCATTGCCACCGCCACCACCGATATATACATTATCTTTACCTAAACTGACAGCAACACCAGGAAGAATAAAACTTCTTACTAATTTTCCTTGTAAATAAATATCTAAATTTCTTCCTTCAACACTACATATTAAACATACCCATTTTTGTAGATTAACATTACTTACTCTAAATGTTTCATATCTTTGTTGTGGATTATTAGGAACATTTTGTTGTGTAAAATAATCAGTAGCAGGTAAAATAGATGGTGGATTTACAGAATGTCTATTAGTAGTTTGAGAGAACGTTTTAATACCAATTAATAAATCATTTTCAAATGCATCAAGAGCTGCAGCAAAATTATTACCACTAGGATTTAGAGCTCTAGTATTTACTTCACCAGGTTGTGTAGAATCAAAAGGTCCACCATGACCTCCTAAATCAGAACCTTTCATTTCAATACGTGTTTTATGGGGAGCAAAATAAGCTACATTTTTAACTTGACCAAAATTAGTATTCCAATCTTCAATAAAAAACCATAATGCAAACGAATAATTACTACTATTATTTTGTGGTAATCTACTATTATCTATAGTAACACCTGGAATAGTAGGTTGTATACCACTCATTAACATAGTTTGTTTTGCAAAAAATACATTATAAATAACTATTACTAAAATTACTAAAATAACAATTATTAAGATTGTCTCAATTAATGCCATAATATAATATACTATTAGAAATTATATTATTTTTAGATAGAGATTTTTTACTAAAATATTTAATTTATTAAATTTGTAAGGCTAATCCAATTAATTTGATCTTGATTTAATGGTTTATCATAATAAATAATATTTTTAATTCCACCATTTATACCATCATTTTCACCACTAGTAACTATATCACTAGTCATATAAGGCGCAATACCTTCAACACTAGCTACTAAATTATTATTTAAAAATATGTCCATTATACCTGTTCTTAATACTATAACAAAGTCTAACCATGTTTGATAAGGAAATTTATCAGTTTCATAAATAGTTACTAAATTATTTTTTTTAGTTTTACAAGTAATTTTAATTGTATTAGTTTTACCATTATATAGTATATTAGGTTTATTGCCATAATTAAATAGAGAAGTAAATTTATTGTAATTATAATTTGTATTTCTAGGTTGAGGATTAATCCAGAGTGATAAAGAAATAGAGTAATTATAATTATAAATACTCTTAGTAATACCATTTGGTTTTAAATTTTGAAAAGTTCCTAATTTTGTACTTTTATTAGTATAAATAGGACCATTTAATAATACAACACCATTATTTTTAGCTATATTTTTAATAATAATTGGTAATAAAAAGTATAATAAAATTATAATTAATTCTAAAGCAAGTAAAATCCATATAGGTTTTGTTGTTAATTTTAATTCTTTTTCGATATATCTAATAAATTCAATTAATAAACAAGGTATAAAAAATATTATATCTTTTATAAATCCACCTAAAGTAATACCTTCAGCTTCTAGTTCTTTAAAAAATAAATTATCGAATATTTCATAAATTATTGCTAATCCAATTATTACACTAGATCCTATTAATATTGTATTTAAAATTAAAAATATATTTTTTGTTGTTTTTATTATATGTATTAAAAATAAAATTATTCCAAAAAATAAAATAATAAATCCAATTATAATAAGAACACTAATTATAAAATTATTTACAATTTCATTAGTTTTTTCTGTAAAAAAATCTACATTACCATTTTTTTTATTAATTATATTAGCCTCAAACATTGTAGGATTTTTTTTATAAATATTTAAAAAAATATATAGTGAACTAGATAAAATAATAAGTATAAAAAAAGATAAAAAAGCGAATAAAGAATAATTATTTATAAAATTTCCAGGATTTATTTTAATAACTAAATAAATTATAAATCCTGTTATACCAAATATAATTAAGGCTAAAAAAAAACTATTATTTAATATTTCATTCATTAATGAATCATCTTTACTACTATCTGTAGAATCCATAGTTATATAATAGTTATATTAATTCTTTATAAATTTTCAAAAGCAGTTTTTTTTCCATGACAATTTCTACAAAGAGCTACTAAATTATCTACATTATTTGATCCACCATATTCTAATCGTGTTATATGATCTACTTCAAACCATGCTGGTAATTTACATTTACAATCTTTACATTTCCAATCTTGTTGTGATGCAACATATTTTTTTTTAGTTTCACTAACAGATCTTTTTGTTGTTTGTTTACCAGAATTTAACATTCTTCGTTCATATTGATTTTGTTCACTTATATTATTAGATCCTCCAACACAATATTTACTAGATAGATCTAGTATAGGAGTTAATAAATCTTTAGAATTTTTATCTATAGGAACAGATCGTATAACATTTTGTGCACTAGCAAACAATTCTCTTCCATGATTTGGATTATTTTTAAGTAATAAATAAATACCAATACCACCAATAATAAAAAAAGCCATTTGGTAATATTTTTGCCAACTTTTTAATGTATCTAATAATTTTCCATCATAATAAGTATTAGCTACTAAAAATATTACAATTGCTAAAATTAATATTTCAATTTGCATATATATATTTTAAATATATAATATATATGAAGTTGAAACAATTTTTTAAAAACCCAATATTTTGGTTATTTTTAGCTATTATTATTGTATTTGGAATATGTCATTTTTCTTCTAATTTTAAAGAAGGTTTAGAAAATAAATCAAATTATTGTCCAGATGGATGTGAATCATCAACTAGCTCTAATGGAAATTGTACAACAGATAGTTCAGGAAATGAAATATGTCCTATGTATTGTAATAATACTAATAATACTAATAATACTAATAGTAATAAATGTCAATATGATAGTGATTGTTTAAATTGTCCAAAAAGTAAATTATCTCAAGGAAATGCAGAAACACATGCAGAAATTAAAAAACAATGTAAATATATTAAAGAACAAATTAAAAATGATCCTAATTATCTAAAAAAATTACCAGAATATATTCAAAAAAATTTTAAAAAAGATTGTCTACACCATAATAATCATAATAATGATAATAATCATAATAATCATAATAATCATAATAATGATAATGTTGATGGTAATAATTGGAAACAAATTGGATCTAAAATTGGTAAATTATTAGCAAATGATTTAACAAATTCTTAATATTTAAATTTAATCAACTTCATCGATATTTGGACTACTTTGAGGCATTCCTCCAGGCATTCCTCCAGGCATTCCTCCTGGACTTAAATCTTTATAAATTTTAGACATAATAGGTGTACATATATTTTCTAAATTTTTATATTTATCTTCATATTGTTCTTTATCTGCAAATGTATTTAATTCAAGCCATTTTAAAGTATCTTGAATAGCTTCTTCAATTGTTTTTTTATCTTCATCTAATATTTTTTCTTTTATTTTATCGTCATTTAGGAAATTTTTAATTTGATATCCATAATTTTCTAATTTATTTTTACTTTCTAATGTTTCTTTAAATTTTGCATCTTCTTCAGCAAATTTTTCTGCATCTTGTGTCATCTTTTCAATTTCATCTTTTGAAAGATGACCACTATCATTTGTAATAACTACATTATTACTTTTACCAGTAGATTTTTCTAAAGCAGTTACATTTAAAATTCCATTAGCATCAATATCAAATGATACTTCAATTTGTGGAACTCCTCTTGGCATAGGCGGGATATTACTTAGAGTAAATTCTCCAAGTTTATTATTATCTTTAGTTCTAGCTCTTTCTCCCTCATACACTTTAATTGTCACTGCTTCTTGATTATCAGAATAAGTAGAAAAGGTTTGTTTTTTATTTGAAGGAATTGTAGTGTTTCTTGGTAATAAAACTGTCATAACTTCGCCTGCTGTCTCAATACCAAGTGAAAGAGGTGCAACATCTAAAAGAAGAAGATCAGAAGTTTTATCAGATTTAATATCACTTAATACTGCAGCTTGGACAGCAGCACCATATGCAACAGCTTCATCAGGATTAATAGATTTAGATAATTCTTTACCATTGAAAAAATCAGAAAGAAGTTGTTGAACTTTTGGAATTCTAGTTGATCCTCCAACTAATACAACTTCATGAATATCATTTTTTGACATTTTAGCATCTTTTAAAACTTTTTCAACTGGTTCCATTGTTTTTCTAAAAAGATCCATACATAATTCTTCAAAACGCGCTCTTGTTAATGATGAGAAAAAATCTATTCCTTCAAATAATGAATCTATTTCAATACTTGTTTGTGTTGTTGATGAAAGAGTTCGTTTAGCTCTTTCGCATGCTGTTCGTAATCGCCGAATAGATCTTGCATTATTAGAAATATCATGTTTATGTTTTCTTTTAAATTCTTGAATAAAATGATGGATTAATCTATTATCAAAATCTTCACCTCCAAGATGTGTATCACCTGCTGTAGATTTAACTTCAAAAATTCCTTCTTCAATAGTTAAAATAGAAACATCAAATGTTCCACCACCTAAATCAAATATTAAAATATTTGTCTCTTTATCTGTTTTTTTATCTAATCCATATGCAATTGCAGCAGCTGTTGGTTCATTTATAATTCTAATAATATTTAAACCTGCAATTGTTCCAGCATCTTTTGTTGCAGCACGCTGTGCATCATTAAAATATGCCGGAACAGTAACAACTGCATTTTTTACATCATGACCTAAATATGCTTCAGCAATTTCTTTCATTTTAACAAGAATCATAGCTGAAATTTCTTCAGGTTGAAAATTTTTATTTTCATTTTTATAATTAACTTCAATTAATGGTTTATTATCTTGATCAATTACTTTAAAAGGAAAACTTTTAATATCACTTTGAACATGTTGATCATTATATTTTCTTCCAATTAATCTTTTAGCATCAAAAATTGTATTATTAGGATTTAATGCAGCTTGATTTTTTGCAGAATCTCCAATCATTCTTTCATTATCAGTAAATGCAACATAAGAAGGTGTAGTTCTATTACCTTGATCATTAGCAATAATCTCAACTCTATCATTTTGCCAAACACCTACACATGAATATGTAGTGCCTAAATCAATGCCGATAGCAATACCTTTTTCCTCAGTCATATTATTTAATGATCACTATTTTTTAAATATATTTAAAAAATACTATTAATAATTAATAATATTTTTTAAATTATTAATAGTATTTTTTGTTTTTTTTTGTTTTATTTTTAGGTAGATTAATATTAATCTTTTGAATAGAATCTAATAATAATGAATATGGTATAGGTTGAGTTGCATATTCAGTTGTATATAAAAATTTATTAATAAAGTAGATAATATTATTTTTATTATAATTAATTTTTTTAGAACGTGTTGTTAATAAAATATCTAAATAAATAGTTAAAAAACCCCATATATCAGAGTTTTTACGAAAAACTTTAAAATAGTATTTTTTCTCATCAAATATATTAGTATTAAAATCAGTAAATTCTAATAATATTTTTGCAATATATTCTACCATAAATGATGCACCTAAGCTATATTTAATTAAATTATTAAAATTTTCATTTTGACTATTAATATTATTAGCATTAATATCAAAAACTAATGGAAATAAATTATCAATAATATATTTTGTATGACCAATTTCAAAAAAAAATGTATGAATATAAAATATTACAAATTTTTTTAAAAATATTATATCTGGTTTATGTAATAAATTATCTAATGCATTTTTATAAAATTTAACAAAATTTTTAGTAAATAAAATAGTTGAAAATGGTAAATTAAATTGTATTCCTCTTGTTCTAATATTTTCTGGAATATCTGGATAAGATGTAATAGATATATCTATTACACTAGATAATGCCCAATCTATTATTTTTATTTCGCTATCAGGATTATTTGGTTCAATTAATAAATTATTACTTTTAATATCATTATGATTTAATCCTAAATTATTCATAGGAAAAATAGCATATTTAAGTAAATAATAAAAATGGTCATTAAAATATTTAAATTTTTTAATGATATTTTTATTTTTATCAATTAATTCAAATAATTCTTTTCCACCATAAGGAATATTAATTATATCAAATAAATCTATATTTTTATTAATATTATCTTTTGAAATTTTAAGTGAATCAAGAAAATAACATTTTTCTAAATTTTTCATATCTTTTTTTAATAAAGCTTGTGGTTGACATGTAAATATTTCATTAATTAAAAAAAATTTATTATAATTTGGTATCCTTAATATTATTGGTTTAATTTTATTATTTAATGCCATTTCTTTAGAAATTTCATCTTTATATGATAATTTACTAATTCCATTAAATTTAGATGTTTGATTTTTACATTTTAATGCTGGAAAAAAAACACATCCAAATCCGCCTGACCCTATAACTTTTCCTCCATTTTGAAAATTTATATTCATATATATTGGTATTATTATATTAATACTATAAATGTAATTATTCTCTTAAACTTAAAATAACTATTATAATTAATAAAACTATTAATAAACTAAAAAAAATAATTTTCTCTCTCATTTTTAGATCCTCTTTTTTAACTTCTTTTTTAGGTTTATAATTTTTATAATATTCAATCATTGAATCTTTATATGACATAATAGGTTTATTTAAATGAATATTAACTCTATTATGTATAAAATGCATCCATTTTGTAAAAGATTCACGTGAATCTAAATAAGGTATTACAGGATAATCATCTAATATTTTACTAAAATGTTTTCCCATTTCTTCATCTGGTAAAAGTAATGGTATTGTTTGAATAAAATTATAATATTTTTTTTTAATAGTTTCATTAGGTGTTAATGAGTAACATATTGCTATTGTATGTAAAAAAAACCAAAAGTTTGGTCCCCATATTAATGAATCAAGCTGCATTATTAATTAAACAATATAAAAAGATTAATTTAATTACTAATAGATGAAAAATTTCAACTTTTGTAATAATTGTGGTAAATTAGGACATTTATTTCATCAATGTAAAATGCCGATTACTAGTATAGGTATTATTGCATATAGAATAAATAATAATAAATTAGAATATTTATTAATAAGAAGAAAAGATAGTTTAGGTTTTGTTGATTTTTTAAGAGGAAAATATAATATTAATAATAAAGAATATATTTTAAATTTATTAAATAAAATGACATTAAATGAAAAAAATTTATTATTAAAATCAAGTTTTAAAGATTTATGGTATTATTTATGGGGAGATAATATAGGAATACAATATAGAAGTGAAGAAAAAGTTTCTTTAGAAAAATTTAATGAATTAAAAAATGGTGTAATATTTAATAATGAAAAATCAAACCTAGCTTTATTAATTGAGGAAAGTAATAATAATTATTTTAATTATTTAGAACCTGAATGGGGGTTTCCAAAAGGAAGAAGAAATTATCAAGAAAAAGATATTGTATGTGCTTTACGAGAATTTCAAGAAGAAACTGGTTATGATAAATCACAACTTCAAATAATTCAAAATTTATTACCATTAGAAGAAATATATACAGGTTCAAATTTTAAATCTTATAAACATAAATATTTTATTGCTAATATTGAAAATAATATAAATCCAGAAAATAATTACCAAGAAACTGAAGTAAGTTCTATTTCATGGAAATCTCTTGATGAATCTATTAAATGTATTAGAGAATATAATTTAGAAAAAATTTATTTAATTAAACAAGTAAATAAAATTTTATTAAGATATAACTTATATTCATAATATATATGAAATCAAAAAAAAATAAAAAATTTTTTAAAAATCAACAAAGGAAAAAAAGAAGTAAAAAAATATATAAAGGTGGAGTCAAATCAGATACTAATAGTAGTTTAGGATCATTAAGTTCTTTATCTTTACCCGACTCTAATGTATCACAAGAAAGTTTAGCTGATTCAATAAAAAGTAATATATCCTATTTAGGAGATACTATTCAACAAGCATTCTCAAAAAGTTTTAAATTAAAAGCATCACCAGAAGCATCACCAGAAGCATCACCAGAAGCATCACCAGAAGCATCACCAGAAGCATCACCAGAAGCATCACTAAAAGTATCACCAGAAGCATCACCAGAAGCATCACCAGAAGCATCACTAAAAGCATCACCAGAAGCATCACTAAAAGCATCACCAGAAGCATCACCAGAAGCATCACCAGAAGCATCACCAGAAGCATCACCAGAAGCATCACCACAAATGGCACCAGAAGCATCGCCAGAAGCATCACCACAAATGGCACCAGAATCACTACCTGAATCATTATCATCGAAATCAATATCTAAATCATCACCAAAACAAACAAAAAAATTAAAAATAGTAGTTAAAACAAAAAAAAGTGATAAAAAATTAAGTATAGAAGATAGTGATTCATTAAAAGATTTATATGATAAAATAGAAGATATAGAAGATCTTAGTGAAAAAGAAAAAAGTTATAATAAATTTCTTGATAAAAAAGAATTATTAAATAGAATAGATATTTTAGATAATGATAATTATAATTATTTATATCCATCATTAGATGATCCAAATTTTAACATTAAAATAACAGAAAAAAAAGAGTTTTTTGATACAAAAAATGATATTAAAATAAAAGATGTTAAAATAGAAGCTGATAAAATTTGTAATATTACACCCGAATTAGCACCACATCAACAATTTGTTAGAAATTTTTTATCTTTTCAAACACCATATAATAGTTTATTATTATACCATGGATTAGGAACAGGAAAAACTTGTGCAGCAATATCTGTAGCAGAAGAACAGAGAGAATATCTAATGCAATTAAATTTAAATCAACGTATAATAATAGTTGCATCACCAAATGTGCAAGAAAATTTTAAATTACAATTATTTGATGAGAGAAAATTAGAATTAATAGATGGAATATGGAATATTAAAAATTGTGTAGGAAATAAATTTATAAAAGAAATTAATCCAAATAGTATGATGGGACTAACAAAAGAATTAGTTATAAAACAAATTAAAAATTTAATAAATAATTATTATTTATTTTTAGGATATATAGAATTTTCAAATTTTATAGCAAAAAAATCAGAAATACAAGGTGAAACAAGTAATAAAAAAATATCACAAAAATTAAAAAAATATTTTAATAACAGATTAATTATAATAGATGAAGTTCATAATATTAGAATTAGTGATGATAATCAAAATAAAAGAGTAGCTCAAGAATTATTTAAATTAGTTAAGCAAGTAGATACATTACGTTTATTATTATTATCAGCAACACCAATGTATAATTCATATAAAGAAATAATATGGTTAATAAATTTAATGAATTTGAATGATAGAAGATCGCAAATAAAAGTTAAAGATGTATTTGATAGTAATGGAAATTTTATAGAAATAGATGGAAATGAAGTAGGAAAAGATTTATTAAAAAGAAAAGCAACAGGATATATTTCATATGTAATGGGGGAAAATCCATATAGTTTTCCATATAAAATTTGGCCAATGCAATTTTCACAGGAAAATAGTATAATTAATCAAAAATTTGGTGATTTAAAAACAAAATATCCAACTATTCAATTAAATAATAAAAAAATAATTCAACCATTAGAGCATTTAGATATTTACTTAGAAAAAATAGGTTCTTATCAAGAAAAAGTATATAATTATATAGTAACTCAATTAAAAAATTCTTTAGAAAGTAATACTCAAACAATAAGTTTTGAAAATATGGAAACATTTGGTTATATTACTTTACAAAAACCATTAGAGGCATTAAATATGACATATCCTTTAGATATATTAGATGAATATATAGAAGAAGAGAAGTATACACTTGATAGTAAAGATTTAGTAGGAAAAAATGGATTAAATAGAATAATGAAATATTCATTATCAACTGCGCCACCATCAAGATCAAAATTTGTATATAAAGATTTAAATTTTGGAAGGATTTTCTCTCCTACAGAAATAGGAAAATATAGTAAAAAAATAAAAAAAATTTGTGATAATATAATAAATTCGACTGGTGTAGTATTAATATATTCACAATATATAGATGGTGGCGTATTACCAGTAGCATTAGCTCTAGAAGAATTAGGATTTACAAGATATGGAAATACAAAATCATTATTTGAAACACCACCAGTTGAAATGTTAGATGTAAATACATATAAACCAAAAAGTGATGTTGAAGGTTCTAAATTTAAACCAGCAAAATATATAATGATAACAGGAAATAAATATTTATCACCTGATACAATAAATGATATAAAAGGTGCAACAAATCCAGATAATAAATATGGAGAAAAAGTAAAAGTAATATTAATATCACAAGCAGGGAGTGAAGGTATTGATTTTAAATTTATAAGACAAGTGCATATATTAGAACCATGGTATAATATGAATAGAATAGAACAAATTATAGGAAGAGGTGTAAGAAATTGTAGTCATAAAGATTTGCCATTTATAGAGAGAAATGTTGAAATATTTTTACATGGAACGCTATTATCAAGTAATCAAGAAGCAGTAGATTTATATGTTTATAGATTAGCAGAATTAAAAGCAGTTCAAATAGGAAAAGTATCAAGATTATTAAAAGAAATAAGTGTAGATTGTATATTAAATATTAGCCAAAATAATTTTAATGAAGATATATTAAAACAAAAAGTAGAACAAAAATTATCAAATAATGAAATAATAGAATATAATGTTGGTAATAAACCCTATACAGCAATATGTGATTATATGGAAAGTTGTCAATATAAATGTGTTCCAGATAAAAATATAGAAAGTAAAGATGTTAAAAATTTTACATATTCTGAGTCATTTATAATTATGAATAATGAAAAAATAATTGAGAGAATTAAACAATTAATAAAAGAAAAATATTTTTATTATAAAGTAGATTTAGTAAATTTAATAAATTTATATAAAATATATCCAATTGAACAAATAGATTATGCATTAACGCAATTAGTAAATGATAAAAATGAATTTGTAATAGATAAATATAATAGATTAGGACATTTAATTAATATAGATGATTTATATATTTTTCAACCAATTGAATTAACAAATAAAGACGTATCATTATATGATAGAAGAACTCCAATATATTATAAACGTAATAAATTAAATATAAATAGTATAAAAGATTTAATTAAAGAAGAAGTAAAAGAAGAAAAAATAGAAGAACAGGAAGATTTAGCTGCAAAAAATATAATAAAAGAAATATATGATAAATATTTAACTGGAACTCAAGAACAACTAGTATTAAGGGGTGAAAAAAATTATTATAAATATATGTCTTTAGTATTTAAAGAATTATCTAAAGAAATAAGTTTAGAATTATTAGAATATTTTTTAATCTCTCATTTATTAGAAATGTTATCTTTTGATGATTTAATAATAGTTTTAAATTATTTATATTATAATAAACTAACAGATTTTGAAAATAAACTTAAAGAGTATTTTGATAAACAAATATTAAAAAATAAAAAAATAGAAGGGTTATTATTAAATGATAAAGGAAAACAAAAATTAGTTATAAAACAAGCTAAAAATTGGAAAAATGCAGAAAGTGAAGATTATGTAGATTTAACTGAAAATTTAAAAAGTTTATTAATTCCAATAGATAAATATAATAGTATTTTAGGATTTATAGGAGATTTTAAAAATGATTATAATATTTTTAAAGTTAAATTATTAGAGAAAAAAAGAAATAAGGGTGCCAGATGTGATCAATCATCAAAAAAAGAATCAATTGATACACTTAATAGTATATTAGATAATGAAAAATATACATCATCAAATACAAGTAATATAAATCATATACAAATTTGTATATATCAAGAATTATATTTAAGATATTTTAATGAAATAAAAAAAGATGACAAAATATGGTTTTTAACACCAGGTGTTGCAATATTAAATAATATTGAAAAAATAAATAGATAATTTATTAAATTAAATTTATTTAATTATTTTTTTTTAAAAATTTTTTAGGATCATCAATTTTAAATATTATTAAAAATACATATACTATTAATAAAACAATTAAAGTTATAGATAACATTATTATAAAATTTCTAATATTACATAATAAATCAAAACCTGGTTTATCACAAAATAATTTTTTAATTTCAATATCAAGGTTTGATGCTATATTAAGATTAGTAGATGAATCAATACCCCAATTTCTTTTAATATCATTTCTAATATCTTCTTCTTGATAAGACATATTATATAATATATTTATAAAATATTAAATATAATATATTTAATTTAATTTAATTAAATTAAATCTAAAATTGAAAAATAATAAAAGATTTTATTATAATAAAATATATGACTTCTAAAAGTGAAAGTAAAATTAGTATGCCTAAAAAAAAAATTTTAAATAATATTTTTATACCTACAATATTATCAAAAAATTTAAATATTAAATTTATTGAAGTAGATACAAATATTAAAGATAAATTAAAAAATGTTTTATCAAAAATTTTAGAGGGTAAATGTAATATCGATGGTTATATTAAAAAAGATTCTATTAAAATAATTAGTTATTCATGTGGTATATTAAAAGGAAATTCTATTGAATTTAATGTTATTTTTGAATGTTTAGTTTGTCATCCGGTTGAAGGTATGTTAATAAATTGTGTAGTTAAAGATATAACAAAAGCAGGAATAAGAGCAGAATTACCTAATGGCGATAAAACACTTGTTATATTTATTGCAAGAGATCATCATTATAATTCTCAAAAATTTTCATCTATTAAAGTAGACGAAGATATAAGAGTAAAAGTTTTAGGACAAAGATATGAATTAAATGATAATTTTATTTCAGTAATTGCAGAATTAGTTAATACTAAAGAATTAATAGAAGTATCAAAAAAAGAAACTATTAAAAAAAGTAAACCAAAATTAGTATTAAAAGAGTAAATATTAAATAAATATTATTTAAATAGTAAAATTTATTTAAATAATAAATAATTATGTCAAGAAATGATGAGTTAAACGAAATAAAAGAAAAAATAGAAAATATGGATAAAAAAGATCATATTGAAATATTAAATATTTTTAAAAAATTTCCAAATATTATATTAAATGAAAATAATAATGGAACATTTATAAATATTTCAGATTTAGATAATAAAATAGTAGATGAATTAAAAAAATATATTAATTATATTGATACACAAAAACAATTTTTAGAAAAAGATGAAACAAAAAAAAATCAGTTAGAAAATAAATTTTTTAAATTAAGTTAAATATAATAATATATTTAATCTAGATAATGCTAGAATATTTAGAACCATTTATGTTAACAAATCAAAATTTAAATAAATATTATACATTATTAGATAATAAAAATTTACTAAATAAAGTTGAAAAAATAAATTTATTTAGTAAAGATAAAAAAAAGAGTAGTAATATTAATAAAAATGAAAATAAGTTTTCTATAGATAATGAAGATAAATTATTTTGGGCTTTTTATATTTTTTTACATGGTTATAAAGAATACTATTTAATATCAAATCATTTTATTACTGAAAAAAATTTTAAAATAAATTGTATAGAAGAAATAAGAAAAAATAAAGATTTATTAAAAAGTAATAAAATATCAAAAAATATAGTAGAAAATGAATTAGTTAATGAAAAACAAATTTCATTAAATGCACTTAATTGTTTAGCATTATTATATAAATTAAATATAATTTATATTAAAAAACGATTAATATATATAATAAATTATAGTGATGAAAAAATATGTAATTGTAAAAATATTATTGAAGATAAAGATAATAAAATAAATATTATTAATTTAACATCAGATGTAATAGATGAATTAATAAATACATATTATATAATAGATAATTTAAATAAACCTATAAATGCGATAAGTTATTATAAATTAGATGATTTAATTAAAATATCAAAAAAATTAAATTTAGAGATTATAAATAAAAATAAAAATAATATTTATCTTGAAATTAAAAATTATATAAATAATTAAATAATTAGATATTTATAAAATTGAAAGTTATATTAAGATAATATAAATATAATAAGTAATTTATATATATGTCGGTCAGCACTAAAAAAAGTTCTGAACAAAAAACTATTAAAACAAAAGAAAAATTACCTAATGAATTTGATAATTTAATTAATACTTATTTAGAAAATATTTATAAAGATGATGAAAGTAAGAATTTAGAATTAGAAGTAAGATTTGGCACTAGAAATATAGAAAAAATATCTAAAATAGATTATATAAATGTTATTAAAGTTCTAATAGGTCAAGGTTTTGAAATACTTCAAGATGATTTATATTTATTACGGATACAATCAGAATATTTAGATGAAAAAACAGGTAAAACAAAAATATCTAATATTCGAACTGAAATTGAGGGTTTAAATAATATTGAAAGTTATTGTCAAAAAAATAATATTATTTCATTGATGGCAAATGGTCATGTTGGATTTACACAAAAAAGTTATTTTACAAATGGCGAAGAAACATATTTACCTGTAAATCAAGATGAATTTAATTTTAGATTATCATTACAATTAGAAAATAAATTATCAGAATCTTCAGAAATTATACAAAATATTATAAGACAATGGAATGATAATAAAAAAATTTTTAGATTTATTAAACGATGTAAATTAGTACATAAAGATTATCCTTTAGTAGTAGATTTAGGTATAGTTAAAACATCAAAAAAAAATAGAAATTATTATATTCCAGAGTATGATATAAAATCAGCAGAAGTGTTTAATGGTCAAGAATTATATGAAATAGAAATTGAAATAGATAATAAAAAAGTATCAGAAAATATTTTATTTAAATCACCAATAACTTTAAGTCAATCAATTAGAAAAGTAATAAAATTTATTATGTGTGGTTTACAACAAACAAATTATCCAATTTCATATAGTGAACAGAATAAAATAATTCAAGAATATTTAAAAATTGTTAAAGATAAAAGTTATAGAGAAGACCAAAAAGGATATCCTCGAGATTTTATTGGACCTTCATCATTAACATTACAAATACAAAATATTATATCTCTAGATGTTGCACAAGAAAGTGATTCAGTTATTTCAAATGTCAGAACAAATTATACAGTAACAGATAAAGCGGATGGATTACGTAAATTATTATTTATTAATGAAAATGGATATATATATTTAATTAATACAAATTTAAAAATTGAATTTACTGGTTATAAAATAAGTGAAAGTGATCTATATAATACTATAATAGATGGGGAACATATTACAAGTAATAAAAAGGGTAATCCTATTAATTTATTTGCAGCATTTGATTGTTATTTTATTAATAATAAAAATGTAACACCATTTGCTTTTTATAAAACGACTAGTGATGAAAAAAGCAGTGAAACAAGATTATCAATTTTAATAAGTCTAATTAAAAAAATTAAATTACAATCAAAATATGCTCAAGAAATTCCATTTAGAATTGAGGCAAAAAAATTTTATGCAGATAGTCCAACGCAAGATATATTTAAAGCATGTAGTATAATTTTAAATAATATTGATGAAGGATTATTAGAATATAATACAGATGGTATTATTTTTACACCAAAAAATATGGCTGTAGGTCAAGATAAAATAGGTATACCAGCTCCTTCATATAAAACTACATGGATTCATTCATTTAAATGGAAACCACCTGAATTTAATACTATTGATTTCTTAGTTACAATTAATAAAAATTCAGCAGGATTACCAATTATAAATAATATGTTTAAAAGTGGAATTGATTTACAAAAAGAAACACAATTAACAAGTTATCAAACAATTACATTAAGAGTAGGGTTTGATGAAAAAAAACATGGTTATATTAATCCATGTGAAAATGTTATTAATAATAAATTACCAATTCAAGAAGATATAGAAAATGTAGAACCATATAAACCAGTTCAATTTTATCCAACAAATCCAACAAATTATAATGCAGGAATAGCTAATATTTTATTACAAAAAGATAAATTAGATCAATATAAAATGTTTACAGAAGAAAATGAAGTAATTGAAGATTTTACTATTGTTGAATTTAAATATGATCATAATAAAGATGAATTTTGGAAATGGATACCTTTAAGAGTTCGAACAGATAAAACTGCTGAATTAAGATCAGGTGGAAAAAATTATGGTAATGCATATCATGTTGCAAATAGTAATTGGCATTCAATTCATAATCCAATTACAAAAGAAATGATAACAACAGGAGAAAATATACCTTATCAATTAGGCGATGATGATATTTATTATAATAAGGTAACAGATAAATCAAAAAATTATACAAAAGCTTTACGTGATTTTCATAATTTATATGTTAAAAATATGTTAATTAAATCTGTGAGTATTCCTGGAAATACATTAATAGATTATGCTGTAGGTAAAGGTGGTGATTTACCAAAATGGATTGGTTCAAAATTATCATTTGTATTAGGTATAGATTTATCGAGAGATAATATTGAAAATAGATTAGATGGTGCATGTGCTAGATATTTAAATTATTATAAAAAATTTACTCAAATGCCATATGCATTATTTGTGCAAGGAAATTCATCAGTAAATATTAAAAGTGGCGAAGCATTAGTTACAGAAAAAGGTAAACAAATAATTAAATGTGTTTTTGGTGAAGGACCAAAAGATGAAAAAATTTTAGGAACAGGTGTATATAAAAATTATGGTGTAGCAAAAAATGGTTTTGATATAAGTTCAATTCAATTTGCAATCCATTATGTTTTTGAAAATATTTTAACATTAAATAATTTTTTGAAAAATATAGCTGAATGTACCAAATTAAATGGATATTTTATTGGAACTAGTTATGATGGAGATACAATTTTTAAAGAATTAAAAGGTAAACAAAAAAATGAAAGTATATCAATTTATAAAGATGAAAAAAAAATATGGGAAATAAAAAAACAATATAATAATGATACTTTTGAAAATAATAATAGTTGTTTAGGATATGCTATTGATGTTTATCAAGAATCGATAAATAAAACATTTAGAGAATATTTAGTTAATTATGATTATTTAATTAGAATTTTAGAAAATTATGGGTTTATTCTTTTAACTAGTGAAGAAACTAAAGAATTAAACATGCCAAATAGCATAGGAACATTTAATCAATTATTTTATCAAATGCAAAATGATATTAAAAAAGATAAAAAATTAAAAACAGCATTTGGACAATCACCTTTTATGACAGATGAAGAAAGAAAAATATCATTTTTAAATAAATATTTTATATTTAAAAAGGTTAGACAAGTTGATATAGAAGAAGTATATAAAATAGAAATAAATAAAAAACCAGAAGATGATGTTGTAGATATTGAAGCTACAATAGAGGCTAAAAAAGTTTTAGAAGATGAAGAAATAAAATTAGAATCAAGTAAAAGTAAAACAAAGTTAGAAAAAGTTAAAAAAACAGATATTAAAGAAGAAATAAAATTAAAACCTACTAGTGAAGTAGATAAGCCAAAAATAACAACCTCTGTAAAAGAAACTATTAAAATTAAAAAATCTACACCTAAAAAATAGATTATTTTATAAAATTTTATAATAATTGTAAAATAATCTAAATATGTTTTTTTAATTATATATATCTAATAAATGACATATTTTTTATTACCAAAACTATCTAATAAATTAAATATTAATAATTTAGAATTAACTTTTATTAATAATGAGACCGAATTATATTTAATTAGTAAATCACTAAAAGAATATTTAAATTTAATGAAAAAAAAAATAGATAATATATGTTTAGACTGGGATATATATAAAAAATATACCAATCCATATGAATATATACATACTATTATATCTAATTCACAAAAAATTAGTATATCTAAAATTAAACCATTATCAAGATCATTTTATAAAATGATAGAAATAGCACAAACATTTTCATTATTTGAAAATTCTGAAAATATTAAAACATTTCATTTGGCAGAAGGACCAGGTGGATTTATAGAAGCATTTGTATTTTTAAGAAAAAATAAAAAAGATACATATTATGGTATGACTTTAATATCAGATGATATTAATATTCCTTCTTGGAAAAAAAGTAAATTATTTTTACAAAAAAATAATAATATTATAATTGAATCTGGAAAAGATAATACAGGCAATCTTATGAATAAAGATAATTTGATTTATTGTTTAGAAAAATATAATAATACAATGGATATAATTACAGGAGATGGTGGATTTGATTTTTCATTAGATTTTAATAAACAAGAAGAAATTTCTATAAATTTAATATTTGCACAAATATGTTTTGCTCTTGCTATGCAAAAAATTAATGGAACATTTATTTTAAAAGTATTTGATTTATTTACATTTGCTAGTATAGATTTACTTTATATTTTATCATTATCATATGAAAGAGTATATATAATGAAACCAAATACGAGTAGATTTGCAAATTCAGAAAAATATATTATTTGTAAAAATTTTAGATTAAATAATTCAAAAGAGATTGTAAAAAAATTAAGTAATTTTTTTCCATATTTAAATAATAAAGATTATATTAAAAGATTTTTAAATATTGATATTAGTTATTTATATAAAAATAAAATAGAAGAAATTAATGCTATATTTGGACAACAACAAATTGAAAATATAACAACTACATTTAATTTAATTGAAAATATTAATATTGATAAATTAGAATTATATAAAAAAAATAATATTAATAAATGTATTAACTGGTGTCAAAAATATAATATTCCATGTAATAAACATTTATATATTCAAAATAATATTCAAAATAATATTGAAAATATTATCGAAAATGATTTTGAAATTGATGCTAGTAATAATGAAAATCTTTTATCTATCGAATAATTATTTAAGAACAATTTGCAACACTGGCTCCATATGTTCCTCTACATCCACTAAAACCACCAGGCATTTTTTCATAACCTAATCTTCTAGGTATTGGTGCACAAACATTACTATTACCCTGTCTATGAAATTGATTATTGGTACAATTAGATAATTTATTTTTAATAAAGTATGGTCCCTGACTATTTGTTGTATATTTTCCTGCATTTGCTGCTTGAGCTCCAAAAGCACTAGTAAATGATGCTGCATTTTTTGTTATTGTATTATATTTTAATCTAGCTATACGACTGCTTGAATCAACTGCTCCTTGAACTTGAAATTGAACATTATTTGGTTTAAAAATAGCAGTTGCTCTAGGTGGATTATTTGGTGGGTTTCCAATATTATTTCCACAACAATCAACTGCTGTTGGTTGACATCTATCTGGACAAGTTCCAATATAAAATGTTTGTGGTCCACAACTATTATCTTCTGGCCAAGCTGGATTACTTGTTCCTGGAATTAATCTAGCATTTGGATTAACTAATTGTGTAATATTTTCATTTTGAGTAAAGGTCTTACATCTACTTCTTAAATATGCTCTGCTATCTGTATAATAATTTTTATTTAATAAAGTTACTGCTGATTTAATTACATTATTTTCAGGATTACATGCAACACATGCTGGTCTTCCAGGATTAACACTATTTTCAGAAGGATTTATAGTATCTTCTGGAAATGAAAATGGAACTCCATCTTTACCCCATAATCTTTCTCTATCAAAATAATTTTGACTCCATTGACCATTTTTATCATCATTACATCCTTTACATGGAGCACTATTTGGTCTATTATTTGGTTTGTTTTTAATATGAGCAGTTCCAGGTCTATCCATTAATTGTGCTACTGATAATTTATTATATTTTCCACCAACATTACCAGAACCATCTGTTACATTTAATTGTAATCTCCAATGTTTTAATGGTTGAGGTCCAAAATTTCTAGCAATAGCTCCAACACCACTAGGCATTTGACCTGTAATTCTATCTTGTGGTTTTCTATTTTTTGCATTAGCTACTCTACTATTTCTTCCAACTGTTACAGCTGGTTCACTAGTAGCTAATTGATGTGCACCTATAGCACCTCGTTGTTTAGTTCCGGCTCCACCATGAGTATGAACAGCATTTACAATAGGACGTTTGTTAATAGTATTAATAACATTAAATAAATTACTAGATATATCTCCCTTCCAAGTTTTATAAGGTTGAGGTTGCCACATATAAGTATATTGTTTATCTGGTATCATTAATATATATATATTAGAGAAAATTTATCTATATATATATATAATTATGTTAAGATTAAGTGATTTAATTATATTTATATTTATATTTATATTTATATATCTTATATATCATCATTTTTATATATCTACTCCTAAAATAATAGAATCATTAGAAATGTTAAAAATTCCATCTACTATTGATATTAATTTTAGCACAAAACAACCTTTTGGTTTAGAAAATCTTAATCATGAAATTGAAATTCTTCAAAAAAAACAAAAAGAAACATTAGATGCAATAGAGAGAATTAAAAATAATATTGAAAAAAATAATTAAAATATTTAATAATATTTTGATACTATATATGTGGTTAATATCAAAATTATCAAAAAACATAGTATTAATAGTAATATTATTAATTATTTTATTATTAACTATAATAAATAATAGTATTTTATTTGAAGGAATTGATACTACACTTACATCTGCTGATACAAGTAAAATTGAAAATAAATATAAAAATAATTTATTAAAAGAAGGAAAAGAAAAAATATTAAATATTAATTTTGATAAAAATTATAATTTACAACCTATTCAACAAGATATAGATGAATTAAATAATACACAATTAGAAATTGATAATTCAATAGATAATATAAATCAAAGTTTGACTGATATTGTTAGTAAAGCTGGAAAAAAATTTGGAAACCAAATATTAAATTTACCTGCTAAAAATGCAGTTGGACATAGAGTTGTTACTGATGGCATGAAAAGACATTTAAATCATATGGTTACCCCAAATCCATTTAATCCTTCTAGTTCTTCTAATACACCAAATGATCTAGAAGATTTATCTAGAATAGGTATTAAAGGAAAAGCATGTATAAGTGCCCGTAAATGTCAAACTCCTGATTTTTATAAAGGTATATATATACCTGTTTCAAATTCATTATTTGGTGAATGTCCTTGTCCAAGTGATCCAGGTAATAATGGTAAAGGAAATTGGGCATGTTGTCCTACGGCAACAATAAATTAAATATATAGTATATAGTAGATATATATAAAATAATATATATATATACTATATTTAAAAATGACTGATCCAAGTAATAATGTAGGATTTTTAGGTCCAGCATATAATTATGTCCAACATATTAGAAGTCCAACAGATATGGGATTAGAAGTTTCTGGTGATATGTGGAAATTTGGTAATGATGTAGCTATTATTGGTGATTATATTGCTGTATTAATTGCAGGTGAATCAAGAGCAAATTTATATCCAGAAAGACCACTAGGAAATTCATTTTTTTTACCAACAATTGCAAAATGTACAGCTGCAAATGGAGATAATAGTGGAAATCAAGTTCAAAGATCATTATATATAAATAATATATCAACTGGAAATGTTCCTTTACTATCAGGTTTAGCAGGTGAAGATTTTACTAGTTTTCGCGGTTTAGTTCCAGGAATAGCACAAAATTTAGAAGTATTAAATCCTATAGCACTTGCACAAGAATTATTTGAAGGAGGTAGTCCACCATGTTTACATGTAGAACTTCCTACTATAGACAATAGTGGAAATGTTATAGATGCTTCGGGTTATTTAACTATAGTTGACTTACAAAATATGGATCCATGTTCAGTAGCTATTGCAGGTGGTAAATGGAAATCTTGGTCAAAACCAGAAGGTGTTCCTTGTGGAACAGATGATTTATTAACAGGAGATTGTAGTTGTAAAACAACATTTCAAAATATGTTTCCAGATAATCCTTATAAAAAAAATATTTTTACAGAGGAAAATTTAACAGAAATTTATATTATTATACTAGGTATTTTAGGATTATTTTTATTATTAAAAGTTTTACATAAAATTAAATAAAATTAACTTTCTAAATAATTATAGATAAAATTAGAATTATTTTTAATATCACCTGCTAAAATAGATTGTTCATATATTTGTCTTAAAACATCATTTGGTGCATTAGTTCCTACTTTAATTAAATTATGTTTTTTTAAATAATTTTTAATTTCTATTATAGATTTTTTATAAAGTTTAGTAATATCTTCCTTTATATTTTTTCTAGTCGTATTGTTTTTAATTAAAATGCTTACATGTTTACCTTGTTTACCTAATTTATATTTAGTAGTTTTAGTATGACGATCTATTACATTTAGTGTATTTTTATTATTAAAATTTTTTTTAATATTTTGTAGTTTTTCTTGACGTTCTTTAATAATAATATTATTATCTTTATTTTGTAATTCTTCTTTATCTTCAATACTATTTTCTGAATGTATTTTTATTTTTTCAATATTTGTAAAAGTATTTCCAGAATTTAAATCTTGACGTTTTTGTGTTAAACGTTTCCATTCTCTAAATGTTGGTTTATTACCTGATTTTAAACAACCATAAGGTTTTTCTTCTAAAATTATTGAACTATTATTACTAATAATAACATCATTATTTTCACTATTTTCACTATTTTCACTAATTTTACTAATTTCACTAATTTCACTAATTTCACTATTATTACTAATAATAATATCATTATTTTCACTATTTTTACTATTTTCATTATTACTAGATGCTATTCTATTAGAGTTATCAATTATAACACTACTAGTAACATCAGTAGTAACATCTTTTAAATCATTTGGTAAATCTAAATTTATTAAATTATTTTGTAATTTTCTCTCTTTTTTTAAAGTTTGTTTTTTAATTTTTGTATTTTGTTTTTTCTCATTTAAATCTTGTAAAAAACTTAAAGATGTATTAAATTCATCATTAAAAGATTGATCATTAATATTATCATTAATAGATGTATTAGAATTTGTTTTTTCTGTATTATCATCTTGATTTTTTTTTTGATAATCTTTAATTTTTTTTAAAAGTTCTTTTTTAACTTGATTAGATTTAACTTCAATATTTGGTTTTTGTTTTTTTTCCTTTTTATTTTTAAAAGTTTTTTTAAGAGTAAATAAATCAGGATTAATTTCTATAATTTTTCTACTTTTATTTTGATACATTTAAAATTAGAAAAGACAAAACATTATGAATAATTACTAATTTAACGATATAATGAAAAAATATTAATATCTTCTTTATCATCTTCTAAATTCATTAATTTTAACCCATCATCTAAATCATCTAAATTAATTTTTTTTCTAGAATTAATAGGTTTGCAAAAAATTCTACGACTATGACTTATTTTTGTTTTTGTTAATAATGTTTCTATACTTCTGCCATAATATTTAAATTTTTTACTATGTTTTTTAAACCATTCAGTTAATATACTATTTTCAATATCAATAGTCCAATTAATATTATATACTTTTTTAATAAAAATTTTCATTAATTCATCGCTTGTATATTTATCAGTATTATATCTCCAAATAAATCTAGATTCTAATCCTGAATTATAACTAAAAAAACAATTATCTAATTCTTCTTTATAACCTGCTATAATTACAATTAATCTTTCTTTATAATTACTTAAAGCCTCACATAATGTATCTAAACATTCTTTTGCAAAACTATCTCTTTTTTCTTGATTTCCTAAAGAATAGGCTTCATCTATAAAAAGAACACCATCTAAAGAATCTTCTATTACATTTTTTGTTTTTAATGCAGTTTGTCCTAAATATCCTGCAACAAGATCAGCTCTAGTAACTTTTTTAAATTTATTTGATTTTAATATATTAATATTTGCAAATAATTGTCCAATAATTTTTGCAACTTCTGTTTTTCCTGTTCCAGGAGGACCATATAAAACTACATGCATAAAATCACTATCATTTTTATCAAAACTATGTAAATTTTGAATATAATATAATATCTGATTTATAATATTTTTTTTTAAATCTTCTAATCCAATCATATTGTTTAAATCAATTAAATCACTCTTTATTTTATTTAAAATATTTAAATTAATATTATATTGAATATTAGTATTAATAGGGTATTTATTAATTATATCTATTAAATCTTGTAAATTATTTATTTTTGTATCAATATTTACTTTTTTAATTATATTATATTCTAAATTATCAATACCTTTTTTATTTATTAATAATCTTTTTTCATAATATTTTTTATAATTTTTATTATAATTTTTATTAATATCATTTAACATAAGATTTATTTCATTTTGTGATAATATTTTATTATTATTATTATTAATATTATTATTATTTTTATTATTTTTATCTAAAAATTTTTTAAATTTTTGAATATTTAAATCACGATTTTTAGTTTTGTCCATTTTTTATATATTTATTAATTTTTTTTTAATAAATTTAAAGATAAATTGAAATAATTAATTGTAAAAAAATGGCAGAAATAATGGATGATTTAAATAAACAATTATCTAATTTAGATTTAAATTTTCAAAACGATAAAGAACTGCCGTGGGATATTATTAAAACTTATTTTGATGGTAAACATTTAGAACAATTAATTAGACATCAATTAGAATCATATAATAATTTTATAACTAGTGAAATACCAAGAACAATTGATATGTTTAATCCAGTTTCAATAACATCTGAACAAGATTATGATAAAGAAAAAAAGGTATATAAATTAGAAATTTTAATAACTTTTGAAAATTTAAATATACATAGACCACAAATTCATGAAAATAATGGAGCTACAAAATTAATGTTTCCACAAGAAGCTAGATTAAGAAATTTTACATATTCATCTAATATGACAATAGACATAAATATTCAAATTTCTATTAGAAATGGAGATAATTTAGAGAATATTCATACTCTATATAAAACATTAAATAAAATTCATATTGGAAAAATTCCAATAATGTTAAAATCTAATATTTGTGTATTAAATCAATATAAACATAATAGTTCTAGTATAACTGGTGAATGTCGTTTAGATCCTGGTGGATATTTTATTATTAATGGATCTGAAAAAACTTGTTTAGGACAAGAACGTGCTGCTGAAAATCAAGTATATTGTTTTAATATTTCAAAAAATAATACAAAATGGTCATGGTTAGCTGAAATAAAATCAGTTCCAGATTGGAAATGTATATCACCAAAACAGATATCATTAATGATAACATCAAAAAATAATGGTTTTGGAAATTCATTATATTTACAAATTCCGCGTGTAAAACAACCAATTCCTTTATTTATAGTTTTTAGAGCATTAAATATTATAACTGATAAAGATATTTGTTCTAAAATTATTTTAGATGTTGATAATATTAATAATAAAAAAATACTATTATTATTACAAGGATCTATTATTGATGCAAATAAATATTTAACACAAAAAGATGCATTTAATTATATTATGAGTCAAGTAATTTTTACACCATTAAATATGGATAAAGAAACTGGAGCAAAAAAAAAGTATGAATTTACTCAGGATGTTATTAATAATGATTTATTTCCTCATTGTAAAACTAAAACTCAAAAAATATACTTTTTAGGTTATATGACATTAAAACTATTACAAACTTCTATAGGTTTACGAAATGTAGATGATAGAGATTCATATATTAATAAAAGAATCGATTTAACAGGTGTATTATTAAATAATCTTTTTAGAAATTATTTTAATAAATTAGTTAAAGATATGCAAAAACAAATTGTTAGAGAAATTAATAATGGTTCTTGGAGATCTACTGAAGATTATTTAAATATTATTAATTTTACTAATATCTATAAAATTATTAAATCTACAACTATTGAAAATGGTCTTAAAAGAGCACTAGCAACTGGTGATTTTGGTATTAAACAAATAAATAGTAATAAAGTAGGTGTAGCTCAAGTTTTAAATCGATTAACATATATTTCAAGTTTAAGTCATCTAAGAAGAATTAATACCCCAATTGATAAAAGTGGTAAATTAATTCCTCCTAGAAAATTACATAACTCTTCTTGGGGATTTTTATGTCCAGCAGAAACTCCAGAAGGAGCCTCTGTTGGTATTGTTAAAAATTTATCATATTTAACTCATATTACAATTCCAGCAACTAGTCATTGTTTATATGAATATGTTGAACCTGAAATAATAAATTTAGATAATATTACAAGTAAAGAATTATATAATTCTGTTAAAGTTTTTATAAATGGAAGTTGGATAGGTATTTCTAAAAATCCCGAAACTTTATATAATTCACTTAAGGATAAAAAATATAAAGGTATTATTAATATTTATACGTCAATTATATTTAATTATAAAGATCAAGAAATTAGAGTTTGTAATGATGCTGGACGTCTTAGTAGACCATTATATAAAATTAAAAATAATAAATTACTAATTACTGATGATATTAGAGAGAAATTAGCTAAAAATTTAATTACATGGGAAAAACTTGTTTTAGAATTAGATAATAAAAGTATTATTGAATATATTGATCCAGCTGAACAAAATTCATCTCTTATTGCTTTTGATCTAAATAATTTAAAACAAACTAATGAAAATAATATTTGTAAATATACTCATTGTGAAATTCATCCTAGCACTATATTTGGTATTTTAGCTTCTTGTATTCCATTTCCTAATAATAATCAATCACCAAGAAATACTTATCAATGTGCAATGGGCAAACAAGCAATGGGTGTTTATGTTACAAATTATGATAATCGTATGGATAAAACTGCATATGTTTTATCTTATCCAATGCGACCTTTAGTTGATACTAGAATTATGAATTTATTACAATTAAATCAAATTCCTTCAGGTTCAATGGTTATTGTTGCAATTGCTACATATTCAGGTTATAATCAAGAAGATAGTATATTATTTAATCAAGGATCTATTAATCGAGGTTTATTTCAGGCAACCATATTTCATACTGAAAAAGATGAAGATAAAAAAATTCATGGAGATGAAGAAATCAGATGTAAACCTGATAAATCAAAAACAAAAGGTATTAAATTTGCTAATTATAATAAAGTAAATACAAAAGGAGTGATTCCTGAAAATACTCTACTTGAAGATCGTGACATTATTATTTCTAAAATTTTACCTATTAAAGAAAATAGAAATGATCCTACAAAAGTAATTAAATATACTGATGAAAGTAGAATATTTAGAACAAACGAAGAAACTTATATTGATCGTAATTTAATTGATAGAAATGGCGATGGATATAATTTTTGTAAAGTAAGAGTTAGAACTTTAAGACAACCTACTATCGGTGATAAATTTAGTTCTCGTCATGGACAAAAGGGAACTATTGGTAATATTATTCCTGAAGCTGATATGCCATTTACAAGTAATGGTTTAAAACCTGATATTATTATTAATCCTCATGCTATACCTAGTAGAATGACTATTGCTCAATTAAAAGAAACATTAATGGGAAAGGTTCTTATTGAATTAGGTTTATTTGGTGATGGAACTAGTTTTGGTGATTTAGATATTAATTATATTAAAAAAGAATTACAAAAATGTGGTTATGAATCAAATGGTAATGAATTATTATATAGTGGTTTAACTGGTGAACAATTAGAAAGTAGTATATTTATTGGACCAGCATTTTATCAAAGATTAAAACATATGGTTAGTGATAAACAACATTCTAGAAGTATTGGTCCTATGGTTAATTTAACTCGACAACCTGCTGAAGGAAGATCCAGAGATGGTGGACTTCGATTTGGAGAAATGGAAAGAGATTGTATGGCATCACATGGTGCGGCAAGATTTGTTAAAGAAAGATTATATGATGCATCAGATGCATTTCATGTATATACTTGTAATAAATGTGGAATGATTGCATCATTTAATGATAATAAACATATTCATATTTGTAGAACTTGTCAAAATAGAACAGATTTTAAATATGTTGAAATACCTTATGCTTGTAAATTAATGTTTCAAGAGTTAATTACTATGAATATCGCACCTCGTTTATTAACAAAATAAATTTAAATAATAATAATAAATACTATTATTTTTTTATAATAATACTATATATAAATATGTCAGGTTTTATTAGTGATATTAATCCTAGTATTTTAGGCGGTGGTATGCCTGGTAGTGTTCCTTTAGGTAATAATGGTAAATCACCACATGTTAGATTAGGATCTTTATTAGGTGGAGGAGCTGGTCCTAATGGATCTTCTGGTATGGTTGGTGGCAGTGCTAGAGGTGAAACTCGAGTTATTTTACGTCAAGCTTTTGGTAATTCTAGACGCGATTGGGGATATAATGGATTAGGTAATGGAACATCTCCTCTTAATACACCCAATCCATTATGTGGTCATTTTAGAGCGGCTTATAGTGCTGGTGATGTAAGAACTTCATTAATTGGTGGAGGACAAGCTGCAAATCCTCAATTTGGTCATATATCTAATCAAGTTGGTGGGTTTGGAAGAATTTGGAATTCTGTTACGTATGGAGGAATTAATACACAAGGTCAAGCTACATATGTAGGAAATCCCAGATATGTTTATGATTCATCCGATTTTATAAGATATAAAAAAATAAAAGCACAAGGAAAAGTATATAATGATAAAAGTTTTGGTGGTGATATTAAACAAAATCAAATATCTGCTTTAGCAAGAGTTCGCAGATAATTTTATAATATTTATATTCTATATATATGAATATTACAAAACCTACATATATTAATGGTCCTCTTGGTCCACGATTTCTTGGTCCAGCTTCATTTCCTTTAAGACAAAGTTTAAATAATGGTTTAACTAATGCTATTATGGGTATGCCACAAAAATTTAGAGATGCTGATGGCACTAATAATTTTTCTCAAGGACGAAAAATATTTATTAATGCTCCTGTATGTTCATCTATAATTAATGGCCCTAATCAATCATCTATTAGAGTTGATAGTAATACACCTAATTGTAGTCAAAATATTCCTAACTATAATTGGTCAAGATCATCTGTTCATAGTGTTCATGGTCGTCATAATACAGGAACTATTCAAAATGGTAAAAAAAGTGAAGTAACCTCATCTGATTTATATATTCAACGTAAAAAAAACAAAGCTATTGGCAGTGGTTCAACTAATAAATCTGGAACAGATTTCTCATTTAAATCTAATAATAAAACAAATATAAATACTAATAATCAAGCATTAACAAGAGTAAGAGCTGGTGGCTCAGTCGCTCCTGCAAAAAAAGGTGCTGTTGCTAATACATATAGAAGCGGAGGTCATGGTTCTATTTATGCTGCAACTTCATATTATTAATTATTAATTAATAATTTATTATTGCTTAATTAATAATTTATTATTGCTTAATTAATAATTTATTATTGCTTAAAAATAATTAATATAGGTAAATATAATGATTATAGATTCTATATTTTCATTATATTTTTTTAATTATCTCTCCGGAATAGAAATATGTAATGTATTTTTAAATCATAAATATATTAATTATACATTTATATCTATATTTTTATCTATTCAATTATTTACTCATTTTTTACAAGGAACTAAAAATAATAATGATATTCTTATTAAAAATTCTTTATTTTTTATTTCTAGATTGACTTTCTTTTTTACTTATTTAAATACTATTAATCTATTTATTAATAATAAATTTATTTATTATATAATTCCTCTATATTTACCTTATTATCTTGATGGAGGTGAATTTAATGGATCTTATATTTTACCTTATAATAGCTCTATTAGAAAATTTATTTTTAAATTTTTTAAATATAAAGATTTTAAAATATATGTTAAAAATCCTGATTTGTTTATTAATACACCTACATTACTAGGTATTCATCCTCATGGTTTAATTCCAACTGGTTTAATAAGTAATTTAACATTAAATCCAGAGAGAATTGATATATTTAAAAAACATATGCCTCATCTTTTAAATTATGGATATGGCACTGGTGCAACCTTTAATTATTTTTTTCCAATTATTAGAGAGATTTATCTTTTTATTGGTGCAATTGATTGTTCTAAACCAGTTATTAAAAATTTTCTTAATAATAATTCTACTATAGGAGTTTTTATTGGTGGTGGACGAGAATGTAAATATTCTGGATATGGTAAAAGTGATATTATAATTAATAAAAGATTAGGTTTTTTTAAATTAGCACTTGAAACCGGTTGTCCTATTATACCTATTTATACTTTTGGAGAAAATAATTTATTTAATTCTATTACAGAAAATAATAACTTTTTATTTAATTTATTTCATAGAATTACAGGTTTATGGTTTCCTATAGGATATTTATCATTTAAAAAAGATAAAATAATTACTACTATTGGTGATCCAATTTATGTTGAAAAAAAAATAAATCCAACTATTGAAGATATTATTAATTTACAATGTAAATATAAAAAAAATTTAACAGAATTATTTGATCATTATAAACATCTAGATGTATCATGTAAAAATAATAATTTAAATTTTATTGAATAATAATTTATAAAATTGTACAAATAAATATAATTAGACTTACAAATCCAATTACAATTACTATTGGCACAACAAGATTACATAAATCTTGAATAAATATAGGTATTTTCCATTTTTTTTTATTTATATTATTAAAAGATACATATAATTCACTATCATCTTTGTTATCTTTTTCATATTTACTATCTTTGTTACTAATTTTAATCATATTTTAATTAAATATAATTAAAATTATATTATTTCAATTTTAATAATTATTAATAAGATTATATAATTATAAAAATATTATATTTTATATCTATTTAAATATAATAAAATATTTTTTAATAGATAGATTTATGACGATAATTAAAGAATATTTAAAATTAACTGATGAATTAAAACAACAATATGGAGAGAAATCATTAGTATTAATGCAAGTTGGATCTTTTTTTGAATGTTATGCAATATTACTAAAAGACGGAACCTATTATGGTAGTGAAATTAAAAATTTTGCACAAATAAATGATATGGTAATTAGTAGAAAAAATGTATGTGTAGATGGAAAAAATGTTGTTATGGCAGGTTTTGGTTTACCACAATTAGAAAAATATATTAAAAGACTTCAAGAACATGGATATACTATAGCTGTATATACACAAGATTTACCTAGTAAAAATACTACTAGAAGTCTTTCTTGTATTTATTCTCCAGGAACATTTTTCTCTCAAGAATCTCAAGAAATTTCTAATAACATAACATGTATATGGATTCATTATTCTCAGTCTAATAATATAACAAATGAAATTATTACAATTGGTGTCTCAAATATAGATATTTATACAGGAAAAACATGTATTTATGAATTTACTAATGAATATCATAATAGTCCTAGCACATATGATAATTTAGAAAAATTTATATCTGTTTATAAACCAAAAGAATGCATTATTATTTCTAATTTAAATAATGATATTATTGATTTAATTATAAATTTTATTAATCTTAATAGTATTCAAATACATAAAATATCACTAGAAAATTGTGATAAAAATAATATTTTATATAAACAAGCAATAAATTGTGAATTACAAAAATATCAATCAGAAATTTTTAATAGATTTTTTAAAAACAATAGTAATTTTATTGAAGATTATTATTATACATGTATTGCATCACAAAGTTTTTGTTTTTTATTAGATTATGTTTATAAACATAATCCAAATCTTCTTGAAAATATTGATATTCCAATTAAAGAAAATCATGAAAATAAATTAATTCTTGCAAACCATTCATTAAAACAATTAAATATTATATCAGATCAAAGATATCATGGTAAATTAGGTTGTGTTCAAGATTTTTTAAATAATTGTGTCACTATTATGGGTAAACGTGAATTTAATTATAATCTTTTAAATCCAATTACAGATTGTAATATACTTAATAAATCATATTATATAACAGAACATATAATTAAAAATAATAATTGGGAAGATTTAAGAAAATTATTATTAAATGTGAGAGATATTGAAAAAATAAAAAGAAAAATAAGTATGAATAAGCTTTCACCTAAAGATATTAGTATACTATATAATAATATAGATATTTTAAAACAATGTTATAAAAAAATTAAAAAAGATAAAATATTATTAGAATTTATTAGTGAAAAAATTTCAAGCGATTTTGAAAATATGTGTAAAAATCAAGAATTATTTATTAAAAATAATTTTAATATTAATAAAATAGCTTATATTGATGAAATATCACATGATAAATTAAATAATTTAAGTGTAGATAATTTATGTTTTATTAATAAAAATATTGATAGTGATTTAGATAAAAAAATTAAAAATTGTTTAGATTCTAGAGAGAAATTAGAGAAAATTAGAAAATATTTTTCAGATTGCATTCAAGAATTTGAAAAAAATAATAGTAAAACAAATGATTTTGTAAAAATACATGAAACACCTAAAAGCGATCCAATTCTTATTGGAACTAAAAGAAGAATTTCTATTTTAAAAAATCATATAGATAAAAGTAAAGAAAGAAATATTATTTTAACCTTTGTTTCAAAATATACTAATATAGAAGAAACATTTACAATAGATTTAAATAGTATAGATATTAAACCCCATGGAGGTAATCAAAGTAATTCTATAATAATTAGTCATGAAATTAATAATTTAACTAATATTATTCAAAATACAAAAGATTTACTTGTAAATGAAGTTATTAAAGTTTATCAAAATATTATTAGTGATTTTAGAAAAATCTCTCTTAATAATAATAATAAAAATGAATTTTTATACATTGATAACCTAATTAATTTAACAAAAGAATGTGATATTCTACAATGTAAAGCCTATCTAGCTACTAAATATAATTATTGTAAACCAGAAATAATAGAAAATAAAAGTTCATTTGTAAAAGTAGAAAAAATTCGTCATTGTTTAATTGAACATTTAAATTCACAAGAATTATATGTTACAAATGATTTAGATTTAGGAATAACACAAAATGGAATTTTATTATATGGGACTAATGCTGTAGGTAAAACTAGTATAATTAAAGCTATAGGAATAAGTATTATTATGGCCCAAGCAGGATTATTTGTTCCATGTAGTAGTTTTCAATATAAACCATATAATTATATATTTACAAGAATATTAGGAAATGATAATATATTTAAGGGACTTTCAACATTTGCAGTTGAAATGTCAGAACTTAGAACAATATTAAAATTTTCAGATAAAAATAGTTTAATTTTAGGAGATGAATTATGTTCAGGAACAGAAAGTCTTTCTGCTTTAAGTATATTTACAGCTGGATTAGAAAATTTACATAATATAGGTGCATCATTTATTTTTGCTACACATTTTCATGAAATCACAAATTATAGTGAAATTCAATGTTTAGAAAATTTAAAAACATATCATATGTCAGTTATTTATAATTCTCAAGAAAAAAAATTAATTTATGATAGAAAATTAAAAAATGGTCCTGGTGAAAATATGTATGGACTAGAAGTTTGTAAATCTTTAAATTTACCATTTGATTTTCTTGAAAGAGCTCATAATTTAAGATTAAAATATTCTAATAATTTATCAATTTTAGATCAAAAAACTTCAAAATATAATAAAGATAAAATTAAAAATTTATGTGAAATTTGTAACGATAATAAAGGGACTGAAATTCATCATCTTCAATATAAAAAAAATGCAATTAATAAATATATTAATAGTGAATTTAATGTTAATCATAAAGCTAATTTAATTAATATATGTGAAAATTGTCATAATAAAATTCATAAAGATAATATACAACATAGAATTGCAAAAACAAGTAATGGTTATGAAATTATTGAAATATAATTTATTGATATATATTATATATAATATATATAATTTATATATGGACTTAACTGAATTTTTAGGTAAATATTTTGCATTAATTATATTAACAATTGTAATTATATTAGCTCTTGTTGTTTTTTCACAAATATTTGGACTTTCCTTTAATAGAAAAAGAAATCAAAAAGTAACAAAAAAAGTAACATTTGCTGCAGGAATTTAATTTTATATTATTAATTAAAAAATTGATTTAATAAATAATTTTCTAATAATAATAATAATGTTGATTCCAATAAAATGTTTTACATGTGGCGAAGTATTAGCAGATAAATATAGATGGTATCAAATTGAAGTAAGAAAAATGAAAATGTCTAATGATATGACAATTGAAAAAGTTGTTTATTTAACTAAAGAAACAACTGATAAAACACCAGAAGGTCAAGTAATGGATAAATTAAAATTAGATAAATATTGTTGTAGACGACATATGTTAACACATGTTGATATTAATTAATTTAAATAATTAATATTATTAATTTAAATTAATTTTTTCTTTTTCTTTTTATTGATCTTTTTTTATGATATTTTTTTTTGTTAGTTTTTTTATTAGTTTTTTTATTTCTTTTTTTATGTTTATTTTTTTTACGACGAGTTATACCTTCAGCTCTTGCTAATTCAGCTCTTACTTCTTCATCACTTTGTGGCATTCGACCAGTTCTTCTTAAAAAATCTTGTGTTGCTTTTGACATTTTTTCTTTTTCACTTTGTGTTTTTAATTTATATGCTACCCACATTGTTCCTATAGAAGTTTCTACATCAACTTTAAATTCTGGATTAATTTTTTCTAATAAACCACTTTTAGTATTATTAGGATCATAAATAACTTGAAATCCGTGAGGACCAAATTGTCCTTGAGCAATAGCTTTATCTATATAATAACCATCTAATTTTAAACATCCATTAATTAAATTAGTTAATATGGCAGGTGTAATAAATGATGTTCCAGGTGCCTGTGATCTTGGACAATTTTCATTTATAATTATATCAAAAGCTTTAGGAAAAATTTCTGGTAACATATTAGATTTTAAATCACCTAATTCATTTGGTAAAAGTTGATGAGTAACAGGAATAACACCTGAATTACTATTTCTAGGTATTTTCATACCCCAAGGTGTAATCTCTCTATTTCCGTGTTCATCAAAACTAGTATTTGGCATTCTAGTTGTATCTAATAAATTTAAACCTGCATAATAAATATCTATTTTTTCCCAATATTTACAACCAGGAATATCAGTATTAGCACAAAATTCTTGTATTATTTTTAAAGCTTTATATGATTCTACTGATCTTTTATTTGCACATAAAACTAATATAGTTGCTGTTCTAGGCATAATATTTATATATAATATAAATATTATATTTGTATTATATATAAATTATGGCTAAATCAAGAAAATACTTTAGAAAACATAATAGAACACATAAAAAATATAAAAAAAATAAAAAATATAATAAAACATATAAAAATTTACATATACGTAAAAATAATAAAAATTATAAAAATAAAAAATTAAATAAAAGTAAAAAATATAATTTACGCGGTGGTGGAGATTTTTTTCAAGGTTTAGTAAATAGTTGGAGAGGCACTGAACATAATATTAATCATTTAATGAATAATTGGGCTGGTAGACCTACTCCACCAGGTCCTTTACCAACAGATCAACCTGAATTAATACGAACAACACCTAGATATTTTAATATGCCAAATTTATCTAGATTTAATGAAGGAGCAGATTTACGCGTAAGTAATATGTTACAATAAATTATTATATTATAATAATAAATTAATATTATTATAATATAATTTTCTTATTATATAACATAATGAATAAATTTTTAACTTCAATGAAAAATTTATGTACCCCAGCTTTTGTTTATTTAATGTTATCAGTATTTAGTATATTTGTATTAGCCATTCAAAATATAGGAAATACAAATAAATATTGTATTGGATTATATGAATGTGATGCTAATAATACATTAGTTGTATTTGTTTTAAAAGTTATATATATAGTATTTTGGACATTTATATTAAATTTATTATGTAAATCAGGATTTACCCAATTATCCTGGTTTCTTGTTATTTTACCATTTTTATTACTTTTTGTCTTAATAGGATTATATGTATTTAATAATAATCCACGTAGAAAAAAAGATTAATTTTTAATTAAATAAAATAAGATTAACAAGATATTAATATTATATACTTAAAAAAAATACTAAGAATATAATATAATGAGTATTGAACTACCATGGGAAATAATTGATAAATATTTTAAAGATAATAAAAATGTTTTGATTAATCATCAACTAAATTCATATAATGATTTTTATAACAATGGCATTAATAGAATTTTTAAAGAAAAAAATCCAATTAAAATTTTAAAACAACAAAATCCTGAAACTAAAGAATTTGATTTAAAAGCATATTTATATCTTGGAGGTAAAGATGGAAAAAGTATATATTATGGAAAACCTACAATATATGATAGTGATCGTGAACATTTTATGTATCCTAACATAGCTAGACTAAGAAATATGACTTATGCAATAACAATTCATTATGATGTTTTAATTGAATATTTTATTACAGAAGGAGAGGAAACAATACAAACATCTACAACATTAGAAAAAATATTTTTAGGAAGATTTCCAATTATGTTAAATTCTGATTTATGTATATTAAATGGTTTAGATCCTAATGTTAAATATAATATGGGTGAATGTAAAAATGATTTAGGTGGTTATTTTATTATTGATGGTAAAGAAAAAGTTATTATATCACAAGAAAAATTTGCTGACAATATGCTATATATAAAAGATAATTATAATGAAATATATAATTGTTCAGCTGAAATTAGATCTGTAAGTGAAGATTCTTCTAAACCTATTAGAACTGTTGCAATTAGAATTGTTCGCCCAACTACAAAATTTACTAATAAACAAATAGTTGTTAATATTCCAAATGTTAGAAAACCTATACCTTTATTTATAGTTATGAGAGCACTTGGTATAGAATCAGATAAAAAAATTATAGAATATTGTTTATTAGATTTAGAAAAATATAATACATATTTAGAATTATTTATTCCTTCTATTCATGATGCAGGAAGAATATTTACACAAACATCAGCTATTAAATATATAGCTACTTTTACAAAAGGTAAAACTATTTCACATGTTCTAGAAATTTTAATGAATTATTTTTTACCACATATAGGTGATTCAAATTTAAATGATAAAGCTTTTTTTGTAGGACATATGGTTAAAGAATTATTAAAAGTATATACTAAAGAAAAAAAACCTACTGATAGAGATAGTTTTAAATATAAAAGAGTTGATTTAACAGGATATTTATTATATGATTTATTTAAAGAATATTATACATTACAACAAAGAAATATTTATCAAACTATTGATAAAGAATATTATTATAAACAAGGTTTATATCAAAAAAATTTTACTGCACTTATTGAAAATAACTATAAAGATATTTTTAAAGATAGAATTGTTGAAACTGGTTTTAAAAAAGCATTTAAAGGAAATTGGGGTTCACAATCTCATACTAAGAAAAGTGGTGTTGTTCAAGATCTTAATAGATTATCTTTTAATTCTTATTTATCTCATTTACGTAAAATAAATCTTCCTTTAGATGCAGCAACAAAAATTATTGGACCTCGATTATTACATAGTTCTCAATGGGGTTTAATTGATCCAGTTGATACACCAGATGGAGGTAATATTGGATTACATAAACATATGGCAATGGGAACATATATTACAAGTTTTTGTTCAAAATTTCCACTTATTAATTTACTTAAAAACAATTTTAATCTTAAGTTATTATCTGAATCTAGTATTCAATTTATTGCTAATACTACAAAAGTATTTATTAATGGAGATTGGATTGGAATGTTAGAATTTCCAATTCCTACTATTACTGCTTTAAAACATTATAGACGTTTAGGATTAATTCCTGTATATACCAGTATAGTATGGGAAAAAGAAACAAATACTATATTTATTTATACTGATTCAGGTAGATTAACACGGCCAATTTTTTATATAAATGATAAAACTCCTAGTTATAAAAGAACACCTGAATTATTTAATAAACTTTTAGATAGAAATTTTTCTTGGAATGAATTATTAACTGGTTTTAATAGTAAAAAAAAAGATACAAATGATATTTGTTTAGTCTATAATGATACTAAAGAATTATATGGAACTAATTCTATTGAAGATTTAATAAATAATGAAGGAATTATAGAATATTTAGATACTTCTGAAGAGGAAGGCTCTTTAATTTGTATGGATGAAGAAAATATTGAAAAATTACCTTATACTAATATTGAAATACATCCATCTCTTATTTTTGGTGTTATGGGTAATTTAATTGCTTATCCTGAAAACAGCCAATTACCTCGTGATCTTTTCTCATGTGGTCAAAGTAAACAAGCTGTTAGTCTTTATAATTCTAATTATTTAAATAGAATTGATAAAACTGGTATTGTATTAAATAATGGTCAAATTCCTTTAATTAAAAGCCGCTATCTTAAATATATTAATAATGAAGAACATCCATATGGAATTAATGCTATTGTAGCTATTGGTGTATATGGTAGTTATAATGTTGAAGATTCTATATTATTTAATAAAGCTTCATTAGATAGAGGTATATTTAGAACTACATATTATAATATGTATGAATCTAGAGAAGAAAGTTCAAAAGTTGGTAATTCAACTATCGATTCTAAATTTGCTAATATTGAAAATGAAAATGTTATTGGTTTACGTCCTGGATATGATTATTCACATCTTGATGAATATGGATTAATTAAAGAAAATACTCCTTTAGATGATAAATCTGTTGTTATTGGAAAAATTACCTCTAATTTAAATGATCCTAATACATTTATTGATGATTCTATTGTTCCTAAAAAAGGACAATTAGGTTATGTTGATAAAAGTTTTATTACTGAAGGCGAAGAAGGTTTTAGAATTGCCAAAGTTAGAATTCGCGAAGAAAGAATTCCTAATATTGGTGATAAATTTTGTTCAAGATGTGGTCAAAAAGGAACCATTGGTTTGGTTATTCCTGAAGAAAGTATGCCTTTTACTAGTAGAGGTATCAGACCTGATATTATTATTAATCCTCATGCTATTCCTAGTAGAATGACTATTAGTCAATTAATTGAATGTTTAGCTGGTAAAGCATGTGCAGAATATGGTGCTTTTGGTGATGCTACTGCTTTTATTAATAAAGGTCCTAAAAATAAAGTTTTTGGTAAATTATTAACAGATGTTGGTTATAATTCTAGTGGTAATGAAATATTATATAGTGGAGATTCTGGCGAGCCATTTGAAGCTGAACTTTTTATAGGTCCAACTTATTATATGAGATTAAAACATATGGTTAAAGATAAAATTAATTCTCGTGCTAAAGGTCCTCGCACATTATTAACGAGACAAACTGTTCAAGGTAGAGCTAATGATGGTGGTCTTAGAATTGGAGAGATGGAACGTGATGTTGTAATAGCTCATGGTATGGCAAGTTTTTTATATGACTCTTTAATGAATAGAGGTGATAGTTATTTTATGGCAATTTGTAATAATACAGGAACTATTGCAATATATAATGAAAGTCGTAATTTATTTCTTAGTCCTTTAGCTGATGGACCTATTAAATTTAATGGTTTAATAGATAATAATATTAGTATTATTGATATTAGTAAATTTGGTAGAAATTTTAGTATTATTAATGTTCCATATTCATTTAAATTATTAATGCAAGAGCTTCAAACAATGAATATATGTTTACGTTTAATTACAAGTGATAATATTAATCAACTAGAAAGTATGTCTTTTTCTAAAACATTAAATATGGTTATTAAAGAAGATAAAACTAATACACCATCTAAAAAATCTATTTTACCAGAATCATCTGAAACATCACCGCAAATGGCGCCAGAAGAATCGCCACCAGAAGAATCGCCACCAGAAGAATCACCACCAGAAGAATCGCCACCAGAAGAATCACTTGAACCACCATCAGAACAACTACTAGAAGAACTACCAGAAGAACTACCAGAAGAACCAGAATCTGTATCTAAAAAAGTAAGTGAAAATCCTACTGATACTTTTGTTAAACCTATTACAGATGCAATTAAAACATTAGATGAAACTTTATCAAAAGGAATAGAATCAATTGGCAGTATTGGATCAGAAAAAAAAGAAGAAGGTTTAGATACTTTAAAATTAAGCAGTGAAGAACAAAATGCTTTACAAAAAACATTAATAACAATGAAAAAAGATATAAAACCAAAAGAATCTACATTACCAGCAACTTTAGAACCTATTGATTTAGATGAAATTAATCCTGAAGATAATGAAGATGGAACAGGAAATAAAACTATTACAATTAATTAATAAAATTGAATTAAAATAATAAATTGTATTATAATAAAATGTCACAAAATACACTCACTGATTCTATATATAAATCTAGAGTTACAATTTTAGAAATTTTAGAATCACAAGGTTACGATATTAGTGACTATAAAGATTTTAGTATTCATGAAGTTCATACTATGATACAAACAAAACAATTAGATCTTTTAATAAATAATCCAAAAACACAAAAAAAAGTTTATATTAAATATCATTTAGCAAAAACATTAAGACAAAATAATATTCAAGAATATATTGAAGACTTATATAATTTAGAAAAAATTTTAAGTGAAAAAGATGATTTAATTATTATTATTAAAGATGAACCCAATGAAACTTTAAATAGAAATTTAGTTGATATATGGGAACATGAAAAAATTTATATTAGAATAATTAATATTAAACGATTACAATTTAATATATTAAATCATAATTTAGTTCCAAAACATAGTATTTTAAATGATAGTAAAGAAATTGATGAATTTATAAAAAAATATAATATTGATATTGAAAAATTAAATAAAGAAATTCCTGATATATCTAGATTTAGTCCAGTAGCTTTAATGATTGGTATAAGACCAGGAGAGATATGTAAAATTGAACGAGATAGTAAAACAGCTATAGATACTTTATTTTATAGAATTTGTATATAATATATTTATCTATAAATATATTAAGATGTCAACTATTTATAAACCATTTGGTTGTTTTAATTTAACAGATAATAATTTTGCAACAAATTTAACAAATTTAAGTAAAGAAAAATATACAATTGAAGAATGTAAAAAAGCTGCTATTGATAATAAATCATATGTATTTGGTTTAAATAGAATAGATGAAAATACTAATAAAGGTAGTTGTTTTATATCAGATTCTAATATAACTCCATTACAACAAAGTTATAATTCAGTAAAAGATGGATTTATTTTAAATAAATGTTTAGATGGTTTTGGAAATACATCTAATAATTCAATATTTGTTTATGTAAATGATAAAGCATTAAATTTTTTTGATGATATTAATGTTAGTAAAATAGAAACAAAAAATCAAGATATTTATTTAAACACATTAAATAAATTAAATAATGATTTTTCTAAAGCATTAGAAGATTTTAGAGAATTAATTGAAAAAAATTTTAAACCTTATAATAATAATGATCTTGGATTAATATTCAATAAAGATAATTTAATAAATTTAGATAGTATTCAAAACAAATTAAATACATTATCTAGTGATATAGAAAAAAATAATGTTGAAATTTTTAATGAAATTCAAATACTTAACCAAGAAATAAAAAATTTAGATAATTATATAGAAAAAGCAAAAAAAGATATTAAAAAAGTAACAAATTCAGATAATGCAGCACTGGGAAATGTTACTGATATTAATTATAGAACAAATAGTATTATTGCAGAAAATATAGCATTAATAATTATTCCTTTTTCATTAATTGGTCTTTTTCTCTCTCAAAAAAAAAAATAATAAAATAAAATTATTAATAAATTATTTTATTATTAAAATACAAAATTTTTTACATTTTGATTATAATTATCAAGAATATAGTTACCTGCAAAAAATATAATTACTAAACTACAAATAATAGATATTATTGTTACAAATAAATTATCTCTATTATTAACTATAAAATATATTATTAAACCGATTACAATAATAGTAAAAAATAAATAAAATATAAATTGCATATTTCTTGAATCTAATCTTAGTTTATCACTATTTATTGATCCAGTTAAATCTTTTTGAATATTTAATTCATTATTTAAATCTTTTTTAGTTATATTTGATCCTGGAATTAAAAATGGAGCTCTACAAGACTCAGTACATTCTGCAGAACTTGAAAAAGTGCCATTTGGATCAATGTAACATTGATAATTATTTAAGTTACAGGAATATTGTGGTTTACATGCATTTTGACAATTTTCTACATTAGTAAATATACCATTTTTATCTATTTTACAAATATTATTGTTTTTATCACATGTAAATTTTGTTTTACAATTTTCTTGACAAGATTTTAATGATGTAAAATTTCCATTTTTTGAAATTATACAATTTTTTTCACCCAAATTGTTAGTATTACATATATATTTTGGTTTACAATCTAATTCGCATTCTTTTAAAGAATTAGATTTACCATTTGGTGATTCTAAACAATTTGTAGATCCATCTGGATTTGTTATACAATTATAACGTTGTCTTTGATATGAATGCACTCCATCATTTCCACTACTTCCACATCCAGTTGGTGAACTATCCAATTCTGGACATGTGCTAAAAGTAGAACACCAATTTGAATTACCATTATCCCATCCCCAGCTAAATGCTGTACATTTGTCATTTGCGTCACATCTTTGCTGGCATTCATCTAGTGTATTAGCTCCTCCCTCCGATGATAATGTTATTTTAGAAACTTCAGGTCCTGTGCAGCAACCAGGACCCAAATCTTTATATTTAGATGGTTGTGATACACATTTACCCCAAGTTTTATTTGCTATATAACCTGTACAAATAGGTTTATCTTCAGGACATTTGTTTTCTAAATCATTACCCCATATAGGTTGATCACAACAAGGTTTATCACTATTATAATCAGCAGCACATTTAATATTTGTAGTATTAGGCTTAGGGCTATTATTTAAATCAGCCATTATATATAATTATCTATATAAAAACATATATTATAGAATATAATATAAATTTATTAAATTTTAATGGCTTTATTATAATTATCATATATATATTTTGTAATAACAAATATAATTAATAAAGATATAATTATTGCAACTATATTAGTTAAAGTATTATTTGTATTATTTACCATATAATAACCTATTAAAGATATAAATGTTATTGCTAAAATTGTATAAACAACAAATTCAATACTAGTAGAGTTTAAACGTAATGTTTCTGAATTTAAAGAACCGCTAATAATAGTATTGTTAGCCAATTCTTTATCTAAATAATTTTGTTTTATATTTTGATTTGGAATCATTAATGGAGCAATACATTCTTGAGAACATTCAGAAATATTTTGATAATTACCATTATGATCAGGAACACAGACATAATTATTTTGATCACATTTGTATTTTGGTTTACATTTTTTTTGACAATCAATTATATTACTAAATTCTCCATTTTGATCATATTTGCATATATTTGATATAGGATCACATGAAAATTTTGGTTTACAATCTAATTCACATTCTTTAAGAGAATTATATTTACCATTTGGTGATTCTAAACAATTTGTTGTCCCATCTTTATTAGTAATGCATTTATATTTTTGAACACATTTTCCCCAAGTTTTATCTGCTATATAACCTGTACAAATAGGTTTGTCTTTAGGACATTTATTTTCTAAATCATTACCCCATATAGGTTGATCACAACAAGGTTTATTACTATTATAGTCAGCAGCACATATAATTGACATATTTATAATATATATTATAAATATAATAATATATATTATATTAAAAAATAACTTGATAAATATTATTATATTATAAAAAATATCATAATATAATAAGTATATGAATATTAATAAAGATAAAATAAATTGGGATGTTTTAGCTGAAGAAAAAATAAAAGAGGGTAAAGCTAAATATATAGATGAATTAGTATCAGTAACATCACTAGATACATCTACGGATAGTTTAATAGAAAAATTAAATAGTTTTAAAAAAAATATTATAGCACCTTCAATGGGAATAGGTAATTTAACTCATGTAAATTTAGGTATTCATTTAACAGCTTTTTCAATAGATAATATTAAAACAAAAGGAGATATTTATGCAGTAGATGCAAATGGTGATATAATAATATATGATAGTGAAAATTTTCATACACGTTTTACAAAAAATAAAGATGATAAAAATTATAATTTTCATAAGATAAAAATATTTAATTTAGGAGTTATAACAAAAATAGGTGGATTATCAAATTTAACATATATGGAAGATGTTGGTAATCGTATGAATGATGTAGAATGGAAACCAATTGAATTAAATACTTCTCAATCAACAAATGTATTAGATTTTACAAATTTTTCGAGTGTAAATTTTTTTGCTATTGTTACAGGAGGAATTCTTAGACAAACAGGAAAAATAATGACAGATAGTAATTTTCCTAATAAAAATGAGATAATGATGAGTAGTGTAAAATTTCAAGCAATATCACTTGATCATAAAAATAAAATATTATATGCACTTGATAGAAGTGATAAAATAGAACCAAATAATTTATATATAATATATTTAGATGATAATTTAGATTGGGTATCAAATAATTATCAGATTATTAAATCAAATAGTAAATTATTTTTTAATAATTTAATTGTAATACCAAATAATTATAATAATTTAATAAATTCAGATAATAAACAATTAATATTTATAGGAACACAATTAGATGATAATAATAATGCAGTAAATCCAGGAGAAGTTAATTTATATTCTGGATCAATTAAATATGGAACAACAGATCCAAAAATAGATGTTTTTGAAAGAAATACTTGTAATGTTGATGTTAATTTACGAGAAACCTGTCCAGGTTCAGTTTCAGGAATAACAAAAAATGAATGTTTAAAATTAGATTGTTGTTATAATCCAACAAATTTAGGTAATAAAATACCATGGTGTTATAAATCAAAAATAAATCCAAAACGTTCAGCAGCATTAATTTTAACAAAACTAGTAAAAAATGATTTTTCAGGAAAAGATTATTTATTTAATAGAACAGAAACAGGTAATTTATTACATGATTTAGTAGCAGAAAATTTAAAAAATTTAGTTGATACAAAAATAAATCCTGAACCAGATAGATTTATTAATATAGATATAAATAATTCTACTTATGAAATTTATTTATTATTAGATGGTGTATTATTAAAATATCCAATTAATCCATTAGGTAATACTGATGGAGTAAATAATTATAGTAATTTAATCTATAATGAAAATGAATTAAATGATTTAGAAAATCAAATAAATTTATTATATGAAAATTATAAAAAAATTGCAAAGGTAGAAAATAAATTGGATACTAAATTAATTAATGAGAGAAATAATTTATTAATAAATAAAATAAATAAAGTTAAAAATGAGATAACAAATTTAAATAAAATTAAAAATGAAAATAAAAGATTTAGTAGTGAAGTTAAATCAAGTGAAATGCAAAATAATTCAGTAGCATTTCAATATATGCTTTGGATTATTTTAGGTATAATTACAATAATCTTAGTAAGTATTAATTTAATAAATCCAGAAATAATTCCTATTCCAATTTTAATAATTTATATAGTATTTGTAGCAATAATTATGATAATTAATAGAAATTTTTTAAAAAAGATTTAATATTTACTAATATTAAATATGTCTAATAATATATTTAATATTGAAAATTTTGAAAATATAAATAAAGATACAAAAATTTTACAAGATATTAGTAAAAATCCATTACCAACACCCAATACAGATATTATTAATTATAATAATAGAAATAATATTGATTTATTAATTAATGATATTAAAAATAAACAAGATCAAGTTAATAAACTAAGTCTTAAAATAAATAATGATACAATAAATACTGTTACAAATATTAATAATAATAGAAATTTTTCTGGTCGTAATATTTTTTTTACTAGTGCACCAAAAAAAAATATATATAATAATTTAACACCTATAGCTATAGTTAACAAAGATCAAATTTTAGAATATAATATTACTAATAAATTAAATACTGATTCACCATTAAATGCTCAAAAAAATGAATGGGGTTTTCAAACTAGTATGTATGAATTAGCTCAATTAGTTGAGAGAGATAATACTAATGTATTAGTAAGTGTACCTTATAAAATAACTAGTAGAGCTCCTGTATTATCAAATATGGTTAATGCAGCAGCAACAAGAATATCTACTAATAAAGTTCCAAATTTAAATCATACATTTAATTATAGTATTCAAGCAATTAAACCAAATATACCAAATAGAATAAATGATTTTAATTTATCGTATGTAAATCCATTACCAATGGGATTATTAACATGTAATTTTTTATCTATAGGATATAATGGACATGTATATGTTGGAGTAGATGTTCAAAAAATTAATAAAAGTAGTAAAACAAATTTTTTAGATGATTTAATAAATAATCATGTTGGTTCATTAAATGCATCTGTAAATTATGGTTGTATGTTAAATAGTAAATTATGTGGTAATCAAATAAATTCTTCATCATTTAATTGGCAAGAATTTTTTGATGATAAAATGGCAATGAATTATGGAACTTTATCTGCCATAGATGAAGCTACTAAAAATTGGTTTTCTGAAATAATTAATAAAGAGGAAGAACAAGTATGGTTAGATAAAGCAGTAGAGGCAGAAAATAATCCAAATAATATAACAAATGAAATTGTATGGTTTAGTATGTTAACTGACAGATTTAATCAAACTATTGTAGGTCCACCTATAAATAAAAAATTAGGAATAAAACAAACATATTTAAATGGTGGTTTGCATCCATATAAATTTCTTGGATGTTATAAAGATTATCCTCCACCAAATCGTTTATTACCAACATATGTGGGAATAAAATCAGCAGATGATTGTATAAAATATGCTACTGAGAATGATTATACTCTTGCTGGATTACAAGATGGAGCACCTGGAGGAGTAGGAAGAGGTAATTGGACAAATGGACAATGTTGGGTATCAAAATCATCATTTAATGAATTACCAAAATGTGATCCAGCTCATAAAAAAGAAGAAGGATGGTGGTTATGGAGACATAGTGTAGAAGTTCCTGAATCAGGAGCTTGTTTACAACAATCAAATGATTGTCAAGGTAATCCTAAAATAGGAAATAGTTGGACAAATGCTATATATAAAATAAATAATGCTCCTCAAGTTAAACCAACAACACTATATATTCAAGGTTATGGAATAACAAAATTTATTCCTGGAAGTTTAATATTAAAATATCCAAATAGTGAAGGTGAAATGCAATATGAAGTTATATGGAAACCCAATATAAATATAAAACAACAATTTTTATTTCCTTATTCTCCTGAAAATGATAAACCAGGAGTTACAGAAATAACAAATAGTAAGGATAATTTACAATATATATGGTCAAATGATACAAAATCAAAAGTATTATATTCAAGTGATTATTATTTTAAATTAGAAATAAATGCACAATTAAATAAAAAAGGAGTAAAACAAAATACTTTTATGAATACAGGAAATATGTTTAATAAATTAAATAGAACAAAACCAAATATTTTAAATATTATAGATCCTAATAATACAGGAATTAAAGTAAATTTAAATACAGATATATCTAAATACGATATTCAATCTAAAGATGAAAATATAAATGCATTATTTCAAGTTATAAGAAAAATAGATCCAATATCAGTATTACCAATGAATATGGGTGATTATAGAGTAGTTTTTAATTTATCTGGAATAAAAAATGATTTATTAGGAGATATGGGATTTATTAATTATAATGATAAACCAAATAGTGTAAATAATAATTATAAAATTTCAATGTATAATTCAGACTATAAGCCATTTACAAATACAACATCTAAATTTATAGATGTTGAAGGAACAATAAATAAAAATTTATTACCTGGTAAAACCTTTTCTCCTTTTTATAATGAAATAGATAATAATATATCAGTAACAAAAGTAAATAGTGAATCAGAATGTAAAAGAATATGTTTTAATAATTTAGAGGAATGTCAAGCATGGGAAGTAGATAATAAAGATTGTTGGACATATAATTCAAAAACAAATGATGTAAAAAAATTATTAGAGGCACAAATGCCAGTTACATTATTTAATCCAAAAGCTTATAATAAAAGATTTAATCTAAGAGTTCCAAATATTGAAAATAATAAAACTTGTCCAGATACAATAAAAGATCCAATAATAAATGGAGAATTACCAACAACATCAAATAATATAAAAAATTCATATATATCATGGAATAATTTTAAAGATAATATTTTTTGGAATTTTGATAAACCAATGGATAAAAATAGTTATTGTAATGTTCAAAAAATAATAAATAATGATGAAATTAAATTAAAAAATTTAGAAGACCAATTATTAGTTTTACTTAATAAATTTGATAGTTTAATGCAAAGTTTAGAAAAAAAAGAACAAGATTTATATAAAAATTTATTAAATCAACAATTACAAACAAATAATATTAATAAACAATTTAATACAATAAAAAAAGGTATTGATAAAGAGAGTAATGGTAATAATACTCAACGAACATTAGAACAATCTGTTGATGATTCGGTTTTTAATTTAATAAATAGTAATTATAATTTTATAGTATGGGTTGTTTTAGCAATTAGTATTATTTTAGCAGCTATTTATTTTTCAAGAAATAAATCTAGATAAAAAATCTAGATTAAAAATATATATATATTAAAATATTTTTAATATATATAATTATGGTTCAATCATTAGAAAATAATAATGATTCTCAATTTAATTTTTCTGATGAAAATTTAATTGGTCCTTTGCAAAATAATTTATCTAAAAGTATTTCTAACATTAATAATTCAAGTAGTTCTATAAGAAATATATTAGCTACACAAGGAGCTAATTTAAGTAGAGAAGAAATTATGAATTATAAAGAAGCTTTAAATCAGCAAGCTAATTTACAAAATAATATGATTTCTTCTGCTGGTAGTCAAGGACAACAATTAGATCATAATTTAAGAGCTGCAAGTAATAATCTAGTTAATCAAATGGTAATAACAGATATATTACAAAATGAAGTTAATAATGCAGAACAAAGTTATTTTGATCTTAAACAAGATAATAATAATAAATTAAGAATGGTAGAAATAAATAGATATTATACAAATAAATATAGAGCTCAAACTGAATTAATGCAATTAATTATATTTTTTGCTGTTCCATTATTATTAATAACTATTTTAGTAAATAAAAATATTTTACCACAAAATATAGGATATATATTAGGTGGTGTTATATTATTTGTAGGAGTATTTATGGTAATAAATAAAATTATAGATATAAATAGTAGAAATAATATAGATTTTAATGAATATGATTTTAATGTAAATGTTTCTAATGTTGAATCTAATGAAAAAGGTAATCAAAATTCTCCTACTATTGGTTCAGGAATACAACAAGATGCTGAAAGTTCTTTAAAAGCTTTAGAAAAACAATTAGGTATTACTTGTAATGGTTCTGATTGTTGTAATCCTAATTTTACTACATGGAATAAAGATTTAAATACATGTGTTCCAAAATGCCCACCTTTATCAGATGGAAGACCACAACAATGGCAAGTAACAGGAACAGATAAAAATATGAAAGGAAGTTGTAAACCAGTATATGAAAATTAATATAAATATATTTTTAATTAATAATAAAATATATATTTATATATAGTAAAATGTCAAATCAAAATCAAAATAATCCAGGTTCTAAAGTTGTAGGAGTAGATAGAAAAGATCAAATGACTTTTTTGGGTCCAGTTAAAAATATTGATCCTATGAAATTACAAAATGTAAAAAGTGGACTACCTCCGCAAAATCCTTCCTCTGGTGTTATGGTTGGTAGTAAAAATTTTACTCAACCTTTGGCAGCACCAGCACCAATGAAAGCTCCATTAACACCTACAGATATGTCAAATAAAATAAGTATAGGTAAACAAGCATTTGAAACAGCTATGAAACCAGAAAATGATAAATTAACACCACAGAATTTTCCTTTTTTAAATGATTCTCAATTAAAAGCTGTAACAAATTTTTTTAGAAGTCCTGAATTTTCATCGGCTATTCAAGAAAGTGTTAGTAATACAATGGATTCTTCTGGAATGACAGATGAAATTTCTCAAAATTTAAGAAAATTTAATAATTTACACGAAACTGGTATGTTAAGAAATTCTAAAAATAGTATAAGAGATAATAATCAAATTATTAAAGCTCAAAGACAATTAATGGCCGCTGAAGATTTTTTTTATAATATAATTAAAATACAATGTCCAGATAATACTACAAATCCAATTTGTAAAAAATTTAAAAATTTACAAAATACTTTATTAGATGCAAAAATAAATGTAATTGTAGAAAATAAAGATAATATTGTTAAAAAAATTAGTGAACAAATTATTATATATTATCAACAAACTATTGCTTTATTAAGATTACGAGAATTATTAGCTTCTAGAATAGATGAATTATCTTCATTAGAGTATACATTAAATAATTTAAATACTAATATAAGAGTTAATACTAGAGAGAATTTCTATAAAAATAATATTAAAAATGAAAATAGAGAAAATCAAATAGTATTGATATATGTATACTATAATATTTTTATTCTCTATATGTTTGTAAGTAATTTTTTTCCAGAAGAAAATTATAAAAAATTTTTACCATTATTATTTATTTTTCTATATTTAATATTACCATTTATTTTACAATATATTATTCAATTTTTATATAATATTAATATTGATATACAAAAAATTTTTGGAAATTATTCAAGAAATGTACATACTATTAAGAATTAATAATAACTTATATCTCATCATCATCATCATCATCATCATCTTCTTCTTCATAATTAATTTTAACATTATACCATTTTCCTTTATTGCATTTACCAAAACGTTTATCCATATATTCAGTAATCTCTCTTGTATTTGGTATATTATTTCTCCCATGACGACTAGTATACCAAGTTCTAAATTCTTCAATGATTTCAGTTTTTTTAATTTTAGCTCCTGTTTCTTTAACGATACATTCTTTAGCAAATTCAGCAAGATAATCTTGACCTTCACGATATAAATCACTTCTAGCCATTACAATTTTACAATCCTTAACATTGCCTTGTGTTTTAAAAGCAATATTTACTAACATATGCATTAAAACTGGGGCCCATTCAGAAAATTTTTCATCGATTTTTTTATCAATTGGATATTGATATGGAAAATTTTCTGTAGGAAATTTTTCATCACTATATGGATTTTGCATAAATTTAGACATAAATTCTGCTACTCTAATTCTTCTCCATGTTCCATCATCATTACTTTTAATTTCAAAAAGTGTATTTGTACAAACTACTAATTTAAATTGTGGAATAAAAGTAACAGCCTCTTTAAAAAGAGCTCTACCTTGAATAGGATCACCACCTGTAATTTCTTTCATAATACCTTCATTAATTTTATCACCTTTTGATGGTTCTTGCATAACTGCATATCTGACTCCCATTAATTGAACAACTTCAGATGATGTACTACCAATACTATTTCTACTTTGGGTAATTAATGTAATTGGAACAGTAGCTTTATATTCACCTAATCCTTTACTCATTAATTCTACTAATTTAGATTTACCATTACAACCAGAACCGGTATAAATATTAAATGTTTGATTTTCATTAGTTCCAATAAGACATGAAGCTAAATGTTGCCACATATATTCACGTAATTCAGTATCTGGAAAAATTTCATTAATAAATTTTTCAATTTCATTTTTAATTTTAATATCATTGTGGGAGAGATCTTTAATATAATCAATATTAGTACATTTAGAGATATAATCATCTGGTTGACCTTTTCTCCAAAGTTTATTTTTAAAATCAACAACAAAATTTGAAAAACATAATAAATTTGGATTATTGTCTAATTTATTAATAAAATCTTTATCATAAAATAATTCTCTTGCTTCTCTCATAATATTATTTTTCCAATTTGTCTTTTTTAATAAAACACATAATTCTGATAATTTATTTGCTCGTTTTTTACTTATTTCATATTCTGGATCGGTTTGATCTAATCTTTGCATTGATCCTACTGCTTCATAAGTTTTTTTAACATAGATATCATGCATTTTTTTTGATATTAATAAACGTAAAGTATTACCACTATCAATTTCTTTCCATCTTTGATTATCAAATTCATACCAAATATTATTTTTAATACTAACACATGTAAATTGATCTTTATAAATTTGATATAATACATTTGCTAAATCCCATTCTGTAGATGTTTTAATTGTTTCATCAATAAAATGTGTTATTGTTTCTTGTCTAATTTTTCTATATTCCTCTAATGAATCATTTTTTGCCCAAAACATTATAGATCTTGCTGTTAATCCATCAGGATTATGATAATCAAATGTTTCCCATTTTTCGTATAATTCTGATACTTGATTCCAACTAAATTCATCTGATTGTGCACTAAATTTTAACCATGTTAAAAATAGTCTTTCATCGGTATTTTTTAATGCCCAACCTACTCTTATCCATTTATTATAAGAACCACTATTATAATATGATTTTGGTAATATCATTACAAATTGATGAGTTTCTTTAAGTTCATATTCTGTTGTTGAATTAATATTTTCAAATAAATCAAATAAATATTCATCAAGATTTTCCATTGTTTTAATACTTGAATAATCAATATTATAAAATTTTTTATTTTTATTAAATACTTTTTTAACTGGTTTAATCGTTTTTTTATTTTTAAAATTATCTATAGCTTTTTCTGCTTCTTTTTGCATTGAATCTTTAATTGTAAATACTTGCCAATCTTTATTTCTAGCTGATAAATATTTAAAATTTTTTTCTATATCAAAATTATTTATATCATTTTCTTCTATTGTCCAATCATTATCTTCTTCATTATATTTAATTAAATAATGACTACTTATTAAATATGCTTTATTTCCTGGTTTTCTTGAACCATATAATTGCCAATTTACAAAACCTTTTGTTATTCCAATATCAATTACTTCATCAATACTATTTATATAACATAAATCTTCCCATATACTTACTAACTCTTTCATAATTTTTTCTCTAATTAATAATTGATATGCTTTATGCATTTGTATACCAAAAATTAAATGTATACCATCTTTTGTTTTATCTTCTAAAATATTTACATTATTTTTTTCCATAACATAAACATTTATACTTGTATTATCTGGAATATTAAATAGTTGAGAAATATTTGTTGCATATAACATTATTAAATCTATAATATGATCTTGTGTATGTTGTCTTTCTACTATATCTGAATTATATCTTAAATCTATATCTACTAATAAAGGTCCATCTTCAATTAATTGTTTTTCAGTTAAATATTCCATTGCTCCTTTTTTAAATACATAATTTATATATTTACTATTAAATTGTTCTATCTCTCCATCTTTTAAATTAAAAGACCCACCTGTTATACCTAATTCTTTATTTGCTATTCTAGTATGAGTATATTCTTCACCTTTATTAGATATAAATTTAGATAAATATTCAGCATAGAAACTATTTTTAGTAGTCATCTAATATATTCTTTTGAGAAATTTTTATCTCAATTTTTTATATAATATTTCAAAAAAATAAAATATAAATTTTTTATATATAAATTTATATTGTAAATACATGTATTTATATTTTAAAATATAAATATATTTATTTACATAAAGATTATTTTATATATATTTTTAATGGATAAAAAAAATATAGTTAGTAAAGATACTATATATCGTATAGTATCTGAAATAAAAGAGCTTAATAAAGATAAAAATGAATTATCAAAAAATGGAATATATTATTGTCATGATGAAAATAATATTTTAAATGGTTATTGTTTAATAATTGGTCAAAAAGATACTCCTTACCATCATGGTTTTTATTTATTTGAATTTATATTTCCATATGATTATCCATTTTCTCCTCCTAAAGTAATTTTTTATACAAATGATGGTGTTACTAGATTTAATCCCAATTTATATACTAATAGTAAAGTATGTATTTCATTACTAAATACATGGAGAGGTGAACAATGGACATCATGTCAAACAATTAGAAGTATTTTATTAACATTAATAACACTTTTAAATAATGAACCTTTAACTAATGAACCAGGAATAAAAAAAACTCATAAAGATTTTGATAATTATAATAAAATAATCACTTTTAAAAATTTATATTTTACAATTTATAAACAATTTATAGAGAGAAATTTATTTAATAAATATCCAGAAAAATTTAATATATTTTTTGATGATATGGATAACTATTTTAAAAATAATTATAATGATATTATCGATCAAATTAAAAATTTACTCAATATTTATCCTAATGAAGAAATAATTAAAACTAGTATTTATAATTTATCATGTTCTATTGATTATAAAAATTTATTAAAAAATTTTATTGAATATAAAATTTAATATTTAACTTATTATTTAAAATTGAAATATAAATAATTATTATTAATATATATAAATATGCATTTTTGTGAAAAATGTGATAATATGTATTACATTAGATTAGCCGATGAAGATGGTAATAAATTAATTTATTATTGTAGAAATTGTGGTCATGAAGATAGTCTAATAACACATGAAAATGTTTGTGTAAATAAAACACAAATTAAACATAAAGAACAAAGTTATTCTCATATTATTAATAATTATACTAAATTAGATCCTACATTACCTAGAACTAAAACAATTAAATGTCCAAATCCATCATGTAATAGTCTTAAAGATGAAGATCAAGAAGTATTATATATTAGATATGATGATACAAATATGAAATATATTTATCTTTGTGGTGTATGTAATACAACATGGAAAATTGATGAACAAATTTAATATAAAAAATTGAAACATTTAAAGTATTTTTATTATATTATATAAAATGGACCCTTTAGATAGTGATATTGAAGATGAAGAAGTTGATGATACTGAAGAATTAAAATCTCAAGATAGTGGTTCTGATGGAGAAGATAATTTAAGTGATGATGAAGAAATTGATGAAACAATTGACGAAGAGTCAGAAACTATTAATGAAGGAGTTAATCCATATTTAAATACTGGTAGTGATAGTGATAGTGAAGATGATGAAAATTATTTACAAAAATTTGATCAAGAATTAACTAATAATTATATAATTAATAATCATCCAGAAGATTTAGTTCAAAATTATTCTGAAGTATTAACTTTAAGTAAAATTGTTAGAGATAGTGAAGGAAATATTATTGATCATTTTCATAAAACTAATCCTATTTTATCTAAATATGAAAAAACTAAAATACTTGGTTTAAGAACTAAACAATTAAATGAAGGTGCACCACCACTTATTAAATTAAGTGAAAATATTATTGATTCATATTTAATTGCTGAAATGGAACTTAAAGAAAAAAAAATACCTTTTATTATTCAAAGACCATTATCTAATGGAACTTCAGAATATTGGGCATTAGAAGATCTTGAAATTTTATAATTTAACATTTCTTAATTTAACATTTCCATTTATTACTACAATTTAAACAAGTTACATATGTTGTCATTGGCTCATCTGCACTTCTTGTTTGTAGTTGATAATGCCAACATTTATTTGATTTACAATTTCTACATGTATAAGCATCTGTTGTTGCTTCTATTTTAGGTGTATATCTATTTTCATCTTTTATTTTTTTTATTTCTAATAATTTTTGCCATCTTTCTGGTTGTAATTCTTGATGCGTCATCATAGCTATTATATGTGGTTTAATTTCTTTATTTAATACTTTATTAAATAATGATAATGTTATATTATTTAATATAGATCTATATTTAGTTAAATATAAATTTACAAATAATTTATTATCCCATTTTTTAACTATTTTTTTTTGTGTAGCTATATCTAGACTACAATTATATATTCCTTTTTCTAAATTTAATGATATATTTGGTTTTATCTTTTTTTTTACTACATCTTCGATTTTTTCATGTAATTTATCTGTTAAATTTTTTCTAAATAATTCAGGATTATTTATAACTCGCATATATTATTTATATTTTTTATATTTATACTATTTCAATTCTTTTTTTAATTATTTTAAAAATTAATTATCTTCATCACTAGTATAAATATATACATCTTCCGATAATTCTGAACCTGAAAAATATTTTATTTCTTCATTTATATCACTTGTATCTTTATCTTCTTTATCTTCTTTATCTTCTTTATCTTCTTTATCATATTCATTATCTAAATTAGTATTATTACTATTATCACTATCTACACTCATATTTTCATCTTCCATATCTTCATCATCATCCTCTTTGTCTAATTCATCTTTTTCATCTTTTTCATCTTTTTCATTATCTGAATCAATATCTTGTTTTAAATTTTTATTATCTATCTTTAATTCTTTTTCTCTATTCTTTAATTTTTCTTTACTTTCTTTATTATTTTTATTTAATACAAAATTATTCCATTCTTCTATCTTTAAATCTACATAATTATCATTTTCTAAACATACTAATGCACATGATCCATAAATTGTTTTATCTAAATCTGGAAATTTATATAAATTTTTTGATTGATTTTTTCCATTTAATTTACCATATAATTTAATAACACTATTATTATTATTCCATGTATTTATTTCAATAAAATCATCTACTTTTTTAAATTTACATTTTTTATATAATTCATTTATATCATTAATTTTATTTTCTTTAATATTTTCTTTTTCCACTATTATTACGATTGTCATTTATTAAATTGTTTTAAATAATAAGTTTAAATAGTTTTATTCTATATATTATATGAAATTATATATAAAAAATATAGATATAAATAATATTAATCTTAAAAATATTGAACAATATAAAAATAAATTAACAAGAAATAATTATATTATTTCTAATAATATAATTTGTCAAGTTAAAAATAATAATCTATATAAAATTAATCAAATTGATTATCCTATTATAGAATTTAAATTAAATAATTATGATATTTTAGTTGATAAAAGTTATTGGAAACAAGAAAATCAATTAATGCATGTTAGTAATAATAATATTATTTTAACTATTATTACCCAAGAATATATTATTAATACTCTTGATCAAATTAAATTAGTAATTGAATATAAATTAGATAATCATAATTACATTTTATATAATTTTTATTTTTTACTAAATAATATTATTAGTAATCCTAAAGAATTAGAATTTTATAATATAGAAATTATTGATACGTTTTTATCACTTTTAACAAATATAAATTAATAATATATGACAATTGATATTATATTTTCTATAATAATTTCTATAGTTATTATTATTATTCTTCATAACTTATTTATATTTTTTAAAAATAATTTAACAACACCAAAAATTAAAGATTTTGTTAATAAACCTAACAAAAAATATAGAGAGATTTTTAATATTATTGAAAATACTAACAATAATGATAGTCCTATTAAAAATAATCAAACGTATAATAATACTACTAATATAGAAAATATACCTTGTATATCTAATATTGATAATATTGATAATATTGATAATATTGATAATACTGATAATAAAAATAATTCTATGAAACTAGAATTAAAAAATTTTTTAAATAATTTAGCATCTAAATAAGCTATCTTATATTAAATAAATATAGTTAAAGAAATATTATTTTATATATAAAATAATATGATTAATGATTATGAAAAAAATATTTTATTAAATAGAATACCTACTTTTGAACTTTCTTATGACAATATTATACATAAAAAAGTTTTTGAAAAAATTGATTATTATATTTTATTACCTCAAGGAATTAAATCTATTTTATGGTTTACTTATTTTAAAGATAAATATATTGCACTTATTATCTCTCTCAATAAATATAATAAATTTGAAAATATTACTATATCCCCTGCTGCATTTAATGAAGATCTTGTTTATAAAGATACCATTTTTTTAGGTTATCAATTTAAAATTCAAAATAAAGAAAATAATTTTTTTTCAATTACTGATATAATTTATTACAAAGGAACTTATTTTTATAATCATGACTATAAAATTAAAATTTCTTTGTTTAAAGAAATATTTCAAAATGATATTAATCAAATGTTTTTAACAAAAAATTCTACTATTATTGGTTTACCAAAAATTATTAAATCACTTAAAAATTTAGATATTGAAAAAAATAATATTATTTATAATTTGGGAGGAATTATGTATATCAAAGAAAATTATTCTAATAATTTTGGTATTAGTTATTATAATATTACTACACCAATTTACGTAACTTTTAGAATCAATGCTAATATTCAAGATGATATTTATAACATATTTATTAAATATAATAATAATTATATTTTTTATGATTATTTATTAATTAATTCTTATAATACTAGTATTTTTATGAACAATCTATTTAGAAATATTAAAGAAAATAAAAATTTAGATTTACTTGAAGAAAGTGATTCTGAAAATGATTTTGAAAATATTGATGAAGATAAATATGTCGATTTAAAAAAATATTATAATATTAAATGCAAATATAATAATAAATTTAAAAAATGGATACCTATTGAAATTTCCAAAGATAATGTTATTACAAATCAAGAATTAATTAATATTTTAAAAAAATAATTATAATATATATATGGTTCAGTCTACATTAAATCCTGCTACTTTACCTAATAATTCACAGATATTACCTGCGTCACCTTATGTTAATATTCCTGCTTCTGATGGTAGATTATCTACTAATAATCTTAATGCTCATTGGCGTGCTGGTTGTGGCGGTCTTCAAAATTATCAAAGTGTTCCATCTTCTTCTGTTAATAATTTAACACCTTTAGGTGGTGCTATTAATATACCTTTTTCAGATAATAATCAATTTCAATCTGGAGGTTATAGATATAGAAGTCTTAAAAAATATAAACGTCATTCTAAAAAAGGCGGCAAAAGTAAAAAGCTTAAAAAACATTTTTTACGTAAAAATAAAAAATCTAAAAATTATAGAAAATCTAGAAAATCTAGAAAACATAAAAAATCTAGAAAATTTAAACTTTCTCAACAAGGGGGTTCTTCTTTAGGATTTGCTCCTATTGGTCATGAATCTAATATTCAAACAAGCCGTATACTAAATAATAGACCTTATTCTCAGGGTTTTTCATTTGATGGAAAAAGTTCTACAGATTTTGGTGCTTTAGCACAACCTATCCCAATAAATACATTTGCAAAATGTCCACCCAAAATAAATTTTAATTAAAAATTTATATCTATTAAACATATTGATTTATCAGTTTTACTATTAATTTTACTATCAGTTTTACTATTAGTTTTACTATTAGTTTTTGATTCTTGAATAGATGGATCATAATTTATTTTATAATTATTTTGTAAATATAAATTACTATCTGTTGTAATGATTTTATATTTATTTTTAATATAATAGCTTCTTCTTTTATTAAACTGATTTTGAAAAATATCATGCATATCAACTATATCTATTATTAACGGATTTTTATGTTTTATTCGTAAAATTCTACCTACTGCTTGCACTATATCTGTCTTTGAACTTGATAATAATAATGTAGATAATGTTTTTATATCTAATCCTTCTTCTGCCATTTGATATGTAGCTAATATTACCTTTTTTGTTTCACTTTCTTTTAAATCTTTTTCTTTCATTCCTCCAATATAATACCCTACTGATGCTATATTTCTATGTTCTAAAGCTTTAAATATATAATTTAATAATGATTTTCTATGAGCTAAAAATAAAATTTGTTGATCATTATTTAATATAAATTCATTTTCAATTATTTTTATTAAAAATTCTGATCTATTATTAAAATCACTTATTTTACTTATCATTGTAGAATATTTAGGATTTCCTCTAAAATCATATTCTATTGTATTAAATTCATCATCATTATTTTTATAATATATTGCTTTAACTAAAACATTTCCATCATCTTCTCGTTTTTCTTTATAAACTATCTCTCCTAAAAATAATTTAAATACTTTTGTTAATCCATCTTTTCTATTCATAGTTGCACTTAAACCTAATGAATATTGTGTTACTATCTTTTGCATTGCTCTGCTAAATGTTTCTGAACTAATATGATGACATTCATCAAATATAGTTAATCCAAAACTTTTAAATTGATCTTGTGGATATTCTTTTAATGATAATGATTGTAACATACCAATAACTATATCTTTATCTTCTATATCAATTATTTGTCCTTGAATTAAACCTATTTTAGCATTAGGACAAAATTCTTTTATTCGTTCAATCCATTGATTTAATAAAAATCCTTTATGAACAATAATTAATGTTTTTCGTTTTAATAGTGTTAATATTTTTATAGCTATTACTGTTTTACCTCGTCCACATGGTAAATCTATTAATCCACCTCCTATAATATCTGTTTTTGTAACATGTTCAATAAATTTATTTACTATATTTTTTTGATAATCTCTCAATTCTCCGTTAAAAATTACATTTATTTCTTTACCTTTATCTATTTTAATATCCGGAATTCCATATTTATTTATCCCATAATATCTAGGAACATATATTTTTTCTGGAGATTCTAAATATATTGGAAATGATTCTGGTTTAATTGGTGATTTAGGTATTATTGGTTGAACCATTAATTCTTGCCTTATTATATTTTGTTCGTCTATTGATAAATTTTTTTTCCATATTGAATATCCTTTTTGTCCAAGATAATTTTTTTTCATTTATTATACCTTTTTATTTTTTTAACTATTTATTTCAATTTTAACTAATAAAAATATAATTATACATTATATGAATATCTATAAAGATTTTATTAAATCTACTAAGGCTCATGAATCTTTCCTTGCAGTTGTTTTAATTATTTACATTATTTTTGATATACAAACACCTATTAATATGCTTAATTTAGCTAATAATGGTATATTTCAATCTATTTTAGTTATTTTAGTAATTTCTTTATTTTTTTATGTTAATCCTATAATTAGTATTTTAGCAATAATTGCTCTATTTTTATTTTTTGATAGATCTAAAAATGCTATTAATAAATTCAACCCTAGTGAAAATAATAAATTTAATGATATGGTTAATTATAATAAATCTTCATCTAATAATTATAATCTTGATAATCAATCCACTTTAGAAGAACAAATGGTTGAAAAAATGGCTCCTGCTATTATTGATAATGATAAAATATACTCTTTTCAACCTATTACTGATAAACAACATAATGCTAAAAATTTAAATGATCATGATGAATTTAGCTAATAATATTTATTAATAAATTTTAATATATATTATTTTTAATAAATATTATGTGGACATAAATCTTTTTGTAAATAATTTAAAATACATCCTTGATAAATTCCGTCAATTTTTAAATACGAACATTGATATTCATTAATTTCTTTAGAACTTTTTTTAATTATTTCCCAAATCTCTCCTATCTTCTCTTTTTTATTATAATCTCGTGGCATTATTATTGTACATCCCGACTCTAATTTTTTATTAAAAACTGAAATATTTGGAATAAATTTTCCTTCTAAATTACTTTTAATAAATGCATTTATTATATGATTACATCCCATATCATGATTTATTAATTTTGTATTTTTATTTAAACTATGACTTACTGAAATTTCTACACTCATTTTTTTATATATTTTATTAAATAATATATTATACTCAAAATAACATAACACAATATATAACCATATATCATAATGTCTCTAGATAAATAATATGGCCAATATGGTAATATTTTTAATATTATTATTCCTATAACCATGACCAAAAATGAGATTAAATTTGGATATCCATATTTATTAAAATCTAATAATGTTAATAATAATACTAAATGAAATATTATTGTTGCATAATATTGATATAAACCATATTTTGTTTTTACTATTTTATCTCTCAAAAATATTGTATTTATTGTTCCTATTATTGCAATATATACTAATCCATATAACAATATTGATCTACTATTTTTATTATTTATATATATATATCCTAATAATGGCACTAATATATATGATAATTCAAATTTAAAATAAAAATTATTGCTCATATAAATTATAAATTATAAATTATTATTATAATTTATATATTAATTATTATATTAACTATTAATTGCTTCTACTGATAATGGTCCTGGTTTTATACCTTTAAATAATTTAAAAGAATTATCAAATATAAAATATAATCCTAATACTAATAATATACCTAAAACTCCACCTGCTAATGGACCTTGTCCTGCTTTTTCTATTTCATTATATAAATCTTGAAAATCTTTAGATTGATCTTGTAATGGAACATATACCTTATCGGTTGATTGATTAACTGGTTGACAATCTATATATATATCTTCATGTTCACCTATTGGACCTTTAGAATTATAATATAATACTGGACCACTTGAAATTGGATATTCTATTTGTGATGGCGGATTTATTACTTCTTGAAATGTTGTATACATTTCATTTGTTATTGAAACATGTCCTTCTTGAGGTGAATATACTAATATATTTGATTCATTTCCACAACCGCCTAAAGAATTTTGAAATCCAAATATACCTTTATAAAAATAATATGGTGATGACGGAATTAAATACTTTATATCAAATTTTACATTTGGAATAAATGGTTGAGATATTTTATCACTACCTGTTGAATTTGATTTTGATAAGCTTGTTAATGGTGCTTGAACATATGTTGCTTCTATTATTGCTTCTAACATATTTGTACCTGCAGTGCTTACCGATGATTTTATTATTGGAATACTTACTATTAAAATTTCATTTGATTTAGTTGTATTTTTATGTATTATTAATATTTCACCTTCTGCATATTTTCCCAAATATGTATGAATTGATTTATTAAATATTCTTATTTCTTCTACTTTATATACATTATCATTAAAATTTGTTATTGGTGCTTTATCTGATGCATTTATTTGAATTAATATATATGTATTCATATTTTGACAAATAATTTTTGAATTTTCATATTCTGGTTTAAATTTACATGTAGACTCACATATTTTAGTATCATGTGAAATATTTATTGGTGCTGTTATATTACTACAATATTGACTATTTGTTGTCATTAATATAAGTAAATAAAGAAAAAATATAGTTTTATTTATATACAAATGAAAATAACTAGAAATAAAATACCTAAAATACTTAAAACTAATTATCAAAGTTATAAAAAATTTAATAAAAAATTAAAACATATACCATTTACCCTCAGACGAAATAAAAAATATAATATACATAACAAAACTCCTCCTAAAATTAAAACTATGGTTGGTGGTGTTCCAACTATAGTTAGTGGTGATCCAAATATGGTTGCTGGTGTTGATTTTAATTATATTGATTACTATAAAACACAAAAAGAGACATTTAATACAGGACAAGAACAAATATTTAATATATTAGAATTATTAATATCTAAATTTAAAATAAATCCTTATCAAACTAGTGATTTTAAAAATGATAATGATAAATTATCAACAACACTTAATATAGAATTACCTGAAGGAATTCTTTTAAATAAAATTACTACTGAAAATGGACAATTAATTAAAACATTACCATTTAAGAAATATACAAAAGAAACACAAATTAATTGGGATGAAGATAAAATGAAATTACAAAAATCTAGTACTACTACTTATGATTATGCATTAAGTCAAGCTAGAAAGATAAGAAAAATGTTTACTGGGGGCACCCCTCCTGGCGGCATGCTGAGTGAAGAGAACGACCCTCTCTCCATCGCCGCGGCTTCGGCTTCGGGCGCAACCAGCTTCGGCCACGAGTCGGACCGCATGCTGAGTGAAGAGAACGACCCTCTCTCCATCGCCGCGGCGCCGGCTGCGTCCGCGGAGGGAAAGAAGGAAGCCGAGGAGGCAGCGGCGAGGGAGGCGGCGAGGGAGGCGGAGAGGGTGGCGGCGGAGAGTGATATCGATTCTGCTATCTCTTTGTCATCACCAACCGAACCATTACCCACTAATATTATTAATTGTTCTAATGGTATTATCGATTGTTATGAAGAGTTAACACAAAAATATATTTTTAATTTATTAGATTACACAAGTAGTAAATATTTATTTATATCTAAAAATAATACCTTACAATTAGAATTAAATTTTTCAAATGATTCTGATGCAACTAAATATTTAATAGATATTATTACAAAATTTCGTAATGAACCTAAATCTGGTTTAACTAGAATGTATCTTGATCCAAAATTATATAAATATCTTGGAATATCAATTCCAACTTCTGGATCTACACAATCACCTGATTTATTAAATAAATTTAAAAAAATTGATGATTTAAGTAATGATAAATATAATGTTTATTTTATTAATAGTAAAATTAGTGAAAAAGAATACATATTTGGAAATTTTATTGGTCTTCAATTATTTAATGGTATTTTAATTGCGCTTCCAAAAAGTATACAAAATATAAGTAATTTACTTATTAAAACAAATTGGCCCACAAATTTTGCAACTACATTAAAAACATTAATTATTCCACAATTATCATATAATTTAGATAAAGAACGACAAATAACTAGTGCTCCTGCATGTCCTGCATGTCCTACTCCTTCTGTAAATCTAGATTCGTATTTTAGTAATAAAATGGCTGAAATTAATACAAGAAATTTATTTGCAAAAGCATTTATACCACCTGGATATGTAGAAATTTTTAAGTCATATAATTCAGGAAATGCTTTTGGACCAGCACTCCTATCACTAGTAGAAACACCTGAATCTGTATCATTAGAAGAACTACCAGGTGCTCCATCAATGGCATCAGCAGCAGCAGCACCAACTGCATCACCGACTACACCACCAACTGCACCACCGACTGCAGCCACAACTGGAGCACCATCTAAACCACCGGTTGAATCACCATCAGAATTAATTGATGAATTGAAACAAATAAAAAGTGTAGATAATGGTAAACGAATATTAATATATGTTATTAATTTAATTCTAAATGATGATAAAAAAGGTAAGTATAAAAGTTGGAAAGATTTATATGACGAATATATTAAAACAACTAATTCTACCATAACAAAAGAAGAGTTTATAGTAACTATTATAGAACAAATAGATCCAACAATAAAAGTGTTTCAAGATTTAATTGATAAATCCCCCCCACTCCAAGCAACTAGTGGAGGAAATAAAGAAAAAATATTAAAATATATGGGTGGTGCCATTCCTTTACAATATGGTGGCGATAATAATAGTATTAAAATTTATTTGTCTGAAATTAATAAATTATTTAATCAATTACATACTTTTATTGAAACAAATTTAAATGTGATTATAACTAGCGATAAAAGTGAAATAGATTGGTCAAAAAAATTGACTTCATCTAATTTAGACAGATATAATAACATTATACTACCAATTATTAATAAAATTCAACAAATAAAAGATTTAAATAATAGTTTTATTCCATTAATATCAGCAAAAAAAGATACTTTAAATACCTATTTAATTCAATTATTTGGTAGGGATTATATTAAAACTACTCCAGCTATTTCAAATAATAATTTAAATATGAGCAAATTTATAAAAATTATATTTGGACCTAATATTACAGGTGATTGGGATACACCAGCTAGTAGTTTAGATAATTTACGTAGAAAAATATATGATGGTGAAATAATAGATTGGATTAAAAGAAAATATACTGAAATTAATGCAATATTAAATACTATTTTAATACCAAATATGGAAGATTTAATAAAAACAAAAAAACCACAACCACCACCACCACCACCAGACAAGCCACTGCCACCAATATCATCACCACCACCAGCCCCATTAGTACAAGCTGTAAAAGCAGCAGCAGTAAATAAAAAATTAAAAGAATGGTATACATATTTATTAAAGTGGATAAAATTTAAAAATAAAGATGAAGAATGGAAATTAAATATGGAAGAAATTGACTTATTAACTAAAATTTTAGAAATTGATACAGATCCTAAATTAGAAAATGATGAAAAAAAACAAGATGAAATATTGTCTTTATTAAAACCAGAAATTGAAAGTAATACAGATATTGTTACAAAATTAAATACCTTAACTAAAAAAAAATTAATAGGTGGAAATATATTAGAAGAAGGATCACATCTTCTAGGTGAAGTAGCAGAAGGTGTAGGTGATGTAGCAGAAACAGCACTACACGGAACAGAAGATGTAGTAGAAACAGTAGCACCCGTTGTAGAAAAAGGAACACATCTTGTAGGTGAAGCAGCAGAAGAAGGATCACATATTGTTGGTGAAGCAGCAAAGGGTCTGGGTGAAGCAGCAGAAGAAGGATCACATATTGTTGGTGAAGCAGCAAAGGGTGTGGGTGAAGTAGCAAAAGAAGGATCACATATTGTTGGTGAAGCAGCAGAGGGTGTAACTAGTGTTGGAAAAAAAAGTGAATCTATTATAGGTAAGGCTGCTAGTAAAGCAGCTAATGTTGTCTCTGCTACTGCTAGTGCTGCTGCTAGTGGAGTTAAAGATGTAGGTTATGTAGCAGCAGATGCAGCAGGATATGTAGCAGAAGGTGTAGGTGATGTAGCAGAAGGTGTAGCAGAAGATGTAGGTGATGTAGCACCAGCTGTAGCGGTAGAGGCAATATCTTCATCTACAACAGCTGAACCACCAGCTGAACAACAACATGCACTACCAGCTGAACCACCAGCTGAACCACCAGATGAACAACAAGATGCATCACAAACTGAACCATCAGCTGAACAACAACATGCACCAGCAGCAGCAGCACCAGCAGCAGCACCAGTAGCAGCACCATCAGCAGAACCACTAGCAACACCATCAGCAGAACCAGTAGAAACACCAGCAGCAGCACCAACTACACCACCAACTGAACGACAAGCTAACCCAGAAGCTGAATTAGATAAATTAAAAGAACAATATCCTGAGCTACTTAAAAAACTAGAAGATCCACAAAATGTAGATGAAATGATAAAAGAGCTCTCTGAAAATTTGACAACTAATGATGGTGGTAGTAAAAGAAAAAAATATATTAAAAATAAGAAATATAAAAGTATTAAAAATAAGAAGTATAAAAGTATTAAAAATAAGAAATATAAAAGTATTAAAAATAAGAAGTATAAAAGTATTAAAAATAAGAAATATAAAAGTATAAAAAATAAGAAGTATAAAAAGTATTAAAAATAAATAATTATTAATAAAAAAAATTATTTATAAAAATGGTATATATCTCATTGTATCATTATCATAAATAGTAGCACGAAATGCATCATTATATCCTTCTACATAAACAGAATCTCCATTATAAATATTATCACAACCATATTCATTAGTGCAAGATTTACCTTTATGTGTTACTGGTAATTTAATCATATTATTTTTATCAGTCATAGTATAAAAATTCCATTTGTCTCTATTACTAATTAATGGTTTACCCATTAATGGTAAAATTTGTTCTTTTCCAGTCATTCTAGTTAATATTCCAACTTGTCTATATGTTGATCCAATAGGCTGAGTAGGTATATTAATAGGGACTATTGGTGTATTCCATGGAAAACTTCTAATAATATTATCATTTCGTAAAGGTGGCGCATAAGGATCTAAAAAAACATCTTGTTGTAAATTAGGTGAAATATATAATGATTGAGGTGGAGGTGGAGGTGGAGGTAGAGGTTGTAAATTATTTTTTTCTTTTATAACTATTTTATTAGTAGTATTATTATTAATATAAAATAAATAGACAAAAAATAGAATAATTAATATTAAAAATATTATAGTCATATTTTCAAAACATATAACTCCAGGCGGACATTTACGACTCATATATATTTTATTTAGAATATAAAATATATATCTTTAAAAATGATTAATTATTAATTTGAATAGTTTCTTGTAATTCTAAAATTTTTTTTGCAGCAGCAGGATCTTTATCCATTGCTTCTTTTAATTTTTTTTGTTCTAGAGAGGCTTTATTAACAACTTGTTTCATATTATTAGATGTTTCTTTATAATCAGATGGAAATGATTGAGGATATTTTTCATATAAAGCATCTAAATTAGTAGTTAATTCATTAACTATAGAACCAATATTTCCAGTTGTAATATTACCAATAGCCTGTAAAGAATTATTTAATAAAGGACCAAAATCAGATATTTGTTTCATCATATCATTTTGTTCTTTAAGTAAAAGTTGAGTTTTTTTTTCAATTTCTTTAATATTATCTGCAGTAATTTGAGTTTGTAAAAAATCAGTTTTATCTTGAAAATCTTTAGATTTATCAAATTTAACTGATATATCTTTAGTATTATTATTTTGTTTAATAGATTCAGAAAAAGCACTAGGTTCAAATTTAGATCCACCTGGAGTTTTTACAATAGTTCCTTCAATATCAAGATTAACTTTTTCATTATTATTTTCAAACCCTTCTTTTGTATTTTTGTTTTCATTATTTCTTACAGGAGGTGGTGGCACTTGCATAAATATTTCAGCTAAACCACCTAATAAATTAGTAGATAATAATGCTACTCCTAAAACAATTATCATATTTTTACTAAAATATAATGTTAAAAAAGCTACTAAAGTGAAAAAAGTAACAGCACCATAATTTCTATCCATAAAATAACCTAAAATATTAACAATAGATAAAAATGCAATAACATATAAAACATACTTATTTTGAAATAAATTAAATTTCATTATATTAATATAAAAGAAAATTTTACTATAATCTATTTATTTTACCTTATTAATAAATTTATTTAATAAATCTAATTCTTTTAATAAATCTCTTTCATCATAATACATTTCTTCTAATTCACTACTAGATAATTTATTAGATAATGTTATACTATTTAAGTAATTAAAAATGTTTTCTAAAGCTTTTATTTGTCTATTTTTAATTTCTAATAAATCACTAAGTTTTTTTTTATCTTTTTTATTTAGTAAATCATTTTCATATTTTATTTTTTTTAATTTTTTATCAAAATATTCAAAATCATATTTATTAAGGTCATTCATATAATTTATTTTTATTTTTTTTTTACAAAAAATTGTTTTATTAAAATATAAAAATATAGATATATAATATTTAGTATGAATAAAATTAATAATGAACCTTTGCTCACAGAAAATAATGATCGTTATGTAATGTTTCCTATTGTTGATCAAGATATATGGAAAATGTATAAAAAACAAGTTGATTTATTTTGGAGAGCTGAAGAAATTGATCTTTCTAAAGATTTATTAGACTGGAATAAATTAAATTCTGAAGAAAAATATTTTATTTCTATGGTATTAGCTTTCTTTGCAGCAAGTGATGGTATTGTACTTGAAAATTTAGGAATGAGATTTATGAGTGAAGTTCAACTAAGTGAAGCAAAAGCTTTTTATGGTTTTCAAATAGCAATGGAAAATATTCATTCAGAAACATATTCTTTATTAATTGATACATATATTAAAGATGAAATAGAAAAAAATAAATTATTTAAAGCTATTGATAATTTTCCTTGTATTAAAAAAAAAGCTGATTGGGCTATTAAATGGATTCATGATAAAAGATCAAATTTTGCTACTAGATTAATTGCATTTGCATGTGTAGAAGGTATATTCTTTTCCGGTGCATTTTGTTCTATTTATTGGTTAAAAAAACGTTCATTAATGCCAGGACTTACTTTTTCAAATGAATTAATATCACGCGATGAAGCTCTTCATACTGAATTTGCTGTATTATTATATAATAAACTTGAAAAAAAAATTAAAAAATCACGAATTATGGAAATTATTAAAGAAGCAGTTGAAATTGAAAAAGAATTTATATGTGATGCTCTTCCTTGTAGATTAATTGGAATGAATTCAACATTAATGACACAATATATTGAGTTTATTGCTGATAGATTAAGTTTACAATTAGATTGTGATAAAATTTATAATGTTACAAATCCATTTGATTGGATGGAAATGATTAGTCTCGAAGGTAAAACTAATTTTTTTGAAAAAAGAGTTGGCGAATATAGTTTAGCTACCAAAGATAATAATAATGAAAACTCATTTGAATTTAGTGAAGATTTTTAATATTTGTTTATATTATTAATGCCTAGTAATATAAAATATGTTTTATGGGTTAGACATTGTTATGCTTGTCATAATGATGAAAAAGGTTCTTTAGGTAAATGGATTCCTGGAACAGAAAGTAATCGTAGAGCTTATAAAGTAGATTCTTATTGTACAAAAGAACTTGGTGAAAAACAAGCTTTTGAATTTGGTAAAAGATATTTAAATATTCATAGTAAATTAAATGAAAAATTATATGATTTACCTGAAAGTAATTTAGAACTTCCTAATGAAGTTAAATTATATTCATCAGCATTGCCTAGAGCGATGGAAACTGCTAAATTAATATCTGGAGGAATGATTGAAACTTTATCAAATTTAAATTTAACTGAAAATTTAGATGAAGATGATAAAGAAGATTTAAAACAACTAATTGAAGAAAGTGTTCCTGGAGTAGGACCTAGTATACAGCGAGGAGGTTCTAATACAATAAAAAGAATAGATCATATTCAAGAAATTAATGATGGTGCTGGGGATAATGTAAATGCAATAACCAAAAAAAAAAGTGATGAGGCTCTTTGTAATTTAAATAAATTATTTAGTACACCAGATTATTATGAAATTAGTAAAACTATTTTAAGTAATAATGATAATCCTAGTAATTTTTCTACTACACAAAAAGAGGCCAAAAATAAATATAATGAGTTTAAAAAACATATTCTTCCAAAATTAAATAGTGATAAGTTAAATATTATTATTAGTCATAGTAGTTTTTTACAACAAGCTTTAGGATTTTCTGAAAAAAATAAAATGGAAAATTTAGATGCCTATTTAATTGTTTATGAAGATAAAAATTATAATTTTAGTGATAGAGATAGTATAGATACATTATTAACCTTAGAAGGAGAACCTAGACTTACTACTGGTTCTAGCAATGATAGTAGAGATTCATTTGATAGTTTAGCATTTGATGGAGGAAATGGAGAATTAGAAAATAATTATGAAGAAAAATATAGAATTTTATATTTATTTGCTCAAGATAAAATTAATGAAGATCCATTTAATCCACCTAACAGAAAAGAAAATAAAATACATTTAAAACCATTTAATGAAATTTTAAAAACTTATGAACAACCAAAAAGATCATTAGAAAATAAATATACAGAACCTATTGGAAGTTGTTCTGTTAATGATATTTGCGTTCCAGGATGTAATAAAGATGATGAAAAATGTGATAAAGAAGAAAAAATAAAAGAAAAAGAGTTACAAAGTAAATTAGCATATGCTACATATAGGGGTGGTAAAAATACTAAAAAAAAGACTAAAAAAAAGACTAAAAAAAAAACTTTAAAAAAGACTTTAAAAAAGAATAAAAAAAATACTAAAAAAAATACTAAAAAAAATACTAAAAAAAATACTAAAAAATATAGATAAAATTTTTTAAAATTGAAATTTATTTTTATTTTATTAAATAAAAATAAATAATGATTTCCAATGTAGAAGAAAATACTAATCTTTTGATTAATGAAGATATAATTAAAAAAGAAATTAATTTATTTATTAATAATTATATTAATTTATTAGATGATAGTGAAGGTATATATATGTATACCTATTTAGAATTTAAAAAAAAATATCCCTATATTTCTAGTAATTTAAATAAAATTATTAAAGATGAAATTAAAAATATTACAAATAATGTTAAAAAATAATTTAATAAATATTATATTTAAATATAAATGTGTGGAATAGCCTTTTTTTTAAGTAAAACAAATGAAAATATTATTTCTTTAATTATGCAAAGTATTACTTTTTTACAAAATAGAGGTTATGATTCAACAGGATTAGGTTATTTTTCTAATAATAAATTTAATATTATTAAACAAATTCAAACACCTAATTTAGATTCTATAGATTATATTTATAATGTAATAAAAAAAAATAATATTGTTAGTAATTGTGCATTAGCTCATACTAGATGGGCAACTCATGGTGGTATATCAATAGAAAATACACATCCTCATACATCTAGTGATAATAATATAGTATTAGTGCATAATGGAATTATTGAAAACTATTTTGAAATAAAAAATTTTTTATTAAAAAAAAATATTGTTTTTAATAGTGAAACAGATTCAGAAGTTATTTGTAAATTAATTGAATATTATAATACAATAGAATATAATACTGAAAAAAGTATTAAATTAACTTGTAAACAATTACAAGGAACTTGGGGATTAATTATTATTGATATTAAAAATAATATAACTTATTTAACAAAAAATGGAAGTCCACTTTTAGTTGGTTTTAATGAAAAATTAATTATTGCATGTTCTGAAAATATTGGATTTAATAATCATATTAAAAAATATATTAAATTAGAAAATAATAATCTATATAAAATAGAAAATAATATATTTTCTAAAATAAATAACAATATTGATATTATTGATGATCTAGATACTAAATATTGTTATCTTAATTTAGATAATGATATTAATATTAATAATTTTAAATATTGGACTATAAAAGAAATATATGAACAACCAAATAGTATATTAAATGCTATTAATAATGGAGGAAGAATTACTAATAATATTATTAAATTAGGAGGATTAGAATTAATTAAAAATAAAATTAATTTTATTGATAATATAATATTATTAGGTTGTGGCACAAGCTATAATGCTTGTTTAATTGCAAAAAATTATTTTAAACAATATAATATTTTTAATACAATTCAAGTTTATGATGGAGCTGAATTTACTAGTAATGATATACCAAATAAAGGAAATACAATTGTATTTTTTTCTACACAATCAGGAGAGACTCAAGATTTATATAAAAATATTGAGATTTGTCGTAAAAAAAATACTATTTGTATTGGAGTAGTCAATATAGTAGATTCAATAATTGCAAGCGAAGTAGATTGTGGAGTCTATTTAAATGCAGGAAGAGAAATTGCAGTTGCTTCGACCAAGTCTTTTACTTCTATGCTTATAATATATTCATTAATTAGTATGTATTTTTATCAAAATTCCAATAAATATCTTATTAATAATAATAATATTAATAATAATATTAGTAATATTTATTTATTACCAGATCAAATTAATAATATATTAAAAAATAAGATTAAACAGATAGAAAGTTTTAAAAATATTATATTAAATAAACTTGAAAATTCTTGTAATAATACACTATTTATTTTAGGTAGAGGAAATATGTATTCTATTGCACGCGAAGCAGCACTTAAAATAAAAGAAATATCATATATTCATGCAGAGGCTTATCATGGTGGTGCATTAAAACATGGTCCTCTTGCATTAATAGATAATAATATTTGTATATTTTTTATAATTGATAAAGAAAATAAAATAGATATGTTAAATTGTTATCAAGAAGTTAAAGCAAGAAATGGATATTGTTTTATAATAACAGAATTATCAGAATTAATAGAATTATCTGGAGAGAATACTGAAATTTTAATTATTGAAAAAAATATTTATCAAGAAATTTTATTTATTATTATTTTTCAATATTTAGCATATCAACTATCTATAAGTAAAGGTATAAATCCTGATAAACCTAAAAATCTAGCGAAGGTAGTTACTGTTCAATAAATTTTAATTTATTTGTCTTATTTTTTGTTTTATCTCTCCGGTAGATAAATTAGTTTCTACTATTATTTCAGTTTTTTTTCCATTATTATTTCTAACTATTTTTTCTAATTTATTATTACCTATTATATATATATTCCGAGTTTCATTAATTGAATTATTTATATTATTTGTATTATTAATAGAGAGATTAGTAAATAAATTATTTAAATTTATATTTGTATTTTTTTTATTTAAACTATCTCTATAATTAAAGAGATTATTCTCTCTATTAAAAAATGCTCTAAATAAATCATCTGGATCTATTTTATTTAAACTATTTAAATTATTTAAACTTATATTATTATCATAATTAAATTTTTTATCTTTATCTATTAAAATTTGATATGCTTCAGATATATCTTTAAAAATTTCAGAATCTCCTCCTTTATCTGGATGATGTTTCATAGCTAAAATTTTATAATTTTTTTTTATATCTTCTTGAGAACAATCTTTATTTAGATTTAATATTTTATAATAATCTTTCATTACAATTATTTAATATTAATGTTAATATATTTATATTAATATTTAATATTAATATTAAAACATTTTCCATCTTTCTCTGCTATTTTTATCTGGTAAGGTATTAGTATATTTTTTTAAAACATTTCTAGCTGCTTGATGAGAACCAGGTTTAGAAATGTCTCTACTATAAAATTCATTTACATTAAAATTTTCTCTTGTAATAAAATTTTCTACTTGAATATAATTATCTTCAAAATAAAATTTTAAATTTTTAATGTCAGTTATACCTTCATTACTAAATTGAATACTTGATTCTTTATCATTTATTAATCTTAATGGTTTATCCATACATTGTATTATATTATGTGATCCAATTGTAAAAAAAGTAGATCTATCAATTCTAATATTATTATTAATAACTCTTTTATTCATTGCATTATCTTCAAGTCCCCATCCCCAATAATTTGGAAATCCATTACATTTTTCAAAATCTTGACCTGTAATAGAAAATATACCTCCCAATGCAAATGTAAAACCATAAAAATGTTTAACTATACCATTTTTTGTTTCATAATTAAGAGTATTTTTAATACAAGGTATAGTATCTATATCATTAAATACTAAAGTTATATTTTTATAATCATTAGGATATTTACTTTTAATTGCTAAAAATCCTATATTTTTCATAGCTCCTCTATTAAATGATCTTTTGTCTAATTGATGGACATAAAATATTTCATAATCATCTTCTTTATAATCTTCTAATATATATTTCATATATATATCAAAATGCACTTTTTGAGGAGCTCTATTTCTGTATGGAACTAAAAAAATTATTTTTGGTATCATATGAAATTAAATAATATTATAAATTTTTAATTATAATTTAATTAATAGAATATTTTTCTAATATTTTTAATGGAATTAATTCATCTTTTTTTTGTTCTAATTTTTTAAAACATTTATTAATTGTAACTTCACTTATTTCACTAACTAAATTTATATTTTTTTTTGAAATATTTAAATTACAAATATGTGAAATAAAATATACTATCCCTGCTGCAATAGAATGTGGTGTATTTTCAGGAATTAAATTATTTTTTTCAATTCTAATTGCAACAAATTTACACAAATTTGTTAATTCTTGATTAATACTTAATTTACTACAATATCTTTCAATAAAAGAAACTGGTGTTGTTTTACATAATGTAATTTTTTCATTATTTTCCATATTATGTTCTAATCCATTTATTATAGATAATGCATTTTTACATCCTTTAGTTGCACTTGTATTATCTAAATAAAATATTGATGCAATTTCCTTTGCTGTTCTTGGATAAAAATTTACTCTACATGCTACATATATTGATGCCGCAATAATTCCATCTCGATTTAATCCTCTAAATGTTTTAGCTTCTGATATACTTTTATGATATCTAATAGCATCATCAATTATTAATTTAGGTAGCCCTGCATTATGAGCAATAATATGTATTCTTTGAAATTCATCATATTGAGACTTTTCTTTATATGGCATAGATTGCCACTCAGTATATCTTCTAATCTTTTTCATTTCATATGAACAATTACTATTACATATTACTTTACATCCAAATGATGATTCTTTTAACAATGGATTTACAGGCATACCACATCTAGTAGGATCTTGATTATTATTATCTTCTGCACCATAATATCGCCATTCAGCAGTATTATCTAGAGAATCTTTATAAATAATTCCACAACTATTATTTTTACAAACTAAAAATCCTTCATCTGATATATATAGTTGACTATTACAACATTCACATTTTTCTCTTTCACCTTCTTGTCTATATATACATTCAATTTGTTCTTCATTATTTAATTCAGATTTATATTCATTATCAAATAAATTCCATAAATGGTTATTTGATTGTTTTTTTTTATTTTTTTTAGTTTCTTTTGATGATAAACTTATTTTAATATCATTCATAATAATTTTTATTATGAAAATATATTTTTAATTCAATTTTATTTTATAATTATTTAATATATGGGTAATCAACCATCAAATATTAAAATGGATAATGACAAACTTTTAAAAAGAAATATTGATGCTATTGCTGCTAAATATATTTTAACACAAAATTTTAAAGATATGATTGATCTAAATAATCCTGAAGTATGTAATAATTTAGTTATAATTACTTCACAGATTATTAAAAAATCTTTAAATTGGAGAACTATATTATATTTAGACCAACATTTACAAGGTAAAGAAGTTATTGATAAAATGGCTAAAGATAGTGTTTTATATATGGATAAAAATGATATGGATAGTTTAGATGTTAAAAATAATATTAAAAAAAGACGTATGTGTATCGGAATATCTAAATTTTATATTAAAATTAATATTTTATTTTCTGCAATTGCTACTACATTACGTCCTATTATTGAAATTGGTAAAGATGTTATTGATGATAATAAATATGAAGAAGAAATTGCAGAAGAAAGCTCTATTAATAAATCTAAACAAGATTCTCAAGATTCTCAAGATTCTCAAGATTCTCAAGATTCTCAAGATTCTCAAGATTCTCAAGATGTAGATAATGAACCTTCTATAAGCACAATTCAATTAGAAGATAAAGAAATTTTAACAGGTGATATGCCAGTTAAAGTTTCTTTATCTGCAACTAGTCTTTGTGGTAAAAGATTAGTAGCATTAATAAATAAAAATAATTATAGTCCAGATAATAAATCATATACAATTAATCCTAATTTATGTGGATTTTTTAAAGAACAAGAAGGTAAAAATCTTTATCAAGAACCTGGTATTCCTGAATTAGAAACATTATATAAAGATCAATTTGATTATCAAACTGGAGAACTATTAAATTCATTAACTCCACAAGCTAAACAAGAATATCAAGATGCTGTTAATTTATTATATCAATCCTTCCTAGGTAAAGAAAATCCTACTAATACAATAACTAATAAAAAAAGTGCTCGACGTTTTAGTGATATTAAATTACAAGATTATGATATTGATAAAAAATGTGGTGATGAAGGAGTATTTACACAAATATTTAAAGGTAATGATGCTATTTTTAGAGAATATATTAAACGAATTCAAAAAATGATAGATGATAATAAAAAATATAATTTACAACTTGTTAATATTTTAAAACAAGTATTTATAATAGATAAAACCACTTCTCCATTTATTGTTACAATAAATCCTAATTTAACTGAAGCAATGCTAGATTCATTAATCAAAAAAACTAGACAAATTATAGTATCTCTTTATTCTGTATGTGAAAAAGATTTTTTGTATGTTTTAGAAATATATAATGAATTAATTGAAAGTAAAACTATTAAAAGTGTTGGTTATAATAAACAACAAAGTTTAAATGTTCAATCTATTCTTAGTAATAAACAAGCCAATGATGCATTAGAAAAACCTAATGTATTTGATGATGCTGTTAATAAAACTCAAGATTTAGTTAAAGATATTTTTTCTCAATCAGATACCAGTCAAGCAGATACAAGTCAAGCAGATACAAGTCAAGCAGATACCAGTCAAGCAGATACAAGTCAAGCAGATACCAGTCAAGCAGATACAAGTCAAGCAGATACCAGTCAAGCAGATACAAGTCAAGCAGATACCAGTCAAGCAGATACCAGTCAAGCAGATACCAGTCAAGATAAAACAGAAAAGGGTGATATAAATGGTCAAATAAATCCATTAAAAGTTGAAGATAACGTTAAAGATAAAAATACTAATATAAATTTAGATAAATTTATGGAACAAGCAAAAATAGAAGAATCTGATAATACTAAAATAGAAGGTAAAAGTGCTGATGAAATTAATAATCCTAATATATCTTTAACAGGAGGAAAAAAAACAAAAAAAAAGAGAGAAAAAATAACTAAAAAATATTCAAAAAAATTATAATAAATCTATTATTTAGTAAATATTTTTTTTTATTTTATTATATATATATGGTATTAACTGGATCTCTACGTAGACGTGTAGCACATTCAAATAAAAGACGTTTAAGAACATCAAGATGTAGTCGTAGAAATGAAAAAAGTTGTAAAAGAAATGCTAGATGTACATGGCATGTAGGTAAAAAACGTTCATTTTGTAGAAGAGCACATAATAGACAAACAAGAAAATTTAAAAGAAAATCTATTTTTGGACGTAGATAAATTATTAATTAATTAATATATATAATTATTTAATTAATATTTGTATAACAATTATCACGATTAGCATTATCAATTTTTTTTTCCCAATTACATGAGTCTTTATAAATCGGTGATGTTGTATTACACCATCTATGTAATTTTGGTAATGAATTATAAGTATCAAAATAATTTATAAATTTTATAAAATATTTATTATTATTTGGAAATGTATTTATAAAATTAATTTTAAAATATTGTTTATAAATTTTTGTAAGCATTTTGATAATATTAATTTTATATTAATATTATATTCAATTTTTAATTTCAATATCAGAAATATTAAAATTTTTACCTATTCGTTTTTTAATACTAAATTTATTTTTTTTTTGTTCATTAATATCTGAACTTCCCATAATTTTTTGTATTAATTCCATATAAATATGGGTTAATTTTTCACAATCTTGCCAATTTGGATTTTTTAATTCCCATTCTTTGATTTTACTTATTTGTTTTTTAGTTATGTAATCAATTCCTTTTGTTAATTGAATTCCATTATCTTTTTCCCATTTATTATCATCTTTAATATATAATATATTATTTTTATTATTTAAACAATGAATAGGTCTTTGTGTAGGTTCTAATTCTTTTAAATTTTTAATAAATATATTACTAACTCCTTCAATATATCCTTTATTTTTAGTATATAAAAGATCTTCTAAAGTTAATTTAATTTGATCTACAAATTGTGTTAAATTCATAGCATCTTTACAATAGTCATTTAAAATAATATTAATATTTAAATTATTATTAATTATTTTTTTTTCCACTTTATCTTTATCTGTTAGCTTTTTAACTGCAATTTTTAAAGAATCTATATCATGTTTTTGGTAATCATATAATTCTGCTTTTGTCTTTGCTTTTATGTGTTCATCTTTATTAACTAAAATTAAATTATTAGCTTTTTGACATATATTTTTATGTCTACAGAGTCCAGATAAATATTTATAAGTTTTTCCACACCATTTACAATCATAATTTTTCTCAGCTCCTTTTTGCTCGTTTTTGTTATCATTTATTATCATTTTGTGTTTCAGTGTCAAAAAATGACGTTCTAAATTAGATAATTTACATGTATTATAGTTACAAATTTTACATGAAAATTTTTCTGGCTCCTTTTTGCTCGTTTTTGTTATCATTTATTTATCATTATAAAAATTTCTCTAAATTTTTTAAAAAGAAAAAAAATTTTTTATAATAACAAATAGAATTTTTAGATTTTTAAAATTAGAGCATTATCGTCTAAAGTGATTTTTTTAAAAAATTTTTGAAATTTTAAAATCGAAAATCTAAAATTTCCCTATGGAATTTTTCAATTTTCAAAATTAGAATTTTTTTTTCAAAAATTTTTTTTTTTTAAAAATAATATATTATATTTTTTAATTTAAAGAAAATAGTTATCAAAATAACGTGCACAACCAATAGGATATATTGGATGATCTTTATCTAATCCACTAGGATCAGTACATTGTAATAATATATCATTTTTTATCAATATCTAATTTAATCCAGTCTTTATATTTCATCATATTTTTATGAAATATATTTATAAATTATTTTTGAAATCTAATCGTTTTAATTGTTCATTATTATAAATAAGATTACCAGAAGGTTTATAACTATTAATATCTTTAAATGTAGTTTTTTTATTAGAATTTAAATTAATATTATTAAAATCTTTATTTAACATTAATGTATTTATGTCATCATCATTATTTTTATTTTTATCTTTATCTTTATTATTATCTATTTTATTACCATAACCATCAACAATAATTCCTGTTTTTTTCTTTAATTCATTTCTAACATAACTAGGAACCCAATGTTTCCAAGAAATAAATAATAAATTTGGATGAGTATATCTTATATTAAATCCATTATCACGTAATTTATCAATTAAATATGCAATACATGCGCCATGATCAAACTTAGGAATACCAATCATAACTTCAGGAACTATATACCAACAAAATTGTTCATTAATTTGATGTCTAGATACAGTTTTAATTCTAGTATGTATTCTATTTAAAATTTTATTATAAGATTCTAAAGTATTAAGATCCCTAATCTGTTTTCTCTCATAAAGTTCATCTAAATTAATTTTAGTTTCAATTTCTTCATCTTTTGAATTAACATGAATTAATACATCCATAGTTAAAATTTAATAAGAAAAAAACTTATTAAATATATCATAAATATATTTAATAAATGACTATTAAACATTTAGTAATTGGAGGGGGTGGACCTGGTGGTTTTATTAACTATGGTATTTTAAAAAGAGCAAATATTAAAAATATTTGGAAATATGAAAATATAGAAACATTATATTGTACTTCAGCAGGAACAATTATTGGATTATTAATATTATTAAATTTAGATTGGTTATGGATTGATGATTATTTAATTAAAAGACCATGGAATCAAGTAATTAAAATTACTACAAATGATTATTGGAAAGTGATTAATAATAAAGGTATTTTTAATCAAGATTTAATTAAAATAATATTAGAACCATTATTAAAATCAGTTGATCTAGATATAACAAGCACATTACAAGATTTATATAATAAATTTCCTAAAGAATTTCATTGTTTTACATGTAATATTAATAGTGTTGAATTAGTAGAATTAGTTAATATATCTTATAAAACTCATCCTGATCTTTCTATTGTAGATGCTATTTTTATGAGTTGTAGTATACCTTTATTAACAAAACCAATATGTGAAAACAATAATTGTTATGTAGATGGTGGATTTTTAGCAAATGTTCCAATAAATGAATGTTTAAAAGAAACTAATTGTATGAATAATGAAATACTAGTAACAAAATATTATAGAAAAATGGAATCTTCTAATATTGATAATAAAACTACAACATGGTCTTATTTATTAGATTTAACATTATCATTGGTATGTAAATTAGTATTAGAATCTGAAAATAAACAAATATCAAATGTATGTATTATAGAAGGAAAAGTAGAAGATAAACCACTTGGAACATGGAAATATTGGATAGATGTATTAAATTTAGAAAGTGAACGCCAATGTTTAATAAATGGTGGTGAGGAAAGTTTAGATATTTATATTAAAAATAATCCACTTATAATATCTTCACTAAAATTTAATTATTATAAAATAGATAAAGAATTCTATAATAAATATACAAAATCTAATTTAATTTTAAAACGTAGTAATAGTTTTTAGAGAGAACCTTTAAAAAATTCCATTAAATTATTAACATCTGGTTTTGCATCATAATTATAAGTTTTATTATTTCTAACTAATTTAATTGTTGGATAACCTTCAATATTAAATTGTTTTACTAAATTACTTTCTTTATCACAATCTATCTCTCTAAAAATAATATTATAATTTTCTATATATGTTTTATCACTATTAATTTTTTCTTTAAATTCATCCCATATTGGTCTTGCTTTTTTACAATAAGGACACCATGTAGTATAGAAAAAATATATTATTATATCATTATTATCTTCTCCATATAAAAACTCTTTATTAGGAACATAACTTTTATCTAATAATGGTTTAACATATTTATCATATCCAAAAGTAGCAACAAATATAAAAATAATAGCTATTAGAATAGCTAAACTTATTGTAATTTTATTTTCATTAATAAATTTGATATTTTCTGTTCCAATAAAATCTGTTGTTGACTTACTAATATTATTTATAAAATTTTCATAAGTTTTTGTTAAATCATCTTGTGATGAATCATCGCTCATTTTATATTATATTATATAATATAAGAAATTAAGGATAACGCAATATTATTTTATATGTTATTTAGAGATAGATTTGGTAATATTAAAGAAATAAATAAATTAGAATATTTAACTGATAAAGAATATATTAGTAATTTATTATATGTATTTAATTATTATTTAATTAATGAAAAAAATACTAATGAAAATAGTAATATTATACAAAATTTATTAAAAAATAATAATATACCAAATATAAATAATAAGAATAATAATAAGAATATTAACAATACTAGATAAAAGAAATGTATTTTTAATTATTTTTTCATCATCTTTACTATCAGTGTTATTAATTAAATCTATTGTAGTTTTAAAATTTTCTATAGCTAAATACACTAAAGAAAATAAAATAATAAATTTACTTATATTAGATACATATTTTGGAATTGGTAATGGTAATATTATAAATATTATAATTAATCCAAGTATAATAGCAAGATTAATATAAATTAGACGCGTTTTATCAAAAAATAATGTTAAATTATCTGATAAATTCATTAATATATTAAAATATTTAAAATAGTTTTTTTCTCACTAATTTTTAATATGGTGAATAAAACAAAAAAAAATAAAATTTTTAAAAAAAATAAAAGTGTTTATAGTAAAAAACATTTTAATAGTGGTGATGGTATGTTAACTAATGTTTGGGGACCTGGTATGTGGCATTATTTGCATACTATGAGTTTTAATTATCCTATTAATCCTAGTAAAGAAGATAAAAAAAATTATAAAAATTTTATGTTAAATTTAAAAAATGTTTTGCCTTGTAAATATTGTCGTATAAATTTAGAAAAAAATTATAAATTTTATCCTTTAGAAGATTGTCATTTAAAAAATCGTGAAACATTTTCTAAATATGTATATAAATTACATGAAATAGTTAATAAAATGTTAAATAAAAAATCAGGATTATCATATTGTGATGTTAGAGAAAGATATGAACATTTTAGAGCTAGATGTACATTAGATAAACCAAAATTATTTAATTTTAATAAAAGTAAAAAAAAATCTCCAGAAAAGGGTTGTACAGAACCATTATATGGAAAGAAAGCTAAATGTATAATTAAAATAGTTCCTCAAGAAGAAAAGTGTCAAACTCTTCAAATAGATAAAAAATGTTTAAAATCTAAATAAATCTAAATAAATAATAATAATATTAATAATATTATTATTAATATATAAATATTCCTAAATTAGCAATTCTTTTTTCTTTGAGTTTTTTTATTTCTATGACGTTTTTTTCCACCTTTTGTCATATTATGTTGATTTAACATATTAACAATATGTTTTGGAGAATGTTTTGGAGAATGTCTCATTTTAACTCTATGAGGATTAGATGCACTCATCTTTACTGGACTTCTACGTGGACTTCTTGTTGGACTTCTACGTGGACTTCTACTTGGACTTCTACGACCCATTGGCATATTCTATTATATTATATAATTATATAATAATATTATTATTATTATATAAATTTGTTTAAAACTTTTATTTTATACTATATTTAATGGTAAATCCTTTTTTATATAAAATGGGTTGTGCAGGAATATCTTGTTTGGCAACACTCCCTTTAGATATAGTTCAAACTACAATATTAACAAAAGAAAAATATTCTTTTAATGTAAAAGAAATTAATGTAATAATATTTGCAGGATTATTATTTTCAATACAAAATACATTATATGAAAATAGTAAATTTTTAAATAATAAAATATTAAGAAGTGGATTAAGTGGATTATTAATTACACCTATATATATGTTTCTTGAAATAAATAAATTTTACTTAAGATATAAAAAATTACCTATGTTAGATTTTTCAAACAAGATAAATAATTTTATAACAATTATAACAATACGCGAAACAACAATGTATATATTTTTATATTATTTATTATTACAAAAAAATATTTATATAAATATTTTTGGAGCATTAATAGCAAATACATATGGAACAATAATTAGACTATATAGTTTACAATTAGGTTATCCTTTTATACAAAAATCATTTAATAAATATTTTTATATTATAGATATTTTAAAAACTAGTATTAATGATTATATAATTTTTAAATTATTATATAAAATATAAATATTACCTTTATATATCAATTAAATATTATATTGTTGTTTAATAATTTTATTATTTCTTCCAATAAATGACATGAATATATATATATTTTAAAATAATAAATTATTTTAAATATATATATGAAAAATTTAAATAATAAAGAACAAAAAAATTTATTAGATATTAGTGTTAAAATTTCATTAATTATACAAATAATTGTTGGAATTATTAGTATATTTGGTATTTTTATTAAATTAGATAAAAGTAATCTAATATTAAATAGAATTTTAATTATAGATACTATAGTGCAGATAATTGAGTTTATATTTTATGTATATTTATCATTAAATCTATACACATTAAATAATAATATAATTGCTTCACAACGTTATATTGATTGGGTAATAACAACACCAATTATGTTATATTCAACAATATTATTTATGGAATATGAAAATAATCGTATAGTAGGAAAAAACACAACTATAGATAGTATTAATAATAAATATGGTAAAGAAATATTGTTAATTTTATTATTTAATTTTGGTATGTTAGTATTTGGATATTTAGGTGAAATAAATTTAATTAATAAAAATATTGGTATACCATTAGGATTTGTATTTTTTGGATTTTCATTTAATAAAATTTGGGAAGTTTTTGCACAACAATCAAATATATCAGAAAATTTATTTTATGTTTTATTAGTAATATGGGCTTTGTATGGTGTTGCAGCTATGTTTTCTGTTATTCCAAAAAATATAATGTATAATTTATTAGATATTATTGCTAAAAATTTTTATGGACTATTTATATTTTATATTATTTTACAAAGATATATGGAAAATAATAATATTAAAAATATAAATGAATTATTTATAAGTATTATAAAATTGAAATAAATTATAATAAAAATATAAAAGTAATTTAATAATGGATCTAGTATCCATAGCAGATCTTTCACAAAAAAATAGAGAAGAATTAATAATTTTAGTATTTGAATTATTTTATCCAAATAGTAAAATTAAATATAATAAAATTTTTATAGATTCACTTTTATATAGTTCTGTTTTTATTAAACAAATATATTATAATAATTATATAGATCCATATAATTTTGATAAAGAATTTGGATGTGGAACATTTCAAGAATTAGTTGATTGTTTAAGAGAGAAAAATGGTGAAAATTATAATTTACAAAATATAATAGATAATTTTCTCTCAGTTAAAATAGATTAAATATATAATATTAATATATATATGAAACCAATATATATTAATATCATTTTTTATATTTTATCTATTAATAGTTTTATTATACATAATATAGTATATAAACCAATTAATAATAAAAAAATAATTATGTATTATGACGAAACGCGTAATTATGATAATCCAATAACTATTTTACCAAATAGACAAACACAATTAATAATAGATAATTGGTTAAATGCAACTATAGCACTTAAAAATAATAATATAAATATATTACCTGAAGATTTTATAGATACAAATATATCAAAAGATTTATATGAATTTAAAGTTTTTTTATCTATCAATAAAAATTCAATAAATAATGTTTATTTTTCTTGGATACCTGAAACACATAAAGAAAATAAACAAGTAGTATATTTAATAGCTGGTAAATTTTTAAATAGTGAATTACATATTTATAGAATTGCACAAAATCCATATGCTGCAAATTTACTAAATATTAATAGCAAGGATTTATTATTAGATTTACATAATTATTATAAAGATAATACAGCTATTAAATATTTAAAATTTGATGAATTACATAAATATGATAAAAGATATTTATGGTCATGGAGTATTTAAGTATATTGATTATTAAATTGACTAAAACTATTCAACCAAGGAACTGGTAAATAAGGATTATTTTTTCCAGCTTTATAATTAGGAACTTTTTTACATTCAAATGAAGGCTCTGGACAACGTGCACAAGGAGGACATGGAGGACATTTTGTTTTACAATTTCCACAATTTAATGTTGGACATTGAGGGCAAACTGGAGGAACAATTTGTGATTTTAAAATATATAAATCTTCATCACCAACTGGTATTTGAGATCTAGGAATTCCTTGCTGATATTCTAATCTTTTTTCTTTACGTTTTAATTTATTTAATTCTTTTTGATATTCTTGTTGAAGTTCTTGATCATATTCACTATTAACATTTTGTCCTAAATTATTTTGATATTGTTGATTAATATTATCTTGATATTGTTGATTAATATTATCTTGATATTGTTGATTAATATTATCTTGATATTGTGTTATATCATTATTTATATTTTCTTGGACTCTATTTTTAATATATTGAGGAATAGTAATATTAGGATTAACGCTCTTTAAACAAAACCACCAATCAGTTGAATTAAAAGGATAAAATTTACATTGTTCAGTTAATTTATCGCATTTACTAATACATTGTTCTTTAAAATTAACTATTCCATTTTCCTGAGCTTCTTTTTCACATGCATTTATACATCCTTGATCAAATGTATTTTGGACATTTGGACCTTGTTCAAAACCCTCTAAAGTTTTTTTATTGTAACGATTACCAATACATGCAAATATTATAATAGCTGCTAATAATAAAATAAAATATAGATTTGTATCTTTCATATATATAAAAGGTGACGAAAAAAGTTTATTATATATTTTAAAATAATATTGATTAAAAAAAATAGCTAAAATATATAAAAAAATGACTAATAGAAAAAAAGATATTTTAAATGTATCTTATAATAATGATGATAATATTATTGAAATTGGATTAGATGAAGTTGGTAGAGGTCCAATGTTTGGACGTGTCTATACTGCAGCTGTTGTATTACCATTAAAATCATCAAATTTTGATTTTAGTATTTTAAAAGATAGTAAAAAATTTCATTCTGTTAAAAAAATTAAAGAAGTTTCAGAGTATATAAAAAAAAATTGTTTATCATACTCGATAACATGGAAAGATGAAAAAACAATAGATAATGATAATATACGTATTGCAACATTTAAATCAATGCATGATGCTATAAATAATATTATTGATAAAAATAAAAATAATAATTATTTTATTTTAGTTGATGGAAAAGATTTTATTCCATATAATATTATTGATAATAATAGTATGATAAAAAATGTTGAATACAAATGTATTGAAGGTGGTGATAATAAATATTGTTCAATTGCAGCAGCATCAATATTAGCTAAAGTAGCTAGAGATGAATATATTGACAATTTATGTCAAAATAATCCTAAATTAAATGAATATTATCAAATTGGTAAAAATAAAGGTTATGGAACTAAAGTTCATTTAGATGGTATTGAAAAATATGGTATTTCATGTTGGCATCGCAAAACTTTTGGGATTTGTAATAATACATTTGAAAATAATGAATTTAATTTATAGTTTATTGATAAAGATTACACCTAACTATTTTAATGTTTTGGGCTAAAATGAATAGGATTAACATGAATTGGACCTGGAGGATGAATATTAGGTTTTACGTGAATTGGTCCTGGATAACCTGGAGGAGGCCCCCATGTTGATGGGTCTCCTCCTATATTATGATTTGTTTGTGGTGGACTCCATGTTGCTGGATCACAACCAAAGCCACCACAATGAGTTGGAACTGGAACTGGAACTGGAACTGGATAAGGTTGAGGATAAGGATCAGGTATAGAAGATGGTGACCATGTATCAGGATCACCACCAATTATTTCTGGTATTACTACAGGCGTTAAACTATTTGGATTTTGATTATTTCTTATATATAAGAAAAAAACAGCAAGTATTACTAAAAATAATATTAATATAACAACTCCATTTTTCATAATTATATATTAATATAAGAAAAATAAAATTTTTTATATTAATTATAATGAAGGAGGCCAAGGATAAGGAGGTAATGATGGACCTAGAGGTGGACCAAATTTTTTAAAATTATTATATTTTTCACAATTATATTTATTAATATATTTCTCTCTTAAATTATCACTTAAATTATTAAATTTATTATTAAATTTATTATTATTACTCATAATTAGTGGAAATAATATTATTAATAATATTAAAAACCCAGATATAGTCAATATATTTTTACTTTTCATATATATAAATAAAGAAAATTTAACGAGATCTTTTTTTTGTTTTTTTATTATATTTTTTACCACCAATTCTAGTTGTTGTTAATCTTTTAGAATTTATAAATTTACTTGTAGAATCATCATCTCTATGTTTATAATATGATAATAATATTAATCTCATATTTTTAATTAATTTTTTTGTTTTTTCTTCTTTTTCTGCAGGTGTAAATTCTCGCATTTCATCTAAACGTTGTTGAAAACTTTTGGTAAATTCATTATCAATATCATAATCACTTTTTTTCAAAATTTTTCGGGCTTCTTTACGTGTTATTTCAGAAATAGATGGAGATTTTTGTTGTCTAGTAGTAAAATAATCAAATAATCCACCACCAGTTATCATTACTTTTTCTTCTAAAACTTTAAGTAATAATCTATCTAAATTTAAACTTTTAGATAAAGTATTTTTTGTTAAATTTTCAATATATGAATCAATAACATAATTTCCACTTGTTTGTTTTATTTTTGAAATATTTGTTTCATTAAATTTATAACCTGAACTTACATCTAGCCACCATTCTGAATATTTTTTTATTGAATCAAAGTGTTTTTTAAAATAATTAAAACATTCCATTACTAAATTTTCATCTAATCTTTCTTCTACTTCTCTTGTTAAATTTCTACTTCGTTCTAATGATTTAATTGTTTCAACATAAGGTATTAATATTTTTTTAATTAATTGTTCATTTAATAATATTGGTTGAGGAAGATAATTATAATTATCACTTTCAATATTTTTAATAGTTTTTTTAATAATATTTGGTATTTTATTTTCTGGTATACCTTCAATATTATTTTTAATTATAAATATTATATTCCAATATCTAAGATGAACGCTATTATAATTTTCTCTAGAAGAACTTACAAATTTAGTAACTCCATTATAATAACCATCTTTCATATTATTAGGAAAATCTATAATATTTTCTATACATTGTATAGCTGTATCACATTGAGCAGCAAAATTAGTTAAAATATATGTTTTTGTTAATGATTCACTTGTTGTATCTTCTGGTAATTCTAAATATTTTTCATAATCATTTATGAGTGGAATTAAATAAGTTGCTAAATTATTAATATATATACTATCTTCACTATTTAATACATTATTAGTAAATCTCCCTCCTTTTATTTTTTTTTTAAAACCCATTATATAATATATAAAGAAAATTGAATTAATTATTAATATCTATATATATTAATATGAAATGTAACTTAACAAATAAAAAAATTATATATCCAGTATTAGGAAAAGATGGATATCTATATGAACATGCAGAAATAATTTATTATTTAATTCGAAATTATAAATCACCTAAGACAAATGAATCTATGGATATTTTTGATTTAATTATTTATAGAAATAATAAACCAAAATATAATTATGGTTTTATTAAAAAAACATTTATAAAATATTTAATAAAAATTAAAAACTTTATTCTAAAATAAAATTAATTGTTTTATTAACAATAAATTTTCTGTAATTTTCACGTTTAATAAATATTTCTTTTTTATTATTATTTTTTTTTGAAAATTTCCAATCTTTAAATTTAAAAACATATTTATTATAAGTTGCTCCTCTCCATAAAGAAGAAGAAATAGCTAAATCAGCCCATATATTATCTAATATATCAGGATGACCTACATCTTTATAAATAGTATCACTATATAATTTATTTTTAACTATAATAGGATTTTGGTATTCTGGTAATATAATATCAGAATCATATAATTTTTCAGCTTTAATAGATAAAATATCAGCAAATGGAGAAATTTTTTTATTTGAAAAACCATCAAAATTTATATTAGGAATAGTTATAGGATCACATAATACTATTTTATTTATATAATTACATTCTAAAATTTTATCATTAATTGATGAATGAGAAAATAAACTAATATAATCAACTTGTAATTTATCTGTTATATCTTCAATATCTTTATATAAAAGAGGTTTATAATCTGTATTTAAAATAAGTGTAAAATTTTTACTTAATTTATTTTGAATATTTGAATATAAAAAATTTGGCATTATACCAAATAAACCTGTTGAAAAAAGTAATGGAGGGCCATTTCCTTTAATGTCAATAGATTTTCCAGAATTTAATTTAATTGAAGGTGTTAAAAAATATATTACTGCAAATATTATATAATACATATATTAATATTATAATATATTTTTATATATATATGAATAATCAATTAAAAAATAATAATAAAAATAATAATAATAATAATAATAATAATAATAATAATAATAATAATAATAATAATGAAATTAAATATAAATATTATTTTTTATCATTTTTATTAATAGTTTTTTTAATAAATATATATTTATTATTAAAATGTAAAGATAGAGTAATATACACAATTTTATTATTAAGTGTTATAACACAATTTTGTTTATTTTTTATAGTTATTTTTAATAAAAAAAAATTATTAAATTTTTTTCATAATATATATTCAGTATTAGTAATATTAGGAATACTATTTTTAAAAAATATTTATTTATCATTTTTAATATTTATTTTATTTATTGCAACAATAACGAGAGAAATTTTTAATGTATGTTTATTTTATCCTGATAAAATAAAAGGTATTAATGGAACAAATACTATTTTAGTATTAATATCAATAATATTTTTGAGAATTTTTAATGAAAAAATGTATAATAATTTATTAAAATTTTAATATTATTTTATTTATATATGAATAAAATAATAATAAATAGTGTTATATTTGCAATTATTTTAAATGTAATACTTTCATTCTTTTTTACATGGACAGCATCAATAAAAGAAAAAAATATTATTAATAAATCTGAAAATTTAGATTTTAAACAACAAATAACTTATATATTTATTAATAATGAAAAATATATATATTCCAGTACATTAATTATAGCATTTATAGTTGCACTTTCAATTGGATTATCTGAAAAAATATCAATAATTAAATAAAATAAATTTATCCATATAAATAAATTATTAAAGTCATTATTGCACCAATTGCACAAATAAAGGCTCCAATAGGATCTAATAAAATATGATCAGGTTTTCCAGTATAAACTAAATATTCTCCTATAAACCAAATAAATGCTCCAATTAAAATAAAAATTAATGTAATAATATTAAGTATTGATTTATGTTTTTTAATAAATGTATTTTTTCTATTATTATTATCAAATATTAACCATAATATAAATACACTTATAGAACCTATAATAAAACCTTCTTCCATAATTAATTTATTTTTAAATAAGTAGCTAATACTAAAACCGATACAAAATACTATAATAAATGATAATATAAATTTAATAAAATCCATTATATATTAAATTAATATAATATTAAAAATATTAATTTAATATTATAAAATGTTAGTATTAGTTTTTGATACTGAAACTAGTGGATTACCAAAAAATAGATATTCTTCAATAGTAGAAACAAATAATTTTCCATATATTTTACAATTAGCATATATTTTATATGATACAGAAAAAAATTTATTAATTGAAAAATTTAATACATTAATTAAAATAGATAAAAATGTTAATATTGAACCAAAAAGTATTGAAATTCATAAAATAACATATGAAAAAACACAAGAAAATGGTTTAGATATTAATTATGTATTAGAAAAATTTAATAAAGTTTTAACTATAACAGATTTAATAATAGGACATAATTTATCATTTGATAAACAAATGATACAAGTCGAAGGTTTACGTAATAACAATCCAATAAATTTTATACGAAATGGTTCAAATATTTCAAATTATTGTACAATGTTAAATTCAGTTAATTTATGTAAAATTTCTTTTAAAAATAATCTAAATAATTATAAAAATAATTACAAATATCCAAAACTTAGTGAATTAATTTACTTTTTATTTAAAGAAGAAAATATTAATTTTCATGATGCATTAATCGATATTATTTATACATTGAGAGCATATTATAAATTAACAAAAGATATAGATCTTTTTACTATAGATTTTAGTTTTAATAAATTATTAAATTAATATATATTATTTAATTAATTTTTTATATAATTCATTAATGACAACAAAAGTTACAGAAATAATAGAACCATATAACATTTTAATAGTATCCTCATGTAATTTATAATTTTTTATTTTATCAAACATTATATTATTAAAATTGATTTAATTTTATATTATTTTAATTATTTAAAATAACATATAATGAAAGATATTGAGGATTTTATTAAGACAAAGGGGGTTAAAACTGATGAATATAATACAATGAATCATGATGAAATTAATAAAAATCTTTCAGAATATAATATTATAATTATAGAACTACTTAATTGGATTAAATCAAAACACTATCTAACATCATTAGAACATAGTAATCAATTATATGAATTATTTAAAGTAGAATTTACTAATGCATTGCGACGACATAAAAAATTAAAACCAAATACTACAAGAAAGTCAGTTATTTTATATGTAATTAAACATTTTATTAAAATAGATGAATTGCCAGAAGATTTACAAAAATATTTTGAATTATTAAAATTGTTACTGAGAAAAAAACCTTTTAGAAATAGTTCTGGTGTTACTATTATCACACTGATTACAGCCCCTTTTCCAGAATATACAGATGAAAATGGAAATAAAAAAACTCAATCTTTTAGTTGTAAGCATAATTGTTATTATTGTCCTAATGAACCTGCACATGAAGGTAATGGTAATCAAGCTCAACCTAGAAGTTATTTATATTGGGAACCAGCTGTTCAAAGAGCTAATGAACAATCTTTTAAAGCTATTGGTCAAATGTTTTCAAGACTAGATAATTATTATGCAATGGGTCATATTTGTGATAAATTAGAAATAATTGATGAAGGTGGAACATTAACTGAATATCCTCCTGATTATTTGGAAGAGTTTCATAGAAATGTATTTTATGCAGCCAATGAATATTTAAAATTTAGAAAACTATTCCCTAATTATGATACAGAAAGTGGTGACCAATTTGATCTTAAGTTATTAGATAAACTTAGAAAACCACTTAGTATTAGAGAAGAAATTGAAATTAATAAAACTGCAGAGATCCATATTATTGGCATTTGTATTGAAACACGACCAGATGCATTAGATGATGTTTGGTTACAAAGATTTAGAAAATGGGGAGTAACTCGTATTCAATTAGGAGCTCAACATGTAGATAATGCAATTCTTAAAAAAGTTAATAGAGGTCATACAATAGAACAATTATTATGGGCAATGCAATATTTATTAGATAATTGTTTTAAAATTGATATTCATATTATGCCTGATCTTCCTGGTGCAACGCCACAAATTGATCGAGATATGTTTGATTATGTATATAGTATTGTTTGTCCTGATCAAATGAAAGTATATCCATGTGAAGTTGTTCCTTGGACTATAATTGAAAAATGGTATAAACAAGGAAAATATGAACCATATTTTGAAAATAATCCAAAAGATTTATTTGATGTTGTAAGATATTCTATGGAAACTTGTCCTAATTGGTGTAGATTACCTAGAGTAATTAGAGATATTCCATCTAATTATATTCAGTGCGGAAATACTCATGCTAATTTACGCCAAATGATTGATACTCAATTAGATCGAGAAGGTGTAATTAGTAAAGATATTAGATCTCGTGAAATTGGTCGTCATACAAACTATTATAATAAACCAGCTCAATATAGTTCTACATATTATTATGCTAATAATGGTCATAATTACTTTATAGAATATGAAAGTACAGATAAACGGGTATTATTTGGATTTATTAGACTTCGTTTTGTTGAGAAAAATAATATGACAATATTTGATGTATTAAAAAATAGAGGTCTAATCAGAGAATTACATGTATATGGAGATACTACAGCTGTAAATACTTATAATAAAAGAGGATCTCAACATAAAGGAATTGGTAAAGGCCTAGTATGGGAAGCTGAGAGAAAAACAATGGAACAAGGTTTATATGGAATTGTTGTAATTAGTGGCGAAGGAGTTAAAGGTTATTATGAAAAGTTAGGATATAGAGAAGATGATGATGGTAATTTTATGATTAAAGATTTTCCATTTTGGAAAGTTTGGTTTTATATGTTTATAAAATTTATTATTAACTATTCTAAATATTTAATTACTGAACCTATCAAAATAGAATAAAATTGATAATAAATTAATAATATTTAATATATATAAAATGGAATCAGAAAATAATGATACAATATATGATCAATTTTTATATATAATTGATCAGGCTATTGAACAAGGAGATCCTAATATATTACAACAAGCAATAAAAATATATAAAAATAAAATTTCTAATAACTATATTAAAATGGCAGAAGATATGTATAATACATTAGTAATAGAAAAAATAGATTTATTAAATATTTAAAAATAATATTTTTATAATATAATGAAAAATATTATTAAATTTTTTATTGTAGGAATAACAGGTATGATTGGTGGTATATTAATTACTAATAAAATTACTAATAAAACTACTAATAAAATTACTAATAAAATTAAAAAAGATTCTATTTGTCAAACAGATATAGATTTAAATTATATTACAAAAGCAATAGAATCATTAGAAGATCTAGAAAGTATAAATAATGGAACATATAAATGGAAATTTGTATAATAATTTAAAAAGAATTTTATATAAATTATTATATGAAGATTGAAAATGAGGTTAAGCTTACATTTGATGATGTAATGATTAAACCTAAACGTAGCACTTTAGTTTCTAGAAATAATGTTTCATTAGTAAGATCATTTAACTTTAGACATTCATCACAAAAATGGGAAGGTGTTCCAATTATTGCAGCAAATATGGATACAATTGGAACAATATCAATGGCAAATGAATTAACAAAACATAGAATGTTAACAGCATTACATAAATTTTATACATCAGAAGATTTAACAAATGTAAATTTAAGTAATAGTATTTTAACAATAGGTGAGGGTAAAATTCCAGATTTTTTAACGGATAAAAAATTTTATGATAAATATAAATTTTTATTAGTTGATGTTGCAAATGGTTATAGAGAATGTTTTTTAGAATTTGTAAAAGAATTACGAGAGAAATTTCCTAATAAAATTATTATTGCTGGAAATGTAGCAACAAGAGAAATGACAGAGGCATTATTACTTGCAGGAGCAGATATAGTTAAAATTGGTATTGGCCCAGGTGCAGTATGTACTACTCGTAAAGTAACAGGTGTTGGATATCCTCAATTATCTGCAATATCTGAATGTGCTGATGCTGCTCATGGTCTAAATGGTCATGTTATTGCTGATGGTGGTTGTAAATCTCCTGGTGATATTGCAAAAGCATTTGGAGCAGGAGCTGATTTTGTTATGTTAGGTGGTATGTTAGCTGCTCATGATGAATGTGAAGGAGAATTAGTACAAGAAGGAACTGAAAATTATAAAATATTTTATGGTATGTCAAGTAGACCAGCACAAGAAAAATATTATGATAAAGTAGCAGATTATAGAGCATCGGAAGGTAAACGAGTTAAATTAAAATGTAAAGGACCAGTTAATGAAACAATAAAAGAAATATTAGGTGGATTAAGAAGTTCTCATTCATATATAGGTGCTACAAATATAAAAAATTTTCCAAAATGTTGTACATTTGTGAGATGTACACAAACAACAAATGAGGTATTTTCAAATTTATAATAAATATATTTAACCAGAACACATTAGACAACCCTCATTTTGATCATTATTTTTACTTTCATTATCTTTTTTTTTCTCAGGTTCAATAGTAAATTGTTGTGCTTGATGTTGAGCTTTACGTCTAAGATAATAAATTCCTGTTTTAAGACCTGATTTCCAAGAATAGAAATGCATATTTGTTAAAGCTTTAACACTGGGTGTTTCCATCCATAAATTAAAACTTTGTGATTGACAAATAAATGCACCTCTATCTCTTGCCATATCAATTAAATCTTTCATTGGTAATTCCCAAACTATTTTATATTTTTCTTTAATAATATCTGGTATACCATTAATGTATTGAATACTACCTTTATTTGCAATAATATTATTTTTAATTTCTTCATTCCATAAATTTAGATCTATTAATTCTTTCATTAATTTTTTATTAACTAGAATAAATTCACCTGCTAATGTTCTACGTGTATAAATATTACTTGTATATGGTTCAAAACATTCATTATAACCTAAAATTTGACTTGTGCTTGCTGTAGGCATTGGTGCAATTAATAAACTATTTCTAAGACCATATTTTTTAATATTTTTTTTAAGTTTATTCCAATCATAACGCGAAGATGGTTTAACATTCCACATATCATATTGAAGAATACCTTGACTAGCCGGTGAACCTTCAAAAGATGAATATGCACCAATTAAATTTTGATCTCTACTATTAATTAAAGATATTTCTTTTTTATTTGGTCGAATATTTCTAAGTGCTTTTTCAATATTATCATCATTTTTAATAGCATTTGTGATACTTGCATCTGTTACATTATATATATTATATTCAGTACATATATCTAAATTATCATCTTTAAAAGTCCAATTTCCATAATTATATTCTGATTCTAAATATTTTAAATTTTCAATTCTTTCTTTAGATAATTCAAATGATTTTTCTAAAGCAGCATGATAAATAGTTTCAAAAATATTTTTATTAATATTTTTAGCTTCATCAGAATTAAAAGGCAGATCTAATTCAATAAATAAATCAGCTAATCCTTGAACACCAATACCAATAGGTCTATGTAAAATATTACTTCTTTTAGTTTTTTCAGTAGGATAAAAATTAATATCAATAACATTATTTAAATTTTCTGTTAATATTTTAGTAATTTTATGAAGTTTATTATAGTCAATTGTAGGTCTAAGTAATTCTAGACATTTTTTAAATCCACCGATTAATTCTGTATTATCATTATTATATAATTGTGGAACTGTTAATAAATTAGTTTCTATTTTAAATAATTCAAAACTTTCATTATCTAATAATGTTTCTTTAAAGATAATATTATTTTTATTTAATAGATTTTTTAACATTGTGCACCATATACAATTTTCTTTTGTATAAATATTTACATTTTTTAAATTATGTTTTGCAGGTATAATAAATTTAGGTAAGGCAATAGATGCTAAATTACAAACTGCTGTTTCATTTTCATTACTATATTCAATAATTTCAGTGCAAAGATTACTAGATTTAATAGTTCCTAAATTTTTTTGATTACTTTTTTCATTACAAGCATCTTTAAATAAAATATAAGGAGTTCCTGTTTCCATTTGTGATTCTAAAATTTTAACCCATAAATCTCTAGCTGGTATTTGTTTAATATATAATTTTTCATCTTCATATTTACAATATAATTCTTTATATTTATCTCCATAAACATCTGATAAACCAGGTGCTGAATCTGGGCAAAATAGACTCCAAGATTGATTTTCTTGAACTCTTTCCATAAATAAATCAGAAATCCATAATGCATAAAATAAATCTCTGGCTTTACTTTCTTCATCTCCGTGATTTTTTTTTAATTCTAAAAATGTTTCAATATCTGCATGATGCGGTTCAATATAAATAGCAATACTACCATTTCTTTTACCACCTCCTTGATCAACATATCTTGCTGTACTATTAAATACTTTTAACATAGGAACAATTCCATTAGAAGTTCCATTTGTTCCTCTAATATGACTTCCAGTAGCTCTAATATTATGAATATGCAAACCAATACCTCCAGCCCATTTAGAAATTTTTGCACATTCTTTAAGTGTATTATAAATTCCATCAATACTATCATCTTCCATTGCTATAAGATAACAAGAACTTAATTGTTCTCTCATAGTACATGCATTAAATAATGTTGGTGTTGCATGAGTAAACCATTTTTCAGACATAAATTTATAAGTTTCTTTAACTTTTTCAATATTATTTCCATGTATACAAATAGCAACACGTAAAAACATATATTGAGGACGTTCAATAATTTTATTATTAACTTTAATAAGATACGCTCTTTCAAGTGTTTTAAATCCAAAATAATCTATTAAATAATCTTTATTATGATCAATTAAATTATCAAACAGCTCTTTATTATTTTTTATAATATTCCATGCATTATCATTAATAATTGGACTATTTTTACCATTTATATCTTTAAATTCATATGCCTCTTTCATTGTGTTATAAAAAGATTTATTAGTTTTTTTATGTAAATTTGAAATTGAAATTAAAGCAGCTAACGTAGAATAATCTTGATGAATAGTAGACATAGATGTGCATTGTTCAGCTGTTAAAATATCAATTTGTTCAGTAGTAATATTATTATATAATTGATCAATAACTTTCATTACTAATAATGAATATGGAATATTTAAATTAAATTGTAATCCTAATTTTCGTACACGTTGTAAAATTTTATCAAAAGCAATATCTTCACTTTTTCCATTTCTTTTAATAACATGCATTTCATCAGATTTATTCATATTATTTAATATAATAATATTATTTTAAATGAAAATCAATTTTAAATAGTATTATTATAAAAATATTAATATTTAAATATATAATAAAAATTAGTATAAATTTATAATGTTTGGAGAGAAAATAGAAAAAAAAATATTTTTATCTCATGCCTGGGGAAATGATTCTTTAAATAGAGATAATCATGAACGATGTAAAGAATTATATAATTTATTAGTAGATAAAGGTTATTCTGTATGGTTTGATGAAAATGATATGAAAGGTAATATAGATAATAGTATAATGAAAGGAATAAATAATGCAAAAATAATATTATTATGTTTAACTGAAAAATATTGTAATAAAATAAATTCTGCTGTTAATAATAATTTACCAAATGATAATTGTTATAAAGAATGGAGTTATAGTTTATTTAAACAAAAATTAATTATTCCTATTATAATGGAAGATAATATGAAAAAAATTTATACTAATACTGATGGTATTATTCAAATGTATTTGAATAATACATTATATATTGATTTATCTGAAAATATTAAAGATAATTTATTTAAAATAATATCAACATTAGATTATTATAATATTTATCCAAAAAATAGTCCAAATATAACTCCAAATAATTCAAATAATTCATTATCTAATTATTTTTTACAAAATAGCTCTCCCATAAAAAAAAAGAGTCCAAATATAACTCCAAATAATTCAGAAAATTCATTATCCGATTTTTCTTTTATTAAAAAAAAATCCACTAATATTTCTCCTAATAATTCAACTAATTATTTACCTAATTTTTCTAATGATAAATTATTACATGAAATTAATAGTAAATTTGGTATTAAAAATAAAAAACAATCATTTAAAATAATTTTAAGAGATAAAAAAAAAAACTATACATTTAATTTATTTTATAAATTAATATTTAAGAATTTTAAAAATAATAAAATAAAAGTCTAAAATATATTTAAAAATATATAAATATTCTATATTATGAGCGAAAAATTTTTAAATCAAATTAAAGAATCTACAAGAAAAAAACGTTTAGAATTAATTAATAAAAATTTATTAACAAATTATGAAAAAATTCTTGCAGGTGAAAATATTAAAGGAATAATTAATAATCAACGAAGATTTATTACAAAAATGGATTTACAAAATAAATATAAAAATAAACATATTTCTGTTGAAGTATTACAGCATTATCATAATACAAAAAATAAAGAAATTGCGTTAAATAATTTAACAAATTATTTATGTAATAAACATTTATTTTAAAAAATGTAATATTATTTCTTATAAAAAATAATATTAGATTATTTATATATGAATATTATTTTATTAAGTATAATATTTGTAATTTTAGCTTTAATATTATTTAATTGCTTTAAAAAAACAAATTATATTGAAAATTTAAAAAATTTAACACCAGGACAATGGCCTCAAAGTAGTTATGGTGGAATAGTTGATGATTTTTATGATTGGAATAATCCAACAAATTTATCAAGTTTTAATTATGATCGTCAATCTACAGCGTATCCAATATTTCCTGCTAATTCATCTATTAATAATAATTTAGAATTTTGGCCAACTCCTCCAAATGGTACTTGTGCATTTCCAGAATTATGTAATAATTTTTATAAAGTATTAGATTGTAATAAACAAAAAAAAAATAATTCTCAAGATATTATAATTTGGCCGCAATGTGCATTATCAAGAGTTAATTTATGGTGTTCAAGACAATAAACTTTGATCAATCATACATACTGAATTTGGTTTACTTCGTTTTTTTGGTGCACGATGTTGATAACCTGATACTTTTTCTGTAGTAACTATATTCCAAAAATTTTTAATAATAGGCAACGCTTGATTAAACCAATATTTATTTCTTAAAACTAATACACAACTTGATATTTCTAATTTCCAATATACATCTTTTATAAAAGATAGTTCTTTATTATTATTAATTTTATTTTCTTTCCAGTTTAAATATTCTAAATATGTTAAATCTAATGGCATATATTCATAATATAAATCTTCATTAATATTTTGAAAAACTAAAATGATTCCTTTATATTTATTATCAAATGATCTACTAAAAGAACCATCTTGATTAAATTCTTCTATATTTAAATATTCAACAAATTTTGTTTCAAGAAAATCACATTCATTTAATTCACATACTTCCATTTGTAATTGCATCTGAATCCAATATTCAAATTTAGGTATACCTGTAATTTCTCTATTAACAATATTTTTAATTTCTAACATTCTTCCATATAAATTTGTTGTTTCTAATGTATTAATTCCATCAGGAGAAGCTGCTAAAAAATTATATTTTTTATGTTGAATACAACCAAAATCAGAAACTATTGTTTTATAATTTTTTTCATAATACATAATAGAAACCGGTTCATATTTTTGACCCCAATGTAATGGTGAATTAATAGATGGTTTATTAAATTCTTTTATCGGTTCACATTTCTCAAATATTAATTGATTTCTTGTATGTTCTGTTTTAAAAACTTTCCAAATATTACTAGCTGTTAATGTATTATGTCTAAAATTATACCATTCTGGTGTTCTTTGTGGAGGTTGATATACATTTTTTAGATATTCTAAAGTATTATTTAATTTTTTAAAATTAGGTTTAATCTTTTTAAAAGTAGATGGATAAGATCTAATTGGAACAACATAACAATTAAATAATTTTTTACTATAATAAATAATATTATTAAAATCTAATAAAATATTATCTTTTGTATTATCATTAATTAAAATATTAAATTGTATAGATAAAATATTTAATAAATAATCATTAATAATATTATCATATTTTTCTAACATAAAAATTAATGGATTATTTTTAATAAAATTATAAAATATTGGTAATAATATTTCTATTATTTCAAATATTTCACTTTTTTTAAAATAATAGAAACAACAATTATTAATTGCTAATACATTTTTTTTCAAATAATAATTATTAAACTTTTTACTAATTGTCATTAGTATATTTATTAATAATTATTTAAATATTTTATATATCAATTTTATCAGTTATTTCTAGTTTTTTTAAATCTTTATCTAATGTTTTATTACATTTTTTTACACTTAATGATTTAATAGTAGAAACATGTTTATCTGGTTTTTTTAAATTAAATTTTCTAGTAATATTATTAAATTGTAAATTTGGTATATTTTTAATTATACCATGTTCTTTATCATAATAAACATCTTTTACTTTATTTAAAAATTTTTTTTCAAGACTACTAGTTAAAAATTTATGCAAATCATCTCTTTCCTCATTAGTAAGATTATATTTACTAATAAGATCATTTGCATAAATACTTAATTTATTTATTTTTAATGTTTTATCTAATTTACACCAAGGTTCTAATTTATTTAAAACACTCTCTTTTTCCAATAATTCTTCTATATTTAATATTGTTTCTGTTGATGATGTTATTTCTCCTTGCAAAAGCATTGTTTTATATTTAATAGAATTTAATTCGTGACAATTATCAACCATTATAATATAATTATTTTTTTAAGTTTAATTCATTTTAATAATTAATAATTAAAAATAATACATATTTAATTATATGAAAAAAATAAATTTTGAAAAAACTAAAATTTTAAAAGAATCTAGTAAAAAAATTGATGAATCTTTATTTGATATTAATAAACAAATCTCTCTAATTAATAAAATTTATTTAGAAGAAGATGATACTTTTAAATCTATTTTATTGAGAGAATTAGATCAAAAAATTAATAGTTATAAACATCAAGATATTGAAAAATCTTTAGAAATAGATAATCTTATTACTACTCAACAACTTATAGAAAAATTAGTTGCTAGTAAATTAAGATGTTACTATTGTAAACATCAAATTTTATTATTATATAAACATCAACGCGAAGATTATCAATGGAGTTTAGACAGGATTAATAATAGTAAAGGTCATTCTTCTGAAAATACATTGATTTCTTGTTTAAAATGTAATTTACAACGCCGTTGTCAAATTTCTGAAGCATTTAAATTTACAAAACAATTAAAAATTAATAAAATTAATAAAATATAAAAATATTCTAATTATTATAAAAAAATATTCTAATTATTATTAATTTTATATTAATTAATAAGTATTTAAAAAGTTAATTTTTAAATATTTAATGGAATATAAAACCCAAAATGATTTATTATTAAATAGATTATTAACATATTATAAAGATACTAATAATCTAGAAAAAATGTTAGCTATTATAAATGGTGAATCACGTATATCTCTAAGAATTGTTGATTGGTTTGCTACAAATTATGCTAAAAAAAATTATACAGTATATAATAATAGTGATTCAAATAGATTTAAAGTTTATAATGATTATAAACTTAAATTAAAAGCATATTCAAAAAGGAGATTTGATCCTTTTTGTAGATGGGATAGAATTAATATTCCATATAAAGAAAATACATTAATTCAAACTACTATTGGTCAATTAAATTTTTTTAAATGGGCACTCGAAAATAATGTTATTCAATTTATTGAAGATAATTATCAATTAATAGAACAAGATATGAATAGCCGAAATAGCACCTCTAAAAGAAAAGAAGCTGCTAATCCTCAAACTAAAACTAGAAAAAAACGCGAAGAATTATCTATTTCTGCTACAAAAAGTATTAAAAAAGAAGATATTGAAATTATTGTTGAATTTAATTAATTTTTTATTAATGTAAATATGTCATTTCCACAATTATATTCATATTTTAATACTAATAATCCTGCCTGTTTAAAAAGTTTATATAATTCATCTATAGTAAATATATAATAATATCTCTCATAAATTTTTCCAAATTTATTCCATTTCACAAAATTATCACCATATTTTTCAAATATACGTCTCGTTTTATCTGGTTGTTTTTTTGACCATGTTGATAATAATATTTTTCCATTGTCTTTTAAAATTCTTTTTAATTCTAAAAGACATTTTATTCTATTTTCATCATTTGATAAATGATGAAATGATGCTATACTTATTATTGCATCACATGATTTATCTTTTAATGGAATATTTACCATATTTCCCAATATTACATTTTGATTATTTTTTAAACACATTTTTATAAAATTTTCACAATTATCTATACCTATAAAATTATAATTTTTAAATAACATATTTCTACCATTTCCACAACCTATATCTACTATTGTACTATAAATTGGTATTTTACTTATAAATTCACTTATCCAATTCCAACTATATACGCGTGTATTACTAAAATGTATTGCTATATCCTCATATACATTTTTTACATATTTCAATTCATAATTATTTGTCATTATTATTATTTTATATTTACTATTTTTATTCAATTTTTTCTTTATTAAATATATATGGGATTTACTCCTACAAAAGGATCGCCATTTATTAAGGATCTCCTTAATAATTTACCCAAACATTTAATTGCATATATTATTACTTTTATATTTTTATTTATACTTCAAAGTTATTATCTTAATAAAGATAATGTTATGAGTATTGTTCATAGTTTATTAATTGCATCTCTCGTAACTTTATAATTTTTTTTATATTTATTAAATAATTTATCTAGTTTCCAAATTGGAGTTGGTTTATTTAATGCCCAATTTGTTAATTTTCTACTATAATGTCTACAATCATTTAAACCTAATATATATTTTTTATTAAGTGTTTTTTCATATTCTATTATTTCTTGTAATGATTTATTACTAATACCCCAATATATATCTATTGTTTCAAAATAATCATCTGATCTTTGATAATCTACTAATCTAAAAGGATAAATATCTCTTTCATTTCTTAAAAATGGTATTTGTCTATTAAATATTTGTAGATAAAATATATTTAGTGGATTATTTGAATATGTCATAAATGATATCTGATCTTCTGCCTGTCTAAAATCAAAACGTGCACATTTATTTCCTTGAATAAATGATACACCTATATGTAACAAATTATATTTTTCATTAAATTTTTCTATATGAATATATGTTTTTGTTTTTCTAGGAAATGGATTAGATATATGTGGTAATTTTGGTATAACATATGATGTCGTTAACAATAAATTTACTATAAAATAAATTAATTTCATTTATATATTTATTAATTTTTCTTTAAAATATAATAAATATATTAAATATATTTTTTATTATAATGGGAAATACTATAAGTATTAAAAAAATCGGATTTTTAGATATGCAACATATTATTAATAATAATCAATATAATATAATTAATACATTATCTATTGATAATCAAAATTGTCTTATTAAAAATACACTTAATGCCAATGATGAAGTTAATTTTATTAACAAATCTATTAATACTAATAAAAATATATTTATTGTATTATATGGTATGAATTCTTTAGATAATACATTAATTAAAAAATATGATCAACTTGTTAATTTAGGATTTAAAAATATATATGTTTATATTGGAGGTTTATTTGAATGGCTTTTATTGCAAGATATTTATGGTAATGAACAATTTCCTACTACTTCACATGAACCTGATATTTTAAAATATAGTTCTAGTAAAATAATTTAATTATATATATATATGTATAATTCTACTTTAAATAAAAAAAATAATACTAATACTTATACCACTAATTATAATAATTATAATAATAATAATAATAATAATACTTCTAATATTAATAACCAATCATTAAATTTAAAATATATTATTGATAATTTTTTATCTAAAACTTTAAAACTCGATATTACTGATATTTTACATAGTATTAATATATCCTGTATTGTTCTTTTATTAACTCTAATTAGTATATATTATATTAATGATTCTAAAAATAAAAATATTGATCGAACTAATTTAATATTAATTTTAATATTAATTTTATTAACACATCATTTTACTGATATTTTAGCTAAAATAGAAGATAAAAGAAATATTGGTATTAGTAATAAAGAAATTCTAAGAGAAACCATTATTATTTTATTTATTGGAATATTTATTAGTTTAATTATGTTACTACCTTTAATTTTAATTTCTAATTTTAAATTAGCAATATATTCTACATATATATTAGCTTTCTTAATTTTATTATTTAATAATATTTTTATACTTAAAGCTGATATTATAAATACATTTATATTTTTTACTATTACTATATTAGGTGGTTTATTTATTATTTTATTTACTAGTATAATTAAACCCTATTTAAAAAATAACTTACCATTGCGGTAGTAGACCTCTTTAATTCCTAATATTTTTATTTAAAATTTAAATTTTAATAAAATTTTTTATTTTTATAAACCAATCTTCTATCTCTTTTTTATCTTTATTATTATCTAATGTTCCATCTAATTGTAAAATTCTATTATCTTCTAAATTATTTAACCATAGTTCATGATAATTATGACATTTTGTTAAATAATCTAGTGAAATATTCTCTCCATCTCTATTTCTTTTAATTATTCTTTCATTTGCAATATTTGGTGTTGTTTTAACATAAATATATTTAAATTTTGGTAAATCATCTATAAATTCATTAAACCATTTATTATATATATTATATTCTATCTCTTCTATTATATTATTATCATATAACATTTTGGCAAAAATCATTCTATCTGTTTCTACTGATCGTTCTGTTATAATAATATTATATTTATTACTTTTTAATGCTTCTCTTAATATTGAAAGTCTAGAAATATATGCCATCATTTGAAATGCAAATGCATATTTTTTTTGATCTTTATAATAATTTACCAAAATATTTACTCCATTAATGTCTTTAATATTTTCCCATATTGAAACAGGTTCTTGTAAAAAACATATATTTTTATTATCTTTAAAATATATTTTTAAATTTTCTACTAATGTAGATTTTCCTGAACCTATATTTCCATCTATAGAAATAATTTTTACTTCTTTATTTTTTATTTCATGTAAATATGTTACTCTTTCATCTGGATTCATTATTCTAATAATAATTTATAAATTATTATTAAATCAATTTTATTAACTATTTATATTTTTTATATTAAAAAATAATTACAATTATTTTGATTATGCTTATAATTATATAGATAATATTTTATCTCATTTTAAACTTCAAGAGTATAAATATTTATTTAAATATTTAGTAACCTCCGCGTAATCGTAAAACTAAATGTAGTGTTGACTCTTTTTGAATATTATAATCTGATAATGTTCGTCCATCTTCTAGTTGTTTACCAGCAAAAATTAATCGTTGTTGATCCGGAGGAATACCTTCTTTATCTTGAATTTTAGCCTTAATATTATCAATAGAATCTCCTGGTTCTACTTCTAATGTAATAGTTTTTCCTGTTAGTGTTTTTACAAAAATCTGCATTTTATATTATAAATATTATTTTTTTAAATGATTTCAATTTTAAATTTTAAAAGTAATTATTTAGCAAAAAATTTTTAAATTAAAATAAAATAAAATCTTATTCTAATATATAATGAATTCGTTAAATCCTGCTCCATTTGAAGCCGTTCATAATACTAGTGAAAGTAATACCTTTAGTGGTGGTAAACGAAAAAGACGTAGAACTCATCGCAGAAGACATCGCAAAATGCGAGGAGGTAATCCTGTAACAAATGATGTTTCTTCCCATAATACGCCAGACTCTCCACCAATGCCTCATACTATGCCATCAGAGGATTCTCCTCAAAATGGTGGTCGTCGCCGCCGCAAAAGTCATAAACGCCGTGGAGGAAGTAAACATAAATCTCGACACCACAAACGACGTGGAAGCACTAAACGTAAATCCCGTCACCACAAACGCCGTGAAGGAACTAGACGTAAATCCCGTCACCACAAACGCCGTGGAGGCACCAAACATAGAACCCGTCACCATAAACGCCATTATATGGGCGGACGTAAACATCGTAAATCTACCCACAGAAAAATGCGCAGATAAATATTTATTATTAAATATTTAGTATAATTTTAATTATATAATTTAATTTAAATTATTATATTTACTATATATATATGTCTTGTCCAGCTAGTATGTATGGAGGCCGTCGTCGTCGCACTCGATCGCGCAAACATAGAACAAAAAAAGTTAAGCATCATAAAAGTACACATAAAGGTATGCGTAGAAAAACTGCACGTCGTGCATACATGAAATAATTTAATAATATAAATTTTATTAATATATTTATCTGATAATATATTAATAGTATATGAATAAATCTAATAAAAATAAGAAATATACAAAAAAATTTAGTAAAAAATATATTAAAAATAAGAAATATACTAAAAATAAAAAATATATTAAAAATAAAAAATATACTAAAAATAAAAAATATACTAAAAATAAGAAATATACTAAAAATAAGAAATATACTAAAAATAAAAAATATACTAAAAATAAAAAAAAATACATTCAAAAAGGTGGTGATGCATTTACTGATGTAGTTAATGTTGCTACCGCAACTGCAACTGGTATATTAAATGGACCTGGTATGCTTGGTCAATTAACTGAATTAATATATCCAGCTATAGCAAAGAAAGCTGCTGCAACAGGTCCACCATTTGCAACAGAAGAATCTACTGCTGGAGTTGCAGCTCCAAGTGATGCTGTCCAAGCAGAAACATGTGCTATATCTAAAAAAATTGCTAATATTGGAGATACATATGGATATATTGGAGCACTTGCTACTGGAGCTGCTATCGGTGGAACATTAAGTCATGAACTAACAAAAGGACAACAACCAATTGTTGATAAAAATAATAGTATGAAAAGTTCTTCACTTAATAGTGAAGCAGCTGCAAATGATGCAGCTCAATCTTCCGCTCAAAATGCTGAAAATCAACAACAACAACAACCTCAAGAAAATCAATAATATTAAAAAAAATATAATATATTATTATATATGTTATCTAAACATAAAAATAAAAAATATACCAAAAATAAAAAATATACTAAAAATAAAAAATATACCAAAAATAAAAAATATACTAAAAATAAAAAATATACTAAAAATAAAAAATATACCAAAAATAAAAAATATACTAAAAATAAAAAATATACTAAAAATAAAAAATATTATCAAAATGGTGGTGCTGACTATGATGCATTTGATGGAACTTATATGGGAACAAGTGCTTTAGCTAGTTCTTCTGGAATTAAAAAAGGTGGTTTGGCTGCTATGGATGAATGGGGTGAATTTATAAGAACAGGGCCAAGAGAATATGGTAGTAAACTTGCAAAATCTGCTGCAAAAAAAATAGCAAGCGTATTTACAAAATCTGCCGAAGAAGAAATTCCAGCCATGGCAGAACAACAAGCTACCTCTGCTGCCGAATCAGAGATCAATTGTGCAACTAGAGTACCTGGTATGAAAGCCCAATTAATTGGTTTAGGATGTAGTTTACTTGAAGGAACTAGTTTAGATTTAGTAGAACATGGTGTTACAGGACAAACAACAGGTGTTACTCCAAGCATTGATAATAATTTACAAACACATAATAATTAAATTTTTTTTTATTTTAATTATTAATAAAAAAAATTGATTTAATTATTAATAATTAAAATAATAATAAAAAATGAGCAAGCAATCAATTGCAATTGTAGCAGATCGTTCTGGTTCTATGCGAGGCAAAGAAGTAGATACATCTGGGGGAATTAATACTTGTATTCAAGAACTTTTATCATCAAAAAATGAAAATGATAGTATTAAAGTTACTCTTAAATTATTTGATCATGAACAAGTGATTCATTGGGATTCTATGTCTATTGAAAATATTCCAGAATTTTTAGTTAGTGATTTTATTCCAAGAGGTCAAACTGCATTACTTGATGCAATGGGAGATACAATTAAAAAATATATTGATGAAAAAGAATTAGATTCAGAAGCATTTGAATCATGTTGTATTTATATTGTAACTGATGGATATGAAAATGCTAGTAATCGTTGGAATCGTTCTTCTATTAAAGAATTAATTAAAACTGCTGAAGAAAATTATAATATTAAAGTATCATATCTAGCTGCCAATCAAGATGCTATTTTAGAAGCAGCATCTATGGGAATTTCTTCTGATAGAGCTATTAATTATAGTGAAGGACATGATGAAGTCCAAGCAGTTTATAGAGCAGCTGCTTCTTCTGCATTTAGAACACGTTCTGGACAAGAAACTGGATTTATTAGAGCTGAACGACAAGCATCTCAACCAACTACAAATAGTTCATTATCTCCTCCTAGAGTAACTCGAATTCCTGCATATTCCAATATTCATACTAATCAAAATACTCCTTTAATTCCTACTAGATCACATTCAGTTCGATCACAACCACATCCACCTTCGCCAATTAATAATATTCCAGAATGGAAACAACATCAAATTTTAGATGCAGGTAAAAATAGACAATGGGATGTTGTTGAAGCTATGCTTCGAGAAACACCTGATTTAATTAATGTTGAAGGAGGATCTTCTAGACGTTGGACTTTACTTCATCAAGCTGCTGAATCAAATAATTATAGAATTGTTGAGTATCTATTATCTAAAGGTGCTGATAAATCTAAACAAAATAGAGATGGTAATACAGCATATAATTTAACAACTAATACTAATATTAAAGATTTATTAAATCCTGATAATGCACATCAACAAGCTGTTGCTGTACAATAAATTAATTAATATATATTAAATATGTATTATATAAATTAATTTTTTTTTAATTTATATAAATAAAATATTATATTAAAATACTTAATTACTATAGGCGAGACCACCCATACCACTCATGATACGAAGAACATTGTAATTAGTAGCATAAACTCTTACTTTAGCAGTGGAAGTTCCTTCAACTGTTGCATTGGAAAGAACAAGCTGAAGAGTAGCATTGTCAATGCGCGAGAAATTGCAAGTTCCAGATGGCTGATGTTCTTCAGGGCGAAGAGCAAACGAATATACATTAATACCTGTATCAGGATTACGAGTGTGCGCCTGGTATGGTTGAACAAGATCGAAGTAGCTACCTTCACGTTCAGAGAATCTGTCTTGACCATTGAGCTGAAGTTTTGCTGTAACTACAGGATTTTCACCCCAGCAGTGAAGATTTAAAGAAGTTTCACTAAGAACAAAGGTTCCCGCATCCGATACTGTAGATTGATCAGGTTCAGCTGGAGTATGGCCATATCTTCCAATAGAATAAGCACCATCTTCAAGAGTTGTGTTGCCTGATGGAATATTATTCCATAACCAGGCACCAGTTACATCTTCAGCTCCAGGATCAACAAAGAGACCATCAGTTCCAATAAATGCATTAGATGCTGGCGCTCCGGGGCCACCGCCAGCAACAGAGTTAGGGCCACCGAAAGAATGAACAGCATTAGGTAAAGCATCAACTGCATCAGTGTAATTGAAAGGCTGAGCACCTAAAATTTTATTAAGAAGTTCATTGCAAAGGAGCGATGAGCAATAATCAACATTCGCATCAGGCTGAACAACCCAGATTAATTCTTTGCAAGGGTGATTGAAGTTAAGTTTAATTTTATTCGAGGAAGAACCAACCGATTCATCACCTGTAAACTGAAGCTGTTCAATTAAATACTCATGAGGATTCTGCGCCATACGTCTACGTTCATCAGTGTCTAAGAAAACATAGTCAACATAGAGCGAAGCAGCAACTAAAGACTGATTGTATGCAGTTGTAACTTTAACACTTTGTCCAGGTGCGCAATCATTTAATGTAGAAACAGCCCATAAGCATTCATCAATTGGTCTAATGTCAAGGTTAATTTTAACTTCATGATACTGAAGAGCAATTAAAGGAAGAGCTAAACCTGGATTGCGGCAATACCAGAAAAGGAAAGGAACATATAAAGTTGTTTCAGGGAGAGCATTGCGAGGTGTGCAAACCTGGCGAGGGGCATTAGAGTCACAAGGACCATCAATATCAGAGAAAGAAGGATCAGTGATGAAAGTTAACTGGGTTGTATTACCAATCATTTTGTAGTAACCACGTTCCTGTTCAGCAGTAAGAGTTAACTGATTCCAGATGTGCATCCAGTCACCATACTGACGATCAATACGCTGACCACCAATTTCAACTTCAACCTGGGAGATTAATTGCTCTCCAGGGAAATCAAGCCATCTAGCATAAACTTCATTCTGCCAATATTTTTGGCCTGTGCCAGTAAGAGCTGGTTGATTTCTCATAGTCTGATTAATTTCAGGAAGAGTTACCTGTAAATATGTTCTAAAAGCTAAATCGCCATTACGGCTAATTGTGCAAGTTACACGACGTCCAAAATCAGCCTGTCCATTGAATGTTTGTTCAATAGATTCCATGGCAAAATTAGTATATCTGCGGTATGTTACTTTCCAAAAGGTAATTTGAGGGTTACCAGTAAGGTAAACATCTTGAGCACCATAGGCAACTAGTTGCATTAAGCCTCCACCCATTTTGTTATAATATTGCTAAAGAAAAAAAAATTTATTAAATTAATTTAATTAATTTAATTAATTTATTAATTATTTAACTTATATTTTATTATTTATATTTTATTACCATATATGTATACTATTATATAGTAATAATATAATATATATTATTTAATAAATTTTTTATTGTATTTATTAAATATTACATTTTTAAAATATTTAATTAAAAATTCATTAATAATATATAAATAATGCCTACATTTAAACCAAAAAATTCTAAAAAATTACTAATAGACGAATCTAAAAATGAAACATTAGATAGTAAACATAAAGAGTTTTTAAATACTTTTTATAATAATGATATGGTAGAAATTCCTAAACTTAATAGGGATATTAAAAATTTAAGATTTGAATTAGAAAAAAATAATATTAATATTGAGAGAAAATTAGAATTAGAAGAAAATATTAAAAATTTAAAAAAAGAAAAACTTTTATTAAAAAATAAAAAAAAAGAATATTATCTTGAAAATATTCAACATGTTTTTAATTATTTTGAAAATAAAAAAAATATATCTAATGGTATTAACAATGAAAAAATTAAATCATTAAATAATTTTTTTAATATTGAAGATAATAAACAAATTGAGGATCAAAATATTCTTACAAGTACTCAAAAATATTTTAAAAATATTAATAATAACTATATTGATCAAGATAATTATATTTTTCCTACTGATATTTGTAATAAATGCAAAAATGGTGAATTAATCCCTATTGATTATGAAGGTATTCTTGTCTGTAATTTTTGTTCTAATAATGTTAAATTTTTAATAGAAAATGAAAAACCTTCTTATAAAGAACCTCCTAAAGAAGTATGTTTTTATGCATATAAAAGAATTAATCATTTTAGAGAGATTTTAGCTCAATTTCAAGCTAAAGAAACTACACAAATACCTGATGAAGTTCTTGAAAATATAAGAGCACAAATTAAAAAAGAAAGAATTGAATTATCTCAAATTACAAATAAAAAAGCTAAAGAAATCTTAAAAAAATTAGGTTATAATAAATATTATGAACATATTCCTTTTATTAAAGATAAATTAGGCATTCGTCCACCTATTATGTCACCTGAATTAGAAGAAACTTTATGTAATCTTTTTTCTTCTATTCAAGAACCTTATTCTAAATTTTGTCCTGAAGAAAGAGTTAATTTTTTAAATTATTATTATACTGTTTATAAATTATGTGAATTATTAGATCAACGACAATTTTTACCCTATTTTCCAATGTTAAAAGATAGAGAGAAAAGAATAGAACAAGATGAAATATGGAAAAAAATTTGTAATGAATTAGATTGGGAATTTATTCCTACTATTTAATATTAATTTCTTTTCTATTAAATAAATATGAAAGAAATTATTTATAAAGATGATTGGGTTTTAATAAATGCGTATTTTTATAAGTTTTGGATATTACGTTCTGAATTTAATAAATATAAAATTAATAAAGATTTGTTATAAAAATTAACATTTAATTCCCAAATATTCTACTGCATGTGTTTTTACTCCAAATATTACATGTAAAAAAAATCCTATAATAAACCACATTATTGTACTTAAAACTAGCGGAAATTTTGTTATATATGTCCAAACAAATGCTAATATTATTGTTAATATATAATCTATTATTGATGTTCCTAACACATTATATTTATGAATACCTTTTCCCGGTTCACCTAATATATCTTTCCATTTACGTAAAGGACAATACATATATTATATATATATTTTTATTCTACATTACTAAATAAAAGTAATGTACAATTATCATAATCACATAGAAACATCTGAATATATTTTTCTTCATTTTTAATATCATTTTGTAATTTTAGCGCATAATATACTGAAATAATAGTTATCATAAGATATACAAATACTTGAAATATAGTATTAAAACTATTATAATCAATATATTCAGGTTCTTCATTATTATTTTCAAAATACATTTTTTCTTTTACAATGTTAATAAATTTTGAATGACCACCATATAATTTTTCATTACAATCTACCCAAGCAACTTTTGAAACTTCATCTTTTTGTGGTGTAAATTTAATTTTTTTTGCTAATTCTTCATCTATATGAAAATGCACTACATATGTTTCAATCCATGCGCTATCTGTTGTTCGAGGATCTTCATATGTAGGACCTGCAAAGATTACTTCGCCATTTTTAAATATTTCTTCCATAATTTTATCATCTTCTTCGCTACATGCTTCTTCTTTAAATTCACGTCTTAAAGCAGCAGGTGCATGTTCTCCTGGATCAACCATTCCTCCTGGAATTGCCCATTCACCTGTATCATTTCTAAGCACTCCTACAAAATGTAATTTATTATCAATCCAACATGTTACAATTGGATCTGCTGCATGATTAGGACCATATTTTCCTAACATACCTCGACCCTTTATTCCTGTTTTAATTGGTGTTACTGGTTTATCATTTTTAAATTCAATTCCTGCTTCTTCTAATGTAATTAGTTTTGGATCATCACAATTATTATAATACCATACTAAACGATTTTTTAATTCATTATAACTAACTTCTTTATAATCTGACCATACACCTTCAAAATCCTTTAATGATTCATGTTCATAAAATGGTGTTTTTTCTTCATAATCATCTTCATTAATATTATAACGTTTAGGATAACTAGGATGAGTTGAAAGCATATTCATTTCTGTCATTATCTTCTTTTATTTAATTTAATTTATCTAATTCAATTTTTTAATAATTAAAATAATTAAAATAATTAAAATAATTAAAATAATTAAAATAATTAAAATAATTAAAATATATATATATTTATGGATTTTAAACAATATATTGAAAATAAAAGACGACAATCATATATTAATTATTTAATAGAAAAATTTGAAAAGTTAATTAATAATAAATAAATTATTATAAATAAATCATTTATTTATTATTAATTATTTTTGAATAAATTTTCCATAATCTATACTCGATATCATTGAATAATATTGACCATTCCAATATAATAATAATGCTGAAATTAAAGACATTATTCCATGTATATAATTATTAGTAAAATAATATTTAATATTATATAAACTTATTACAGATACTACACAAGTTCCTGGGCTTCTAATAAAAGCACTTAAATAAATATATATAATTTTTTCACTTTTTTTTGATATTTTATTTAATTTAACTAAATATAATAAAAAATAATCTATTGCACCTGGTAATCCTGTTACAAAAAATAATCCTGCTGATGTAATTATATTTTTTGTATAATATTCAATTGATCCTGATATTATTACCATTAATAAATGATGAATTTTATCATTATTTGTTAGTTTAAAAAAAATAATATGATATAAATGAGTTAACATTGAAATTATAAAACTATTATATGAATTTTCATTCCAATTATGTTTATAAATATTATATGGATCTTGTAAACATGTTATTAAATCTGGTATTGAATAATATGTAATAAATGTATTACTTATTGAATGAATAAAAAACCATCTAATATTAGGATTATTTTTTATATCTATAGAATTATCTATTTTTTTAGCTATTTTTATAGATAATTTATCAACTAATAATAATAATAAACTTGTAATTAATATTTTTTTCATTAAATAATATTTTATTATACTTCTAAATAGTTAAAAAAATATTTTTTATATATTAAAAATATTTTTTATTTAAGCTGGAAATCCTACTAAATTGGCACCTATACCAAAACCGGCACCTGTTCTTGCAGAACTTCCCATACTTGGAACATATGTATCAAGAATACTGAAAGTAGCAGCAGCTACTAAAGCAATTAAAGCTATTTCATCTATTTTTAATTGTTTTTGTGGAATAGCAAAAGCTGCAATCGCAACCATAAAACCTTCAACTAAATATTTAATTGCTCTACGAACAAGTTCTCCCATATCAAACATTCCGTTCATTATTATATTAAAACTAAAGAAAAAAATAATATTATTAATAAAAAACTTAAAATTAAAAAATTAAATTAAATATATATGAATAAAACTACTAAACATGTTGATCTGCTTGATGAAGATAAACCCCTTGCTGGTCAAAAATTTGTTTGTTTATCATTTGTATCACCTGAAAAAATAATTAAACAACGTGAATTATTTATGTTTGAAAAATTTATTGAACAATGGGATCTCTCTAAATCTATGGAAAAATTTACACAATTTTTAAGTTTTGTATCTTATAAATATAGTGTTAATTTCGATAAATTAACTTCTGACTTACAAGAATTTGCTCTTGAAGAAAAAGATAAATTATTTATGACTAATCTTAGTGATGAATATAAAACTTATTTAGATGCTCATGAAGAAAAATTAGAAGAAGAATATAACTCTACTTACCAATTTCAAACTTCTACTAGAGGTATTAAAGTTCGTGGATCATTTCCTAATCAACAAGAAGCTGAATTAAGATGTAAAATGTTAAGAGAAACTGATCCTAATCATGATGTTTATGTAGGACCTGTTGGCGTTTGGATGCCATTTCATCCTGAAGCATATAAAACTGGAAGAGTTGAATATCTTGAGCAAGAATTAAATGAATTAATGAATGAAAAAGATAAAAATGAAAAAAATGCTAAAGTTGAATTTGATAAAAGAGTTAGAGAAGCTAAAGAAAAGGCTATGGAAGATAATAAGAAAAAAGCCGAAGAAACTGGAGCAAAATTAACTCAAACATTAAATGCTGATGGTGAATTAGTTAGTGTTAATAATCTTAATACTTCAGAATTATCTATTATTCATAATGCAAATACTCAATCTAAAGAAATTTCTGTATCTGATATTAGAAAAGAATTATTTGAAGGAGATAATATTGTTGTAAATAAAAATAATGATCATGGTTTATCTAATTTATCTGAACTTAAAGATGATAATATGGAAAAATTAGATTAATTATATATTATTTTAATATAAAATAATATTATTATTATTATTATTAGTATGAATAATAATAATAATTTTATTATAAATAAAGAAAAACAAATTAAAAATATACTATCTGTTTTAAAAAAATCTAAAATTTCTTCAGATAATCACATATCTACCCAAGTTCCTTTTTTTTCTAATTCTAATATTACTAATATTTTTGATATAGGTTTTAATGAAATAAATTCTGATATTCCTGAAAGTTTAAATAGAAATATTAAAATAATTTATCAATTATTAGGTGATAACAATAAAGAAATATATATTGGTGATTGGACAATAATGTCTATCAATGAAGCTATTACAAGATATAAAAATTTATGCGATCATAAACAAAATAAAGTTTTTGATATTGGTTATCGTTACTTAGGTATGGGACATATTGAAATGGTTTCGTGTGATCTTGATACTCATCTTCTTTTTTATAGACCAGATGGTGGTAGTAATGGTTGGGATAGAGAAATTAATTTAAATAATTTAATAAATGAGGGAAGTTCTCCATATAAAAAATTCTATTTTTCACAATGGTTTTATAAAATTAATGTAGTTTAAAAAATAATATTATATATTTATATATATATGTTAAAATTAAGTAAAAATATTAGGTTTTATTTAATTTGTTTTTTCATAATAGCATGTATTTTAGTATTATGTTATAATTTATTTAATCTATATAATATTGAATCATTTAAAACCAATGGAACTAGTTATAATTGTTCACATTGTTCACAATGTTCACCTATAACTAATACATCAGATTCTAATACATCAGATTCTAATACATCAGATTCTAATACATCAGATTCTAATACATCAGATCCTAATACATCAGATCCTAATACATCAGATCCTAATACATCAGATCCTAATACATCAGATCCTAATACATTAAATTTTTCAAACAAAACTGGAACAACAAAACCTGTATCAAAACCTCCACCAAAATCAAAATCATCATCTAGTGAACCTAAAGCAGCTTGTTGGTTAGTTCCAATGTCAACTGATCCAGGTAATGCAACTCCAACTCCTGTTCCAACTGGAACATGGAAACAGAAAACACAAACATTAATTGATTATCAAAATGGTAAAGGATTTCCTTTTAATTATGCAGAATATAAATGTTGGGCACCAGGTCAAATAGATCCATTCAGTCAAGAACGTTTAGGACCAGCTGTTAAAGGCAGTAAACCACAAGGAACTTGTAGTCTAGCTATTGGTCCTGGCGGAGTCCCACCATCAAATAATTGTTGGGATTATAATATATCTTATGCCTGTAGTGGACCATCTGGTAGTGTACGAGGGACGGAGCAAGCTAATCCCAGATATATGACAGGTAGTGATTTACAAAAATTATCTGGGCCTCAAGATTCAACGTGTATTGCAGTAACTGCTGGTTCAACATATAATGATAAGACTAAAACAGGAAGACCTGACTTGATAGAATGGCTTAATGATCCAAGTTGCGGTGGTTTTTGTAAACCACAAAAATAATAAATATTTTATGAATCTATTTAAAAATACACTACAATATAATATTATAGATGGCACTCCTAGTATTGACTAATACTATGCTTACTACATTTGTTCCACAAGTTAAACCTATTGTTAAATCTTTTAACTATCAAGGTGATTTACCACCTGTAAATTATTTTGATCCACTTAAACTTAATTCTGAAACAAATTTTAAAGAAGATCGTGTTAAATATTGGAGAGAAGCCGAACTACAACATGGACGAACCGCTATGTTAGGGGCTACTGCACTTCCTCTTTTAGAACTAACAAATCCTGATACACTTTCTATCAATTATCTCTCTGATCTTAATTCTGTCATGCAATCACCTTTTTGGGCAGGAATGCTAGTATATGAATGTTTACGTATGAGTATTGGTTGGGAAAATCCATTTAAAAATGATGCTAAAGCCTTTTCTCTTAAAGATGATTATCAACCTGGTAATCTCCTTAAAGTTAATAAAGAAAATGTTTCTATTAATCGTTATAATCGTGAATTAAGTAATGGTAGACTTGCAATGTTAGCATGTGGGCATATTATTGGTAGTGAACTAGTCACTAATCATGGTCTATTTTCTTATTAATATATCATTAAAATATAATTAATATTAATAATAATATTAAAATATAATTAATATTAAAATTAATATTATTATTAATATTATTTATATATTTTAATGATAAATATACCAAAATATAGATTAGATGAAATAATGAAAATTTATGATGTATTTTATGATAAAAATAAAAATAATTATGATCTAAAAGATCGAAAAATAAAGTTTAAAAAAATTCTAAAACTTTATTATAAATGGTTAAAAGACGATGAATATAATTATATTTATAATTTAATCAAAGAAAAAGAAGTAGATGTTTTTATAAAAAATAAAAAAATAATAATAGAGAGAAAATATAAAAATAATCTAATAAAATTATTCGGAAAATTTGATACAGATAATAGTAATTCAATAGATTTTCAAGAATTTAAATCTATTTTCTCTCTAGTAGATGAAAATATAAATATTGAAAAGTTGTTCAAAGAATTAGATATAAATAATGATAATGAAATAACAATAGATAACTTTATAATATTTATGACTAAAAATGAAAATATTTTAAAAAAAATAGATATGGTTTTAGAAAAAAAATTTAAAATAAATTTAAGAAATGACAAACGAACATTATTATTTAATAATTTTCCAGGTTCTCCTTTAAAAAAAGATTGGCGACCATCTTTAAGTAATTTAAATAATTTTACTCAATTTTAACTTAAAATATTCTTTAATACTTATTAGTTTATATTAATATAATGTTTTATACTATCGATAATATTATAGTTATGAATTAAATAGCTTATTGTAAATCTTATTATACTTTGCATTAAAAATTCTTCTAAATTTTTTAATTTATTTTTTTTAATTATATTTTCTGATATATATGTTATTAAAAATGCTAGTAAATAATTTTCTTCAAATGTTAATACTTTAGAATCATTAATTACATCATTTATAATATTTGATGATGTATTTAAAATACTTTTTTGTTTTTTTTTCTCGGCTATTTCTTTTTTTGATAATAATAAATTATTTTTTTTTGATCTATTTATTATATTATTACACATTAAACATAAATCAGCTGGAGCTGATTTTATCCTTCTCATTAATATCAATATTTATTATTTTTATTTATTTTCTAATTCATTTTTTAAATAAAAATAATAATACTAAAAATTATAATATTTATAAATATTTTTATTTTGGTGTCATACATAAATCTATACATTTTTCATAATTATTTTTATATACACTACAGCATTTTCTACAAAAATCTACACCATCAAATTTATGTGCACATGTTTGTATATAATTTCCCCCTTTTTGTCTAAAATATTTTCTTTTTTTTGTTTTTTTATATCTTTTTTTTCGAGTTTTTTTCGGTAAATTTTTTTGAGTATTTGGTGATGATTTTTTTAATATTTTAGATTGTAATGTTTTATAATTACGATGCATTATATATACTTACTTTATAAAATTGATTTAAAATTTAAATATATTAACTATATTTAATGAAAATAAATAAAGAAAATAATTTTGATTCTATACAAACAACTGGTTTAAAACGAAAAACTATAGACAAATTTTATACATCTCATTTAATTGTAGATAAATGTATGGAATTAATTAAAAATAATATTAATATAGAAAATAATGATTTATGCATTGAACCAAGCGCAGGAAATGGATCATTTATAAATAGTATTAAAACTATATTTAAAAATTATAAATTTTATGATTTAGAACCAGAAAATAAAGAAATAACAAAACTTGACTACTTAGACTATGATTATAATCAGTATATTAACGAATTCACTGGTAAAATTCATGTTATTGGTAATCCACCTTTTGGTCGACAATCTTCATTAGCTATTAAATTTATTAAAAAATCTACTGAATTTTGTCATACTATTTCATTTATATTACCTAAAAGTTTTAAAAAAGATAGTTTAAAACGACATTTTCCTCTTAATTTTCATCTTATTTGTGAATATGATTTACCTAATAATTCATTTTTAGTAGAAGAAAAAGAATATGATGTTCCTTGTGTATTTCAAATATGGATTAAAAAAGATAATAATAGAGCTAATCCTGTTAAACTAATACCTAATAACTATAAATTTGTTAAAAAAACTGAAAATCATGATATATCTTTTAGACGTGTAGGGATTAATGCTGGAGATATTGATAAAATGACAGAAAATAAGTCTATTCAATCTCATTATTTTATTAAATTTGAAATTACATTAACTAAAGATTTATTTAATAAATTAAAAAATATAGATTATGATTGTAAAAATAATACTTGTGGACCCAAATCTATTTCAAAACAAGAACTAATTGAAAAATTCAACAATTTTACTTAATGGAATCTCGCCACAAGGATAATCTTTTAATAGGTCCACTCCTCTAATAAATTTAATTTTAATATTTGGAAAATTAATATTAGAAACAATACAGAAAATTAGTTTTTCACAATGTTTAATAAAACGTTCTTGATTAAATGTTCTTCCCTGTCCTAACATATTAGAAGGACAAAACTTACAGCCGTTTCGTGTAAATGTTTTTTCATCATATAATATTTGTTGATTATTTTTATCTATAAAATCATAACCTTTTTTTCCTGGAATATGGATTAAAGGATAATTATGAGCAATCCATTTTTCTATAAAATGCGAGAAAGGTCTTCCATCTTTTAATATTTCTATACAAGTTTCATTCGGTAAATTACCAAAATTATAATTTTCTATTGTGTGATTAAATGTTTTATTTAGTTCTACGCTAGGATTATTATTATTAATCATTATTAATTTAATATAAATTAATAATAAAATATAATCAATTTTTTATTTTAAAATTGAAATACTTTAATTAAATATTATTTTGAGATGTAATGTTTATGAATGCAATATTTAGTAAGAGTTTAAATTTAATAAATAATTTATTTTATCAATATTTTTATGATTGGTATAATAATTATAATTATAAAAAAATTTTAGAATATATTCCAGATCTTAATATTAAGATTAAAGATAAAAAAATAACAACTATATTTACAGATGAAAATAGATTAGTTGATTCTATTAAAAATATTTGTAATAAATTAAATGATAAAAAATTAATTATCTCTCTATCAGGAGGTGTTGATTCAATGGTTTTAACTACTATTTTACATAATATTGGTTATGAAATTATTTGTGTTCATATTAATTATAATAATAGAAAGGAAACTAGAGAAGAAGAAAAATTTTTAACAGAATGGTGTAAATTTAATAAAATAAAATTATATGTCAAATCTATTAATGAAATTAAGAGAGAAAATACAAAAAGAAGTGACTATGAATTAATCACAAAAAATTTAAGATTAGATTTTTATAAAGAAATTATGAAAAAAGAAAATATAGATTATGTTTTACTTGCACATCATAAAGATGATATTATTGAAAATATATTTGCTAATTTATGTAGAGGTAGAAATATTTTAGATTTAGCTATTATTAAAGAACATACTATAATTAATAATATTAATATTATTAGACCAATGATCGATCATTATAAAAATATTATATATGATTTTGCTCATTTATATCAAATTCCATATTTTAAAGATACTACTCCTCATTGGTCTGTTCGTGGAAAATATAGAAATATTATTGCTCCTGCATTAGATGATGCTTTTACAAAAAATGTAAAGGAAAATCTTTTACATATTAGTAATCAGGCTGATGAGTGGAATAGTTTAACTAATAATGAAATTATTAAACCTTTTATTGAAAAAATTATTTATGATATTTATGATAATTATAGTATTATTAAATTTAATATTGATAAATATCAAGATTATCCTTTTGTATTTTGGAATTTAATATTTATGAAATTATTTAATGATTATGGATATAAATGTCCATCAAAAAAAGGTATCCAAATATTTTTAAATAAAATTAAATCTGAAAATACATTTAATTTTATTTTATCACAAAATTGTAAATGTTTGTTTAATAATAAAATTGTCTCTATTAAATTTAATCTAAATCATTCTTAAAATATATTTTTATCTTTGATTCTTTAATAAAAAATTGAATTATATTTTATTTTTATACACAATTAAAATAAGTATGAAAATTTGTTACACAACAAATTTTAATTTTGAAAATCCTTGTGAAAATGAGCAATTATGTAAACCACCTAGAAGAGGAGGTGGAAAAAAACTATCTCATTATGGAGATTTGGAATATATTGATAATAATGATATTCAAAACATAAATAAATATGGTTTTAAAGATTTTATTCGTTCTAGATTTATAAAAGAAAATGGAGAAAATACTTATTTCTATATGAATACTACATCATGGCAAAGATTAAGAACTATTATGTATAATACATTTATGGATTTTGACAAATTAAATAATATAAAAAATAATATAAATCGTTTTAAAGTAATTGAAAAATATTTTACTACAAATATAGAAGAAATAA